GCTTGAACTTCTTGCCGCTGCCGCACTCGCAGATTCGCTTCAGGCCGAAGTTCTTGGTGCTGTCGTGCCGGTTCTGCTCGCGCCGGTTCGCGGTGCGCGCGTGGGTGATGTTCATGGCGTCTCCTGAAACATGGCCACCTGGCCGGGCAGTTGCGGGGCGGAGCGGGTGATGATCTTGCGCGGCAAAGGCTCGGTACGCCGGGTGCAGAACGACCGTCGTTCGGTCAGACCAAAGAGTCCCTGCTGCTCGTAAGGCGCGGCCTGGATGGCCTGGGGCAGCACGCAGGTGCTCTGCCCCAGCATCTGGAGCACGAGCTTGCAGTTGGTCTGCGTGCTCTCGCGCCAGTAGTGGCAGCCTTCGCACATGGGGCGCAGGCCGTCGAGGGTGATGGGTGTGGTGAACAGCTCGTCAGCCGTCGGCATTGATGTCGTCCACGACCTTGATGCGCGGACCGGCGACCTTCGAGGGGATCTGGAGCTGTTCGGGGAGGTCGTGGACCTCGGGCAGGCCCTCGACGATGCGGCCCCGGTTGATGGTGTCCAGCACCCGCGGCGCTTCCTTTTGCAGGGCGCGCGCGGCGTTGAGGTGGGCGTGGGTGATCATGCCCTCGTAGTGGACGGAGCCGTTGAGGATGCCTTCCACCCAGAAGAACTCCATCGAGCTGCCGACGATCGAGACCTCGCGGGCCTCCACGGAGTTGCCGATCATGCACGAGGGCTTGAGGATGGCGAACTCGCCCTTGTCGTCGAAGTGGGTGATCTCGTGGACCTTGCACGCCTGGTACAGGAGGCCGTGGTTCGGGAAGCGGCAGTTGCACGCCGGGTGCAGCTCGTGGTTGAGGACCTCGCCGGCCTTGCCGTACTGGGGCACCTCGCGCGCGGGGTGCGGGCAGTAGAGGAACTTGGCGTCGCGCACGCCGTAGTCGGCCAGCAGGTGCTTCAGCTCGCCCAGGATCTGCTTGTAGGCTTCCACGGGCACGATGGGCTTGCCGTCGTGCGTGTGGCCCAGGTAGGGCGCCATGTCGAGGCCGATGGGCTTGGCGCCCGTCTCCAGGCAGCGGGTGGCGATGAAGCGGGCCACCTCGGGGATGACCTCCTGCTCGCCCAGGTCGACGGGCGCGGGGGGCACCGCGCCGAACTTCTCGACGTAGAGGCCCGCGATGCCCGGCTTGAGGCGGCGGATGACGTTGTCCAGCTCGAAGAACACGGCCGGCTGGGTCAGGAACTTGCCGTTGATCATGGTCATGGGGTGGAGGCGCTCCTTGTGTCGAGGATGGCGTGGAGCGACATCAGCTCCGGCCGGGCGTGGCCCTCGATGGCGCACTTGTGCGCGAGGGCCTCCAGGAGGAGGGCGAGGTGCCGCTCGCTCACCAGCAGCATCACAGGGCGATCGTTGCCGTAGCTGTCGATGACTCGCACGGCTGCCCTCCCTTCATGCGCTGGAGGGTGGCGAGGCGCAGGAAGATCCAGCTCTCCGTGCCGTTGAGGCGGTAGTCCTCCAGCATGAACTGAAGCGCCGCCTGCACGAGCGTGGTCTTGGACGCCTTGAGCTGGTGGTTGACCAGTAGGTCGGTGCGCATGCTCTCGACGCGGGAGTGCATCTCGACCGTCAGGTAGGCCGTCACCTTCTCGGGGGCCTTGTCGCTGTGGACCGACAGTCCTTCGGTCAGACCAGGAACCTTGAAGTCACTCATGCGAGCGACCCCCCGGAAACCGGCTCACCGGGTGGGCCTCAAGGCAACGAGCTGCGCGCGCTGGGGCGGGTTAATCTTGGCCTGCGCCGTTGCGATCATCGCGACATATGACTGAAACTCGACATGCGACATCAACTTGATGTCCTGCCCCCACTGCACGCAGATGCGCTCGCCGGTCGGGTCGTCCCAGACCCGCCCCTCCTCCTGCTCCGCCAGGACGACCGTCCGCGAGGCTTGAGGAGCGAGCTTCTCTGTATTCATGGCATAACCTCGTTCTGGGCGATGAAGGGGGACGGCGAACAAGCGTTCGATAGGTGACGGACGTCACCCCTTCAAAATATCAAAATATATCCTTGTAATCAAGGACAAAAGACGACATGTCGATATTACATGTTATAAACGAAGCGATGTAAACGAACGTTACAACATGTATGATTATCGTACAGGAATGTGCCCTCGTCGGGTGTCATGCATGATCGCCTCGGAATAGCGCGAACGTGTGATACCGCGGCTCACGCCCCCCGGCCCCATGTTGTAGCAGACCAAAGCGCGGTGCCAGAGCGCCTCTTCGGGCAGGCCGTGGTACTCGCGCTCCATGAGATTGTGGTAGTCCCTTAAGATGCGACAGCCGACCGTCAAATTGACAACTGGATCCTTCCAGTCGCGCACTTGAAAACCATAGGATGGAAAATGGAACGGCATAATTTGACATAGCCCGAGCGCACCCGCACTAGAGATGCAATTCGGCCGGTAATTCGACTCGTACCAGACCAGAGCGGCCAACGTAAGCTCGGGAATGCCATTGACTTTCGCGATTCGGCGAACCATCGGCGTGTAATATGTAGCTTTCTCGCAGGCGATGTCACGACGCTCGAACTCGACGAGACACTTTTGAAAAATGTAGTCATGAAGGGTGTCCGTGGCGGCGTGGGCACGTTGCACGCAGAAGAGCAGCACGGCCATGACGACGGCCAGCATCAAGCGCTTCATAGGGGCCTCCTTTGGTAGAACGGAAGGTCGGTCCTACCCATGCGCGGTCGCGTGGGTTAAGGCGACTTTACATCATACCACGCTTGGCCGCCTTGCTAGGTGTCGCCGGCCTGGCGGTGGAGGGCGCCTTCGCGGTTGTAGCGCTCGCCGTAGCGCTTGCGCAGCTTGACCAGGTTCTCGGCCAGGGTGCGCGCGGTGTCGATCTCGAAGACGTGCGCCGTGACCATCAGCATGGTCGTGACGTCCTCCATCATCGCGCCCACGTCCTCGAAGCAGACCGGGCCCTGGTCGCGGACGTGCTTCTTGATGGTCTCCGAGATCTTCGAGCAGGTCACGACCAGCTTCAGGCCCACATACAGCGCGAGCTGCGCCTTGGCGTGGTTGCTGCCGTCCTCGACCAGATGCGCGATGGTGTCGTCCACCTTGGTGGGCCAGTTCTCGTCGTAGCTTTCGTGCAGGCTCATGTCGCAGTAGCTGGCATGAATCTCGGCATCGTACCACCAAACGTCACCTAATTCTTTGGTCATACGCCCGGTGTCGAAGACCAAGAGCTGAAAGTCGGTCTTGAGGCTGGTGTTGTAGGCATCGAGCATCAGCTCGCCGAACTCCGCCGCCTCGCCCAGGATGCCCACGGCCGCGATCATGCGGCGCATGGGGTGCATCGGCTCCGCGTCGGCGTGCTGCGACATGCGGTTTGCCGCCACCTGGTAGTCCATCAGGGTTTCGAGGAACTTCGGGATCATCGGGTGGCTTCCTTGTGGGCGTAGAGCGCGGCCCCCAGCCGCAGGGCATGCTCGTGCTTGCCCTGGGCCTCGGCCAGCTCCTTGGCGGAGTAGGTGAGACGGCGCTCGACGCACTCCTGGGCATACTTGGCGTAGGCCGCGGCCAGGCGCCGGGCGTCGATCTTGATCATCATCTCCTGGCGCTGGCCGCTGCCGTCCTGGTCGATCCACAGCTCGCAGCGCAGGCCGATCTTCTCGTTCTCGGCGGCGATCAGGATGTCGCCGGCCTTGGCCGCGAGCGCCTCTTGGAAGGTGAACACGCGGCGGTGGCTGTCCTCGGGCAGCCAGATGCGCGCGCTGCCGGCGCCGGTGCCGAAGGTGAAGAGCTTGACGCTCTGCACCACCACCTCCGGCAGGTCGAGCACCAGCCGGCCGGCCAGGTCCTCGCGGAGCATCGGCATGTGCAGGTGGCCCTGGAAGTAGCTCTCGTCGCCACCGTCCTTGCCGGCGTAGTAGCGCAGCCAGTGCTGGTTGGTGATGTGCTGGGTGTGCAGCTCGAAGTGGTCGAGCACCGTGTACTCGAAGACCTCGCGCGGCGTGTCGAAGGTGAGGTTGGTCTCCTCGTCGCCGTTGGGGTCGTATTCCGCCTCCACCTTGACCTTGCCGATGTGGTTGACGGTCTCCCAGGTGGGCATGTCGGGGAACAAGGGCTCCTGCATCAGCGCCGGCGCCCGCTGGAGCGCGAGCTGCTCACGCTGCGGCTGTAGCTCGCGGGCTTGCTCGTGACGGGCCGGCGGTCGGTCAACAGGCCCGAGGTCTTCATGTCGCGGATGGTCTGGTTGCGGATGGTCGCGCTGCGGCCCTCGGCGGCGAGGTTCTGGCGGATGGCGCGCTCGTCCTTGGCGACCCCCGCGGCCTTGCCTATGCCGGTGGGCTTGGGGGCGGGCAGGGCCTGCACGGGCTTCGGTGCCGGCAGCTCGCGCGCGGTGTCCCGGCGGCCGTTGACCACGACCAGACGCGTGCGCTCGACCACATGGGTGTCGTGGACGGGGTGCAGGAGCACCAGCGGCTCGTGGCTGTAGTGGTGGTGCTCGACTACGTCGACCTGCGCCGGCGCGGCCACGGCCTGCGGCTGCGGGTAGACGGGGAAGGCGTTGGGCGCGGGCGCGGTCGCGCGGCCTGCGCCGAAGCCTACCAGGGCCGCCACCAGGCCGGAGGCCAGGGCGGCGTGGACGGGGTTGGTGATCACGGTTCTTCCTCCTTGAGGGCGTCGAGGATGAAGCTCCCCAGCGCCTGGGCGAACAGGGGCGGCGTGCCCGAGGCGGCCTGCCGGTACTGCTCTGCGAGCTTGCCCCCGAACTTCCAGTCGTCGGGGTAGGTCTGCAACCGGGCCACCTCGCCCACGCCCAGCCGGCGATCCTCGGTGGGGTGGGCCGGGATGGACACCTCCTCGGTGCAGTCGATGGGCGGCGCGACCAGGTGCTCGTCGAGCCGGGGCGTCTTGCCGGTGAGCTTCTTGGCGATCACCTTGCCCGGCGCGCAGCCGGCCAGAACCTCGCCCACGGTGCGCGTGCGCTTGAGCCGGCGGGCCCGGCGCAGGGGCTCGAAATAGCGGTAGCCGCAGGCGTCCATCCGCGCGCGCGCCACCTCGCCCAGACGGCGGCCGAACAGGCAGGGCACGGCGTTGCCCACCTGGCGGTACTGCTCCTCGCGGTTGCCCCAGAAGACCCAGTAGTCGGGGAAGGTCTGGATGCGGGCGCACTCGCGCACCGTCAGCCGGCGCAGGCCGCTCTGGGTGGCGAGCAGGTTGTTGGTGCCCGACTCCTGGCTTGCCATGATCGTGAAGGCCGGCTCGTCCTCGGTGGCGGGCCGGTTGCCGGTCTGCTTGAGGTGGTCGGCCGCGCTGGGCCGGGGCGGCGTCGCCTGCTCGTGGTTGGGGATGATGTGGGCGCTCTGGCCGTGGTAGGCGGCCATCACCGTGTCGCACGGCTTGTCGAGGTCCTGCACCTTGCCCATGCCGTTGAAGACGTGCTCCGGCGGGCGGCCGGGCCGCGCCAGCAACTCCTGGGCCTTGGCGCTCGCCGGCACGATGGGCACCGTGTTCTCGGTGTGGTTGGGGATGGCCTGCTCGCGGTGGGCCGTGACCGTGTTGGCCGGCGCGTCCCAGGCGTGGATGCCCTTGGGCCCCGCGTCCCGGCCCTCGCCGCGCATGTGCTTGACCTCGGCCGCGGAGAGCGGGTAGTCCTCGTGGTTGGTGTAGAGCAGGTCCGTGCCGCTGGCCGTGCGGATGGTCCTGGCAGGCTGATCGGGATCCAGGAGCAGCATGCCCTGGCCGGGGTGGCCGTCGATGATCTGCTGCTCCTGGTTGCCCGTGTAGGCCGTCAGCTCGTGGTTGGCGACCAGGTTCTGGTTGGTGCTCGCCGCGATGGTCGTCGCCGGCCCATCGAGGTCGAGCTGCCGCTGGCCCTGGCCCTCGCCCGTGGCGCGGTCCACGCTGCCCGTGTGGTCGTGGTTCGCCACCAGGTTCACGCAGCCGGCCTGCTGGCGCGCCACGATGGTGTCCGCCGGGCCGTCCATGTCCATCGGCGGGTGCTTCTCCATCCATGCGGCGTTGGTGAGCACCATCGGCGCCGGCGTGGGGGCCGGCTCGTGGTTGCTGACTCCACCCGCCTTATAGGGCGCCGGAAGACCCGCGAGCGCCTGGCGGATGGAGACCCAGCGTTTTGGGGCTTGGTCTTCGACCAACTGCCCTCCTTTCAGCACCAGCATCGGCTGGGGGTTCTCCCAGTGCGTCTGCTCGGGGAACCCCATGCGCTGGCCGTCACGCCGGCCGACGAAGATCACGCGCGGGCGCTTCTGCGGCACGCCGTAGTCGGCGGTGTTGAAGAGCTTCTTCTCGATGCTGTAGCCGATGTCGCGGAACGCCTGCTCCACGGTGTGGACCACCAGGGAGTTGTCGTCGTTCTTCATCGTGAGGATGCCGCGCACGTTCTCCATGATGAAGCCCCAAGGCTGGGCCTCCTCCACGACGCGCACGAACTCCCAGAACAGCTTGTTGCGCGGGTCGTCGATGTCGCGCTTGCCGGCGTTGCTGAAGCCCTGGCAGGGCGGCCCGCCGATGACGAGCGACGCCTCGCCCGGCTTCAGCCCGGCGGCGTCGAGGATCTCCATCGTCGAGACCGTGCAGATGTCGGCCTCGATCACCTTCCAGGCCGGCCGGTTCAGGCGCAGGGTCTGGCAGGCGGCCTTGTCGTATTCGACGCACACGCGGGTCTCGAAGCCCGCGTCCTCCAGGCCGATGTCGAGCCCGCCGGCGCCCGAAAAGAGCGAAATAACGGGGTAGCACTTCCGAAAGTCGGTCATACGGTCAGACTACCACAACTTGGCCGGTTAATCAAGCGAAACCTCTGGTATTCCAGGCATTTTGGCTGTTTTTGCCAGCTCGCCAGGGCCGCGTTGTTCGACCCGCAAGGTGGCGCTCCACCCGCTCTTCTTGTCGGCCGTGGGCGTGAAGACCACCTTGAGCCGCTCGAAGAGGCGCCCGCCGATGACGTCCAGGAGCCGCTTTACCTTGGGCTCGGCGAAGAGCTGCGTGATCTCCCAGCTCGCCATGTGCGGCTTCTCCAGCTCGGCCAGCGCCACCTCCTCGATCAGGGTGCCGATGGGCACGCCGAAGCCCAGCAGCTCGCGCCCCTCCAGGTGCTGGAGCGTGCGCGCCTCGATCTCCTTGTTCTCCAGGTCGTGGACGCGCCGGCACACGGCGGCCATCAGCATGACGTTGGGGTGGGCCACGTCGCGGAAGGGCGCGGGCACCGTGTAATGCAGTCGCTCGTGGCCGTCCACCTCGATCAGGCCCGCCTCGCGCGGCAGCTCCTCGGGGGCGATGATGCCCATCGGCGCCACGTAGTAGAACAGGTTGCCCCAGAGGATGGCGGTGCGGGCCTTGAGGAAGTCCTTCTTCTCCCGCAGCCAGTCGCCGCGGGAGACCTTGACCTCGTAGACCGTGCGTTCGTAGCCGTTAGACGGCCACAGGTTCATCGCGAAGGCGTCCAGGCGCTGGAGCGCGTCCGACCGGTAGCCCGTGCCCGTCCGCAACTCCTCGAACCACGCCCACTCCGTGCCGCGGTGCTGCTGCCTCACGAGGCCCAGGATCTGCTTGGCTGTGTACTTGGGCGGCACGGAGTTCCTCCTTGAAGCGGGCAATTTCGGTCAGCGGGATGCGATGCTTGTTGCCGCGGCGCGTGGCCTGCAACTGGCCGCGCTTGATGAGGCGGCGGATCATCTCCTCGCAATAGCCAAGCTGGTTCGCGGCCTCGGAGACGGAGAGGCTCTTGACCAGGAGCCGCCGGGCCATCGCGATGGCCTCGTGGCGCGGCACGTAGTGGCGGCCGTCGACCCAGCGGCTGGACATGCGCCCCGTGTTGATGAGCTTGCGCACGCCCTCCTTGCTGTAGCCGATGATGCGAGCCACCTCGTTGACGTCGATGTGGCCCTCGGGCAGCGGCACCGGCTTCAGGAGCTTCTCCAGCCGGTAGTAGTCCTCCAGCTTCACGTAGCTGAAGCAGGTCGAGCCCACGAGCTTCATGCCGTGCTCGGCCATCACCCGCTTGAGCCGCTTCGGGTCGACCTTCAAGAGCGCGATCGCATCGGCCAGGAGCACGTTGCCCAGCGCCTCGCGGTAGTTGATGCCCTGCCGGCTGGCCTCCTCGCGGCAGTCCGCGGCCGTGACGGGGAAGGCGCAGTCCTTCGTGATGCGCCGGGCCACGCTCTCCGTGCTCTGCACCCACATGTAGCGGTGCAGGATCTCCACGGCCTCGTCGGGCCACTGCTTGTGCTTGCCCATGGAACCTCCTTTAGTAGATTGGTAGATTGGTCAGACCAAGGCGGCTTAGAGCAGGGCCAGGCCCTTCTCCGTGGGCCAGCCGGAGCGCTCGGTGACGCCGCACTCGACGTAGCCTTCCTCCACGGCTTGGGTGATCTTGGCGTCGATCACCTTCGCCGGCGCCTGCGGATAGAGCCGCGCCAGCGCGGCGTCGATGAACTCATGGCTGCCGGCGTTGTGCAGGTTCCATGCCGCCTGGACGACGGCCGTCATCGGGATCTGCTTCTTCTGAAACGTCTTGGGGCGCCCCATCTTGTACCTCGACTTGTACCTGATCTCTACTTCCGCGCTTCGGTCGGTTGGTCCGACCCAAGCCGCCGTTCGCGCCAGACCTTGATCACGACCTCGCCGTGGCAGGCCAAGGGCGCGCAGTAGCACATCAGCACGGCGTCCTCCGGCAGGGCATCCAGCGCCTGGAGCACCTTGGTGTCGCCGGCGGCGATCGCCTCGCGCAGCCAGCCCTCGTAAGCCTCGATGGCCTCTTGCCGGGTGGCCTTGATCATCGGGTCCTGCCGGCTGCCCTTGTGGGTGTACGGGTTGCCCAGCGGCGATCCGCGGCCGATGTACACGCTGGTGGGGCCGAAGGGCTCCTTGTGGCGGTTGGCGACCCTCATGGCGCGAAGACCTGCTGGTCCCAGCACGGCACGCAGGCCGGCTGCACCTGGCCGCCCACGAAGAACCCGTTGGCGAGCGGCGGGACGGGCGTGCCGCAGAAGTGGCACGCTACCATCCGGTGTGCTCCGGCAGGGCCTTGAACTGGCGCCAGGTCATCAAGACCTCCTCGATGCGCCAGTCCGATGCCTCGTTCTCGAAGAACTGCTCGCCGTTGTCCTCGATGTCCTGCTCGGCCTCCTCGCGGGTGGGCCAGGTGCAGGAGTCGCTGCCGTTGTGGACCACCTTGTAGAAGATCACGGGCGTGTCGGCGCACGCCTTGTGGAAGACCTCCGCCGGCCCGTCGCCGGGGCCGGCCAGGCGCTCGCTGTCGGTGCCCTGCGGGTGGTCGGGGCTGATGGGCTGCTTGCAGGCCGGGCAGCACAGCACGAGCGTGTTAGGCACGGGCGGCCTTGTCCTGCGGCTTGGTGGGCAGAACGTGGATCTTGGCGCGCTTGGTGGCCGCGCGCGCCTCGCGGGCCTTGGCCGCCTTCTCCGCGCGCTTCTCGGCGACGATGCGCTCCTTCTCGATGCGCTCCTTCTCCGCCTTGATCTCGACGGCGATCGCCTGCAAGGCCACGCTGACCTTGCGGCTGCGCATGCAGCGGTAGTTGACCTGGGTGGGGCAGGAGACGGCCACGTAGCCCTTGCCGTGATCACCGAAGCGCACCACGCCGTTCATCTTGCCGCAGACCGGGCAGGGCGCCTTGAAGTCCTGGAGCTGGCGCAGGGTGCGCCCGTCCTTGACCTTGTGCAACTCGATGCGCGTGCGGCCGTTGGTCTCCACCAGGTAGACGTGGGGAGCCAGCGCCTTCCAGGAGCGGTTGTTGAGGACGTAGCTGGGGGTCTTCATTGGGGCACTCCCGTCTTTTCGAGGTGGCGAGCCACTTGGTAGGGGACGATTCCGATCTTCCGGTGGTTGTAAGGTTTCAAGGGGTCCTGGCCGATGAGGAAGGCCGCTTGCAGCCACTCCGGGCGCTCCTTCATCTTGGTGTAGGGCATGCACACGAAGCTCATGCCGCTGCCGCGCCCGGCGTCGCCCTTCTCGTGCAGCCGCCAGCCGCAGTAGCAGAGGTCCTGGCCGCCCATCTTCCACGAGCTGCGGCCACAGCCCGAGCAGTAGTGGATGCCGTTGCCGCCCGGGGTCATGCCCACGTTCGCCACGCCCTGGAGGATGCGGTGGTCGCAGTACTGGCACAGATGCTCGTCGAGCTTCCAGAGCACGGGGTTCGCTCGCACCAGATGCTGCGGCCACTCGAAGTGGTTGTCACGCTGGGCGACCGCCAACTTGCGCGCGTGCTGCGCCTCGGCGAAGGTGTTGTGGTAGGTGCGGATCATCTTGGAGTCCCAGTGGTCCGGGTAGCGGCTCCGCTCGGTGGCGTCCGCCCATCCGGCGTCCTCGGGCTTCATGTAGTTGCCCAGCTTGTCCTTGAGCGGCGGGTTCTTCTTGGGCGCGGGCTCGGGCGCCGCCGGCCGGGGCAGGCTGCCCACCAGCTCCTGCCACAGCTCCACGCGGATGACGCGGATCTCCGCCTGCGTGCTCTCCTCGCGCATGTACTGGGCGAGGGCGGGGATCTGCTGGGCGAACTCGCGGTGGATGCAGTGGCTGCGCAGGCGCTCGTCGCCGCACATACACAGGGCGGCGTGCCCGGCCATCTCCACCGTGCTCGCCTCGCAGTCGGCGCAGACGAAGTACGGGTTGCCGCCCGGCGTGAACGTGTCGGGGCTCTTATCCATCAGGATGCGCCCGCCGCAGTAGCGGTGGATGTGGTTGGTCAGGACGAGCACGTCGCCTCCTCGAAGCCTTCGACGATCACGAAGTCGGTATCCACCATCTCGACCCCCTCCATCCGCAGAACGCTGGGCTCGAAGGGCTGGCCCGTGATGGCCGTGTAGGCGGCGCCATAGCGCTGGCACGCCTCGCGGTGGACGGCCTTGGCCTGCTGGATGGCCTTGGCGGTCTCGCTCACGAAGAAGCGGCTCACGCGCAGCTCGCGCACCTCGGGCGTCTCCTCGACCTTCACGGCCACGGGCTTTCCGCAGGCGGGGCAGTTGCCCTTCACGAGCTGGCAGCGCTTCATCTTGGCCTTGCAGGCGCACTGCATCAGATCGTAGGCGGGGCTGTCGATCATGCGAACCTCCGCAGCACGAAGGGGCGCGCGGGCTCGTTGCCGCGCTGGGCGTTGGGCAGGGCCGGCTCCAGGCCGCTCTGGCCCTCGGCGAGCACCGGCGGCTTGTGGGCCTCGGCCACGGCCACGGCGTGGGCCTGGCGGTGGTGATAGAGGGAGGCCGCGCGGTAGAAGCTGTCCATGATGCCCGCCATGCTGGCCCGGCCGCTCTGGGCGTGATCGGGGTCCTTGAACCCGCCCACGCGCACCAGCTTGGGCAGGAACTCCGGCAGGTGGCGCCACATCAACTGGTTGCGGCACCAGTGCTCCGTGATCAGGCGGGCCAGGGTCCACTCCATGGTCTCGGGCTGGCGCACCCAGTCCCGCCACCAGGCCGCCACCTCCGGCGCGACGCACATCAGCGTGCAGTTACCATAATCTGGAAAGTTGGTCGATTGGTAGGTCTTGGGGGCCGTGAAGTCGGCGGACTCCACGCGCAGGCCCCCGGAGAACACGCCGCGAAGCGTCGCCACCTCGTCGTGGAGGTGGTGGCCGGGCACGAAGATGTTGCCCATCAGGATCGACTCGCCGGGGCCCTGGAGCCGCCAGGACAGGCCCAGGCGGCCGATACCGCCCCGGGTGATGTCGTGATCGACGCGCTCCAAGATGATCATACCGTTGTGACCCCGCTCATCACCTTGCAGTGACACACTTCGCACAGAGCATGCGAGCGATCGTCTCCCGGGATACCCAGGCCCCTCCCGTCTCCGGGGTTGATGCCCAACACCATATTGCCCTGAAAATGCCATTCGCGCAAGTTCTTGATGTCCCCGCAAATGAAGCAACGTTCCATTAGCAGGTGCCCCTCGCGAATGAGCGCTGCCAGCTCTTCCCGGCACTGGCCCAGGGCAAACTCGTTGCCCGCGTGCTCGGCCATGCCGGCGCGGTGGCCCACGTCAAAGACGCGGTCCATCAGCGCGCCGATGGCCTGTTGGTAGTTCAGCACGTCGGTCGCGTTCTTGACTTGGGCCTTGGTCAGGGCCTCGACCTGCTGGGTTGCGATCGCGAGCTGCGCCTTGAGCTGGTCGCGCTCGGCCTGGAGCCGGGCGGTGTCGCCGATCAAGGGCCCCAGCGCCTTCTTGGCCTTGCGCAGTTGGCGCACGGTCTCCTTGCGCCGGCGGTTGGACTTGTCGAGCCACTGGCGCAGCATCGCGAGGCGCGTCTGCTGGTCCAGCTCCTGCTTCGTCAGCGGCGGCGACACGGCGATGGGATCCGCGGCCGGCCTGGCGGCGATCACGCGCCAGGGCTCGGGCACCACGTCCACCAGATCGCGGCCGTCGGCCAGCTTGGTGTCGGTCTTGCCGTTTACGCGCTTGAAGAAGTCACCGATGATGGACACTGCCACGCTCCTTGAAGCCCGGGGCGGCCAGGCGCTCGTCTCGCTGGGCCGGGGTGTGCCCGTCCCATTCCTGATAATCGGGGAGTCCAGCCAAGAGAGGTACGTCGGCCTCGGCGATGTGCCAGCTCACCTGCCCCGCCGGCAGCTCCACCATGAGGACGTGGCGCCACTCGGGGGTCTGGTCCGGGTCGATGCGCACGCCGGCTCGCAACCCCAGCGCGAGGGCCGCATGCGCGAGGGCCACGGCCGCGAGCGCCCGGCCGCGGTAGGCGGCGTCGCGCTCGGCTTCGAGGCGGTCGATCTTCTCGGCGAACCAGGCGGGGCCCAAGAAGGTCATGCGCCCTTCCTCTCGGCGTGCTGGGCCATCCGCGCGTAGCGGGCCAGGCTGTCGGGCGCCAGGTGGCCGGTCTGCTGGGCCACCTCGGCCGCCGCCATGCCGCGGGCCAGCATGTGGATGATGGCGGAGCGTCGGATGGTCTGGGGGTTGAGCCCCTCGCTCATGCCGTTGACCATCTTCCACAAGCACTGGCGCGTCAGGCCGCGGCCGGCGTAGTTGCGGAAGACGATGTCGGCCTGGTTGCCGCGGGTCTCGCGCTTGAGCTTGGGGTAGACCTCGCGCATGTAGACCGCCAGCTCGCGCGCGCACGCCTCGGCCACGAAGACCTTGCGGTCGCCGAAGCGGATGATGCCGCCGTCGACGTCCACCTGGCTCCAGCGCAGGCGCACGATCTCCTCCGTGCCCAGGCCCAGGGCCATCAGCTCGACCACGCAGCGCTCGCGCGTGCCGCTCGCCAGGGTGTCGACCAGCCGGCGCAGCTCGGCCTCGGCGAGGTAGTGCGGCTTCACCTGGTTGACGCCCTTGAAGCGCAGCACGTTGCCGGGGTTGTCCTCGCGCAGGCGCAGGCTCACGATGTACTCGCCCAGCACGCGCAGGGTGGCGAGCTTGCGCTTCTGGCTGGAGGTCGCGAGCCCCTTGGCCTCCAGGTGGTCGAGGAAGGACGTGATGTTGTCGGCCGTCAGCTCCGCCGGGCCGATGGCACGGGCGGCGAAGTACTCCTGGGCCTGCTTCACGTCGGTGTTGTAGCACTCGATCGAGCTGTCCTTGCAGCCGCGCTCGCCGCACCAGTCCAAGAACGGGAGGATCACAGCCTCCCAGGTCAGCTTCTCTTCCATGGCTACTTCTTCTTCTCCGCCCGACGCTTCTGGCTGTCGAGGTACATGCGGCGCTGGGCCTCGTTGATGATGTACTGGCGGGCCAGCCACAGCCGGTACTCGCTCGTGCGCTTGATCTCCCAGCCGAAGTTGTCGCTGTCCAGCTCGTCGACGTTCTCCGGCGTGATGAAGTCCACGGTGGGGTCGGCGCCCTTGATGGGGATCTCCAGCTTCATGTCGAGCTGGGTCGCCACGCCCTCGGTGGCGGCGACGATCACCGGGTCATCGACGGCGATCTCCCCGCGGGCCAGCTTCTCGAAGTACTCGTCCGAGAGCCCCAGGTCGATCGTGTCGTCGTCGAAGTCGCTCGCGGGCGCTTCGTCAAGCTCCAAGTCCATCGTGAACCTCTTTCCGGGCCGTGACGGCGGCCCATCCGGGTTAAGCCTTCTTCTTGGGTTTGGGCAGCGCCAGCGCGCAGCGGCAGATCGCCTCCGCGATGGTCACGCCCGTGCCCTTCTTGCCGTAGTTGTCCGTGAGGGCGACGTAGCAGTAGTAGCGCTCGCTCTCGATGCCGATCAGGAAGTTGCGATTGCCCGCGCGCGCGAAGCACAGCACGTCCATCGCCTGCGTGATGTCGACGGAGTACTTGGGGACGTGGTTGAGCCCGTCCTCCAGCGAGATGACGTCGTCGGCGCTGCCCTCGGCCAGCAGCAGGTCGCGGTGCGAGTTCGTCTCGCTGGCCGGCCCGAAGATCTGCTCCACCACCTCGGGCTTGCACAGCATCGGCTTGCCGTCGAGGCGCCAGCGCGTGAAACCCATCATGTGCTCGGCGACGGCGGCGTCCAGCGCGCGGCCGGCTTCAGGCTTGGCGGTCATGGGGCACCTCGATCGTCTGGTTCTCGGCCACGTAGGGCACGTAGGTGCTGCGGGCCTCGTGGACTTGGATGTGGCGCACGCTCTCGCTGCTGCGCAGCATGTCGACGGCGATGCGCTGGCCGGCCTTCACGCGTCCGCCGTAGCTGGACTCCGCGTACTCGCTGGGGTCGATCAGCACCTGGAGCTTCACGAGCACCAGCTCCTCGCGCGTGCCCGTGTCTACGCCGGCCTTCGCCAGCACCACCGGCTTGCCCTGGGCGATCGTCCGCCGGATGTAGAACAGGCAGCGGTCGCAGTAGCGCGCGCGGCTCTCGCGGGCCACCATGGCGACGCCGTTGGCGTTGTCGCAGAGCTTGTGGTTCTTGTGGCGCACCAACGGCTCGTCCATGTGCTCGGACATCACCCAGTGCAGCACCTGCTGCTTGCTGGGAGACCAGCGGCCGGGGATGGGGACGTTCTCCCCCCGCAGCATCTCGTTGGTGACGGGACCCAAGGTCAGCATCTAGTCCTCCCGCCCGTCGCTGTAGCGCCCCACCTTCGTGAAGTTGGGCTCGATGCGGAAGCTGGCGCGGTAGGGCTTGCCCCGGTAGGCTTCGCCGTCGCTGCTGGTCTCCGCGCCGTTGCAATCGGGGTCTTCCAGCGCATGCTGGATCTCCTGCACGCCCTGGCGGATGCCGTGGTCCGTGTCGCTCTCGATCACGAGCAGCATCCGTTTCTTCCACGCCTTGACCCGCTTGGGGTAGCCCGGCGCGAAGCACGGCGACAGCACCTGGATGAGGCCGTTCAGCTCCTCGTGGCGGACCTCCTTGACCCCATGCTTGGCGAGCACCGCGGCCAGGTCCGCGAGCACGTTGACCGGCAGGCCCATCAGGCGCGCCCCGTGACGCCGTCCAGCTCGAACACGGCCTGGTCGAACTTGCGCAACCCGCGGAACCCCTGCATCGGGATGGGCTCGATGCGGCGGAAGCGCCCGGTGCGCTGGAGGTAAATGCCCGGCGGCCACTCCGTCCCCGTGGTCTCGCACACGAAGCCGTTGGGCCAGTTCTTGATGGCGAGCAACGGGTGGAAGCCGCGCACCATCCCGTCGTGGACGATGTAGACGCGGTCCTCCAGCGTGATGTCCTTGGGCATGTACCGCACGCGGTAGTTGAGCACGAGGCCCTCGTCCTCGACGGCCTTCAGCTCCTTCTCGTAGTCCTCCCACTTGGTGGACTTGGGGATGGTGACGATCCAGCTATTCAACGGGGGCCTCCTCGGACGCGATGAGGATGCCGCGGTCGTGGGCGAAGGTTTCGAGGCGGGCGGTGACGGCCGCCGGCGCCTCGTGAACATGGGGCGGGGCCACCGGCACTTCGTGACGGCGATCGTCGGTGGCCTGGTATCCGCCCAGGTCGGCCAGGGCCTTGGTGGCCTTGGCCTCGACCACCTTGCCCAGCTTCCGCAGCCCCCAGCTAAGCATGGATGCCGTTACCCGCCAGCACGAGTTGCTCCACGGTCTTGAGCTGCTCGACGCCCAGCAAGGAGAAGTCCACCTGGCGCAGGGCCACCACCAGGGCGCTGCGCTCGGACGCCGTGGCGGCGATGATCTGGCGCAGGATGTCGAGGTCGTAGCGGCCCCAGTTGTGGTCCTTGAACATCGCCAAGACGTTGGCGCGCCATTGCGCGGTCTCCATCTCGTCCGTCCACGGCGCGATGCGGATGTCCTTGTGGTGCTCGGGCAGCATCACGTCTTCGCCCGGGCGCGCCGCCACGCCCTTCATCGTGAAGGGCAACCCGCCCTCGACGATCACGAAGGGGCCGGCCTGCTTGTTGTACTCGTGCGTGTGGATCTTCACCACGCGCGTGCGGCGCGGCACCAGGTGCCCCTTGATCAGCACGGCGATGATGTCGTCCTCCTTGAGGGAGCGGCACCACTTCTCGGTCTCGTCCTGCTCGGGCTCGACCTCCGCCGGGCGCTGGAAGAGCGTGACCTTGCCGCCCACCTCGGGCGTGGAGAAGCTCATGCCCTTGTCGGCGCCGGGCATCACCTCGGTGGGGTCGCTCGTGAGCACCAGGTTGCCGCCCAGGGAGTTGGTGAGGGGCTTGTCCAGCTCCGGGCCGTAGTCGCGCAGCTCGTAGCCCTCGCCCGCGTTGAGCTTGTCGGCCACGCTCTGCGCCTGGGCGGCGTCCGACCAGAAGTTCTCGCCGCCCACCACGTCCGCCTGGTCGTAGTAGGGGAAGACGGTCGTGATGCCGTTCACGGTCTGGAGGCCGTAGCCAATCGCCATCTTGATGGTGTCCGTCATGGGCTTACTCCTGCGTGCGGAGCCAGCGCTCCGCTTGAATGGCGGCCTGGCAGCCCATCCCGGCTGCGGTCACGGCCTGGCGGTACTTGTCGTCGACGCAGTCGCCCGCGGCGAATAGCCCGGGGATGATCTCGTCGCGCTCCGTGGTCAGGCTCACGCGCCGGCGGACCTCCGTCGACCCGGGCAACGTGTCGATGTAGCCGGGGTACGGGACACCCAGGGCCACGTCCGTGTCTTCGAGGAAGCGCGTGGCCGGCGCGTGGCCGATGGCGACGAAGGCCGCGCCCACCTCCAGCCGGCTCTTGGGCTTACCGGCATGCTGAAGCTCCAGCTCGATGCCGCCCAGCTTCTCGCCGTCGCCCACGAACTCCAACGGCTTCGCCATCAGGACGTGCTCGATCTTGCGGTTCGCGGCGCAGCGGCCCTGCATGATGCTGCTCGCGCGCAGCTCCAGCCGGCGGTGGACCAGGTAGACCTTGTCGAAGAGCCCGGTGAGGTAGAGCGCCTCCTCGCAGGCCGTGTCCCCGCCGCCGATGACGGCGACCGGCGTGCTGCGGCCCAGGAAGCGCGAGAGCAAGGGGCCGTCGCAGGTGGCGCAGGCCGTGATGCCCTTGTGCATGTAGGTGTCCTCGCCCGGGATGCCCAGCCACTTGGCGCTGGCGCCGGTCGCGATGATGAGGGACTTGGCCTGGGCCAGCTCGCCCCGCTCGTTGGTGACGATGTGCCAGTCGTGGGTGCGGCGGTAGCCCGTGACGGTCTCGACCTCGATGGTCGCGCCCGAGGCGATCGCCTGCGCCCGCATCTCGTCCATCAGGGCCGGGCCCTCGATGCCCTTGCTGAAGCCGGGGTAGTTCTCCACGGTCGTGGTGATGGTGAGCTGACCGCCCGGACGCGGGCCCTCCAGCAGCAGGGGCTTCAGGCCGGCGCGCCCGGCGTAGATGGCAGCGGTGTAGCCCGCGGGGCCGCCGCCCACAATGATCACGTTGTTCGACATCAGGCGCGCACCTGGGCCTGGACTTGATTATAGGGCACGAACTTCTCCTTGTTGGCGAGTTACATAATACGGTAGCGAGACCAGTTGGTCAATCGGTCAGACCAATAGAACTTAAGATGCGACCCTGGACAACTTGTCCTTATAGGCCAGGATGGCGCACTGGAGCTGGCCCAGCATGTGCTCCTCGGTGTCGGGGTGGATGCGGCCCTCGCAGCGGTCGGCGTACTTGACCTCCTCGTCCACCAGGGCCAGGCGCTGGGTGATCTCCTCGGGCGAGTTGCCCCGGGCCTCCATGCGCATCGCGAGCACCGTCTTGATGGGCGGCAGCACGAAGAGCTTGAGCACGCGGTTGGGGTAGGCCCGCTCGAACTGCTCCGCGCCGTCTCGGCACGTCACCACCACGGTGTCGCCCTTCGCGAGCGCGGCCTCCATCACGCGGCGATCGTAGCCGTACTTCTCGCCGGCGTACTCGACCACCTCGACGAAGTCGCCGTGGCGCTGCTTGTTGTCGAACCACTCCGGCGTGATGAAGTGGTAGGGCTGCCCCTCGCTCTCGCCCGGGCGCATCATGCGCGTGGCGTGGCTGATGGGCTCGCTCATCCCCTTGATGTGCTTGGCCGCCGCACGGGCCAGGCTGGTCTTGCCCGCGGCCGACGGCCCGACCAGCACCACCACGAGCCCCGCCATTAGGCCAGGGTCTCCGACATCAGCACCTCGGCCTCCAGCTCGACCGGCGCGGCCGTGAGCTGCCCGGGGATGTAGCCCTTGAGCAACTCGCGGTCGGCCTTCGTCGGCAGGCTCACCTGCACCTCGGGCACCACGGCCATCACGTCCTCCAGATGGGGGAACGTCTCGATGGCGGTCTTCTTCTCCAACATCTCCAAGTCGTAGGCTTCCTGCTCCTTGATGAAGGGCGCGGACAGCTCCTCGTTCTCCTTGGCGATGATGGCGTTGCGGCGCTTGGCCTCGACGTGGACCACGTTGGCGTAGTCGGAGTGGGCATCGTACTTCAGGTGGAACGCGCCGGTGTTGCTCACGTTGATGCTGGCGAAGGCACCCTCCACCCCGTTGCCGTACTTCTGGGCCAGCGCCTTGCCCAACTGCGCGACGGCATCGAGGGCGACGGCCAGCTCGGGCATCCCCTGGATGGCCTGGACCATCTCGTTGCAGACCGTGCTCGTGGCGACGGGCGACTGCAACGCCACGCCGGGGCGGGCCCGCTTCTTCGTGTTGAAGAGCTTCATCAGGCTCTCGCGCTGGCTCTTGGTCAACTTGCTCTTGGTGACGACGGTGGTGACGGACATGACAAGAGTCTCCTCTATCGGGTGGGGGTTAACCGGGGCAGTCGTTGGTGATGTCCAGGTAGCGGGCGTGGGCCTCGGGGTCGGTGTAGCGGAACCTCTCGGGGAGAAGCTCGGGAACGCCCGCCGCTCGGAAGGCCCAGCGGATCATGCGCTCGCGGCTCTGGCGCTGGTCCGCGGCTCGGCTCCGCTCGCGTATCCGCTCGTCCAGCTTGTTGTAGTCCTTGCCTTGGAAGGTAAGGTGCAGGCCCACGTTGAACTCGAACATGTCGATGTGGCACTTCCCGCAGCGGGGGCACCAACCTGTTGGAGGCGGCGTGGCTTGCCCCATCATCCGGCCTGCTTCAGCTTCTCCAGCTCGTGGCGCAGGCGGATGTTCTCCTTCTGCTCGTCCAGAAGCTGGTTGCGCGTGATGCGCAGGTGGATGTTGGCCTCGTCCCGCTGGCTCGCCACGGTGACGAAGCCCCAGGTGATGGCGAGCATGTAGATGCCGAAGAAGGCGTAAGGCAGGAACCCCATCTACTTCACCTTGATGTGCGGACGGATGCCGTCACACGCCTTGCAGATGGGGGTGGGCTCGTCGTCCTTGGCCCGGCGGTTCATGCCCTCGGCCCGGCACAGGCTCTGGCCCGGGTACAGCACCGGGTGCGAGAGCGTCACCTTGGTGACGAGGTGGAAGACCTGGCCCGTGGGCAAGGCCATGGGAACGAGGACGTCGGTCAAAGCAGGCCCGCTTTCTTCAGATTCTTCTCGCAGCGCGCGCAGATGTCGCCCTCCACCTGGTCCTCGACCTTGATGGTGGGGGTGCGCATCGCATACGCCTTGGTGCATGCCAGGTCGCCCTTCTGCCGGTCGATGGAAGGCTGCTCGCTCCCCAGCTCCACATGACGCGTGGACTGCGGGATGGGGTAGAGCTTGTCCATCTGGTTGCGGCGGGCCGGGGCCACATAGTGCCCGGGGAAGGTCAGGGTCGGCAGGCTCAAGACTTGCCGCCCTTCTTCTTCTCCTCCTTGAGGTCCTCCAAGTCCGGTACGCCCTTGACCTTCATGGCCTCGCCGATGCGGGCGAGCTGCTTGAGCAAGGCGTCCGTGATGAGCGTCTGGCGCTCGATCTCCGCGGCCTTGGAGCCGGCCAGGGGGTTGGTGAGGCGGTGGCCCTTGTCGTGGGCGAGCACGTACATCAGGTGCTTCACCTCGTCCGCGTCCAAGGTGAGCGTACCCAACGGATCGTCTGACGGACCTTCGGTCAGACCATTGGCGTCCCGCTCGATGGCCCACAGCGTCCCCTTGGGCAGGCAGACGGTCACGCCCTTGCCCTCGACCAGATGCGCACCTTCGGCGAGCTGCTTGGTCTTGATGGCCTTGGTGTCGCTGTCCATGGGGAGCGCGATGACGCGGGGGCTGGCGTCTAGTGGCATCGTGGTGGGCGAGGCATCCAGGCCCGGGTAGATGGTGAGTTTACAAGGCATTACAAGCGCCTACCCTCTCTGCGAAGCTATGGTCTACCGAGGCGGTGGCGCCATTATATTGGGTCGGTCGTCTGCATGCAAGCACCCCGAGGGTTTCTTTACAAACCCCTGGAAGTCCGTCACTGTCTAGGTATAGCGCCCAAGCGTGATGGAGACATATAGATATGGATGCAAATAGAGATGTGGACTTTTCGATAATCACGGCAGGCTTCGGCACGGCCGACGAACGAGACCATCTCTCGATCGTGGGCGGCCTCTTCCTGGTCCGCGGCGTCCAGCCCGGGGACACCCTGTTCTTCGAGGACGGCGCCGGAAACCAGCACTACGCCGCCGTCTTGCAGGTCAACAGCGACGACGTACTGGTCTACCAACCTTTGGTCCGGCCCCCCGACCCGCCGCGGCCGGTTGGTCCGACCGACCTACCGAACGTCCCGGGCGCTGCGGGCCCGACCGAGCTTCCGCCCGCGAGTCCGATCGACATTCCGCCGGGCGAGTACATGGTGCGGGTGGCGCGCTACATCGTGCAGCCGTGCCCCATCTGCCAGAAGAACGAGCTGGCCCGCGAGATCGACCACATGCACTGCAACTGGTGCCTGACGGAGATCCCGCTCGACCACGCGACCGTCAACTGCCCGGCCTGCATCCAGGCCATGCGCCAGCGCCTGGTCAAGGAGCGCTCCATCCAGCAGAAGATGACGATGTTCGGCGGCCGTCGCCAGATCACCGTCCACGCGCTGACCGTCTTCGAGGGCGACCAGGCGCAGGAGCTGCAAGAGGCGTTCGTGATCGGGGCGCCCGGCGTGCCGCGTCCCAGCCAGGGCTTCGTCTTCGACGAGGTGAAGAAGGCGCAACTCGCCTTGGGTCTCGACGACGACGGCCTGGGCCAGAAGCCGGCGGGCCTCGTGCAGGGCGGCGTCATCAGCAACCTCAACGAGCTGCGTGTGGCGATGAAGTTCTTCAAGTCGATGACGCAGGCGCAGTACCGCGGCATCCACACCTGCATGGCGGCGCTCGAAGCGCTGGTGCAAGAGGCGTGCCGGTACAAGATCGACGACACGCTCGGCGAGGAGGAGTTGCTCGGCCTGGCCGACGACCTGGCGCACGCCACGGGCCCGGTCTACGGGACGGTCGCGCTCTTCGACGGCATCGAGCATCTGACCTTCTGCGATCCGCTGGAGGAGCTGATCGAGGAGGCCGACAACTGGACCGAGAACTTCCGCACGTTGAACCAGAACAACCTCCTGGAGGGGCGCTACAACTTCTTCAAGTCGATGAGCCGCGTGGCCGCCGTGTTCCGGCGCGACGGCAAGGTGGCCTTCACCGAAGAATCTACCCACCAGGAGCGTCTGGCCTACCTGTCGAGCTTGCCCACGCCGTACTACTACCTGTACCTGGCGGCCAGCAACGTGTTCGCGCGCCAGGTGGCGCAGGCCAACCGGGTTGAAGTCCTGGGAAACTCCTAAAGACCCCGTGGGGCTACCTCCGCGCCCAGGCGCGCCTGCGGGGTCTGTCGGTGCCGAAGCGAGGATCGGCGGCGGACAAGCTGCTCCAGCTCTCGATGGACCAGGTGCTGGAGCGCGAGTTCGTCGCGGCCAGCCTGCCGGTCTACGCGACCTGGGCCACCTTCGGCGGCGACGCCACCAAGACCTTCGGCGAGCAGACCTCCAAGAACATGGAGCGGCTGTTCAAGCTCTCGTTCCCCTACACGGAGATCCAAGACTCCGCGCAGCGCCAGGCGCAGGAGAGGGCGATGGTGGACCGGGTCTTCGAGGCCATGGGCTACACCAAGGACGGCGGGCCGGTCACGCCCCCGCCGCCACCGCCACCCACGCCCAAGCGGCCGGGCATCTGGGACCGCATGAAGAACTCGTTCAAGCGAGGAGAACCGACATGACGAAGGATCAGCAGGCGTTGCTCGTCCAGGAGCTGAACATCACGGCCGAGGCGCTCAAGCTCGCCACGGCGGTGATCGCCGCGAACGAGACGATCAACAAGCAGTTTCAAACCGCCGGCCAGATCGAGGCCGACCTCTTGCGCAAGGCCAAGCGCCGCGTGGAGGAGCCCAGGGCGGCCCCGCCCCCGCCACCGGATCCGCCGCCGGCGCCGGCGCTGCCGCAGTACAAGGGCCCCGCGAACGGATGGGGCGGGCAGGTGACGGGATGAAGGAGAAGGAGAGGATCGAGGGCTGGGGCGTCTGGATCGCGGCCACGCACCGCGCCGACATCATGGAAGGCCCGTGGACCCAGTACTGCGGCGATCAGTTCACCAACCCCAAGGGCAAGCTCGTGGCCCGGCGCGACATCCACGCCTCGAAGGCCGTGGCGCTGGAGCGGGTGGAGGAGCACCTGGTTACAACCGAAGCATTTCTTCACACAGCGCTGAAGGACGTCCGCGAGCAGCTTGCAAGCATTCGTGCATTAAAGGCCGACTGCTAGTACTTCCCCAAGTCGGGAGCCTCGTGTATGCTGGTCTGACCAACGTACCGAACTACCATAGGAGGACACCTTGGAACTCGCCAATATCCCCATTCCCGCCATCGATCCCCGCCCTTGGCTGAAGGCGTTCGCCGGCAACATGGAAGCCCAGCTCCAGGCCAAGGACAGCCAGTACGGCGTCGACGCGTTCCTGACGTCGAGCTACATCTCGCTGGCGGCCGAGGCCGGCAAGCACCTGGCGATCGCCACCGGCGACGCGCTGCTGCTCAAGGACTACGAGGGCGTGCGCAAGCACTGCGCCCACGCGGCGAACTTCCTGGGCTTCATCGCCACGAAGGCCCTGATCGACGCCGCCAACGCGGAGGACGAGGTGCTGGCGAACTTGCAGGGCGAGTCCGTGCCCGAGCCGCCGGCCGATGTCGTGGCGGCCTCGAAGGATGCCCTGGCGGCGGCGGAAGCGGAGGCTCCCGCGGCGGCCGTGGACCCTACGACCACCTCTACTCCCTCGACGGATACGGCCGCGTCGTCCATGACCGAGGCTGCCCCTGCGGCCACGGACGCGGCGAAGCCGTCTGACGACCAGGGCAGCTTCTCCAGCACGCCCCCCGCGGCGGCCCCCGACGAGACCACCCAGGGCCCCGGCGGTTCGCTCTAGTCGTCCGTAGGTCATAACCGGCCAAGCGCGAGAGCCCGGCCGGAGAATGACATAACCGGGTGCGGTGTTTCCCCGGGGAAGTATCGCACCCGACCCGTCACCCTCATGTCATATTTCGAGGCCCCATGATCCGCGAGTTCGTCTCCGCCCCCGCGATGGTCCGCAAGCTCAACGAGCTGGCAACCCTCGACCCCCACGCGATGTACGCGCTGGTGGAGCACCGCGTGCCCATGAACGAGGACCTCGCCAACCACCCCACCATGCAGGTGTCCATCGTGCCGGCGTCCACGGTGCCGGTGGGCGCGAGCGAGGCGGAGCGCCCCCGCTATATCGCGGGGATGCTGGGCGTCCTCAACGCCGTCTACGGCCTGCATTCCAGCGGTCCCTACGCGGGCTCCGGGGCCATCGTGGCCCACGTCGACGACGAGGCGAAGACCGTCAGCTTCAGCTTCCGCGACTACGACGACGCCCTGCCCAGCATCGAGGAGTAGTTCCATGTCGAAGAACCAGGCCGTGCCCTTGGAGAGCTGCCAGGAGACGCACCAGATGGGCATGATGTCCAACGGCGTCGAGGCGCTGGTGATGTTCCGGCACAACGAGACCAAGGCCATCAGCGTGTACCGCAGCGTCTCGTGCGAGGAGGCCCACACCTGGCCGCAGCCGCTGGAGCTGACCGGCGAGGCGGAGGAGAAGCGCCGCCTGATGCCCTTGGAGCGCGGCACCGTCATGCTGCCCGAGGGCCACATGCACATCGTGCTCCTCGACGACGAGCAGCTCTACGACGAGATCGTGGACGTCATCGTCAACGAGAAGGCGATCATCATCGGCGGCGAAGAGACGGTGGACGCCATCGTCGAGAACCCGGAGGCCGGCACCGACGTGGTGGGCCAAGAGGCCGTCGACCTGGTGGCGCGCGTGGCCGATACGCCGCACGGCCTGCTGCCGGAGTCGGTGGAGAAGATCAAGCAGGCGTCGGGGCTCGCCTAGTGCGTCCGCGCAGCAGCATGGCGCTCGCCATGGCCGTGTGCCTGGCCGGCGTGGGCATCGACCCTTACGAGCACCCGAAGCACGCCCGCGACCGGGCGGCCAAGAAGAACGGCGTGGGGGCCTTCGCCAAGACGAAGGGCCAGGCCCAGCGCCGCGCCAAGGGCAAGGCCGCGGGCAAGAGCCGCGCGAGGAACCGCAAGTGAGCTTCCGTAAGCTCGTGCGTGCCTGCCGCGAGGACACGGCCGTGAAGCAGGGCTACGACGGCCAGGCGGGTTTCGACTTCCTGGCCTTCATCGACGTCAAGCTGGCGGAGCGGGCGGCCAAGAACGACGGCTGCTACTACATGGCCTTCTGGCACCCGCTCCACGACCCGCTCAAGCTCGCCACCCTGGCGGACGAGGGGCGTGCTGGCGTGCAGAAGCTGATCCAGCGCCACGACGTGTTCGACCTGGCCGAAGCCCTGCGTGCGCGCACCGCCGGCCACAACCATCTTATCGACATCGAGGACCTGGAGCGGGTCGAGATGCCGGAAGGCGTGCGCACGCAGGTCTACCTGGTGCGCCGCGGGGTGGCCCACGCCTGCTGGCGCTTCCTGGAACTGATGTGCGTGCCCGGGACCTGCTTCCGCATCCGCTATTGGGGCATGCACCACGGCAAGCGCGTCGAGGCCCGCCTCGTGACCCTGCGCCCGGGTTGCGAGAACGTCGGCGACATCCAGCCCGCGGACCGGCCGCGCGCGCGGAGGGCGCGATGATCACGAAGACCGGCGAGACCGCCATCTACAAGGCCGTCGACAGCGGACGGCTCGTGGTCATCGGCCACATCGACTTCAACGGCGTGGTCTTCCGCGAGGCGGAGAAGTCCGCGGGCCTCTTGGACCACGACGAGCACCTCCAGCAGAAGTATGACCTCTCGTGGTCGGGCGAGCTGACCTTCTACTCCCAGGGCTCCTGCCTCACGGCCGCGCTGGAGGGCCTGCCCTTCCGACCCGCGCCCGAGGCGCCGCAGCCTCCTCCCATCGGCCGCGGCAAGCGCCAGGCCAACCGCAAGAAGAACAAGGCCGCCGACGCGAGCCGCAAGAAGAACAGGAGACGCTAATGGCAGGCACCAAGCCCGGTCCCGACAAGGGCGATCCGCGGGCGAGCATCAACGGCAAGAAGGGCGCCGCCGCGGCGCGCGCGGAGCACGGCGTCGAGCTGTACACCCGCGCGGGCAAGCTGGGCGGCCAGGCCACCAAGGAGAAGCACGGCGAGGAGCACTACCGCGCCATCGGCCAGAAGGGCGCGGCGTCGCGCAAGGCCAAGAAGGAAGCCGCGCGGGCGCGCGGGGAAGGGTAGCCCCATGGCGAACAACTACAACACCGTCATCTTGCAAGGCAAGGTCGCGTCGGAGCCCGCGAAGTGCGTGTACCGGCCGAACCCCGCCAAGAAGGGCGATCGCACGATCCCGCTGCCGCAGGAGAACGCCGTGCGCTTCTACCTGAACGTGCCGCGCTGGCGCAAGGACGACAGCCTGCCCGAAGGCGGCGTGTGGATCCCCAACCACATCATGGTGTACCTGTTCGGGCCCGCCATGGAGCGCGCGCTCGACCCGGTGAAGGGCATCAAGAAGGACGCCCGCGTCCTCATCGACGCCGGCAACCTCGACAAGATCCAGTGGAAGGAGGCCGGCCCCGACGGCGGCGAGGTCAACCGCTCGCTCGCCATCGTGCGCACGTTCGGCTTCAAGCCCGGCGGCGCGGAGAACATCAACAAGGTCATCATCATGGGGCGCCTGCACAAGGACCCCGAGGTCAAGTTCTTCGACGGCGGCGGCTGCAACGTCAGCATGACCATCTCCACCGATCGTCCCGTCAAGGTGAACGACCAGTGGGTCAGCGCCCGCACCTGGAGCGACATCAAGCTGGTGGGCAAGCGCGCGGAGACCGCGGGCGAGTACCTGCGCGCCGGCCGCGATGCGCTGGTCGAGGGCTGGCTGGAGGTCGAGACCTGGACGCCCAAGGGCACGGACAAGAAGGCGTCCAAGACCATCATCAAGGGCTTCGACTTCGTGTTCGCCGGCGGCTCCGGCGGTGGCAGCGCGCCCGCCTCGGGCGACATGCCCCCGATGCCCGCGGACGACCCGTGGGGCGACAGCAGCTACGGCCCGCCGGACGACTACTACGGCGAGGGCGCCGGCGGCGGTGGCGATCGCCGCGCGCCCGACCTCGACGACGAGATCCCGTTCTAGTGCCGCGCGACGAGGTGGGCCCGGACCATCGCCTGCACGAGGATGGCCCGTGGAGCTTCGAGTGGTCCAACGACTACGGCGATGCGGGCGTGGTGCGCGTGTTCCACCGGGGCGAGCCCCGGCTGGAGCTGACGCTCGCGCCCACCCACCCCGGCTGCATGCGCCGGGGCGGCCCGGTGCCGGGCACCTTCGACGAGCTGCGTGGCGAGTTCTGGGGCGCCACGGGCCCCCACCGCACCAACGAGCGAGACCTGAAGCTCGCGCTCTATCGCAACCCCGACGACATCCAGCTCGTGGCGGGCACCGTGCGGCTCCAGCTTCCGCGCCCCTTTGGCGATCGCCTCTACGACTTCATGGAGACCTTCTGCGAATGATCTGGTTCAACCTGCCCGCCATCACGCTCGACAGCCCCTGGCTGGACCTGCCGTGCATGCGCCTCCGCCTGGAGGTGGAGCCGCGGGACGCGTGGGTGGGTGCTTACATCGACCAGCGCCGCGAGGGGCTGCATCTGTTCTTGTGCGGCGTGCCGTTCGTGCCGCTGCATGTCATCGTGAGGAACCGCGCATGAACTTCGACCCGGCCAAGGGCCGCCAGCTCAACCTCTCCGACGGCCGCCCGGCCGTGCTGCTCGACCGCTTCGAGATCGACGGCAAGGACTACGGCCTGCTCTGCATGAGCATCCTGCCCAGCCTGGGCGGCGACAAGATGCTGGTCAACCGCATCGTGCGCGTCGAGCCGGGCAGCAGCAGCGAGATGCTCCGCCTGGTCGGCGTGGAGTCCGGCAGCGAAGAGGGCCAGCTCTGCCAGCGTCGTGTAATGGCGGAGTTGCAGCTCGTGATGAGCGCCCACGGCCTGACGGAAGGCCAGGACTACCGCGCCGACCTCGTCGACAACCCCAACCACCTCGACACGGAGGGCGCATGACCCCGCACCTGCTCACGCCTGCCCAGCAGGCCGTCCTCGACGCACCGCTCGTCGTCCCGCCGGCGCTGACCTACACCTGGTGGATGTGGTTGCCCGCGCTGCTGGAGCTGCTGGCCTACGCCTTCATCCTGGCGATCGCCCTGCCCTGGCTCCTGGGCGCGCTGGTCATGAGCGTCAAGCTCGTGCGCCGCGTCGACTGGCGCCTGTTCGGGGGCGTCAAGCCGTGATGGGCCCGCGCAAGCTCTGGGCCCGCCTGGTCGCCTGGAACGAGGGGCTCAAGGAGCGGATGATGCGGCGCACGATGGCGCGCGTGCAGGCGAGCCTGCGCCGCCTCGACCCGCACGCCCAGGTGCTGACCATGCGGGAGGGGCCGCTGATGTGCATCCGCATCAAGGTGGACCCGCTGCTCTTGCAGGGCGACACCCCCACCCACGCGTCGGTGCGCAAGCTGCTGGAGTCCCTGGAACGCCTGGGCATCACGAGGGCCTGAAGATGGACGAGCACGAAGACACCCGCTTCGACAACGGCGAAGACCCCGACGACCACGACCACGACGCCGAAGGCGTGATCGAGGAGGAGGTCATCTTCCTCAAGAACATCGAGACCGATCTGGAGGAGACGTTCGTCATCACGCACCACGTGGAGCTGGACGGCCAGCGCTACGTCGCCTTGGAGTACGCGGAGCAGGACGAGAGCGTCGACCACGACGCCGTGTTCATCCACCGCGTCGAGGACGTTGACGGCGTGGCGCACTACTACCCGGTGGAGGACGAGCTGGAGTTCCTGCGCGTCATCCGCAACATCGAAGAGCAGGAGGGCCTGGCGCCCGGCACGCTGGTGATCGCCAGCGCAGAAGAGGAAGAAGCCTTGAAGGACAGCGAGTTCCAGCGCGCCATCGGCGCCAAGTACGAAGCGGAGGCGGGCCCCGGCCCGGCCGACGACCCCTGGGCCAAGCCCGTGGACGTGCGCATGACGCTCGCGCAGTTGAGCGCGGCCACCCTGGGCCTGCGCTTCCTCGACGCGAAGCACCACGGCGCGATCGCCGCCGGCATGATCCCGGGCAACGCGGCCACCATCGAGCGGCTGCAAGAGGTGCTGACCACCCACGGCATGGCGACCGTCAGCGGCGAGCCGGTTACGGTCTTCGAGGTCGGCTCCTACGTACCCAGCGTGCTCGCGGCCACCGACCTCACGGACGAGCACCGCACGCAGCTCCTGAACCACAACCGCCTCAACCCGCCCTGCGTGACCGCGCCGCGGCTGGGCGAGCTGGTGGACCTCGACATCCTGATCGACCGGCTCAAGCAGGGGCTGGTGAGCGCGTACATGGAGAAGCTGGGCATCCCCGTGCTGGAGAGCCCGGAGGACGTGCCCTCGGACGCGCTGCGCCACCTCATCACCGACATCATGGACTTCGAGCCGCGGGGCGTGGTGTAGATGCCGAACCATCCCAGCACCCCGTACACCGTCCAGATCACGCGGCACTGGCACGGCGAGTTCACCCGCCAGGCCAGCCGCTCGCGCCAGGACGAGGCGCTGGGAGTCTTCGAGCGCAAGATGGGCGCCGACGCCGCGGAGGGGATGGCCGAGGATCTGCTCACGCAACTCCAGTGCGCCCGTGCCGTGTTCGGCCAGGGCCACGCGATGTTCGTGGACGAGACCGTCTGCCCCGTCAAGGACTGCGGCCAGCACCACGCGGCCGTGCCGGGCGAGGAGACGCCGGCGCCCGACACGTTGGACTCCGCCATCACGCTCTACAACAACGCCAAGGAACAAGCCCCGGAGCACCGCGAGGGCGCGCTGATGATCGCGCGCCAGGCCGTGCTGCGGGCCGCCGAGTTCGAGCTGAAACGCTCCAGGCTCGGCACCACCCCGTAACCCCCACCCACTACAGAGGAGGCCCCCGATGGGCGACTTCATCAAGACCAGCACCTACGACGCCACCCAGAACGAGGACGGCTCCTGGACCGTCAAGTCCGACAAGACCGGCAAGGAAGCCACCATCCCGCACGAGCAGTTCATGCAGGAGTACAAGCTGACGCCGGCCAAGAAGGGCACGCCCTACTCCGAAGGCAAGGCCGCCTACGTGCGCGCCAAGAAGGGCCAGGCCAAGCCGGCCGCCAAGGCCGCCAAGGAGAAGAAGGCCAAGTAGCCGTTCCCGCCGGGGAGGGCCCGCGGGCCTTCCCCTTTCCGCCCCAGGAGGGCCACATGAGCACGTTCGACCGCATCCAGACCATCGTCAGCGACCGCCTTGGGGTGGAGCGCCGCCTGGTGGCCGAGCAGACCAACCTCGAAGGCGAGCTGGGCATGGACTCGCTCGACCGCGTGGAGCTGGTGATGGCCTTCGAGGAGGAGTTCAACATCGAGATCCCCGACGAGGACATGGCGGCGATCGCCACCGTCGAGGACGCCGTGAAGCTCGCCGACCGCCTGGTGGCCGCGAATGGCTAACTTCCGCAACGCGCCCGTCTACGTCCAGGCGCTCCAGCTCACGAAGTCCATCTGGATCGACGACTGGCGGGACGAGGTGGCGCGCGCCGCGGCGCAGGACGGCCAGTGCCAGAAGTGCCTCGACCGCATCGAGGGCAAGAAGGGCGACTGGCTCGTGACCTTCCCCGACGGCCACATGGAGATCATCAAGGACAAGGACTTCCGCAAGGCGTTCGTGCCCTCCGACTTCATCGAGGACCACGCCAAGAGCCTGCGCGAGAGCTTGGAGCGCTTCAAGCGCGACCCCATCAAGCCGATGCCGCCCCCGCAGCCCCTCTACCCGTACCAGCCCCAGCAGCCCTACTTCCCCATGGGCCCCACCTGCGCGGTGGGCGGCGCCTTCCCCGACGCCATGAGCTGGCACGTCCCAGGGTAGGACCAAGCGACCAATCGACCAGGAGGACCCCATGGCCCGACGCACCAGCGCGGTCGCGTACCGCCAGATCATGAACAGCGGCCTGTTGAGCCGCCGGCGCTCCGAGGTGTACGCCACCTTGTACGAGCACGGCCCGCTCACGGTGATGGAGACCTGCCACAAGCTGGGCATGCCCGACGCGCAGACCACTATCTCGCCGCGCATGGCGGAGCTGAAGCGGCTGGGCGTCGTCTGCGAGGACGGCACCAAGATCTGCTCCATCACCGGCAAGCGCGCCATCCAGTGGGACGTCACGGAGGCCCTGCCGGCCAAGCCCGCCAAGACGGAGACCACCAAGCAGCGCTTGGAGCGCCTGGAGGCGGAGCGCAAGCTCTTGGTCGAGGTGGTCAAGCAGGCCCGGCCGGTCGCTGACGGCAACGCGGACCTGCGCCTTGCGATCGCGGCCGTCGACCAGTTGTGGGTGCAAGGCTGATGGGCGTGGGCGACGACTGGCACCCCTGCCTGGAGAAGAAGCTGCACCCGGGCGACGAGCAGGATCCGCGCATCCAGCGGGCCCGGGAGATCGTTCAGCTTGGCGACAAGATCACGATCGCCAAGGGCATCCTGCGCGACAAGACCGAGCAGCGGCTGAAGCTGGAGGCGGAGTACGCCCAGGCTGAAGCCGCGGAGGAGAGGGCTCGCAGGGAGCTGGCGGAGTACGAACGGCTCTTCGACGAGCGTGTGAAGTAAGGAGCGACCCCTTGGAGATGAAGACCTACCGCCGCAAGCCCGAGCCCGTGCGCGCGTTCCAGTGGAACGTGACGCTAGGCGAGGTCGAGGGCGTGATCCGCTGCCCCAACCGCAACTGCCAGGCGGAGGGCGTGCCCGACCACTTCGCCCTCCAGACCCCCAGCGGCCTGGACTCCATCAGCTCGACCGACTGGGTGCTGGTCCACGAGGACGGCACGCGCACGCGCCTCACGGACGCCCGCTTCCGCGCCGAATACGAGCCACAGCTCTCCGTCGCCGACTTCCTGCGCCCCATCGACGTTCCCGGCCCGATGGCCGACCTGGAGCGGATGCTGGACTACGCCGGCAGCCAGCCGCCGGACTTCGTGGAGCGCGTGGTGCAGTTCGACGACACCATCGACGAGCGGATCGACACGCCCGAGATCAACGCGGCGGTGGAGCGCAACATCGCGGAGCTGCAAGACGGCGTGCGCATCATCACCGACGGCTGCTCCAAGTTCACCTGGGTCATCGGCAAGAGCGGGCGGGCGTTGGGCCTGATCACCCGCCTGGCGATCGCCATCGCGGTCGACCCCGAACACTACGAGGCGGTCATCACCTTCGTGAATGGCAAGACCATCACCGTGTTTAACCCGCGTCCCTATTACGTCGCGCCCGCGACCTAACACAGAAAGGTATCTACATTATGAGTTCGACCGCCCTGTTCTGCGGCAATCTGGAGCCCCAAGAGGTGATGCCCGGACCCGCGTTCGGCGTGGGCACCGTCGTCGCCGTCCGTGGTTCGTGCGCGGCCACCGCGATGCTCGTCTTCAAAGTGGAACTGCCGCGCGTGGACCCGGAGGTGCCCAACGAGAAGATCATCAGCACCCAATCGCTCACCAGCGCGACGGACGAGCTGCTGGACGTCGAGGTGCCCGCCGGCGCCTTGGGGATGCGCGTCAGCATCGAGAACACCTCGGGCACCAAGATCACGTTCGACGTGGAGTTCACCGTCTACGCCGCCGCGGAGGTGCAGGCGCGCAAGGCCGTTAGCGAGCCGCGCACGCTGAACGCCAGCAGCCCGGAGACCGCCAAGGCCGCCATCAGCGACCTGGAGGTGTGGGGCGACCCCGACATGGTCAAGCTGCTCGCCAAGGCCAGCAGCCGCCAGCAGGGCTTCATGAAGACGATGAAGGCCGTGGATCTGGGTGGCGGCGTGATCGTCCAGTTCGAGACCCAGCAGCGCTGCGGCGACACCGCCCTCGGCGAGATGCACGTCGCGCTGGAGGCCAATGCCCCCGCGCTCACCTTGGTCGAGGCCAGGGCGAAGTACCCGGAGCTGATCGTGGTGGAGGTCGAGGAGCGGACCATCGCCGGCCTGCGCCATACCGTGCTGCACTACAAGTACCCCGGCAGCGAGTGGGCGCTCTCGCAGAGCGCCGTGTACGTGCCCGGCGCCCGCATCGAGGAAGCCGCCCAGGCGGAGAAGGGCGTGACGTCGCGCAAACTCGTGGTTCCCACGGCGGCGGAGGCGGTCGAGAAGATCTCCGCCTCGCTCACCGCCATGGGCGAGCAGGTGGGCGCGGCCTTCGGCCAGGCGATGCAGAAGGAGCTGACCTAGTCGATGTTCGGCGACGGCCAGATGTCGCTCTTCGTGGATCCCCCGGGGCACACCCGGGGGTTCCTCACCTGCCCGTGCGGCACGAAGAGCCCCATCATCCTGATCCCCACCGGTCGGCTGCCGGAGGACCAGTGGACCACGTGGGCCCGCGGCTACCTGAAGTGGCGCGTGGACTGCCCGGCCTGCGATCCGCCCGACCAGCCCCTCTCGCCGGAGCGCGCGGCGCGCGCCATCCCGCCGGTTCTGCGGGTCGAAGAGTACTAGGGGCCGCGTCCATATAATACCGGTGCATATGCTTTACCAAGACGAAGGAGATACCCGATGAGCGCGATCCTGCCCCTGCTGGCGTTCAAGCAGAACGGCGGCACCAAGGTGGTCGGTGCCATGCTGATGGACCGTCCCCGCTCCCTGCACCTGTTCGACAGCCCCATCCAGCACCCCAAGAAGGGCGACCTGCTGGTGGTCGAGCAGACCGGCGAGATCTACATCATGACGAACGACGCGATGCTCGCGAACTTCCACCAGTCGGTGGCGGACCAGGCGACCATCGACGCCGCGCAGGTGTCGGGCTTGCCCATCCGCGACTACCTCAAGAAGCACCTGGTCTAGGGGACCACCCGTTGGGGGCCGCGAGGCCCCCTTCGTCGTCTGTATGATCACCCTCGATCACCACATCGGCCTGCGCGTCAACGAGCTGCGCCAGGCGCTCGACCTCACCCTCCACGCCGCGGCCCTCAAGGCCAACCTGAAGGTGGGCGAGCTGGCGCGCATCGAGCAGGGCATCGGCGAGCTGCCGGATGCGAAGCTGATCCGCCTCGCGCGATCGCTGGGCGTGAGCCCCGGCTACCTGCTGGGCACCGAGGAACATGACGAGCTGGAGGCGGACCCGCTCTACAGGCTATTCAAGAGCCATCTGGCGGCCTGCAAACCGGACCTGCGCCGCAGCATCTTGGTGATGTTAATTCAGGGCGTCGCGAAGGCCAAAAAACAAGGTCTACCAGGCAATCAAACTTAGCTTGACTGGTACTACTTGCTGAAGTACGATGTTGGTCCGACCAGTAGGTCGGTCAGACCACCCGTTCGAGCAAGGAGCCGCCATGTCCGTCGAGACCTACGCCCCGTCCCCGTTGGCCCAGACCAGCGGCCCCCCGAAGCCGCTCTCCGAGATGAGCGTGGCGGACGCCTCCCGCGTCTTGAGCAGCGAGCTGTCGTTCCTGAACGAGAAGCTGGACCGGCTCCTGACGCACGCGGCCGGTGATCAGCCGAACGTGAGCGCGGAGAAGATGCCGCCCACGGCGATGGGCGTCAAGGGCGAGTTCCAGACCACCGTGTCGATGCTGCAATACGCGCATACCCTGGTCGATCGCCTTGGCAAGGAATACGGCGTGATGCTGCCGGCGCAGTCCCAGCACGCGCTGAAGGCCGTCCACGTCGGCAACAGCCTCTCGTAATGCCGGTCTACGCGCTCACCGCCCAGACCGGGGAGCATGACTACGAGGTCCTGCTCCACCACGAGACGACCTTCACGGAGGCGGAGTTCTTCAAGAAGGTCTTCGACTTGGCGCCCGAGGCGACGATGGGCGCGCAGAAGGACAACCGGGCCGTCGGCTTCCAGGACGTGATCCACCCGCTCGCGCGGCTCTTGTGCGAGCGCTATGGCTTCACGCTGGTGGACCCCATCGTGGAGTTCGCGGTGGACTTCCGCCGCATGAGCTTCTTGGGTGCCGACGGCTTCACCTCGCTGGAGCACCAGCGGCGGGCCGTGCGCCAGGCCGTGGATCTGAAGGACTGGCTGCGCGCGCACGATCTGCGCAGCGTCACCGCGGAGCAGAACCCCAAGCTCTACCGCGACGAGATGGACACCATCACGGAGGGCGAGAAGGCCATGCGGCTCTACCTCGTTGCCGGCGAGGAGCACGTCGTCCTGGAGCCCGTCGACGTGGTGCCCACGCCCAAGCAGCGCATCCAGATTGAAGCCTGGTGGCCCTTCTGGAAGCCGCGCGGCGAGGCGGAGCCCCAGTGGCCCAGTGCGGCGGACGCCTGCCTCATCTGCAAGGCCGACCCCTATGCCTGCCCGTTCCACGCGGCCCCGATCACCCCGGAGGGCTGATGTACTACTACGAGCTGAAGGAGCGGCTGGACCCGGGCCGCGAAGACCAGGTCATCACCCTCGCCCACCGCGCGGCCTTCACCGACGACGAGTTCACCACGTTGGTCTGCAACGTGCTGCCGTTGTGCGCGCCCGCCGACAAGACGAAGCTACGTTTCAATATTATGCGCCACGGCGTCGCGCGCTTGCTGTGCGAGCGCTACGGCTTCGAGCTGGTGGAGGCGTGGGTGGACTTCGTGGTGCCCGACCGCGACCTGGGCCGCGACCCGGCGACCTACCTCGACGAGACCAGCCGACGTCTGGCCCAGAAGCTCAAGGACGCGGGCATCAGCACGCCGGCCGTGGCGAGCCTGTCCATGCATTGGAGCGCGGACACCCGGTTGAGCGCGTTCGGCAACTACCTCTCGGACTTCGTGGGTAAGCCCACGGGCAAGGCCACGTTCCAGGCCATCAAGGCGCGTTCGCTTGACCACATCGCCGGCTACCATGCGGAGACGATCGTCATGGACGAGATGGCCTACCACGAGCTGACCCGCGCCGTGGATGCGCCGCCCCCGCCGGCCTACCCCTTGGCGCCTTCCAGCTTGACCGGCGGTGAGACGCTGAAGGCCCGCGTGCTGGACGACGCCGTGCGCGCGCTGGCGAGCGCGACGCACAAGCCGCTTCAGGTCTCGATGCAGGCCCACTTCGTCACCCAGAACAAGCGGAGGAAGCGCTGATGGACCAACAGGATCCGCTCTTGGACTTCGAGGCGCTCAACACGCCGCCGTCGAGCCGCTACATGAGCGTGTACGGCACGATCCCCGAGGGCTACAAGATCGGGGGCACCGGCCACCGGCCCGATCGCCACCTCGACGTCTACCGGCTGGCCGCCGCCAAGCCCGCGATGCAGGTCATCAAGACCAAGCTGATGGAGATGGCGACGCCCGTCTTGGACGCCGACAGCTCCCAGCGTATCATCGTCATGAGCGGGATGGGCCCGGGCTTCGACCAGTGGCTCGCCGCGGCGACGCTGTGGCTGAAGAAGGAGGGCTATCCCTTCGAGCTGTGGATGATCATCCCGTGGAAGGGCTTCGAGTGGCCCCGCTACTGGGCGGAGAACCGCCGCTGGATCGCCGACATGATGGAGAAGGCGCTGAAGGTCAGCCACCTCACGGACGTCGAGATCCGCAGCACCGACCACGCGGCCCAGACCGTGATGTGCCACGACCGCAACGAGGAGGTGGCGCGGCTCTCGCAGAAGGCGCTGTCGAGCTGGAGCGGCGCGGAGGCCGGCGGGACGTGGGACACCATCAAGCGGATGCGTTCCTACGGCATCGAGCCGGAGAACATCTACAAGGACGTCTGCGACGCGCTTTTCGGCGCCAAGGCCCCGGCCACGCCGGCAACCTAATAATCAGGGCAGGAGGGACCTGCCATGTCCGAACACACCTGTCGTATCTTCACCAAGCTCTTCGAGCGCGACGAGGCCCACCATGACCTCTTCCAGAACCGCGAGACCGGCGACGTGCTGCGCTACTGCGATCTTCCCCCCGGTGCCCTGTACGAGGATCGCTACCCCGACCACCCCACCTACGTCCCGAATCCCCATCGCCCGGACGACAAGACCTGGACCGTCAAGCTGCCCTGCGGCACCCCCTGGATGATGGACTGCCGGGCGAGCAGCGGCGGCTACTGGACCCGCACCGGCGAGGCGCCCAACCTCTCGATGTCGCCCAGCATCCACATCACCACGACCCGCTACGTCTACGACGATCCCACCGACGAGAACAAGCCCACCGGCCAGTCCACCGTGACCGTGTACCACGGCTACCTGACCAACGGAAAGCTCACCAGCACCCCCGACAGCCCCTGCTAGGAACCCCGCAACGTTGCTACGTTTCAACATCAACATCGTCGACTTCGTCATGCTCTGCGCGCTGGCCTTCCTGGCCTGGCGCGTGGCGGTGGCGGAGGGCGACTGGGCCTGCACCCTGTTCGTCGGCTCGCAGCTCGTCGTCTTCGGCGTGCTGCGGGGCGGCTGGCGGCTGGTGCAGAACGTGCAGGCGCTGCGCCAGGCGGCCAAGGACGAGCCCCAGGACGGCCAGCCGTGACGGAAGCGCCCCAGCACACCCACGTCGTCCTGGAGGTCGCCGCGCGCCACTGGTGGCAGCACTTCAAGGGCGGCACCTACATGGTGCAGCGCGTCTCCATCCACCACGGCCCGGAGGCCCAGGCCCACCCGCCGGAGCTGCGCTTCAACGTCCACTACCGGCTGTGGGGCCGCAACGAGGTCCACGAGCGCCCCCTGTGGGAGTGGCTCGACTGGGTGGCGCGCGACGCCTACACCGGCTGGCGCTTCTGGCCGCATGCGGAGTGGGAGCAGCCGTTCCCCGACGAGCTGCGCCCGCCCAAGGCGCCTACCGTATGAGCGGCTACGCCATGAACCTCGGCACCTGGCGCAAGTGCGCGGGGTGCCGCGGCAAGTACTACCCGGCGGGCTACGTCATGGCGATCGCCGACAGCGGCCGATCCCTCAAGGAGCGGCTGTGCGTCGAGGGCACCTCCTACACGATGCCGCCCCTGTTCTCGCGCGTGCTGCTGCTCGTACAGAAGAAAGGCAAGGACATCGGCGGGTTCCGGCGTGCGTTCATCTTTCTGGTCGAGCAGGGCCTCTGGACCACGGTGCTCGTCAACAACCCGCACTACTGCAACGACGCCTGCTCCATCGAGCACGTCATGCGGATGATCCGCCCGGAGGATCAATGACCAAGATCTTCGCGGAGCCGGTGCCCGTGACGCCGGAGCACATGTTCTACGCCACGGACGTCTGCGACGCCTGCCGCAAGAAGTTCATCCCCAGCGTGACGATCGCCCTGCTCGGCGACAGCGGCCGGGCCCTGGCCGTGTGGGAGAACAAGCCCCTGCTGCACTTCCCGCTCTGGCTCGTGAAGGCCCATCCCAGCTTCGCCAAGGCGTGCGTGCTGAACTATGCCACGCGCCCGGTGGTCTTCCCCTTCTGGATGGTGCTCGCGGACTACCATCTGGGCTTCTGCTCCTGGGGGTGCCAGGAGAAGGCGGGGCAGCGCCGATGAGCCAGCTCGCCGTGATGCCCGACCCCTTCTACCGTGACTGCAAGCACTGCAAGCGCACCTACCAGCCGATGGTCGAGGTGCAGCTCGTGCGCGACAGCGGCCGGGTGGGCCAGACCTTCTGGGTTGCCGCCAAGTACATGCCGCTGGTCTTCGCGGAGTACCACCGCCACATCGGGCCGGTCAAGTTCCCCGGGCACTACTACTGGGTGGGCTTCGCGTGGGCCAACCTGGCCGTGCTGCACAAGGGCGCGTGCTCGGAGGACTGCCAGACGGCGTTCCTGAAGGCCCACTCCGACGCGGCCGACATGCTGGAGATGTTCGAGATGCTGGGCGAGAGCCGCTTCACGCCCCAGAGCCCGAACATCTACGACGACATCCCGGCCATCCGGCAGAGGATGGGGCGATGAAGAGCGAGTGGATGACGGAGGCCATGGCGATGGGCAACGGCTTCGCCCAGCCCAAGGACGTGGTGCGCGTGGTGTGGTTCTGCACCTACTACGGCGTGGCCTACATGAACGAGCCCGGGATGGCGGGGCGCCGATACTTCGCCGACAGCGGGCGCGGCTTCACACCGAACCTGCCCGGGGCGGTCGACCGCACGGCCCTCTGGGAGCGCGAGAAGGCGCAGATCCGATGGAGGAGATGAACATCGACGTCGGCGGCCCCGACTTCACGGTCATCAGCCAGTTCTACCAGGTGCCGGAGGGCCATGCGGTGAACTTCGTCCGGGCCACCATCACCATTGAGGGCGAGCCGGCGCTGGACCCGCTGACGGGTACGCTCTACCATACGGTCAAGCCGGGCGATCGCCGATACCAGCGTGACTCGGGGAGGAAGTTCCGATGAGCCTCCGTCAGGTCGGCAGCAGCATCAACCACGAGGTCATCCTCGACGTGCTGCGCGCGGACGCGATGAATCGCCGGCTCCAGCCCTTCCGGCCCGTCGCGCCCGACTTCCTCTGCGCCGGGTGCGGGCGCCTGGTGGCGTGCGTGGTCAACGAGCACCAGGAGCCCCGCCGGCGCTACTTCACCGACGCCGGCCGCGTCGTCGGCACCTACAGCCCGGTCAACGTCTGGCACCACGCCTGCGAGGCCCCCTGATGTCGCGAATTGTAGGCCATTTCAAGTCGGAGCCCGGGCAGGACCTGGTAAACGTCATCATGCCGCCCTTGGATGTCACGCAGTTCTGCCCGCAATGCGGGCTCGTGAGCTACCCCTTGAGTGGTTGCCTCGCCACCCGCTTCTTCGTGGACAGCGGGCGCTGGATGGGCGACCTCTGGTACGGCGGCGAGGGCGCCGACGAGACCTGGTGGAAGCGCGAGCCCCACGTCTGCTGGAGCAACGTCTGATGCCCGGCTACGTGCTCAAGGACCGGTGGTGGGAGCGCGCTGCCGCGCGCATCGGCAAGTTGACGGTCGTGGAGCTGTGCCCGGCCTGCGGCGCGCTGCACCTCTTCGACAGCACCCGCAACAACCTCTGGTCCATCTTCGACAGCGGGCGCGTGGGCGGGCAGGTGCGCTGCCACGAGGTGCCGGCATGACCGTCGCGCAGTGGCCCATCTTCCTCCAGCTCTGCCCCGACTGCGGGGCCATGCACCTATACGCCGAGACGGACGACGAGGCGTTCCAGCTCCACGACTCCGGGCGTGTGGCGAGGCCGACGCGCTGCGCCCCGTTCTTGGAGCGCTCGCGGGCGGCTTTCGCCTTGTCCCCCACGCCGGCGGAGCGTGCCCGCTGGACGAACCTCTGGAGGACGCCATGAGCGCGTTGCCGCCCATCTGCGTGACCCAGACGCATGTCGTCGAGACCGTCACCCAGCGGAACGACCTGCAAGGCGTGCAGGGAGGGGACATCTGCGTGGTGATGTCCACGGGCCGTAGCTACATTTACGCATCACGGCCGACGACAAGGTGGATCGAGATGGCGAACTTCGAGCCCGAGCCCTTCTACTGCGGCGAGTGTGGCGGGCTGTATCGCTACCGCACGGGCGACCACGCGCCGGGGCCCAACGACGGCCAGCAGGTCGTGACCGATGGCGATCGCCGCTTGGACCGCGACCACGGCTGCCGCTCCGCGCACCCGGACGTCAAGCACGCGCAGCTCACGGAGTTCCTGGGGAGGACCGCATGAAGCAGAACCACCGCTGGGGCCGCGCCAAGGGCGTGATCGGCGTCAGCTTCGGCCAGGACTGGATGAAGGACGTCTACATCAACCCACCCTACTCCGCGGACGTGCCAACGGGCACCTTCGAGGCGCAACTCTGCCCGGAGTGCGGCATGTGCTGGGAGATAGCGAATATCGGCTCCGTGGAGAGCCCGCAGGTGCGGCTCACGGACGCCGGCCGCCGGCTACCCAGCCAGCACGGCTGCATCGCCACCCACCCGCTGCGCGAGGCCACGGAGAAGTACGGCGTCTACGTCGACATGTACCGGAGGGGCCTATGAGCCTGGCCGTCAACCTCGCCCAAGAGGAGGCGCGCCTGACCGGCAGCCGCCGCCCTTACGACCGGATGTGCGTCTGCGGCATCGCCTACCGCCTCTTCCCCGCCCCCCTGTCCGCCCCGCAGCCGCAGAGCGCGTTCGACTCCGGCCGGCCCGTGCCCATCTGCTGCGACGTCCTGTACCCCATCCTGTTGTGAGGCCCCATGCAGATCCTGACCCACAAGAAGCGCTGCGAGCACTGCCGGCGGTTGTACATGCCGATGGTGGAGTACACGCCCCTGGCCGACAGCGGACGGCACATGTACACCAGCAAGGGCGAGCTGATCGCCGCGCCCGACTTCATCCGGCCGATGTACGGGTACTTCCGCGACCGCACGGAGAACCCGTCCTACGTCTGGGCTGGCGGTCGGTTCATCCTGGGCGTGGCGCCCAGCAAGGGCTACTGCGGCCTCCTCTGCAAGCGCAACGCCAAGCAGGACCGCGAGCGCAGCCCCTTCGAGGCGGCGATGATGTCGGAGATGCTGCCCGGGATGGTGAACAACCGGGCCAACCGGCGGGGCGCGGGCTTGTGTTGAGCACGTACCTCAACGATACCGGCAAGTTCGGCACCGAGAAGGACCGGGCGCGCTGTGACGGCTGCGGGGACAGCTACCTGCGGGACGGCGGGACCTGGACGATGCTCGACTCCGGCCGGACGGTGCCGCCGCGCTGGCGCCCGATGGACGAGGTTCTATCCGAAGTGATGTTCTGGGCCATCATCTGGGCGAAGAAGCCGCTCTTCGGCACGCCGTTCCGTGTCAAGGGCATCCCGCTGCCCTTCGTGAACGTGGAGTTCCATGCGGGCTACTGCTCTGACGCCTGCGAGGACACAGCCCGCCGCGCCGCGGCCTTCCGTCTGGCCGTCATCAACGCTCCTGGGAGGCAGGCATGAGCGACTCGATCCTCGCGCACCAGTGCCAACGCTGCGGCAAGGTCTACGACCGGGCGGGCGAGCTTGTGACCGTGACCGACTCCGGCCGCCCCGTCGTGCGCACGGCGCCCTGGTGCTCCACCATCTGGGCCACCCATGAGGAGAAGAAGAACGCGATGCTGCGCGAGGTCATCGCCACGGGGAAGCCCATCTTCGGCACGCCCTTCTGGCCCCATGGCCTGGCGCTCGCGCTCGCCGACATCGAGCAGCACCCGGGCTTCTGCTCCGACGCGTGCAGCGCGGCTGCACGGAAAGGAACCGCATGAACGACATCCCCCGCCTCGACAAGCCGCCGACCCAGATGGTCTGCCGCGAGTGCCAGCAGCCCTTCCGGCGCCAGGTCTCGATCGTCTGCCTGTCCGACACGTTCCGGGAGCTGAAGCACACGGAGCGCCTGCTCTACGTGGACACCATGAAGCGCGCGGAGCAGGCGTTCGTGCAAGAGGTGGCCCGCTCGGCCGAGGGCTTCAAGCTCGGGCCCTACATGTTCGGCATCTGCCTGTACACCCACTGGCGCATCCCCTACCACGGCACCTGCGGCCCCGACTGCGAGGCCGCCGTGCTGATGCGCAACCTGCGCCAGACCTCGGGCGCGGACGGCCTGATGAAGCAGCGCGAGGCGCTCTGGTTCCACTGGGACGAGGGCGCCTACGGCTCCCGGCCCGTGCGATCGCAGAACAGCGCGCCCGCCCTCGTCGACCTGGAGAAGCTGGTATGACAACCCCCTGCACCAACGAATGCACGATCATGACCAGCCGCCAGAAGGAGCTGCGCACGAGCGCCGGCGCCTACCGCGAGATGCTGGTCGAGGCGGTCAAGAAGCTGACGGAGCACGGCATCGACCCGGGCATCTTCACCATGTTCCTCAACAGCCGCCACGACATCGGCGCGGCCCAGGCCCGCCAGATGATGCTCGACCGCGAGGCGGCGGAGGCCGGGCGCTCGGCCATCTGGTACTTGGAGCACTACGTCGTCCAGATGCGCAAGGAGCTGGCGCGAAAGGGGCTCTTGGACCCCGCGGACCGCGACGAATACGACGAGCTGGGCAGCGCCCACCTCGAAGCGATGGAGAAGGTCGCGAAGTACCGGGCGCTCGACGAGACCAAGGGCTTGAGCCACCACCGCGGGGACTTCAGCACGGAGCCGCTCGCCGGCGCCGACCCGCGGGCCCACGGCCACGCCCAGAAGGTGGCCGCCGCGGCGCGCGCGCTCTTGGCGATGGACGCCTACATCCACCGGTTGCGCCAGGCGTACTACAGCAACGACCCGGAGGTCCGCTCCAACGCGGACAAGCTGCTCAACCATGTGGGCAGCGAGGCGCTCCAGGACGCGTGGACCGCCTACGCCCTGTTGGGGATGAACGGCGAGTGGTGCGGCAGCGCCGACCGCCGGCCGACCATCGCCGTGGGTAAGACGCTGATGGAGCGCTGCAAGACCCTGGAAGAGGCAAACGACCGTCTGGCCGTGGACAACGACGACCTCAAGGCGGAAAACGAGAAGCTGCGGGCAGAGCTGGAGAAGCTGCGGGCGAAGGAGGCGCGATGATCGCGTTCGGCATCGACGTCTCGGGGGCGGCCGGCACCTTGGCCGGGCTGGCCCTCGCGCGCTGGGTCCACGTGGCCTTCATGGCGTGGATGGACCGCAAGCGCACCCCGGCGCCGGCGATCGCCGAGGAGGGCGCCTTGCCCGAGGAGGAGCAGGAGCGCCTCTTGGTGGCGATGGGCTTCGACCCGGCGCGGGCCCACCACATCGTCGAGCTGGCGACGCCCGAGGCGATCGCGGCCATCAAGGCGGAGACGGCGGCCAAGCTCGCGGCCATCGAGCAGGAGACCCAGGCCAAGCTCGCGGCGATCGAGGAGGAGAAGCAGGCACGGTTCGCGGCGCTCCAAGGAGAGGCGGCGCAGCGCAGCATGGAGCGCTCGCGCAACCTGGACAAGCTGCTGACCAACCTCGGCCGCGAGAAGCTGGGGATGGACGCCGAAGGCGGCCAGAGCGCCCAGGCCCTGCACGCCATGATGTCGGAGGCCCGCCACATGCTCGACGAGCAGACGCAGCGGCACGAGCTGGTGATGGGTCCCTGGCCGGAGGAGGATCGCGGCACGCAGATGTTCTACGGCTTGATGAGCCAGGCGGAGCGGGAGATCATGGAGGCCATGCGGGTGCCGGACGAGCTGATGAAGACCGCCCGGGTCCAGACGGAGCGTGGCATCCAGCGGACCGCACACGCGCGTGCCATCGAGATCCTGTGCGAGAACTTCGGCATGCTGCCGACCTCGCCGGAGGAGAAGCTGAAGAAGAGGGGCCCATGGCGCTGATCACCGACGCGTTCCCGTTCTACGTCTGCTGCGGCCATCCCTGCGGCAACGTGCTGCCGGACAGCGGGCGCATGGGCACCATGTGTCGGGACTGCCGGCCCCACTTCTACACCGGCAAGACGGAGCGCGGCATGGAGTTGCGCGAGACCCGCCAGCACGAGGTCGTCGTCATGGAGTACCTGCCGCGCCGCAAGAAGCCGATCGTCACCCGCGTGCCCCAGGGCCGGTTCGTGTGAGCTACGACATGCCGCCGGAGGGGTGGGAGCCGCCGTGCTGCCCGACCTGCGGCGACGAGGTGGAAGAAGACGGCAGCGACACCACGAGCTGGGGCATCTGCTTCGCCTGCGAGCGCGAGGGGATGCTACCCACCCAGCTCCCGCCCGACCTCTGCTCGGGCTGCGCGCGTCCGCTGGCGGACTCCGGCCGCGAGCTGTACCTCTGCCGGCGCTGCATCGACCGCAGCAAGAAACTGCGCATGGGCCCGGAGGGCAAGGCGGTCGTGGAGTACGAGATCCTCTGGGCGCCGGGCCGCGAGAGCCGGCTGCTCATGCTGGGGATCGCCGGCCGCCCCCGCGTATAGACGCAGCTTCGCCCGGGGTCGCCTGTGGGTGGCCCCGGACTTCGTGATGTAACGGCCCGTTGGTCGGACCGTCCTATCCATATAATACCACTGTCCAAGGGACTTGTGGAGGGTGGGATGAGCGCCAACAAGTTGACCGTAGCGCAGCTCGCTACCATCGGGGTTGCCGTGAACGGCGGTCCCGTCAACGCCGGCGTCCAGTTCCAGGTGCCCGAGTCCCAGCAAGAGGTCATCGAGGTCAACCGCTACGGCATCGTGACCGCCAAGGGCCCCGGCGCGGCCGTGGTCCTGGCGCACGACCCGCAGGCGATCCTCGTGGATGCGCCCATCTTCGTGGTGCGCAAGACCGCCCAGGCCCAATACGAGGAAGACGTCCGCAACGGGCTGGTGAAGCCCCGCACCGTCTTCTCGCCGCTGTAGGAGGGCTGCATGGGGTTCGAGCTGCGTCTCTCCAACCAGGCGGACTTCGCCACCACCGTCGACGGCGATGCCTCGGGCATCGTCTACGTCGCGGCGGCCGGCGACGGCACCGTGGCGACCGTGGACCCGCAGACGGGCCACCTCGTCGCGCTGGCCCCCGGCCTCGCGCAGGTGCAAGCCTGGAAGAACAACATCGTCGTGGACGAGCACGCCGTGCTGGTCAAGAGCGACGCCCAGTTCGCCTTCGACCAGGCCAAGCGCGCCAAGACCGTGCGCGTCGCGACCTCCGTGGGTCTGCTCTCGGGCGACCAGACGCCGCCCGTGGTGGCCCCGCCCCTGCTCGCCACCCAGGGCCAGACGCTCACCATCGACTGGCCGAACGTGCTGGAGGGCGAGAGCGCGATCACGGAGCTGACGCTCGACATCCGCTCGCTCGACGGCACCGTGACGATCGCCCTGGGGCAGACCGTCTTCGAGGGCGCCCGCCCCTACCAGATCACGCTGCCCGACGCGCGCCCCTACCGCGTCACGCTCTACGCCCGCAACACGAACAACCTGATCGCCTCGACGTCCGCCGACGTGACGCCGGGCGTCAACCCGCTCGCGGTCACGGACTTCGACGCGTCGGACGCCGCGAACGCCGTCGTGAGCTGGACGAGCGCACAGGCGGGCCTCATCACCTACACCGTGACGATCCTCGACCAGTTCGGCAACCCGGTGGCGAGCTACCCCGTCACCCAGGGCGGCACCAGCCACACGACCACTTTGGACCTGTCCGGCCTGCCGATGGGCAGCTACACGGCCGTGGTCTCGGACACCGGCAACGCCAGCAGCAGCCCGGCCTCGCCCTTGGAGCCGCTGAACGGCGCGAACACGCTCTACGGCGCCGATGGTGGCGACAACGGCGACGGCACCGTGACCTTGACCTGGTCCAACACGGCCGCGGACCCGAACCGCTCCTACACCATCACCATCAAGGACGCCAGCGGCACCGTCGTCGCCACCGTGCCCTACACGGGCTCCGGCACCCAGCAGGCGGCCACCGTGGACCTCGAAGCGCTGGGCCTGCCCGCGGGCGGCTATAGCTTCGTGGTGACGGACGACGTCACCAACGACACCGTCGCGGGCGCCACCTTCATCTTCGGCGGCACCACCGCCGGCGGCGAGCCCGGCACCCTCTCGCCCGACGCGGCCACCCCCGCGGGCGCCTTCGCCAGCGCGAGCACGCCCGGCGCCACGCCCGCCAAGGCGTTTGATGGCAGCGAGGCCACCTACTGGGAGACGAGCCAGACGGGCGCGGCGATCGCCGGCACCTACCTGGGCCAGCACCTGGCGCCCAGCGCCGAGGTGGGCCGCCTGGTCTTCATCCAGGACTACACCAACGGTTACTACGCCGCGGCCGGCAAGGTCCAGTACAGCGCCGATGGCGTGGGCTGGGTCGACGCCACCGCGGAGACGGCCTTCACCACGAACGTCGTGGAGTTCGCGGAGATCCTGCCCGTGGGCGTGCAGCCCTACTGGCGGGTGCTCTTCACCCAGGGGAACCCGGACGGGAAGCCCCTGCGCGTGTCCGAGCTGAACATGTACCCCTATGCCGTACCCAGCGAGGGTTTCGGCCAGACCCCCTACGGCACCGGCCCTTACGGATACTAGCAGGAGGAACCTTCCATGCCGCCTATCGGAACCACCGCCACGCTCAACCTCGCGAAGTTCGCCCCGAACGCGCGCGGCTGGGACGCGGACGTCAACGCCAACTGGGACACCATCGACGCGACCTTCGTGTCCTCGAAGGCGGCCGGCTGGATCACCTCCGGCGTGTTCGCCGCCGCCCGCATCCCCCTCGCGACCGCGCTGGTCGCCGGCGCCGTGTTCGCGGGCGCGGGCTCGAACCTCACGCTGAACGCCGGCACCGGCGAGCTGTCGCTGACCCAGCAGAACGTCTGGGACGCCCTGGGGTACATCCCCAAGGATGCCGCCGACGCGGGCCAGCCCAACGGCTTCGCGCCCCTCGACGCCAACGCCCTCATCCCCAGCGTCCACATCCCGCCGATCGCCTTGACGCGCATCACGGTGGTGGCGGACGACACCGCGCGCTTCGCCCTGGATCCGGCCGACGTGCAGGTCGGCGACGTGGTCAAGGTCACGGGCACGGGCAAGACCTACGTGGTCTCCGCGGCCGACTTGACCCAGGCGGGTAGCTACGTCGAGATCACGGATGGCGTCGGCATCACCACCGTCAACGGCAAGAGCGGCGGCACCGTGCTGCTCACCACCGACGACGTGGGCGAGGGCTCGACCAACCTGTACTTCACCACGGCGCGCGCGCAGGCCGCCGTCACGAAGGCCGTGGTCGAGGGCGTGCTGACGGGCACCATCACCAGCCACAACCACGACACCCAGTACCTGGGCCTGGGCGGCGGCACCCTGACGGGCGCGCTGACCCTGTCCGGCGCGCCCACCCTGGCCTTGCACGCGGCGACCAAGGGCTACGTCGACACCGGCCTGGGCAACAAGCTCGACCTGGGCGGCGGCACCCTCACGGGCTACCTGACCCTGGTCGGCGACCCCACCACCAACCTGCACGCGGCCACCAAGGGCTACGTGGACACGGCCGACGCCACCAAGCTGGACCTGGCCGGCGGCACGCTCACCGGCGCCCTGACGCTGGCCGGCGCGCCCACCGCGAACCTGCACGCCGCCACCAAGAAGTACGTTGACGACGGCCTGGCCCTCAAGCTGGCGCTCGCCGGCGGCACGCTGACCGGCGCCCTGATCCTGGCCGGCGACCCCACCACGGGCCTGCAAGCCGCGACCAAGAACTACGTCGACACCACCATCGCGGGCTTCGACTTCCTCCAGAAGGCCGGCGGCACGATGACCGGCAACATCGTGCTGGTGGGCGACCCCACCGCCGCGCTGCACCCCGCCACCAAGCAGTACACCGACACGGGCCTGAACGCCAAGCTGAACCTGGCGGGCGGCACCATGACCGGTGCCCTGACGCTGTCGGGCGCCCCCACCCTGGCGCTGCACGCGGCCACCAAGGCTTACGTCGACGCGCAGATCGGCGCCAACGCCGGCGTGACCAGCTTCAACGGCCGCAACGGCGTCGTGACGCTGTCCAGCCAGGACGTCACCGACGCCCTGACCTTCACCCCGGAGAACATCGCGAACCGCGGCGCCGCCAACGGCTACGCGCCCCTGGGTGCGGACTCCAAGATCGACAGCGTCTACCTGCCGCCGATCGCCCTCACCAGCGGCCAGGTGGTCGCCGACCAGGCCGCGCGCCTGGCGCTCACCGCGGGCGACGTCCAGCCCGGCGACTTCGTCAAGGAAGCCGACACCGGCAAGGTCTACCTGCTGGCCGCGGCCGACCCCTCGGTGAACGCCAACTGGATCGAGGTGGCCGACACCAACGCCGTGATCTCGGTCAACGGCAAGACCGGCACCACCCTGACCCTGACCACCGACGACGTGGCGGAGGGCGCCACCAACCAGTACTTCACGGCCGCCCGCGTCCAGACCGTGGGCGACGCCCGCTACCTGAAGCTGGCCGGCGGCACGCTGACGGGCGCCCTGACGCTCTCCGGCGCGCCCACCCTGGACCTGCACGCGAGCACCAAGAAGTACGTCGACGACGCCGTGGCCGCCGTGGCCGCGACCGCCGGCGTGACCAGCTTCAACAGCCGCACCGGCGCCATCACCCTCACGGGCTTGGACGTCAACACGGCCCTGGGCTACACCGCGGCCGACGCGGCGGCCCTCAACGCCAGCGCGCTGACCAGCGGCACGGTGCCCGATGCCCGCATCGCGGCGAACGTCACCCGCCGCCAGCAGAAGGCCGCGCTCTCGCTGATGGCGCAGGGCCCGCTCTCGGGCTTCACGGGCGTGGCCGTGGCGGACTACGACATCAACCTGGGCGGTGCCAAGACCTGGGGCAAGCTGATCATCAGCTCCGCCAGCCTGGGCAACGGCGACTCCTTCACCATCGACCTGCTGAAGGTCACGGCGAACGGTGGCGCCGGCACCAGCATCTTCCAGGTCGCGGCCAAGCCGGTCCTGAACGGCACCGGCACCGCCGGCGACGGCCACCTGGACTGGGCGGTGGTGCTGCCCGGCGCGATGGACTCCGCCGCCCTGGGCGATGGCGAGGGCTACATCCTCAAGATCACCAGCGTCACCGGCAACCCGGAGGACGTGCGCGTCGCCTTCTACGAGGCCCCGTAGTCGCAACCGGATTCCAGAGGGGCGGCTCCGGCCGCCCCATCCCACGATAAGGAGCCTTCGCGATGACCGCGCGTCTTTCTATCACCAGCACCCTCATCGTCAACAAGCTGGGCTACACGCCGCTCAACCCCACGAGCGCGTCGAGCCTGGTGCTCTCCGGCGCGCTGGCGACCACGGCGATCTACTCGGCGAAGGTCACGGGCGACGCCCAGAACCGCTTCACCGTCGGCGCCGACGGCAAGACGTCCTGGGGGCCGGGCAACGCAGGCCAGGACACCAACCTCTACCGCAGCGCCACCGGCACGCTCAAGACCGACAGCGTACTCGTGGTCGGCGGCACGCTGACCCTGGGCTCGGGCGCCGTGACGGTCTCCAACGCCAACGGCAACCTCCTGCCCGCGGCCTTCGGCTCCCAGACCGCCAAGTTCTTCATGGCCGCGCCCAACGGCGCCAACGGCAACCCGACCTTCCGCGCCATCGTGCAGAGCGACCTGCCGTCCAACATCGCCGTCACCAACGCCAACAACGCCTTCACGTCCGTGCAGGGCATCAACCTCAATGCCAACAGCATCGCCCTGGTCTACAACCTGAACGGCGGCGAGGGCATGATGCGTTGGCTGGACGGCCAGGCCACCTTGGGCTACAGCACCTGGACGCCCACCTTCGAGGTCGCCGTCAACACCGGCACCGGCGGCCACCTGCTGAACATCAACTTCGGCGTGGACAACGCCGGCAACGCCCCGGCCTACACCATCAACGCGCTGCGAACCGGCGGGACGGCGCTCGTCAACCGCAAGCTGCTCTCGCTCCAGAACAACGCGGTGGAGAAGGCGTATGTCACCAACGGCGGCAACATCGTCACGGTGGGCACGCTGACCCTGGGCTCGGGCGCCACGGTGGTATCCAACGCCGCCGGCAACCTCTTGGCCTCCGCGCTGACGGGCGCGCTGCCGGCCATCAGCGGCGCGAGCCTGACCGGCCTGACCTTCTCCCAGTTGGGTGGCGCCATCACGGCCGCCCAGCAGAACATCGCGACCACGCTCGCCCTGGGCGCGGTGAAGCCCGACGGCTCGACCATCCTGGTCGATGCCAACGGCGTGATCAGCGCGGCGAGCGGGGGCGGTGGCTCCAGCTCCAGCAGCATCGACGGCATGACCCTGATGGGCGGCATCTAGCCCCCGCACCCGATAAGGAGACCTCCCCATGGCTTACGGCAACGCCACCCCCAAGCGCCTCGGCGCCATCGGCACGCTGCCCGCGAACAACGGCCAGTCGGCCACGCTCTATACCGTGCCCAACGCCAAGGGCGCGGTGCTGAAGCGCATCCACCTCCAGAACGGCAATTTCACGCCGTTCTCCTCGACGACGCAGTACTCCGGCTGGGTGAACATCGTGGTGAACGGCACCTACGTCCGCCAGATTTACACCAGCAAGCCCGCGGGTAGCAACGTGTGGGTCCTCGACGATGTCGACCTCAACCTGCCGCTCGTGGCGGGCGACACGGTGGCGTTGCAGTCGCCGACGAACAACGGCTCGTATTCGGCGTACCTTGCGGGCGTCGAGTTCGACGTCTAAGGAGGGGCCATGCTGACCCGCTGCAACCTGCTCGCCTACCAGGCGCCCCTGCCCACCCTGGGCGACCTCCCCGATACCACGAGCGTGCTCGCGGTGCTGGACAAGGTCGACTTCCTCGTCGTCGAGAAGCAGACCGGGCCGGCGAACGCCACCCTGGTCGAGCTGCTCAACGCGCTCAAGACCATGAACCCCACCTGCAAGGTCTTCGGCCGCGTGCTGGTGGGCTCGGCCGCCGATCTCACGGCCGCGCAGGCCGCGATGGACCTCTGGACCACCGACGTGCCGGCGGAGCTGCTCGCGGGCTTCTGCCTGTCGGAGGTGGACTTCGGCGGCACGGCGACGCGGGCCAACCTCAACGCGTTGGTGGACAAGGCCCACCTCGCGTCGAAGGGCGTGCTGATGGACGCCACCAACGTCTTCAACGTCTTCGAGCCCTACCCGGGCGAGGCGGCGCCGAAGTTCGGCCGCGACCCGGAGAACCGGGACTACCTCATGCTCCACGACTTCTACCTGGCGAACCAGGGCCCGGGCCAGCCGGCCCTCGCGGAGTCGGTGGAGCACCGCGCGGGTCGCGCGGACTACCTGGCCGGCGCGCGCGTCGACCGCCTCACGGGCATCGGGCCGCTCAATGTGGGCTACCTGGCGCTCGTCGGGGCGGGCAACGCCGCCTTCTTGAGCGAGGACACCTTCAAGAAGGCGCTCAAGGCCGCCAACGAGCTGGCCTTCGAGGGCATCGGCATCGAGCCGGACGACGCCGGCGCCACCAGCCACCGCTTCTTCTTGAGCCAGGTGGGCAACCAGACCTTGGCGTAACGCACCGGGGGGTACGAGAGGAGAGGGGGCCGTTGCGAGCGGCCCCCTCTTCTTTTGCCATACAATAGGGGTAGGACCGAACGTCGGAGGGGCCACTTTGCTTGGCGAGAACTTCAACCAGCCCGACCCGACCCAGCGCATCACCTGGGACGTGACCTTGCGCGCGGACCAGGCCAACCAGGAGCTGGACAGCCTCAACGCCAAGGCCATGCGCGTGGCGGACTCGCTCTCCGCGCTGTCGAGCGGCTACCTCAACAACCTGGCCGCCACCCAGGCCGCGGCCACGGCCGCCCCGCAGGTGGGCGTCAACCCGCTGGCGGGCGGCATGTTCACGGCCGGCATGATCCCGCAGACCGCGATGGCCATGCAGAACGCGGTCGCGATGGGCGGCGCCTTCAGCCCGCAGGCCATCATGGCCCGCGACGCCACGATGATGCAGCTCGCCGCGATGGGGCCGGCCACCGGCATGGGCCCCAGCCTGACCACGCCCTGGGGCGACCCCACGGTGAACTTCACGCGCGGCAACGGCGCGAGCCCCTTCCGCATGAACCTGGGCTACCTGCCCTTCCAGGGGCCGCCGGGCGCGCCGGGCGACCCCCGCCGCGGCGACTTCTTCTTCTCCGACCGCTCGGGCTCGATGCTCGACACCGCCGGCATGCTCTTCGGGCGCATGACGGGCTACGGCATCGCCAACGACAACCTCGAAGACCGCATGATCCGCAACATCGAGCGGCGCATGAGCCACTTCGGCGAGAACGTGAGCGGCCTCGCGCGCTTCGGGGTCTTCGACATGGGCGGCAGCCTGGCGGGCTCGGCCGTGGGCTCCTTGCTGATGCCCGGCGTGGGCACCGTGGCGGGCGGCCTGGTGGGCGGTCTGGCCGGCGGCATCGCCAACCAGACCTTCGGCCGCATCAGCCAGCCCTTCGTCGACATGGGCAAGGACTTCAAGCAGTACACCGCCCCCTACATCCGCGGCAACCGCTTGGGCGGCGGCATCGACGAAAAGGAGCGCTTCGACGTCCAGGAGGCGATGGCGCGCAAGGTGGCGGAGGACAAGTGGTTCACCAGCCGCGAGTACCAGGATCTGGTCTCGATGGCGGGCGAGACCGGCCTCTTCCAGTACACCGGCAACAAGGAGCAGGCCCTGCGCGCGGTGGATAAGCTGGGCGAGAGCGTCAAGGCGCTCTACGCGCTGGGCGTGAAGAGCCGCGAGATGCTGGGCGAGATCGACAAGATGGCCGGCACCTTCGGCATGAACCCGGGCAAGGACCCGGCCCAGATCGCGAACTTCTACGCCACCATGGCCGTGAGCGCCCAGTCGGCGGGCATGAGCACGGCCCAGATGACCACGGCCGTGGCGCCAGCGGCCCAGATGTTCGCCAACCAGGGGCTGGGCTTCGCCACCGGCGCGCGCATCGCCGCCATGAACCTGGGCGCCGCCGGCGACATGTTCCGCAGCGGCCGGCTGGGGGCCTTCGAGAACACCTACTACGGCGGCAAGGAGGGCTTCGCCAACGCCCTGACCCAGGCCCAGGCCGCGAGCTTCCGCACGCCCATCGGCGAGACCTACCTCATGAGCCTGTTCGGCGACAACATGCGCAACCTGAACAAGATGATGAACGGCGAGACGCTCTCCATCAACGACATGATGCGCGGCGCCGGCAAGCTCGCGAGCCAGAACCCCGGCGAGTTCATGGGCATCCGCGCGCGCATGCCCTGGCTGATGCAGGAGATCCCCGGCGAGCGCCTGGCCCTGGGCGACCTCCAGAACATCATCGGGGAGTACCGCACGCTCTTCGGCAAGAAGAAGGGCCCCGTGAACAGCCTGGAGCTGCTCAACTACATGATCACGAGCCGGCAGATGGACCCCACGGCCGCCAACGCCCTCTTGGACTTCGGCCTGGGCGCGGAGGACGCCGCGGAGGGCAAGCGCCGATCCGCGGGCGACCAGATGGAGATCCAGCGCATCGAGGCCATGCGCGCGCCCGGCCTGACGCGCAAGATCGAGAACGCCTACGAGCGCATCATCGCGGCGCCCTTCACCACCTTCAAGACCGGGCTCGACCGCGCCGGCGCGAGCGTGGGCAAGGACATCACGGAGATGCTGACGGGCGTCCATGTCTACAACACCGGCGCCGACGGCATGAACGTCTACAAGCCCTTCGAGGCCGAGCTGGCGGTCAGCCGCGCGGAGGACCGCGTGCGCAACATCGGCCTCACGCCCATCCAGAGCCTCGTCGACCAGCACCCGGCCGTCACCCTGGCCCAGAGCACGGAGGAGGCGGCCCGCGGCCTGTTCGGCGGCAAGGACGTCACCGCGCGCACGAACTTCGACAAGGCGCTCTCCGCCAACGGCGTGAGCCCCGAGGAGGCCGCGCTCTTCCGCAAGATCGTGACGGAGGGCAAGGCCGAGATGCGCCTGGCCGGCCCGGAGCGCGCGGCGCTCGACCGGGCGGCGATGGAGACCACCGGCGCCTCCAGCGCCGCCGCCGCCCAGGCCCAGATCCTGCAAGACGCCCAGGCCCGGGAGCGCTTCGCCGCGCGGGCCCGCCGGGACGGCTTCAACCAGACCTTCGCCGACGCCTACCTGGATGACCGCCCGGTGGTGGTGAGCCGCCAGGACCTCCCCACGGCCGTCGGCGATCGCCTCACCCAGGCCCTGGCCGCGAGCAGCGGGCGCAAGGCCACCGCGGGGCTCTTGGATCCCGCCAACCAGGAGATCGTCAACCGGCTGGCCGACCACGACCAGGCCGGCGCCGCCGCGGCCGAGGCGGAGCTGCGCCGGCTGGGCTATACGCAGGAGGAGATCGACACCTTCCGCCAGGTCACGTACCAGGACAAGCTGGATCACGGCATGGACGCTTTCGGGCTGCCCAAGGCGCGCGGCATGGACGATCGCCGCACCGCGCTCTTGGCGGAGGGCTCCGCGCGCACGTTCCGCCGGCGCAACCTCTCGCCCGAGCGCTTCCAGCAGATGCTCGACATCTACGACCGCGAGACGCGCCAGAAGCAGGAGACCTTCCGGGTCAACAACCTCGACTTCGTGAAGGGCATCCAGGCCAGCCAGGACGGCTCCGACGGCCTGCTGTCGTCCATGAGCGCGGACGTGGTGCGGCAGCTCCAGGAGCGCGGGGACATGGGCGCCATCGAGAAGGCCATCACGGGCGATCGCGAGACGACGCTCGACAACCTGGCGCCCCTGATCTTCCAGCACAAGCGCTCCGAGCTGTCCAACCAGCAGCTCTACCAGTTGGGCGGCGTGGTCGACCAGCTCCGCAAGCAGGGCCTCGGCCGTGACAAGCGGGGGATGCTCGACGACCTGGCCGAAGGCGCGCTCAAGGACCCCGGCGACCCCCGCATGATCGCGGGCGAGAAGCTGGAGGACGAAATTCGCAAGCGCAGCCGCGAGCTGGGCACCGTCGGCCAGCGCCTCTTGGGGTCCAGCGCCAAGGCGGAGGACGCCGTGGAAGCCGGCAACATCTACCTGCGCAAGGCCGTGGCCGATGTCATCCGCCGCAGCAGCGGCTACGCCGACGCGCGCGAGAAGCTCGCGAGCCTGGGCGTGACCGAGGACCAGTACGCGCAGTACGGCATCGACGCCGACCGCTTCCGCGACACCGGCAACCGCTACGCCCTGGAGTATCAGCAGAACGTCGTCAACCAGGCCCTGGGCAAGCTCGGGAAGGAGCGCCAGAAGGACTTCATCGGGATGGACGACGACTTCAACACGATGTTCCCCGATCCGATGGGCGGCTTCAAGGCCATCAAGGGCCTGGTGCAGCTCCAGAGCCGCAAGGCGGAGCTGGCGCCCGTGGCCTTGAGCAGCCAGGACATCCAGGACCTCTCCTTGCGCTTCGGCACCGACCGCCTGGGCGGCGTGAGCCTCGCGGGCTACGGCATGGGCGGCACGACCTGGCAGCAGGTGGCCGACAAGCTGAAGAGCGGCAACATCGGCGACACGCGCGCCGTGATCCAGGCGCTCATGTCCGACGAGAAGGTCAAGAGCAAGCTGGACCCGGGCGGCATGGAGGCCATCATCGCGGCCAGCGGCAAGCTCGCGGAGGGCAAGGCGCTCTCGGACGACGAGATGTTGGGCATCTTCAAGCAGATCAACCCCAAGACCACGCTCAAGGACGTGCAGCTCCTGCGCGAGAGCAAGAAGGCCCAGGACGACGCGCTGCCCGCCGGCGAGCGCCGCGGCGAGGTCGGCATTGACACCGACGTGCTGAACTCGGCCCTCTCGCACGCCCTCAAGGGCGGCATGATGCCCCACACCACCGTGGGCGACAAGCTGGGCAGCAACCTCGACCCGGAGGTGCGCGCGGCCATGATCAAGGCGTTCGACCAGCAGATGGCGCTGGCCCAGCAGATGGAGCAAATTGGCAAGGCGATCGACCCCACCCGCCAGAACGAGCTGATGGCCGCGGTCAAGCAGCTCGTCAGCGCCGACGGCAAGGGCGGCATCGGCGAGGCGCTCAAGGCGTACTCGAAGGACGGTAAGGCCCTCGACGTTAACATCGTCGGCGGCATGCCGGAGCCCGTCCACACCGTGGTCAACGCCGGGAGCCCCAACGAGGTCTCCCACAACCAGGCGGCGCCCCAGGCCGCCCCGCTGAAGAACGGCGGCGTCGCGCCCAAGGGGCCGGTCGCGCCGAAGCCCAGCACCGCCCGTCCCACCCCGACCAAGCCGAAGGGCAAGTAACACATGAGGATTGCCGTGGAACAGCATTACGACCGCGTCTTGGCGGAGATTGGCCGGTACAACCCGCGCTGGTACGACGCCATGCACGTCGTGGACCTGGCGACCTGGCTGCGCAACTGGAACGAGTCGGTGCTGCTGCGGCTGTACGCCGAGGCGCTCGCGGCCAAGAAGGCGGCGGCCAGCGCCTGGGAGCTGGCCCACGCGGCCAAGATCGCCCAGGCCGCCTACGTGGCGATGGACCCCGAGGACGTGCGCAAGGCGCTGACCGACCCGGTGATCCAGGCGCTCGTGGAGTCCTTGAGCGCGGATCGGCGGGCCGGCCTCCCTCCCTATAATACGGATGGAGGCCAGCCCGCGTGACCATCATCCCCGGTTCCGACCTCGCCAACCAGCTCGATGCCGAGCACGCCTCCGACCGCACCCGGTCGGAGGCGCGTTACGTGCTGCTCAAGCTGCGCCTGGCCTACGCGAAGAACCGGACGCTCGCCATCCCGCCCACCACGGGCGGCACCCTGACCGCGCTCAAGGAGATCACGCACACCGGCGACGGCGGCGGCGTGTTCTCGGCGGTGGTCAAGGAGGACACCGTGATCCCCGGCGGCACGGCCGCGGAGCTGCGCTTCATGGCGGCCGTGGGCCTGCCGGTGGCCGACGGCACCGACGCCAAGCTGGTGGTGCCGCCGAGCGGCCCCGTGCTGCTCAACGCCAGCCAGCTCCCCGACGCGCCCGACGACCAGGTGGACGCCGGCCACGTCTGGGTGCGCCTCAAGCAGCGCGTGGGCGGCTCCGATCCCAGCACGGGCGTGCAGATCGTCACCAAGACCGGCCAGGGCGCCGACGCCCACCTGGAGGCCAAGGTCAACGAGCTGACGGTGCAGGCCGTCACCGCCGGCGGCCAGATCGGCTATCAGCCGGCCGTCGAGTGGCCGGTCATGAGCAGCCTGAACGCCACGGCCCAGATTGCCAACGTCGGGCTCCAGCGCGCCCACACGCTGGTGGACCCCGTCCGCACCTTCACCGGCCTGGTGACGGTGGGCGACTTCGTGCAGCTCGTGGCGAACGGCAACACCACGGACCCCAGCGTCGCCGGCAAGTTCTTTCGGGTCGAGGCCGTGGGCACGGGCACGCTCCAGCTCTCCTTGGCGCCCTACACCCGCATGCCGGACGGCACCTACGCCGCCCAGGCACTGGAGGCCGCCAACTACAGCAGCCCCTACGACTTCAAGGTGGTGCGCGTCCAGACGGAGGCCGTGTTCCTGCGCCACGCCAGCCAGACCTTCGCGGGCATCAAGGCCGGCGACTACCTGCACGCACGCTGGACCGACACGCTGACGGCCCAGACCTTCGACAAGGTCTTCGTGGTGTCGGCCGTGCCGGCGCCGGGCCTCTTGCTCCTGGACGTGGTGGTCTACGCCGCCGGCAAGGCGCCCTACGGCGGGGCCATGACGGTCACGCCGGGCGACTACTTCTTGGAGAGCGCGGTGTACAGCCTGACGCGCGCGCCGGGCAACTTGAGCTACTTCCGCCTCACCAGCGTGGGGGCGCTCTTCACCCAGCGCGTGAAGGTCGGCGACTACGTGCGCTTCATCGCCCGCACGGGCATCCTCGACGCCACGGCGGGCCCCGGCCCCATCGTGGGCAGCCCCAGCTACTACCGCGTGGCGACGGTGGCCTCGGACGACGTCGTGACCTTCGCGCCCACCAAGTACAAACAGGTCCTGCGCGACCCCGCCGACCCCGCCAGCGGCGAGTTCCAGCCGGAGGGCGCGAGCTTCTACCAGGACGTGGACACCTTCGTGGACTTCGAGGTCTACGCGGTGGCCGCGAGCTACCCGCACGCCACGGTCTGGAAGGTCACGGGCATCGCCCGCCAGGCCGGCACGGTGACGAGCTACGCGCTCGCCCGCGCCTTATACGACGGCTACGGCGGCATCAACGGCGCGTTCACCGTGCATGCGGGCGTGGTGCCCGTGATCACGGACCACTACGACGTCGAGCTGATCCAGACCTTCCCCGACCAGCTCGTGCTGTACCACCCGACGGGCGACCTCTCGCGCCTGCACGCCTTCACGAGCACCCAGGCCGACTATATCAAGACCACGGCGCGCACCAGCGCTCCCGTCACGCAGGCCCCCGCGACCACCGTGGGCATCTACGCCGTGGCGGCCGTGCCGCGCAAGGACGTGGCCTTCCTGACGCCCGTGCGCCTGGCCGGCAGCAAGCCGAAGTACCAGGTCGACGCGCCCTTCCCGGCTACGCCCTTCGCCGACGCCTGCGACTACACGGCCGTGCGCGTGAGCGGCGAGTACCGCGCCGTGAGCTTCACCCTGACGAGCGGCACGGCGGAGGTCGGCGACTTCATGAAGCTCGACCAGGGCCCGCCGGAGGCGCGCGGCTACTGGAAGGTCACGGCCGTGGCCGGTCAAACCCTGACGCTCGACCCCAAGAACCGCTACGACCGCCTGGTGACGGAGGTCTTCGAGGCCGTGCCCCTCGACGCCCAGGACGTCACCACGCTCGACCTCCAGGCGGCCGTGGGCTTCTACCGCAAGAGCGACCGCACCAGCACCCTGACCCTGGAGCGCGCGGGCACCAGCTTCAACGGCCTGCCCACCCTGCTTGACGTGCCCGGCCCCAACAGCGTGATCGACCACGGCGCGGTCGTCACGGTCTATACCGGCCCCGCGAACGCGCGCGTGACCCAGCACTTCCTCGTGACCATCGCCACCGCCACCAAGCTCTTCTTGTCGCCCGTGCCCCTGACGGTGGACGCCAACGGCACCTACAAGATGGGCTCGGCCGCGCTGTCGGTGGCGCAGGTGCTGCCGGCGGACTTCGTCGTGTACCAGGCCACGAGCCTCTTCACGGACGCCAGCGACAAGCTAACGTACCTACGCGACCACGTCATCGGCACCGCGCGCCTGGCGAGCCTGGACGCGACCTTCGGCCTGCTGACCCAGAGCAAGGACCCCGCCGACATGCAGGCGGTGGCCGACGCGGCCGTGCGCCAGGCGGCCAAGCTCGTGGCGGGCAACTACCAGTTCCCGGTGCCGGCGGAGCCGCCCATCAACGCGGTCACGCTGACGCCCGACGCGATCGCGAGCGGGCTCAACGACGCGTCCTTCACCCAGGCCCGCGATGCCGGCTACGACGTGCTGGTGAGCTACCCGAACTACCAGATTGCCGTGGCCTTCGCCACCGCCGTGGACTTCCAGGGCTACTTCGACACGAAGACGCTCTCCGAGATGAAGGACGCCTTCGTCGAGGCGGAGCTGCTCTCGCGCGGCTACGCGGACTGGCTGGCCTTCATCGGGGCGGGCGCGGGCGTGGGGGTCGCCGCCCGATCGCAGCTCCGCCAGCGCGCCGTCGCCGGCCAGGCCATCGCGCGCAAGTACGTGGACGGCGTGGCCGCCGCGATGGGCGCGCGCGACCGCGCCGCTATCGAAACGTCGATTCGTTCCCAGCTCGACAACCTCGTAAACCTCGTCAAGACGCAGGTCCTGCCGGACGGCTACGCGAACCCGTACCGCTTCTTCGTGCAGCCGGGGACGGTGCAGCTCAAGGCCGACTTCGTGGCCCAGCTCCTGGCCCTGCCCTTCGTGCCGGGCTTCACCTTGGGCCAGCTCCGCCAGGCGGAGACCGACCCGGAGCCCAAGGTGCGGCGCGACGCGCTCAAGGGCATGGTGGGCGTGCCGGCGGACCGCTCCTTGCGGGCCAAGCGCCGCTCGTTCGCGCTCTCGCGCAACCGCCAGAACTACCTGACGCGCATGGGGGAAGACCTCCAGCGCCACATTGACACGGCCACCCAGCCCGACGTGAAGGCCCGGATGATGGACTTCATGGGCGAACTGAACGGCTGGGTGGACCAGGCCAAGACCACGGCCGAGGAGACCGTCGCGGACGTGGCCGACGACTTGCAGACGACCTTCACGGAGCTGGAAAATGCGGTCGACCCCAACGACGGCCAGACCGTCGCCGAGCAGGCGGAGGCGCTGGAGACCTTCGAGAGCGAGGGCCTCTTGCCGCTGACCGAGGTGGCGCCGTCGGAGGCCGCGGCCGTGACGGCCAAGGTGACGACGTTGTCCACCGCCAACGCCACGCCGGCGCGCCCGGCCGCGGCGGAGCGGCTGGTGATCACGAACCTGTTCACCAACGACTTCAACGACTTCCGCAAGACGGGCATCGCGGTAGGCTTGGATGTCTTCGACGCGGACGTCACGGACCCCAGCAACCGCTCGCGTCTGGCCTCCTTGTACCTCACGGACCTGGAGGACAACATCGTCTTGGGGCTCAACCTCAAGGGCTCGAAGGCCGGCACGTTCAGCGGAGAGCGCTACAACCAGTTCATCCTGACGACCGTGCAGGAGAGCTACGCCGACAAGTTCCAGGTCCAGGACACGCTGGGCGAGGGCTGGCTGGCGAGCGCCTTCGGCGAGCGGCCGGAGATCTGGAGCTTCTCGGGCGTGCTGATCAACGACGCCTACAGCGATCAGGTCTCCAAGTTCCGCGAGCTGTGGACCAACTTCATCCGCATCACCAAGCTCGCCAAGGGCAAGCGCAAGATGGCGATGGACGTGCCGGCGGCCGGCGTCCTGGTGGTGGGCTTCCCCATCAACCTGACCTTGACCACCGACGCCAACCAGAACGAGAAGGTGGTGCCCTTCAGCATGCAGGTGCTGGTGAGCCGGGTGTACCGCAAGCCGCTGATCAACCTGGTCGACGTGGCGGAGCAGGCCATCCCGGCGGCCATCAGCAACATCCCGGCGGGCGGCAACCTCCAGCGGGCCACGGAGAGCGGCCAGGCGGACAAGGACCTGGCGGCCACCAAGCTCCAGCAGGAGTCGTTGGTCCACAAGCTCCAGATGGACGCCAAGAACGCGGTCGCCCCCGCGGCCAAGGCCGCCGCCGCCGCGCGCCTGGCCGACCCGACCGAGGCGCTGCGGCGCACCACCCAGACCATCCTGCAACGCAAGCTGCCGTTCCCGCTCTAAGGAGACCCCATGGCACTCACCATCCAGTTCGGTTCGTGGACCAGCAGCCCGACCCAGGCCAGCGTGAGCTGGCAGGTGCAGGACCTCCAGGCGGACGGCATCGCCCAGGTCGAGGTGGCGATCGCCAAGGAGGGCGACCCCTTCGTGTACACCGTGGCGCCCGGCGCCAACGGCACGCTGACGCTGCCCACGGACCAGTACCAGGGCGACGTCATCGCGAGCGTGCGCGCCACCGACTTCTCGGCCCAGACCGTGACGGGCGAGAGCAGCGTGACGGTCGACAACTTCGTCGCCCCGCTGCCGGCGACCTGGCTGCGCTACGAGAACCCGCAGCCCTTCAGCCTGCGCTTCGAGTGGGACGCCCTGGCGCTCTCGCCGGCCAACGCGGCCTGGCGCATCGTCAACCTCAAGCGCGACAACACGGAGGTGGTGCTGGCGGAGGTGCCGGTGGCCGACCGCACGGCGCTCGTGGCGACGCCCCTGGTGGACCTGTACCAGGTGCGCATCTACGGCGTCGACGCCTACGGCAACCTGTCGGCGCCGAGCCCCACCTTGCACTTCGCCCTGGGCGGCGACGGCCCGGGCATCACGCTCCAGCCCTGGGTGATCAGCTCCAACGCGGCGCTCATCCGCTGGGTGGCGCGCTCCGACCAGTTCATCACGGCCGTCAACTGGCGCTTGGAGGACGATCGCGGCATGGTGCTGACCGGCACGGGCCTGCCCATCGGCGAGGCCAGCATCCCGGTGGACGGCTACCAGGGCACGGTGCGCTTCTACCTCACGGTCTCGGACGCGCTGGACCGCAGCTCGACCGCGAGCAGCCAGGCGGGCGTCTACAACGTGGCCCCGCCGGCGCCCCTCGTCATCATCGAGGAGGTGGGCATCCACTTCGTGCGCGTGCGCGTGCTGCCGGCGGAGCCCGGGCCCGTCGAGGTGCCCGTGACGCTCGCGAACATCTTCGGGCCGGGCGGCGAGGTCTTCGAGCCGCTGCCCTTCGTCCACACCTTCAGCGGCCTGACGCAGGCCACCAGCTACGCCTTCGCCGCCCGCCTGATGACGCCCTCGGGCTTCAAGGGCGCGCAGAGCGAGACGGTGACGGCGAGCACCCTGGTCGACCCCAACTACGTGCCGCCGGAGCTGCCCGGCTACACCGGCGGGCCGTTCCTGCCGCGCATCCAGGCGCTGTTGACCGAGCCCGTGCGCCACTTCGTGCTCCAGATGTTCGTCGACACGCGCCTGCGCGCGCCCACCGCCGCGCAGCTCGTGAGCGCGCCGCCGGGCTTCGACGCCGTGCTAGAATTGTTCACCGCCGTGGGCCCCTTCCTGGGGGACATCCTGCGCCGCGAGACCGCGGACGAGGAGACCCACCAGGCCGCCCTGCTGATCGACGCGCTCGCGGATCCGCTCGCCAAGTGCGCCGTGCTGTGCGAGCGGGTGGAGTTCGGCTTCATCTTTAACCAAGGGTAGTACCGACCGACCGAAGGGCCCTCCGTGAGCAGCGCACAACCCAACAACGTCGCCATCAACCTCGAAGGCCGCATGGCCCTGTACGTGGAGGGCGTGCGCTGCCCCTTCACGGAGGTGCAGCTCGTCACCGAAGACGGCATGATCCCGCGCATCGTCTTCACCATCCCGCCCAGCCCGACGATGCGGGATCTGCCGCGGCGCGCGCGCCTGCACTTCATCGTGCGCGAGCTGGTGAAAGACGAGTGGATCGTGATGTTCGAGGGCGAGGTGATGAGCCGCGGCTTCCGCAAGACGCCGCAGAGCCGCGACCTGACCTTCATGGGCTACCACGTGGCCGGCCACCTCGACCAGTACGCCATCAGCGCGCTCGATCCCACCGCCAAGACCCAGGCCACGATGCAGGCGGCCCCGGAGTTCCGCACCGCGAGCCTGGCGTCGGTCAACGGCACGATGCTCGCGCTGTTCAACCCCACCGTGATCGCGGCCCTCGTGGGCACCGACCCGGACAAGCTCACCTACCCCGACTTCATCCAGGGCGCGCGCCAGCGTTACGAGCAGGTCGTGGAGAAGAGCCGCATCGCGGAAGCCTACCCGCACGAGGCCGTGAAGTTCCACCGCATCTTCGACCGCATGAAGGGCGCGCTGCCCGACAAGGACCTGTTCGACTGGGACGAGTTCTACTCCAAGCTCATGATCCAGGTCTTCAACTTCGGCACCCAGACGGTGGGCGGGCGCGTGACCTTCTTCGAGTTCCTGCGCCATATGAGCCAGTTCTTCCTGCACCAGGTCAGCGTGCTGCCAAACGCGGAGCACTGGACCAAGCAGATCCAGGTCCGCCCCAACACGTTCTTCCACCCCATCCCGCGCTGCAACATCATCTACAGCTCGCTCTCGGAGGAGTACGCCTACGAGGAGAACTACGAGACCAAGCCCACGCGCCTGGAGGCCCACTTCCTGCCCCTGGGCACGGCGCCGGGCCAGAACATGAGCGCGGTGGCGCGCTTCACCACGGTCTACGCGCCCAACGAGCTGCAAGAGAGCTGGAAGCGCATCACCGACGCCCTCGACGAGGGCGGCACCACCGTGGACGCCACGATGGACGAGGACAAGGACGGCAAGCCCATCGTCAACGCGCCCAAGGACGGCATCAAGTTCCTGACGCGCGAGGAGGAGCAGCGCGGCATCATCGGCGCGTACTACGACATCCCGCAGACGCTCCAGCACGCCATCATGAGCCTGGTCGAGCACCCGGCGGGCGCCCAGGAGTCGAGCCCCATGCGCCAGGTCGACCCGGCCAAGGCGTCGGAGCACGGCCAGAAGGTGCTCAAGGGCACCGCGGAGGTCGACCGCATCGAGAAGTACCGCGCCTTCTTGTGCATGGCCCTGGGCGACGGTGGCGGCATCAAGCCGGGGCGCTTCGGCGCCAAGCAGCCCTTCGAGGACTACCGCCGGCCGGGCCAGTTGCTGCACATCCTGACGGGCTCCAACGACAGCCGCTTCGGCAAGGTGCCCAAGATCGTGCCGCGCCGCCTCACGGTGGTGCCCCTGAACCTCACGCCGCACTACGTCGAGAACACGCAGAAGGCGGGCTTCAAGCACCCCGACAACAAGAGCCCCTTCATCGGCTCGGGGGTGAACTACTTCGTGGACGCCAACGGCAACCTGCTCCAGGTGCTGCCCCGGCGGGCGCACCTGTTCACCCAGCCGTCCGCCGTGCCCTTCGGCATGGTGGTCTCGGGCGTGGCGGAGGACGAGCTGGCGGAGATCAACACGGGCATGTTGTCGCTCAACCAGAAGCGCACGGAGGCCACCGACACGCCCTTCTTCGTGGGCACCGTGACGCGCACGCCGTTCACGGAGAACGACCTGGGCAACAAGGTCCAGTACTGGCCGCCGGAGCTGACGGCCGCGGGCATCCCCAACCCGGACGCCGGCTTCGGCCAGCCGCTGGGCGAGTTCTACTTCGACGAGCGCGTGGGCGTCGGCGACCCCACGCTCAAGGGCACGGCCGTGTTCGGCGCGGCCGACTTCGCCAAGATCGAGAAGAACCGCAGCGAGTTCACCATCAGCAGCTACACCGGCGCCTTCAACTACATCGGGCAGCGCGACCAGAAGGCCACCATCGTCGACGCCCGCGCGATCGCGGTCGCCGGCAACAAGGCGGTCTACTGGATCAAGCTCAACCGCGCGATCGTGGCGCCGCTCGCCAAGCACCGCGTGCTGATCCAGAACAAGAGCCACGAGGGCAAGCAGGTCGCCCCCAACAAGCCCTGGGTGCTCATCCCGCCCTCGAAGCGCGGCGAGGCCAAGGCCGGGCCCAAGGTGCCGGTCAGCGTGACCTCGCTCAAGTCCATCACGGCCAAGTCCAGCATCAGCAACCCCGACCAGACGTCGGGCGGCAACCACTTCAACTTCGCGGTGGGCGTGGAGACGCGCGACGGCCGCATCACGCCCAAGGCGGAGGCCACGCTCGCCTGGCTCTCGGCGGTGGTGATGGAGCTGACGGCGGAGCACGTCGGCACGCTCAAGGCGCCCGTGCCCAACCAGGCCCAGCGCCAGCCCAAGCTGGGGGCCGGCGCGCTCTTCGAGATCGCCGACTACTACCATGCCGCGAGCGGCTACCGGCGCCTGGCCGCGGGCACCATGGACCGCGTCAGGGCCAAGGCCCAGCAGCTCGCGAGCCAGCTCTACAAGGACTTCAACGTCTTCGACAAGGAGCTGACGGACGGCCAGCTCCAGAGCCTGACCGACATCACCTTGACGGAGAACACCGGGCCGGGCACCTTCACCCAGATCCCCGGCGACATCAGCAACCAGACCGACACGGGCGCGGGCGCGGACGCCGCGGCCAGCTCCGCCGCCGGCGCCAGCAGCGCCTTCACGGAGGGCGTGCAGGTGACGCTCGACAAGAAGATGCTCGACAACTTCGTCGACCACTACATCGCGGCCATCGTGAACTACGAGTACTACAACCTGCGCTACGCCGCCCAGGGCTTCTCCGCCCAGACGGTCTTCAACCCCTACGCGGTGGTGGGCTACCCGTGCCTGCTCCTGGACAACTCCGACGCCAAGTACCACCTGGTGGGCTTCCTGCACTCGACCGCCCACATCTTCCACGGCGACGGCCAGGCGTACACCAGCATGACCTACAGCCATGTGCGCAACGCGCGCTGGGAGAAGCTGCTGCCCTACTCCAAGGGGGTGGACCAGTACTTCCTCTTCCGCGACGTCAAGCCCTGGCGTGACGGCGAGGCGTACCGCAACGAGTACCACGCCCGCCTCAAGGCGCTCAACCCGCCGGCCTTCATCGGTGCCGACGATCCGCGCAGCTTCATCCCCTGGGAGCTGATGGACTACCGCTCGAAAGCCACCCCGCCCTTCATGTACTCGGGCGGCTTCGGCTTCGACAAGGACATGAAGCGCGACTTCAAGGCCCTCGCGGCCTACGTGGGCTACGTGGACGGCGCGAGCGTGGCGACCGACCTCGAAGCCGCCAACCAGTTCGTGTACGCCGACGACCCCTTGGTCAACTTCGCGGACGACGCCGCCGGCGAGGGCGAAGGGTTGTCCGGCACGGCCGCGACCAACGAGGACATCGACGCGCGCCGCGCCTTGGAGCTGATCTACCGCAAGGTGCAGAAGATCGACCAGCTCGACCCGGAGAAGAGCCAGGCGTCCCTGGTGGCCTTCGTGCATGGCGAGACCCGCCACTACGACGATCCGCCCATCAACATCGACGTCTACCAGGCCACCCCGGAGATCGGCAAGGACGGCTTCCCCGTGCGCAAGATCAAGGACGACGGCACGGTGGACGGGGCGATCGCCTGGCAGACGGACATCCAGAACCGCGTGTACGCCCATCTGGATCTGGTCCGCCAGCGCACCGCCATCCGCGGATAGGCCGAGGCCCCGGACGCATGGTCCGGGGCCTCGATCTTTGCGCGCCCGTGCCAGATGGTTCACACGCTTCGCAGACCGCTTGCGCAGTCGATACCCCAGGTTAACATGCCGCGGGCCCTGCTGGCAAGCCCCCGCCCGGCGGCTTATAATGGGGATAGATTGGTAGTACCGAACGACCATTGGAGGCCGCATGCACGACCCGTATTCCGCGTACCTCGCCAGCAAGCAGGCCGACGACAACGGCTTCGGGACCGCCCTGATGGCGGGCGGCGCGGGGGCGGCGGCGGGCTACGCCGCGAGCAAGATGGCGCCCCCGGCGGCGGCTGCCGCGCCCGCGGCCGAGGCGGCCGGCAGCCGGGCGGGCAACATCGTGAAGGCGGTGGCCCGCCAGGCCGTGCCGGTGGCGGTGAGCCTGCTGGCCCGCCGCATGGCGAAGGCTCCCAGCCTGGGGGCGACCGCGCCGAAGGGCGTGGTGCAGACCGGCGCGGCGCCGGCGATGCACGCGGGCCAGGTGCAGATGCACGGCGCCCCCCAGCCCATCGGCCCGCTCAAGATGGCGGCGCAGCTCGTGCATGACGCCATCGTCGAGGCGCTCGCCAAGGAGGCCGGCCAGCTCGATGCCGACCACCCCGACGTGGGCGCGTTCCTCGCGGCGATCGTCGGCGAGATGAAGGTGGCCGCCACGGAGCTGGTGGTGGAGGCCCCGCTCTGGGAGAAGGCCGCGTCGGTGGACGGCGTGAGCGTGCTGATGGACGCTTGCGACTTCCTGGAGATCGCCTATGCCGGCCTGGGCAAGAGCGCGAGCCGTGCGCTCGCCACCAGCCAGATGGCGGGCAACGTCGGCCAGGCCGCGATGCAGAACTGGGGCAACATCGAGAGTATGAACCTGCCGGAGGGCCAGGAGGACGCGGCCGAGCGCCAGCACCTCGTGACCGGCGAGGACCCCGATCGCGGCCAGCGCTACAACCAGACGCGGGCCACCGTCGGGGCGGCCGTGGGCGCGACGGCGGGTTACGGCCTGGGTGTGGCCGCGGAGCGGGCGCTGGGGGCGGCGGCGCCGAAGGGCGTGCTGCCGGCCATGGGCGTGCTCGCTGGCGGCTACATGGGGCACGAGACCGGGCGCTAGATGGCGATCGAGCAGTGGCATGCGTGGAACTCCAACGGGCGGCGTCCAGATGATCTGGCGCCGCTCATGACCGCGTTCAAGCCCCTGATCGACCACGAGGTCCACCGCTGGAGCGCCAGCGGCCTGCCGAAGCTGGTGCTGGAGGCCGAAGCCAAGCGCCACGCCCTGGGGGCCTTCCAGACCTACAACCCGGAGCGGGGCTCCTTGCAGACCCACCTCATGAACCGGCTCAAGGGCATGAACACCTTCGTCAACACCTACCGCGCCGACGTGCGCATGTCCAACGAGCGCACGCTTCTGGCCGACAAGCTGACCCGCGCGCGCGAGGAGCTGAAGCTCGCCCTGGGCCGGGATGCCACCGACCCTGAGCTGGCCCGCCACATCGGCGTGGGGCAGACCACCATCGGCAAGCTGCACCGCTACCAGACGGCGCTCTACAGCCGCGCGGAGGAGGCGGGCTTCAACCAGCCGGCGCGCGAGGACCTGACGCACAGCCAGATCGTGGCCGACTTCCTGGTGCATGACCTGTCGGGGCCGCACCGGCTGGTCTTCGAGCACACCACCGGCTACGGCGGCAAGCCCATCCTGACCCCGGGCGAGCTGGCGAAGAAGCTGGGCGTGAGCCCCGGGCGCATCTCGCAGCTCAAGACCGACATCGCGGAGAAGGCGCGCGGCTACAACCGCGCCGTCGACTCCTTGCTGAACTAGGAGGATCCCATGCCCGCGTTCCTGAAGACGCCCGAGGACGAACACCTGTGGAGCAAGGCCAAGGCCGTGGCCGCCCAAGAGGGGCACCACGAGGATTGGCCCTACGTCACGGGCATCTTCAAGAAGATGAAGGGCGGCGCGGTCTCGAAACGCGCCGCGGCCGACCCCCACGCCGCCTACATGGACAAGGTGGCCTCCGAGGCCGCGCTCGTCGGCGCGGGCCTCGGCGCCGCGGCGGGCTACGCCAACGCCAGCGCCCTGGGCGTGGAGTTCAAGCTCGCGCCGCGATCGCGGGACGAGGCGAAGCGCGACCAGGTGATCGAAGCCGCCGCCGGCCTGGGCCTGGGCGGCGCGGCCGGCCACGCCATGAGCCACCCGGGCTTCGAGGCCGCCTACCAGGGCGAGAACGCCGGCCGGCGCGCCGGGGCCGTGATGGAGCGGCTGGGGCGCGCGCTGCCCGACGTGCTGCGCCGCAAGGTGGCCGCGGGCCCCGCCTTCAACCTCTTCGGCAGCCCCGAGCAGGTCTACGACCGCGACACCCACGTCAAGCTGCTGCGCGCCAAGGCCGACCTCTCGCGCGCCAAGCTGGTCAACAGCCCCGGCTTCCAGAAGCTGGGCCCCAAGGGGCAGAAGCAGATCCTGGCCGCCCATGACAACGTCCACCAGACGATCGAGGAGGCCGTGATGGCCGGGAAGTACGGAGGCATCTAGTGACGACCCCCTACGAAGCGTTCCAGGCCGAGCGTCTGGAGAAGGCCGCGCTCGACCCGTTGAGCGTGGCGGCCACCATGGGCCTGGGCCACGTCGCCACGAACGCCGTGATCAAGGCGCGCAACGCCGTGGGCGACTCCATCAGCCTGGGCGGGCGCAGCTTCGGGCCGCAGCAGGTGGTCCACGACGCCATCCACGATGCCCTTGAAGGCCGCATCGCGCACCCGGCGAAGCGCGAGCTGCACAAGCTGACCCTGGGCCCCGAGGTCCAAGGCCAGGAGTACGCGCTGCCGCACGCGCTCACCACGGAGTACCTGCGCCGGGCGGGCGGCGACAAACTCAAGGCGCTCCAGATGATGAAGTCCACCGTCGGCACGCCGGAGTTCGGCAAGGGCGTGCAGGGCTACGCGCCCTCGGAGCACCTCAACGCGGCCGTCGCGGCGATGGACCCGGCCAAGCTGGGGCCCGCGCGCGGTGGCACGATCGCCTACCAGCCGGGCACCGCGGGCTACGCCGCCAAGGAGACGGCCGGCAAGACGCTGGCGCGCGTGGGCGCCGCGGCGACGGGCGCCATCGACCCGCACCTGCCCATCATGGCGGGCCTGAACTTCGTCAAGGACATCGCCAACCGCCGCACGCCCATCGGCGCGGCGATCGCCAGCCGCCAGGTCGCGAAGGGCATGACCCAGGGGCCCAGCACCGGCGTGGCCCGCCAGCTCACCGACCTCATCGCGAGCCCGGGCGTCACGCAGATGCGCGACGCCGGCGCGGTGCTGGGCCGTGGCATCGACGCGGCGGCGCCGGCCTCGGTGGCCGCGGACATCAAGACGCGCGCCGCCCAGACGCTCCAGAGCCCCCAGAAGCTGGTGCAGGTGGCGGATGCCGTCCACCGCACCCAGCAGCAGGTGTCCCAGGCCGCGGCCAACGGCGGCGGGGCCCCGGTGGTGGCGAACGCCAAGGACTTCTTCCAGCACCTCGCGCCCGCGAGCCAGGGGGTGGTCACGGCCGCGGGCAAACAGGTGGCGCAGCAGGTCGGCAAGGCCGGCATCAAGGCCATCCAGACGCCCGGCGCCCAGAAGAACATCGAGACGGCCTACCACGCCACGGTGAAGGGCTACGATGCGGGCCGCGCGGCGGGCGCGACCGGCCGCGAACTGGGCCGCCACGTCGGCAACGAGCTGCTCGACGCCACCGTCAACAGCAAGCTGCCGGCGGGCGTCAAGGTGCGCATCCCCTCGGCCGACGAGGTGGCGGCGGGGGCGGCGGCGCCCAACCCGCAGGCCCAGTCCGCGGCGCAGCAGCCCGGCGCGTTCCACTCCCTGCTGCCGGTGGCCGGCGGCGCGGCGGCGGTGGGCGCGGGCATGGCGCTGGGCGGGGGCGGCAGCCGCTTCCAGGAGCACTACCAGGACGACCCCTACGGCCAGAAGTACGCCGCGGCGATGGACGAGGAGCTGGACGTCCACCCGGAGCACCCCACCCAGATGGACATCCTCCAGGACGCCTTCATGTCGGTGATGGAGAACCCCCGGGGCACGGGCATCAGCCTGGGGCGCTTCGACCAGGTGCCGCAACCCCTGCGCATCCGCGCCAAGCAGGTCAACATCGCCAAGAGCATCAGCGCGGACGAGGCCCTGCACCGCGTGATCATGAGCAAGAACCACCAGCACCACCTGGCGCGCAAGGGCGGCCCGGCGGAGCGCGAAGCCTGGATCCAGGCGTTCAAGGACCGCTGGGTGGGCTCGGGCGGCTACCGCCTGGTGGACATGGACCTGGCCGACCTCAAGCACCGCCGCTTCAGCGTCGACGAGCGCAAGGTGGGCGAGCTGATGCTCAACCCGCCCAAGGACGACGGCAACTACCCCATCATCGGGCGCTGGCGCGGCAACGGCAACCACGCCCACGTGGTGCTGGACGGCAACCACCGGGTCGAGGCGCTCCTGCGCACCGGCGAGAAGCGCATGAAGGCGTATGTTCAAGAGGATCTGGCCCACGAGTTGGACCGCAAGCGGCTGGGCGAGGCGGAGACCGTGGTCGCGGGCACCGGCCAGAAGGTGGCGGGCAGCACGCTGCACGACATCTTCGAGAGCTTCAGCGCCCCGATCGTCGCCATCCTGCGCAACGCCCAGGAGGACGAGCGCGCCGAGAAGCGCGCCTTCAACGTGACGGTGCCCGTGGATCTCCAGGACCACGCCACGCCCAGCGCCTTCCCCGAAGACACGAAGGGCCACATCCTGACCAGCCTGCGGGCCAACGCCCAAGGGCAAGCGGACCTCGCCATGATCCTCGCGTCGCTACGCGGGCAGGAGGGCACGCCGCACGCCAACGCCGCCATCACCCACTACATCGCCGGCCCCCATCTGGTGGGCCTCTTGAGGAGGTAGCCCATGCTCACGCCCTACGACGCCTACATGGACCAGGTCAAGTCCGCCGCCCTGCCGGGATTCCTCGGCACGGCCGCCGGCGCCGTGCGCACCGGCGCCACCCAGGCCGCCGGCGCCATCAAGAGCACCGTCGCCACCCACGCGCCGACGCTCAAGACCATGGCCGGCCAGGCGCTGCCGCAGCTCGACCAGGCCACCAACGTCTACATGAAGGGCCGGGTCATCGCGGGCGACATCGCCCACAACGCCCCGCGCCTGCTGGGCAAGGAGCCCAAGGTGCCGGCGACCGCGAGCCCCACCAGCGCGATGCTGGGCCACATGGCGCTCGGCGCCGGCGGCATGTACATCGGCAACGAGCTGGTGCGTGACAAGGAAGCGCGCCTGGCCGAGGCCCTCGACCGCTTCATGCAGGCGCGGGGGTAGGAGCTGGCATGCGCACCCCCCAGGAAACCTTCGAGGCGATGAAGCAGGAGATCGCGGCCGGGCTGACGGCCGCGTTCCCCGTCACCAGCGGCAAGCGCACGCTGGAGCTTCACGACGTCCAGTTCGACCCGATGCCCGGTCATGACGACTGGAACGGGCAGAAGGAGGCGTCGCTCACCAACAAGACCTGGGGCGCGCCGGTGCGCGGCACCTTCAGCCTGAAGGACGAGCACGGCAAGACCATCGAGAAGAAGAGCGTGCGGTTGGGGCTCCTGCCCACGCCCACCAACCGCCACACCTTCATCGTGGACGGCCGCGAGTACCAGGTCAGCAACCAGCGCCGGCTGGGCCCGGGCCTGTACACCAAGGTCAACCGGCTGGGTCAGGCGCTGGCCGACTTCCAGGTCAAGCACGGCCGCAACTTCAGCGTGGGCCTCGACCCCGCGAGCAACCAGTTCTACATGAAGTACGCCAACACCCACATCCCGCTCACGGCCGTGATGCAGGGCCTGTGGCACGACGGCCCCGCGGTGGGCAAGGCGTTCGAGCACGAGCACACGCCGCAGGAGGTGGACGACGCGCTGCACACGCTGTGGGCCGAAACCCAGCGGGAGCCCGCGCCGACGAAGCCCGATGAACTCAAAATGAAGCTACGCGACTACTTCAATAAGACCACCATGGACCCCGCGGTGAACCAGATGACGGTCGGCCACGGCCACCCCACGGTGAACGTGCAGGCGCTCCAGGACGCCGCGAAGCACGTCTTGGAGATCCACCGCGGCGAGCGCATGCCCAGCGGTCGCGACGACCTGGGCTTCGCCGACATCCACGGCGTCGAGGACTTCCTGCGCGAGCGGCTGGAGGGCGGCAAGGGGCTCATCGCGGCGAAGCTCCGCCAGAAGCTCGACCGGGCGGATGGCCTGGGCGGCCTGAACCTGCAAGGGGCGATCGCCCCGCAGTTACATAACTTCTTCACCACCAGCGAGATGTCGAACAACCCCATCCAGGTCAACCCGCTGGAGATGAAGGAGAACGCCTTCAAGCTGACCTCGATGGGCAAGGGCGGCATCGGCGACTCCAACGCCATCCCGGCGGAGGTACGCGCGATCCACCCCAGCCAGAGCGGCTTCATCGACCCCGTGCGCACGCCGGACAACGCCAAGGCCGGCGTGGACGTGCGCGCGACCTTGGGCGCGAAGAAGGTGGGCAAGCGCATGCAGGCGCCGATGGTGAACGTCAAGACCGGCAAGACGGAGATGCTCACGCCCCAGCAGCTCTACGACAAGTTCGTGGCCCACGACAAGGAGACGCCCATCAACGGCTTCGTGCGCGCCATCCACCGCGGCCAGATCGTGGACGTCGACCCCAAGCAGGTGGACTACCACATCCCGACCGAGCAGGCATGGACGGTCTCGACGGCCCTGGTGCCGTTCCTACCCAACAGCCACGCCCACCGCGCGGCGATGGGGGCGAAGATGCTGGGCCAGGCGCTGTCGCTCGCGGAGCGCGAGCGCCCGATCGTCGACACCCTGCACTCCGACGAGGCCATCCAGGGCCTCTTGCCCGTGGCGCCGGTGGCGGGCACGGTGCATCGCATCACGCCCGGCGTGGTCACGATCAAGGACGCCCAGGGCGGCCTGCACCCGGTCCACTACGCCCACGAGTTCCCGCTCAACGGCGGCAGCTATCTGGATACGAAGCTTCATTTCCAGGTGGGCGACACGGTCAAGAAGGGCACGGTGCTGGGCGACAACAACTTCACGCAGGCCGGCTCGCTGGCTCTCGGGAAGAACCTGCACGTCGCCATGCTGCCGCTCGAAGGCCACAACTACGAGGACGGCATCGCGGTCACGGAGACCGGCGCGAAGAAGCTCACGAGCCTGCACCTGCACACCGAGGAGGTCGAGGCCGACGAGCGCACGGTCAACGACCTGACGCGCTTCCGCGCGCACTTCCCGGGCAAGTTCGAGGTCTCGCACCTCGCCAAGCTCGACGACAAGGGCGTGGTCAAGGTGGGGCAGACCCTCAAGGAGGGCGACCCCATCTTCGCGATGCTGCGCAAGCGCGTGACCAACCCGGAGAGCCTGATCCTGGGCAAGGCCCACAAGAGCCTGATGGAGCCCTACCGCGACGCGAGCGTGGTCTGGGAGAAGCCCTACGAGGGCAAGGTCACGGCCGTCGCCAAGACGCCCAAGGGCTTCAAGGTGACGATCGCCGCGGCGGCGCCCGCACAAATTGGCGACAAGCTGGCCGGGCGCTTCGGTAACAAGGGCGTCATCACGACCATCATCCCCGACCACGAGGCGCCGCGCACCGTCGACGGCAAGATCCCCGACGTGTTCCTCAACACGGCCGGTCTGCCCAGCCGCATGAACCCGGCCCAGATCTACGAGATGGCCGCCGGCAAGGCGCTCCAGGCCATGGGCAAGGCCACGGAGAAGTTCCCCCAGTTCTTGGGGGTCAACAGCCACACCTTCGTGAAGAAGCTCGTCGCCAAGGCGGGCGTGACGGAGCGCGACACCTTCATCGACCCCAAGACCGGCCTGAAGCTGCACGACCCCGTGCTGAACGGCCCGATGTACATGCTCAAGCTGTTCAAGCAGGCGGACACGGGCTACAGCGCGCGCTCCGGCGGCGCCTACGACATCGACCTGCGCCCGGCCAAGGGCGGCGAGGAGGGGGCGAAGTCCGTGGGCACGCTCGACCTGGCCGGGCTCCTGGCCCACGGCGCGACCAGCTTCCTGCGCGAGGCCGCGACCTACAAGGCGGAGTATAACCCGGAGGTCTTCGCGCACATGTGGCGCGGGCTGCCGCTGCCGCCGCCCAAGCCGACCTTCGCCTACAACAAGTTCCTCACGATGGTGCAGGGCATGGGGCTCAACGTCAAGAAGGACGGCTCCAAGCTGATGCTGCTGCCGATGCGCGACGCCGACACGCTCGCCATCAGCAGCGGGCCCGTCACCAAGCCGCTCACGGTGATGGACAAGGAGGATCCGCACACCAACCTGCCCTTCCGGCCGGAGGAGGGCGGCCTGTTCGACCCCACCACCACCGGCGGCCTGGTGGGCAACCGCTGGAGCCACATCACGCTGGCCGAGCCCGTCGTCAACCCGCTCTTCCACCACCCCGTGCGCACGATCCTGGGGATGAGCAAGCAGGAGTTCAAGGACACGCTGGCCGCGGAGGGCGGCGCCAGCATCGCCAAGCGGTTGGGCACCGTCAACCCGGGCGCTCGCATCGAGGCCCTCAAGAAGGAGCTGAAGACCACCAACGCCACGGCGCGGCGGGACGACATCTACAAGCAGCTCCGCTACCTCACGGCCCTGGACAAGAACGGCCTGCGGCCGGACGACGCCTACGTGATGAAGCACGTCCCGGTGGTGCCGCCCACGATCCGCCCGATCTACCCGGACGCCGACACCGGCCAGGTCACGGTCTCCGACGCCAACCGGCTGTACCAGAACCTGATGCTCGTCTCCGACCAGCTCGCCGCCCATGCCAAGGACGGCGACCCGGAGACGGTCAAGGCGCTGCGGGTCGGCCTGCATGACGCGGTTGCCAAGGTGCAGGGCCTCGACGGCAACGCGGAGGCCATCGTCAAGGCCGGCGAGCGCGAGCCCAAGGGCTTCCTCCAGATCATCACGGGCGGCCGGGCCAAGGAGGGCTTCTTCCAGTCCAAGCTGATGACCCGCCGCCAGGACGTGGCCGGCCGCGGCGTGGTGGTGCCCGACCCCAGCCTGGGCATCGACGACATCGGCATCCCCGAGGCCCAGGCGTGGAAGCTCTACCGCAACCACGCGGTGGGCGAGCTGGTGAAGAGCGGCATGCCGCTGACGGCCGCGGCGGAGGCGGTGGAGTCCCGCAACGCGACCGCGCGCACGGCGCTCGACCTCGCGATGAAGAACGCGCCCCTGATCCTCTCGCGCGCGCCCAGCCTGCACAAGTTCAACTTGCAGGCGTTCAAACCGCAGGTGGTGGGCGGCAAGAGCATCCGCGTGAACAACCTGATCCACAAGGGCTTCAACATGGACCACGACGGGGACGCCTGCAACCTGCACGTCCCCCTGGGCCCGGAGGCGATCGCCGACGCCTTCCGTATGATGCCCTCCAACAACCTCTACAACCCGCTGAACCGCAACCCGGTCCACCAGCCGACCAACGAGACCACGATGGGGCTCTGGAAGGTCACGAACGTGGGCGAGAGCAAGCCCACGCGCCACTTCGCGAGCCAGGCGGAGGCGGTGGCCGCCTTCAAGCGCGGCGACATCCGTATCGACGAGCCCATCGAGATCACGGGCCTATAATAGGGCCAGGAGGCAAGCCTATGTTCGACGCGCACACCGCCTACATGGCCCGGGTCAAGGTCGCCCTCGACACCGACAGCCGCGACCCGATCAACCAGGTCTCCGCCGCCGGCGCGGGCCTCGGTGCGGCCACCGGCGCCGCCCTCGTCCACAAGGCCGTGGCCCCGCACGTCGCGATGGCGAAGGACGAGGCCAACTACCTGAAGACCTTCCACGCCGGCAAGCCCGTCCCCCTGATGGACAGCCTGCGCATCAACCGCGGCACCGGCTTCGCCGGCAAGGTGCATGGCGGTGCGATGCTCGCGGGCGCCGCCGCCGGTGCGATCCTGGGCGCCGCGCCCGGCGTCGTGATGGCGCTGGGCAACAAGTTCGGGGAGCCCGAGCATTGACGACGCCCTGGGACGCCTACCAGGCCCAGAAGCAAGCCGCTCCTACCCCCGAGGCCCTGCGCCACCTGCGCCGGCTGGAGGGGTCCGTCGGCGGCACGAAGGCCGACTTCGTCTTCGAGCTGGCGAAGCAGAACGACCCCGACTTCACACTGGCGGACGTCAAGGATGCCGAGCGCGAGGCCAACCAGCGCTGCATGCGCTGCGAATGCGACCTGTCCGACTGCGAGTGCCCGGGCGGCCCCGAGCACTTCAAGCGCGCATCGATCATGGACGGCATGCAGTGGGATCCCGACCACCTGGCCGCCTTCATCGAGGCCGGCCGGAACAACTGGAAGGCGCTCTTCGGCGACAAGACTGAGGCCGACCTCAAGGCGGAGTACCGCGAGCGGCTGCTGCGGGACGGCAGCTCGTGGCCGGAAGGGTCGCGGGGCTACCAGATGGACCTCGACGACCTGGCGGCCAACCCGCCCGTGCCCGGCGAGCCCGGCTACGCGCCCTGGTTCGCGCGCACGATGAAGCACCGGCTGGGACAGGGGGGCTCGCGGCCGGGGCGGGACTACGACAACCTCCTGGCGCGTGTGCATGCCCGCCGGAACGGCCTGCCGGAGCCGGAGCTGACCAAGGCCGCGGCCGTGGACTGGAAGAACCGCCCGGGCGTGCGCGCCGTCGTCACCGACGAGCGCGATCGCGTGCTGCTGCTCAAGCGGCCCGCCAAGGAGGAGTTCCACCCCAACACCTGGAACCTGCCCGGCGGCGCCAAGGAGCCCGACGAGGGATTCCGCACGGGCGCCCTGCGCGAGCTGAAGGAGGAGACCGGCCTCACCGCGACCCCCACCGGCCAGCGCCACGTCTTCACGTGGCCGGGCGGCCGGGGCGAGGCGTTCGCGATGGAGGAGCCCCGGGGCACGCTGAAGCTCCAGGCCAAGGAGGTGGCGGAGGCGCGCTGGTTCGACCCGGCCAAGCTGCCCAAGAAGCTCTTCCCGCAGACCGCGGCCATCGTGCAGGCGCTGGTGGCGAAGCGCGCGGCCTTGAAGAAGGACGTCGAGCTGATGCCGCACCAGCAGGCCGCGGTGAGCAAGGTGCTCGCCAACGACGGCTCCTTGCTGGTGGCCCACGGTACGGGCACCGGCAAGACGCCGACCTCCGCCGCGGCCGTCGAGGCCCTGCGCGCGAAGGGCAAGGCCCACATCACGCTGGCCGTCACGCCGGCCGCGCTGCGCGAGAACATGATCGAGGGCGGCGTCCATAAGTTCACCGACCAGAAGGGCGTGATCCTGGGCGCCAAGGGCGAGCCGGGCACCACCCACATCGACCACCCCAGCCTGCCGGAGGCCAGCTACTACGCGGTCTCCAACGAGATGTTCCGCAAGGACCCGCACAAGTACATCGACAAGACCCACGCCGACACCATCGTCTGGGACGAGATCCACAAGGGCCGCGACGACGAGACCGCGAACTACGCGGCGATGATGGCGGTCCGCCCCAAGGTGCGCAACTTCATCGGGCTGACCGGCACCCCCGTGAACAACCATCCGCGCGACATCGTGCCCGTGCTCGACATCGTAACGAACAAACGTCACGGGTTGGGGGCGGCCAAGGGCAAGGGGCCGAACACCTTCGAGAACCGCTTCATGGAGACCGTGGAGAAGCACCACGGCCCCCTGGGCTTCCTGGGCATCGGCCCCAAGAGCACGGAGACCCGCCTCAAGCACACGGACTACCTCCAGCACGAGTTGAGCAAGCACGTCCACTACGTGCCGACCGAGGACGTGGCGAAGGACATGCCGGCCAAGGAGGTCCACGACGTCGAGGTGCCCATGAGCGGCCACCAGCAGAACCTGTACCACTTCGCGATGAACAAGATCGACCCGATGACGCGCTGGAAGATCCGCATGAACCTGCCCGTGGGCCAGGGCGAGGCCCAGCACATCTTCGCGCGCATCACCAAGGCCCGCCAGGTCTCCAACGCCGTCCACACGCTGGACGGCAAGCACGATCCGCGCTCCAGCGCCGAGGCCACCCCCAAGATCCACCGCCTGGTCGAGGACGTGGACCGGGAGATGAAGGCCCACCCGAACAACAAGGCCATCGTCTACACCAACTTCGTCCATGGCGGCGTCGACGCGGTGGCGGAGGGCCTGCGCGCGCGCGGCCACGACCCCGGCTTCTTCCTGGGCTCGACCCACCAGACCCGCAAGGACCGCGCGCAGCATGTCCAGGACTACTTGAGCGGCAAGCGGCGCATCATGATCATCAACAGCGCCGGCACCGAGGGCCTCAACCTGCCCGGCACCACCAGCCACCACACGCTCGACCCGCATTTCAACCCGGCCGTAACCGAGCAGCAGGAGGCCCGCGGCATCCGCGCCGGATCGCCGGTCAAGAGCGTGCGGGTCTACCGCTACCGCTCCACCCTGCCGCGCGGGATGGGCGGCTTCCTGCCGGCCGAGACCAGCGCCGACCAGTGGGTGCAGAACACGGCCGACCGCAAGGAGAAGCTGAACCACCAGTTCTTGGGCCTGCTCAAGGGGTAGCTGATGGACAAGCTCATCTACGACGCCGTCTTCGAGCGGGACCAAGGCCGCTGCCAGTTCCCCATCGAGGACGGCCGCTGCATCGCCTGGCGCAAGTGCGGCGCGAGCTTCCGCGTCGAGGCCCACCACCGGCACATCCGCGGCCAGGGCGGCGAGGACACGGTCGAGAACCTGATCCTGCTGTGCCAGGAGCACCACATGTGGTGCCACGCCCACGCCCGGGAGGCCGCGGAGCTGGGGCTGATCGTGCTGGAGAAGGACGGCCGCTACGACACCAGCCGGCACGAGTGGATGGAGGATCAGATCCCCGAGGACGGCTACTTCGAGGACGTGGAGCAGGCCCTGTTCGCCCACGAGCCGGGCGACTTCGTGTGGTAAGGTAGTACCAAGCGACCGAAGGACCCACGCATGGCCGACACCTCCCACCAGGAACCGCTCACCCTCTCGCCGACGGCGAACATGCCGGCCCACACGCTGGAGCCGGGCTTCTGGCGCAAGGCGCTGCACACCGACGAGGAGCTGTACGCCGCCCTGATGCAGCTCCTGGAGAAGAACGAGGCGCGCATGACGCTGCTTCAGCGCGCCTTGGACCGGGAGCTGCCGGCGGACGACGGCTACCTGCTCTCGCGCGCCATCACCTGGCTCGACAGCCAGGTCACGTTCATGGGGCGCCTCTTGAGCGACGCGGAGGGGCTTTTGGACCTGGCCGAAGCGCACTTCCTGCTGCCGGCGGGCCGCAGCGAGATCTGCACCGACGACGAGGGCAAGCTGATCCCCTCGGACGCCAAGGGCTGGAGCTTCGACCTCAACAAGGCCACCCCGGAGGAGACCAAGGCGTTCAAGCCGCGCTGGACCAGCCTCACCACCAACGACCGCGAGGTCGACTGCGCCGCCAAGTGCGTGGCCTTCCGCCGGCTGCGCAACGAGTACCAGGCCGTCGCCAAGGGGTTGGAGAGCAAGCTTTACAAGGCATCGGGGCTGCTGGACGAACTCAAGGCACGGCATCGTGCCGCGGGCCTGGTGGAGCGACCCCGATGAGGGCCCGGTCCCATCCTTACAATATGTGTAGGGATGCGAGAGGGGGCGTGATGCAGACCTATTGCTACGTCATCAAGCCGGTGACGGACCGCGACGAGAAGGCCATCCGCAACGTGATCGTCGGCCAGCAGATCCATGCCAAGGTCGCGCGCCTCAAGGGCAAGGACGGCATGGCCTTCTTGGAGGTCGTGGTGCCGGACAAGAACGAGATGGACCGCATCATCAACCTCTCGGCCATGATCAGCGGCCGGCGTCTGGCATACACGGAGTGGAGGCCCCAATGATCACCACCGTCGGCCAGATGATGGTCCAAGACGCGCTCCCCGCGAGCGTGCGCACGAACGCGGTGATCGACAAGGGTGGCCTCGGCCGGCTGCTCAAGCAGGTGGCCGACAAGGAGCCCAAGCGCTACGGCGAGATCGTCGGCAAGCTCAAGGACATCGGCAACTTCTCCGCCTTCATCACGGGCACGAGCTACTCGCTCGACGACCTGGCGCCGGAGACCGGCATGCGCGACCAGCTCTTCAAGAAGCACGGCCGCGAGCTGGAGGCCCTGCGCAAGGAGATCGCCAAGGACCCCAGCCGCGCCAACCACCCCGAGATGCTGAAGCGCAAGGCCGCGGTCTTCTCACGCATCGAGGAGGACATGAACGCCCACATGGGCGAGCTGCTCAAGACCCCCAACGGCCTGACCGGCTGGGTGGCCTCGGGCGCCAAGGGCGACAAGAGCATGCTGCGCCAGATGGTGGGCATGACCGGCCTGAACGTCGACGTCGCCGGCCGCCTGGTGCCGGAAATTGCCCGCAACTCCTTCAGCGAGGGGCTCTCGCCCATCGATCACCTCGTGCATGCCAACGGCGCGCGCCGCGGCGTCGTCAACACCTACACCAGCGTGCGCGAGCCCGGTGCCTTCGCCAAGGAGCTGAACACCATCAGCGCGGACATGGTGATCACCCAGGCCGACTGCGGCAGCTCCGACGGCGTGGTGCTGCCGCCGGACCACCCCGACGCGCTCGACCGCTGCCTGGGCCAGGACGTGCCCGGCATCGCCCACAAGAATGACATCTGGACGCCCAGCCTGGCGGAGGCGGCGCGCAAGAAGCAGACCGGCAACCTGGTCTTCCGCTCGCCGCTGCACTGCCACGCCCACGAGGGCGTGTGCGCCCGCTGCTTCGGGCTCAACGAGGAGGGCCGGCTGCCGCCCGTGGGCGAGCATGTGGGCCTGAAGGCGGCCCAGGCCATCACGGAGCCCCTGACGCAGCTCGCGCTCAACACCAAGCATACGGGCGGCGTGATCGGGGCGGGCAAGAGCCCGTTCCAGCAGATCATGCAGATGATGCACGCGCCCAAGAACTTCACCGGCGCGGCCACCCTGGCGCGCGTGGGCGGCCCGGTCACGGCGATCGAGGAGGCGCCCGCGGGCGGCCACCAGGTCACGGTGGCGGGCGTGGTCCACTACGTGCCGCCCGACTTCGCGGTGGTGGCCCGCCGCGGCCAGATGCTGCGCCGCGGCGATGCCCTCTCCGAGGGCCAGCTCCACCCGGCCGAGGTGGTCGAGCACCGCGGCATGGACGAAGGCCGCCGACAGTTCGCCGCGGGCGTGCAGAAGCTCTACGCCGACGCTGGCATCCGCGGCCACGGCAAGATCTTCGAGACCATCGCGCGCGGCGTGCTCAACCTGGGCCAGGTGGTCCAGCCGGGCGCCCACGAGTTCGTGCCGGGCGAGGTGGTCCACTGGAACGCCGTGGCGCCCTTGATGAAGGAGCCGCTGGAGTCGGTGCCGCTCTGGAAGAGCGAGGGCCGCATCCTGGCCGACGACCACGGCCCCGCCCGCCACTACCAGGTCGTCACGCCGCGCCTGCTCAAGGACATGGAGGCCGCCGGCCACCAAGACGTGACCGTCTACCGCAAGAACGCCCTGGTGGTGCAGCCGGTGATGATGGGCACGGAGCGCGCGGCCCTGCACAAGGGCGACTGGATGGCGAACCTGGGCTTCCGCTTCCTGGGCAGCCGCTTCAAGGAGAACGCGGCCACCGCGGCCGTCACCAACATCCACGGCTGGAACCCCTTCCCCGCCTACGCCGCCGGCAGCGAGTTCGGCAAGGGGCCCGGGGGCCGCTTCTGATGAACGGCGTGCGGCTGGTCAAGGGCAACACGCGGCTCGTGCTCCTGTTCGACTCCTACGCCATCAAGGTGCCCCGCCCGGGCAACGAGGCGGACGGCCGCGAGGCCAACCGGCGCGAGGCGGCGCTCTGGAAGGCGCACCAGGACGAGCGGCTCTGCCCGGTGCTCTTCGCCGACGAGAAGGGTGCGATCCTGGTCATGCGCCGGGCGCAGAAGTACTACGCCTACAACAAGAAGGACTTCATCGACCAGGTGTACTGGCGCAAGGTGTTCACGGACTTCCTGGCCTTCGCCAACGACATGCACCCGGGCAACTTCGGCTACCTGGATGGGCGCCTGGTGCTCCTGGACTACGGCACCATGCTGGTGGAGGGATAGATGCGCGACTTCAACGAGATCATCGCGGCCCTGGGCATTCCCGACGACGTCGACCCGATGGCGGTGGTGGGCGACGGCAGCGAGCTGCGCCAGGGCGCCCTCAAGGAGGGCATGGTCAACGCGGTCGACAAGGTCAGCATGAACTACCAGTTGCTGCACCTGCGCCTGGAGACCATGCTGATCAGCATGCTCGAAACCCTCTACCGGCAGGACGACACCTTCACCTTCAACCCGGAGGACGAGATGGACTCCGGCATCGTGATCACCAACACCTTCAGCCGCAACGCGGTGGAAGGTCGCGACAAGCGCCCGGTCATCGTCATCGGCTTCGAGAGCGGCCAGCCCTCGAACCTGGTGCTGCGCGACGCGGCCTGGCGCTCCCCGCCGAACATGCTGCCGATGGAGAAGAAGCAGGTCTTCGAGACCATGCGCTTCCGCATCGCCTGCATCCACACCAACCGCTGGATCGCGAGCTTCCTGGGCGGCCAGGTGCGCGCCTTCATCGCGAGCTACATGGACGTGCTGCGCGTGGCCTTCAACCTCCAGAAGGTCTACCCGCCCGCGTTGGCCGGCCTGGGCCTGCTCGACACCTACGACGACCTGTTCGCCTGCATGATCGACCTCCAGGTCGAGGTGTTGCCCGTCTGGACGCAGACCAAGGACCCCAAGCAGATCAAGCGCATCATCGTGAGCGTCGAGGCCACGGTGGCGCGCCAGCTCCAGGGCGCGCTCACGCAGGACATCGAAGTGGTGCGGGTGGAGCCGTGAGGCCCCGCCCCGCTCACCCGCGCACCGGCGGAAACAGGCGCCGGAAATGCCCCTGCTGCAAGCGCTTCTTGAAGCGCGATCGCGTGGACCACTACTGCCAGCCCTGCCGCACCGAAGCCCGGCGCCGGCGCGCCGACCGCGCGGCCATCGAGCGCGAGCCGCGCTGGGGCGGCCACCTGCTGGGCGATCTTTTGAGGTTGGCGAGCGGGTAGGGGGCAATCGCTTAAATAAAGAAACCCGGTCGCCACGCGGGCTTCCGGGTTTTTTTGAGTGAATTTCTGTTTACAATGCAAATAAACTTCAAAAGCGCATGCCGGCGCCGACGAAGTAGCCCGTGGCGAGGTCGTAGCCGACGTAGCCACCCGCGCCGAAGTAGATCTTGCCGCCCAGGGCGCCCATCGCGCCGGCGGCCTTGTGGTTGGCGAGCAGATCCACCGAGGCTTCCACCCGGGTCACGTCGTGGGGCAGCACGCCGAAGCGCTCCACCGCCATCAGCGGCCGGCCGCGCAGGGTCTGCATGTCGAAGGCGAAGGCGCCCGGGAGCGTGCCGACGAACACGCCCAGCCGGGTGTGGTCCAGCTCGGGCACGGCCGACACGACGGCCACCGGCACGGGCGGCGGGGTGATCACCACCACCGGGGCGCTGGCCGCGGCGTCCTGCTTGAGCACGATCTCGATCTCCTCGAAGCCGGGCGAGGCAGCAGGGCCCGCCGGGGCATCGCCAGCGGGCGAGGAAGGCCCTTGTGGGGGTAAGGGGCGACGGATGATGACGTGCGCCTCCTGGGTGGCCTTGGCGGCCGTCACGGGCGCCGGCGTCGGCGAGGGCGCCGGGGTGGACGGCTGCGGGCCGAGCACGGGCCGCGGCACCGGCGCGGGCTCCACGTGGCCGCAGCCGCGGGTCAGGCAGAGCAGGAGCGCGATCGCGGCCAGGGCGAGACCGATCTCAAGGGCGAGCGGGGGGAGCTTCCAGTTCAAGAGGAGCCTCCTTGAAGGGGTACGGCGTCGCCTGCGGGACGAACACGACGTCGTACATGCGCCCGACCAAGACCGCGGCCTCCCATTCGTCCCGCACGGGGTGCAGGCCACTGGGGTCGAGCAGGTAGGTGCCGCTGGTGTGCCAGATCAGGCAGCCTTCGTGGAAGTACAGCCAGTAGGCGCGGCGCTCACGGATGTTGCGCACCAAGTCGACGAGGGCCGCCCAGATGCTCTGGTAGCGGAACACGTACATCTGCGCCCGGTAGACACCGGGCATCTGGCGCGCGGCCAGGTAGGCGAAGGCGCTGACGTCGTCGCAGTCCACCCGCAGGGGCCACTCGCGCGCGTCGCCGTAGAGCCCCTTGGCGATGTTGTGGACGATCCAGTAGTTCACGTTCGCCGGGTGCGTGTAGTTGTCGAGCAACCCGCCCCACAGGTCCCAGGTGTACTTGAAGTTGGTCGCCAGGTAGGCGGCCAGCGCCTGGGGCGTGGCGAACGACGGCAGGGGGGCCAAGAACAGCCGCGGCTGGAGCGCGCGGCTGACGAGGCCCTTGAAGAACATCCAGACCCAGGTCAGCAGGGCGAGCATGGCGGCTCCTTAATCGCCCTGGCCGCCACCGGACCGACCGTCGGTCTGACCCGGCGCGGGAGCGGGGCTGGGGGTGGTGGGGGCCTCCGCGGCCGGCTCGGGGATGGCCGGGGTCTCGGTCGCGGGGGCGCTCTCGGGCGGCGTCATCACCCGGCCCGCGATCAGGTCGCGGATGCCGTTGAACATCGCCATCTGCCGGATGTCGAAGGGCAGGTTGCCGCTGTCGTAGAGGTTCTCGGCGATGCTCCACAGCTCCACCATGGCAAGGAAGTACATCACGGACTTGTGACCCCAGACGTCGCCCAGCAAGGGGATGGTCAGGGCGCCGGCGATGTACAGCAGCAGGTAGTCGCGGAACTTGGGCAGCCCCTTGTCGCGCATGATGCGGCTCGTGAAGGGCAGGCCCTGCTTGCGGCAGGCGTTGTACTTCGTGATGAGGTCGATGGTCAAGAGCGCGAACAGGGCGCCCAGGCTGGCGATGTGATCCGGCAGCACGGCGGTGAACTTCGCCATCACCGTACTCAAGATGGTGCCCATGGCGACGAGCACCGGCTTGTCCTTCAGGAGGTGCCAAAAGTACACGGCGTAGTTGGCCGCCTCGTGGACGGCCCCTTGGACCTGCTGCACCGACTCGCGGGCGCCGACGGGCGTCGGGGTGTTGGTTGCCATCTTGCTCGCTCCTGTGGCTCGATCGTCCGGCGGGATTACGCGAGGTTATTATAGGCCCCGGCCGGGGTCGGGCCAGGGCGGCACCAGGAGCGGCCAAAAGGAAGGCCGGAGAACCGCACAGGACGGTCCTCCGGCTCGGTCGGCCACAGGAGCCGACTCAACATGGCGCCCAGCATAGCATGGGGGCACCCGGGCCTACAATGGAACGTTTGTTCGTTACCAGCCTTGGCCCGGGAAGGTGTGGTTGTAGAGCGGCGAGCTGCGCGGCACCCAGACCGTGCGCAGCGTGTCCGCGTTGCGCAGATCCTTCGGCAGCGTGTCCACGTCCTGGACGGCGGGCACCAGGTCGTAGCCCGAGCGGTAGTAGGCCATCGCGATGGTCTCGGAGCAGACCTTGCGCCGCCCGTCCTGGCTGACGTCGTCGTCCATGCCGGGCCGGTGGCGCAACCCCAGCCGGTAGCCGATCACGATCTGGGCCAGATGCCCGTAGCCGTAACCCTCGCCGACATGAGCGCGCATCCAGTCCACGGCGGCAAGCTTGGTCGCCGCATCGCAGTAGGGACGCCAGACCTCGAAGTGGTCGAACTCGTCGAAGATCTTCTCGTGGACGCCGTTGTAGGAGTTCTCCAACACGAACACGGTCGGCTCCTTGAACACGGGCGACAGGTCCACCCGGCTCACCATCATGGCGTGCGGGAACGCCGCGCCCGTGAAGAGCCAGGCCAAGGTCGGCCAAGGCTCGCCACCACACTGAACCAGCACATCGCCGGCGGTATAACGTTGATACATTTCTATGTCCTTCCCCTACTTCTTGCGGGTCATGTCCCAGTCGACGTCGATGTAGGGCCGGATCTCGGCGCTGTTCGCATCGAGTTCGCACGGGCGGGTGCGCTTGATCTTCAGGCGCACGATCAGGTTCGCGATGATGGTGGTGCCCGCGCCGAGATGGGCCAGCAGGTCCGCGCCCAGGGCGTGGTCCACCAGCGGGATGCCCTCGCCGTCCATCTGCGGCGTCGCGCCGTCCATCAGGATGGGGAGTTGCGGGTAGAGGTTCGCGCTGGCCCAGGTGCCGCCCGGGGGCATCTTGATGGGCTGGTGGTTCGTGCCGGCGAGCGTGATGCCCTGGTTGGCAAGCGTGAAACCGCCCATGCGGCAGAAAGTGCTCTCGTCGGCCGCGTCCAGGTAGAAGCCGGTGTCCACCTCGATTTGCGTGAAGCGCGGCACGTTCTGCCATTCGGCAGCCACCGCGTTGAGCGAGAGGTCGGCGACGATGGGGTAGACGTGATAGCTCACCACCGGGCTGTCGTCGCCGGCCGCGCCGGTCGCTTCCAGCCAGGCGCACCCGCGCGGCAGGGTCGCCAGCTTGGCGGCGCGATCGCCGGCCGCGAGGAAGGCGGTCACGTCGGCATCCGTGGGCAGCTCCATGGCGACGGAGCCCTGCGCGTACTCGATGGACTGCGGTCCCGCCGGCGGGTTCGCGGTCTTGAGCCACCCTTCGGCCGTCACGCCATAGTCGAGCTGCGGCTTGACGGTGTTGTGGAAGTGGTCCCAGTCGCTGCCCGCGTTCTCGTCGTAGTGGACGACGGCGACGTGCAGGGCACCGCCCAGCTCCAGCCGGACCTCCACGTCCTTGGGGCCTAGGGACATGTGCCGGACCTTCGGCAAGAGCCCCTCGGCCTGGCCGGCGATGGCGAGCAGCTCGCCGTAAGTGACCTTGATCGTGTGCATCGCGGGACTCCTAGCCGTTGCGGGTGATGGGGAGGCTGAAGTAGCTGAAGCTGATGTTGCCGTAGTTCGCGGTGGAGCCCGCGGCGTCGCTCCAGCGGATCTGGAAGTACTGGGCGGCCGTGCCCGACAGCGGGGAGCGCGCCTGGACGGCGCCGGCGAGGTCCGAGTCGAACTCCTGGCGCGAGAGAAGGCGGAAGTCGCGCGCCACCACGCGGGACACCTTGCCGTCCGCCAGGTTCACCAGGTTGAGGTTGACCGCCGAGAGGCCGGCCGCGTTGTCGATGGTGCCCGAGAGCTTGCCCAGCACCCAGGCGGGCGCGAGCGTGCGCGTGTTGAAGGCCACATCCGCGTTGGCGTCGTGGGTCAAGGCCGCGCCGTTGTTGGTAGAGCGGAAGGCGTTGCCGCTCGCGTAGGGGTTGCCCGTGAGCGAGCCGTGCATGCGCCAGGTCGCGGCGGCCTGGGTCTTGTTGTTGAGCACGATCGCGTAGTAGTTGTTCGCCGTGAGCCCGGCCTTGCCCATCAGGCCCTTGTTGAGCGTGATGTCGGTCGCCATGGCCGACGACCCGACGCCTTGGATGGTGATCTTGGTCGAACCGTCATCGAGCGTTACCAGCGCGCCCAGGGCGCCGGGCGTGGGGTTCGCGCCGAAGTCATACAGCGAGACGTCGACCGAGCCCACGTCGGAGTTCACGATCACGTTGTCGATGTAGATGGCGTTGCCGTTGCCGCCGGCGCCGTTGACGACGATCGCCATCTTCTTGATCTGCGCGAAGTTGGGGGTGCTCGCGCCGTCGTTCACGAAGTTCGCGGGCGCGAGGCTCTTGGTCTCGTTGACGTTGAGCGCGACCGGCGTGATGGCGGCCGAGGCCGAAACGCCCGCGGCGTCGACGAGGCGAAGGCTGAAGATGTTGTTGCCGTTGGTCGAGCGGACCGTCACGCTGATGCTCGTCATCGCGGTGTAGTCCTGGTTGGCGCCGAAGGTCTTGGTGACGGTGTCGCCCGCCGAGTTGGCGTTGCCGGCCACCGCGATCCTCATGCTGTTCGACCCCATCGTGGTCGTATCGAGCGTGACGCCGGTGTTGACGCTGTCCGAGGCCACCCACACGGCCTGGAGGGCCGCGGAGTTGGCGTAGGTGCTGAAGTCGTCAATGGTGCCGCCCGGCACGAGGGCCGAGAGCCAGAGGCGCACGCTGGCGAGCGACGTGGTGGTGGGACGGAAGATCTGGCCGATCATGTTGTTCGTGGCGTCGAGTTGCTCCACGACGTCCGCGGTGCTGCCGATCCAGTTCTCGCCGTGGGTGACGGGCTGCCACTGGACGGTGGTGTCCTGGCCGCGGTTGATCGGGATGAGGACGTCCGTGCGGGTCAGCTCCCAGTTCTCGATGCTCGACGTGAGCCGCACGGCCACCGCCTGCTGGGTGGCATTCTGGGTCGGGGTGAGCGAGGAGGTGGCACCCAGCTTGACCACGCTGTCGAGGTGGTAGTGCAGCGCGGAGGCCCAGCCGGTCAGGCCACGCCCGCCCGCGGGCATGGTGGCCGCGTTGATGGCGGCGCCCACCACGTTGTAGTCGATCTGCGAGAGCCAGCCGATGCCGTAGCTACCGCCCGCGCCCAGGGCGTTGTTGGCGGTGATGGGGTTGCCGGCGAGCGCGGCGAAGACCGGGTTGCCCGTCGCCGTGCCGGGACCGGACGCCAGATGCATGCCGAAGTCGGCGTTGGTGCCGGGCTGCACGTAGAGGGCGTTGCCGGCGGCCACCAGCGCGCCGCCCAGGGTGAGCACGCTGTAGCTGGGGGACGCGAGGGCGAAGCCGGCCCCCGAGGCGAGGTGGACACCCTGATCGGCCGGGTAGTTGTTGATGCCCACGGTCCAGGCGCCGCTCTGCGCCGCCAGTTGGGGCTGGGTCTGGTTGTAGGCGATCTGCGAGAGCCAGCCGATGCCGGCCGTGCCGCCCGCGCCCAGGGAGGCCGCGTTGATGGGGGTGCCGCTCATGTTGATGGGCAAGGGGTTCGCCGCGCCCACGGCCGCGCCGGCCACCACCAGGGTGGCGTAACTCGGCGTGGCGAGCGCGAAGCCCGCGCCCGAAGCCAGGTGAACGCCCTGGTCGGCAGGCGCCGTGAAGGTCGTGCCCGTGACCACCAGCGGGTTCGCGTTGGTGCCGAGGCCGCCGTTGCCGATGTCGAAGCCGGTCGGGAAGTTCGTGACCTGCGCGAAGAGGGGCGTGCCGACGAGCGCGCCCGGGCCAGAGGCCAGGTGCATGCCCTGGTCCGAGGTGCCCGCGAAGGTGACATGCAGCGGGTCGTTCGAGGCCGTGCCGGGGCCCGCGGCGATCTGCGCCGACAGCGTGCCGCCCAGCTTGGTGTCGATGGCGCCCAGCTTGGTGAAGTTCTTGTCGGCGTAGTCGAGGAGCGTGCCCGCGGTGCCCACGCCGCCCATGGCGGTGACGAGCGAGGCCGTGCCGCCGTCATGCACCAGCAACTCGTTCGCGTTGTTGATGGTCGCGAACTTGTTGGAGTTGCCGCTCTTGAGCTTCAACCAGCCGGTGACGGTGCTTTGCGGGTTCATCTTAGGTCCTCGTGACGGACTCGGACGCCACCTCGCCGTTGGCGTCGAGCGTGTAGGTCCAGGTCTCGGTGCGGGTGACGCCGCCGCCGGCGAACGTGACGACGGCCTGCGTCACGAAGCCGTTGCCGTCGCGGGTGAAGTCGGTGGTGACGGTCTGGGTGATGCCGCGCGTGTCCGGGCCCGAGCGCACCTCCTGCGTGACCTCGCCGGTGACGGGGTCGGTGGTGCGGCCGATCAGGGGCAAGTCCATGAAGTCCCGCTGCGTGAGCGAGAAGTCGTGGATGTTGTGGCCGTCTTTGCCCTGCCAGCCAACGCTCATCGGGTCCTCCAAGGTGCGAGGGGGCGGGGCGGCGCCCCACCCCCTCTAAGGATACTACGGTCGGTCGGTCCTACCCTACGCCGCGGTGGTCTTGAGCCAGCGGAGCGAGATCTTCATCCCGGCCTCCAGGGGCACCGTGGTGTCGAAGTGGATGCGCACGCGGTCGTTGGCGGGCTCGGTGAACACGCCCTCGTAGCCGTTGCCGGCCCCGTTGTACTCGGCCAGGGGATCCTGCGGGTCGCCGTCCACCAAGACGGCCATCAGGTTGCGGCCGGGGATGTAGGTCCCCTTCGCGCCCGGGATGAGCACCTCGAAGTAGGCGACGTTGGCACCGATCGCCGGCGCCGGGGTCGCCCCCGCGATGTCGCCCGCCTGGATGGTGTAGCGGTGGAAGCCGAACTCGATGGCGTCGATGCGGCGATCCAAGGCCACGATGGCTTCCTGGCCGTTGGCGACCGGCGAGTTGTCCGGGTTGGTCAGGTTCGTACCGGTGGGGTCGAAGGTCAGGTCTTCCAGGGCGTGCGCCGCCGTCGACGCGATGTGCGTCGTCAGCAGGGTCTCCAGATCGATCACCTTCTGGTCCAGCTCCACCAACGGGCGGTGCGCCTCGTTGGGCAGCGCGCTGAAGCTGATCACGCCGCCAGCGGCCGTGGCCTTGCCCAGCTTCGTGAACTCGCCCGCGCCCGGGTAGGCCAGGCCGGTCTGCACCGCGCCCGTGTTGTCCACCCAGAAGAAGAGGCTGGTCCCGTCGGGGACGGCCACCGGCGCCACCGGGATGGCGAAGCGCTTGCCGGCGACGTAGGCGAAGCGGCCGGCAGCGGGCTGCGCGGTGTTGTCGCCGTTGTCGATCAGCGTGGCGGCCGTGCCCAGCACGCCGTTGGAGCGCAGGTCGTTGAAGTACTGCTCCAGGTTGCCCTGGGCAGCGCCCGACGCCGCGGTGACGTTGGTCTGGAGCTGGTTCAGCGCATCCTTCAGGGTCGCGTTGGCGCCCAGGCCGCTCACCACCACGCCGTCGGCGACCTCGACGTCGATGTCGATGGTGCTGTGGCGCTCCGCCCCGGGACCGGTGATGCCGCCCACGTGGTCGGCGATGCGCTGGATCACGCTGCGCGCCAGGGAGGCGGCGCCGTTGTTCGACAGCGTCACGCCCAGGTCGGCCGCGAGCTGCTGGATGTTGTTGTTCTCGTTGATGTCCACCGCGCCGGGGCTGCTGATGATCACGCGGCCCTGGTCCTCCAGGAGCTGGCTGGAGCCGGGCACCCACTGGCGGAACCAGGCATAGGCCGTGGTCGCGCCGGGCAGGGTGTACGGGGCCTCCACGCCGCCGGGGGCGTGGTAGAAGGTCAGCGTCCACGCGCCGTTGGGGCCGCCGGCGTTGGAGAGGCGCGCGTAGACCTCGTTGCCGTTGGCGTCCTTGATGGGGTCGGTGCCGTCGGGCTGGCCGGCGGGGCCGGGGGCACGCAGCATGACCTTGTTGCCCGCGTCGGCGCCCGCGCCCACGTAGGTGGCGGCACCCAGGTTGGTCCAGGTGCGGCTGGGGGCGTCGAAGGTCGGCGCGGCGGCGGACACGGCGGTGCCGGCCAGCTCGGCCGAGACGTCCATCGTGCCGGCGGCCGGCAGCAGGATCGCCGCGGCCGTGATCTGCACCGGGATCACGCGCTTGGTGGTGTCGAGCAGCGCCTGCGCGAAGCCGACCTGGGTCTTCTCGAAGCCCAGGGTGGCATCCTCGACGTTCTGGTTCTTCACGGACTGGAGCCCCAGGAGGCGGTTGATGACCGTGCCGTCCTTGAGCGTCAGGTACGCGACCTTGGTGTTCAACAGGTTCGCCATGTTCCTTCTCCTCTGTTACGTGTACACATAACGCACCTGGATCAGCCAGCCGGTGGGCAGGTCGATCGCGAGCGTGAACAGCCCTTGGGTGGGATCCGACTCCAGGTAGGCCGGCGGGGTCACGAGGCTGTAGCCTTCTTCACCATCCGGCGCCGCCGAGAGGCGGACTTCGAGGTTGCCCGGCTGGTAGTTGCCCGCGAGCACCTGGGCGAGCTGACGCCCGCCGATGAACGAGGGAACCTCCCAATCGCTGTGGCGGTGGTTCACCGGCCCCGGGTTCGGGGGCGTGGAGCCCTGGGCACCGATCTCGTAGACCGGCATCAGTGCTTCTCCCCGCGGATCTGGACCTCGACCCTCCCGCCGCCGTGGGCCGTCACGACCAACTGGTCGCCAGGCGTCATCGGCAACGTGTCGGTCACGGTCAAGCCCGTGGACACGGCGTGGAACCGCTCGATCAGGGGGAACCGTTGACCGCCAAGCAGCAGGTGGATCCCGAAGTCCTTGGGGTCGGTGTTGGGCACCCAGTTGCCGTTGCCGTCGTCCTTCAAGAACTTCAGCGCGACAACTCGCGTGCTCCACGGCCCCGTGAAGTCGGTGACGAGATCCAGATCCGCGGTCCCCAGGTCATGGCTTACACCGTCCGCCAGCATCTGCGGCGCTACGGGGCGGGACATGACGCGCAGGACGCGCTGTTGGCCGGTCTCGTCCTCGGGAAGAGCCTGGACAACGGAGAACAGGATCTCGGCTTCGCTCGGAACGGTCATCAAGGTCTCCCAGCCGAATACCATCCAAGAACATTATATGGAGGGCCGGCACGCAAAACCCGGCCCCTGGGGGCCGGGCGAAGGAATATGTCGAGGTGAACCTACTGGGCTTGGACCTGCTGCTGCGAGATCGGCTCGTCCAGCTTCTTGTGGAGCTGCGCCAGGAAGAAGTCCTTCAGGGTCTTGACGATCGGCTCGTCCGGCTTGCCCTTGAGGTCCAGGAGCAGCTTCATGCCTTCCGGGCTCAAGGCCATCTCGCCCAGCACGGAGGTCATCTGGAAGTCGCCGTCGGCGTCCTTCCGGCCGCACTGGGGCACGGACACGGCCACACCCTGGCTGGTGTTGAGCACGATGTTGCCGATGCGGAACTCGGCGTCCAGCTTGTTCTGGGCGGTGAGCACCTGGCGCAGGGTCGCGCCCGGGGCGGGCGCGGCGGCCGGGGCGGCGTCCTTGGTATCGGCTTCGGGGGTCGCGGGGGCGGGGGGCGTCTGTTCGTCCACGGGGGTCTCCTTTGGGTAGTACGGTCTGACCAACGAGCCACCAGTATACCCCAGCCGTCCGCGCAAGACCACGGACCCGTCGAGCGCGTCGACGGGTCCGTGAAACGTGTCGATGAAAGGCCGTCCGCGTCGACGGGTTAGCCCAGGTTGACCCAGACCTTGATCTGGCCTTCCTGCGCGTCGCCTTCCGCGGGATCCCAGTCCTGCATGGCCTTGCCGATGATCGAGCCCGGCGGGATGGTGCCGTTGGGGCAGTCCGACGGGTCGGCGGCCATGGCGTGGCCGGGGATGGAGGAGGCCACCACCAGATCGCCGCGGTGGATGGACCGACGAACGGTCTGACCCTGGTTGTCGATGTAGGTGGTCGTGACCTTGGTGGGCACGCGGCCGGCCACGGCCTGGGGCGACTGCACCGGGGCCGTGCCGCCCTGCGGGCCGTCGTCGTAGCTGATCGCCATCGCCGGGTGCGTCGAGTGGACGCCCGCCACCATGCGATCGTACTGGGTGCCCGTGTGCTTCTTCACGGCCTCGTCGTGGTCGAGGTCGATCACGGCGACGTCGCCGGGCTCCAGATCGTCGGCCGGGTTGGGCACGAACTCCGCGTAGTCGCCGAACTCGGCGCCGTTGCGGTGGGCCAGGAAGGTCCAGCCCTCCAGGCTGATGTAGGAGCCGTTCGCGGTGTTGGTGAAGATGGCGTTGGCGTTGGTGGTCTTGAACAGGCCGGACGCCACGATGAGCGAGGCGCCACCGTTGATCGTCACCGCGCCGGTGGTCGTCAGCGAGCCGCAGTTGCTGATGCTGTTTCCGCCCATGTTGAGGCCGCCCGAAAGCGTGCCGCCGGTCAGGGGGAAGAAGTTGCTCGTGACGTAGCTCTGGGTCGCCGCGGCCACGCCGCCGATGGTCAGGCTGCCGAAGGAGCCCGCGCCGGTGACGGAGAGGGAGCCGGCGCCCGAGATGGTTCCGCCGGCCATCGTGAGGTGGCTGTTGGGGCTCAACAGCAGCAGGTCGCCCGAGCTGCCGCCGTTGCCGAAGACGAGGTCGGCTTGGACGCTGATCTGACCACCCGTGACGCCGCTGGCCTGGTAGATGCTGCCGACGTTGAGGGTGGTCGGCGAGATCGACTGGCCCGCCAGGGCGGCCACGGCGCGGGCGTTGGTGAAGTAGAGGTTGCCGCTCTCCGTGATGTCCGCGCTCGTGAGCACGATCGTGTTGGTGTTGGTGCCCTTGCCGTTCACGGTCAGCGTCACCGCGCCGGTGGCGCCGTTGAGCGAGCTGACGCCGCCCCCGCCCGCGGCCGTCGAGGTCAGGGCGCCGTTGCCGTCCAGGCTCATGTTGGCGCCCAGCTTCACGCGGAGCTGGCCGGTGCCGAGGTCGATCTGCAAGCCGCTCAAGGTGGGGCTCACGTTGACGCTCGCGAAGCCGTTGATCATGGTCATGCCGGTGGGGCCGCCGATCTTGACGCCGCCCAGCGTGTTGACGTCGGCGGTCGGCAGCGCGTAGGCAGCGCTGATCACGCCGTTGCCGTCGATGGTGACGCTGGTGCCGTCGACCTTGACGCCGCCCAGGATCGTGGTGCTCGCGGTGGGCAGCGTGTAGCCGCCGCCCCCGCCGCCGGTCGCGCTGATCACGCCGTTCGCGTCGATCACGATCGTGGTGCCGTCAATCTTCACGCCGCCCAGCACGGTGGGGCTGGCGGTGGGCAGCGGCGTGCCGACCGCGCTGATGACGCCGTTCGCGTCGATCAGGATGCTCGTGCCATCCGGCTGGACGAGGCCCAGGCTGACGGTGGTGGCCTTCACGGCCGCGGTGGCCTGCTGGGAGCCGTCGCCGAAGATCAGCTTCTTGCCCGTCCCGAAGGCGATGTCGCCCACGTTGGACAGGCCGAAGCCCTGCATCGGCAGGTTCTCGTCGATGGTGAGCATGGCGGTGCGAATGGTCATGGCGTGTCCTCCGCGTTGATTATATGGACGGCTAGTTGACGATCTCGTGCAGCAGCACGGCCTTGCGGAGGTAGCCACCCGGCTGGATCGTGACCTCCAAGGTGAAGTTGTCGCTCTTGAGCGGGAGCTGCTCGGGCCCGAAGCGCTTGGTGAGCGGCACGTCGCTGCCGTGGTGGTGCGTGTTCTTGTACGCCTTCACCACCTGGTAGCTGACGCCGTCGCCCTCCAAGATCACCTCGTTCAGCAGGACCTCCTGCGCGTAGGCGGCCTTGAGGAAGGTCACGACGCCCTCGCGCGCGCTGGCCTGGTCGACGCGCAGCGCGCCGTCGGCGAGCACCACCTCCTCGCTCTTGGCCGCCACGTCCTCGCCGATGCCGAGCCGCAGGTAGGGCTTCTCGGACATGACCGTGACCAGGTTCAGCAAGGAGTGGTAGGTCTCCTCGTTGAGCTTCATCACGCTCTTGGCGTGGTAGATGCAGTTGCGCAGCAGGTGCTGGGTTTGGGTGAACATGGCCTAGATCTCCTCCATCATGCGCATCAGGCCCGCGAAGTCCTCCTCCGCCTGCCGCTGGGCTCCCATCTTGATCTCCATCGGGTCGCTGCCGCCGGCCACCGGCACGCGCGGCGGGGTGACGGCCGCGCGCATCGGGCTGGGACCTCGCGCCGCGTCGGCGATGCCGCCGGCCATCTGGCCCAGGGTCATCGCGCCGCCCGCCCAGACCGCGCCACGCTGGAGCGTGAGCTTCTGCGGCCCCTCAGTGTTCATGCCGATCAGGTTCGCCGGGTGGCGCACGATGCCCGGCGCCTTCGAGAGGTCGTAGCGCATGCTGGGCAGCTTCACGCCGCCCACCGTGTCCTGGTTCAGCACCTTGTTGACGGCGAAGGTCGCCTTGTTGGCCCCGGTTTCGAGGCTCTGGCCCGCGCGGTAGAGCGCGCTGGGCGCCGCCTTGCTCCCCAGGCCGCGACCGACGAACTTCAAGGCGGTGCCCGCCAGCGCGCCCAAGGCGGGCAGGCCGACGACCTGGTTGAGCGCCTGGAGCGCCGGGCCGATCATGGCCTGCTTCTGCGCCCGTTCCATGTAGAGGTCGTAGGGGGTCATGGGCGTGCCTTCCGCATGAGGATCGTCGTCACGACCTCGACCAGGCGCGCGGAGACCTCCGCACGGGTCTGCATGTCGTTGCCGCGGTACAGGTAGAAGCGGGGGATCTCCTTCACGTCGCGGTAGATCCACTCCACCAGGTCGTTCTCGACCCCGAAGATGGTGCAGAGGGCGGCCTGGATGTCCAAGGGGTGCAGCAGGCAGCCGTGCTTCATGCCGCCCTGCACCTGGAGCAGCATGCCGGTGGGGCTCACCTCGACCTGCGTGATCATCTGGTCGATGACGTGCCGCACCGCCTTGTAGAAGTCGGCCTCGCGGCGGTAGATGTGGAAGTCGTCGGGCAGGACGTGCTCGAAGTCCACGTTGGTGGCGGCCTTGACCATCTGGATCACGGCCAGGCGCTCCAGGGGCACGAGGTGAGCGAGCAACTCGGTGACGCGGCCGGTGACGACGGCGAGCCCGAGCTTGTCGTGGTACATCGCCACGATCGTGTCCCGAATGTGCTCGACCAGCGGCTTGTCGGCCACGGTAAGCTGAATGCCGTGCTTCGACAGGCTGAACATGCCCTCCAGCCAGCGCGGGTTGCTGGAGCGCAGGTTGACCACCGGCGCGGCCTTGCGGAGCACCTGGCCGATCTTGGGGCTGTAGGCGCTCACGGCGACCACGCCCGGGTAGCGGCAGACCAGCAGCTCGTCGTCGGTGACGACGATCGCCGGCAGGTCCTCCTTCAGGCGCCCGATGCCGAAGATGCCGGAGACCCGGCTGGGCCGCTGGCCCTTGGCGGGCAGCACCGTGCGCCGGCGCGGGTCGAGCGAGCCATCGTCGCGGTAGCCGGCCACCACCAGGTGGCTCATGTTCTTGTTGTCGAAGTCGAAGTAGTACGGGAAGACCACGCCCGTGGTGTCCGGCAGCGCCTTCCAGAACACCTCCTGGGCGTCCTCGCGGAAGTAGGCCATCGACGGATACCAGCCGAGCTTCAGCGCGTCGGCGTGGGGGTAGAGGGTGAAGTTCTCGGGGACCGCTTCCTTGGCCGCCTCGACCGCGCGGCGATGCAGCCCCTGCACCGAGCGGATCAAAGCTGATACCTCACGTCCACCGGGCTCTTGCCGGACTCCAGCTTGCGCTTGGCATCCATGAGGTAGCTGTAGCGGTGGGCGGCCTCCATGGTCATGCCCACCATGCCGCCCAGCACGGCGCCGGTGAGGCCGGGGTGCGGGCCCACATGGTTCGCCACGCTCTTGGCGATCGCCGCGCCCAGGGCCGCGCTGCCGTAGATGCCGGGGTGGAAGGTCGAGATGAAGGGGTGCTTCATCTGGTAGTCCTGCTCCAGCTTGTGGTTGGCGAAGTGGCCGCCGGGCGTCTGGACCTCGCCAATCCACTCGAACTCGGCCAGCTTCCGCAGCCCTTGGGCCGCGGCCTTCATCACGATGGCCGTGGTGAACGACTGCTCGAACGCTTCGCGTGGATCCATGCGTGCCTCTATAATGTGTTGGGTAGGTTGGTCCTACCGTTCTACCACATGCCTATTATAGGGCGAGGACTTCCATGGAAGACGGGCGCACGGCGGACTACGACCTGACCATCACCATCGAGGCGACGGAGCCGCGGGTGTGGAAGCTCTTGGGTCGAGACGCGCACGGCACGCTCGCCTTGGACCGCATCACCCTGGGGCAGGTCGACCACACCGCCGAGGCGGCGACGCAGGCCCACGCTTACGCGTGCCTCGACGCCCTGAACGCGGCGCGCGAGCTGGGCGCCAAAAGCGTCTGCATCCTCACCCCCAGCGAGCGGGTGCGGGACCAGCTCAACCGCCGGCTGAAGGTGAACCAGCCGGCGCTCGCCAACGCTTACGACCGGTTCTGGCGCCTGGCCCAGAACTTCGGGCTGGTCCACGTCGGGCCGGCCACCGCCGCCAGCACCCACCCCGCCGCCCGCGAGCATGACGCCGCGGTGCTCGATCCATAGGAGGCCCCGCATGGGCGACAAGGTCACGATCATCAGCAAGGGACGCTTCAACGACACCGTCGTGGAGCTGGGCGCCGTGGGCACCCAGGAAGGCGCCTACACCGTCCCCGGCGGCGACCTCCAGAAGGTGCAGGTCTACTGGGAGCCCGGCTGCGACCAGGTGGCCTGCGAGGTGAAGTTCGTCCACGAGGGCCGCATCAAGCGCTGGAGCGGCGTCAACGAGGACGACGACTTCGTCTTCGAGCTGAACGCCACGGACGAGAATGGCACGGCCTACGTGGTGCGGGCCGGCAAGAGCAGCATCGACCTGTGGGTCAACGGCGCCAAGGCGTTCGCCGACTGCCCCAAGGTCGTGGAGATCGTCGCGGACGGCTGGGCCATCCAGCTCAACCGCTACTTCGACATGAAGAAGGAGGGCTAGGCCATGGGCCGTATTCTCGACATCTCGGGCAAGATGCCCAACTCGGACAAGCTCTGGTACGGCGTCCGCGAGGCCGTCTGGCAGGGCACCCGCCTGGAGTTCCGCTGGGTGAACCACCAGGTCAACGAAGACACGCCCACCAACGGCATCGGCACCTGCTTGCACTGGACCGCCGACCGCCGGACGGTCATCTACAACGACTACATGGTGAACTGCATCCTGGGCGCGGACGGCAAGCCGTACCTGGTGAAGACCGTGCGCTGGGACCAGCGCCAGGCGCACCTCTGGAAGCGCAACAGCCTGATTGACGGCTGGACGATCTGCGCCGACCCCACCGTGCCCGGCCGCGAGCCCACCAAGGAGATGGTGGAGCTGCTCGCGCAGTGGAACGCGGAGTACTGCAAGTGGAAGCACATCGACCCGCGCGCCCAGATCACGGTGCCCGAGATGGCCTGCGACGCCCAGGCCGAGAACGCCTGGTACACCGGCAAGGACATCCAGGTGCCCAGCGTCTTCCACCACTCGGGCTACGCCAAGCGTGACGGCTACGCCTCGTTCCGCTGGGACTGCGACTGGGTCCTGCCCGGCACGGGCGGCAAGACGGTCTTCCAGTACTACGTCGAGCGCACGCTGGCGATCTACGACGAGCTGGGCGGCAAGCCCATGCCCGACGGCACGCACCGCCAGTTCGAGTTCGTGGAGGCGCTGAAGACCTAATGCAGAAGACCGGCCGGCTGGCCTGCCCCGCCTGCGGGTCGGGCAACTGCCACGAGAACCCCACCAAGGAGGCGAACGGCCAGGGCGAGACCCAGGCCGTTCACCACGACGCTCGCTGTCTCGATTGTGGAGAGAAATGGAAATGTTGATACATTTGATGGTCGCCATCGCCTGCATGATGGCCTGGTTCGCCCCTCCCGCGGCCTCCGCATCCGTGGTTTGGATGCCCGTGATCACGCACGGCGGGCGGCCGAGCGCCACGCCCACGCCGACCCCCCTGCCGGACCTCTTGCCCCCGCCCGGGGTCGTCGACGCCTACTGCTACGCCGTCCACGACGGGGATACCATAACGTGTAAGACCCCGACCGGCATGCAGAAGGTGCGGCTCTTGGGCATCGACGCGCCGGAGCTGAAGCAACTCCCGTGGGGCCCCAAGGCCCAGGCCGCGCTCCAGGCGCTGGTCTACCTGCACAACGTGCGGCTCGACACCGCCGGCAACGCGCACCCGCTCGACCTCTACGGCCGCACGCTGGCCTACGTCTACGTGGACGGGACCTGGGTGCAGGAGAAGCTCGTGACCCAGGGCCTCGCCATGGCGAAGACCTACGGCAAGGCGCCCCGGGACTACGCGCAGCTCGACGTGCTGATGCGCCAGGCCAAGAACCTGCATGTGGGCATCTGGAGCGACCCCGCCTTCGTGCTGCCCTCGGACTACCGCAAGCAGCACGGCATCGGCAAGCACTAGATGTAGAGCTTGCGCTCGCGCAAGAGGTACAACAGGATGTTCGCGTAGACGGCCGTGTGCGTGAAGTCGTCCGCAATGTCGGGCGGGTGATCGTACTTGAACTTGTCGTTGAAGTTCCGGTCGTCGAGCGGCTCCATGAAGATGCACAAGATGTCCTTGGCGTAGTGCTGGAAGATGCTCCAGTCGGGGAACCAGTAGCGCTTCTGCTTCATGAGCAGGAACGACTCGGACATGGCCTGGGTGCGGTTGACCTTGTAGACGTGCGAGTCCTTGTCGTACTTGGCGATCTCGCTCTGCTCCGACACGTACATGAACTTGTGGACGCGCTGGCCCACCTTCTGCTCCAGGCTCACGCCCTGCACGATGCCGGCGCCCCAGTCCGCCCCGATGAGCTGCACGTTCCAGACCTTGATCCAGTGCGCGATCTGGTCGATCTGCTTGAGCAGGTCGTTGTGCATGAAGCGGTAGCAGAACAGCAGCTTGATGCGGTTCTCCGCCACGCCCCAGATGCTCAAGATGGTGAAGGACTTGCGCGCCGTGAGGCCCCAGTCGATGGTCGCCATGATGAGCGGGAAGCGCTCCTTCTGCGGGTTGTAGTAGTCGGCGAACTCGTAACCCGTCTCGCAGCAGGCGCGCAGGTCGTCCTCGCTCAAGAACTCGATGCCGGAGCCCGCGGCCTGGCCCATGACCTCGTTGGCGAAGCGGATCTGGTCCATGTTGTGCCGCTTGTGGACGATCTCGGACCACTTCTCCGGGTCCTCGGTGTGCAGGGGCAGGATGATCTGCGGGATGCGGAAGCCCAGCCACTTCTTGTCCACGGCGTTCATCGCCATCCAGTAGCCGTTGCGCACGTCGCAGACGGACTTGCACTTCTTGCAGGTGAAGCCGTCGCGCTGGATGTTGTCGACGTCGGGCAGGTTGTGGTGGCCGCTGGGGCAGACCACGATCCACTCGCAGGCCGTGGAGTCGCGGAAAGTGGCTTCGAGGACGTTGCCCACGGTCTTGGCGGTGCCCGTGCGCATGATCGCCTGGCGGTCGCTGCTCTGGCCGGAGAGCGACTCCTCGACGATGTCGAGGTCCTCGCCGTTCATGTCCTGGACCTCGTCCTCGATGATGCGGTTGCCGGACAGGCCGCGCAAGCTCTCGATCTGCGAGAGGGCGCCGAAGAACATGGTCGACCCGTTGGCGAAGCTGCGCTCGAAGGTGTTGCGCTTGCAGCTCGCGTTCATGAACCACTTGCGGATGATCTCGCTCTCCGAGATCACCTTGGCGACGCGCTGGTTGCTGAAGCGGCGCATCTGCATGACCGAGGGCAATACCGCGATCGCATCCCAGTGGCTCTCGCCGATGCACTCGGCCGTGATGAAGTTGGCGGCCGTGGTGGACTTCGCGACCTGGCGCCCCGAGCAGATGACGAGGTGCTTGACCGTGGCGCGATAGATGTCGTGGAACGGGATGTAGTCTTCGAGCGAGAACTCCCGGCCCTTGAGCGTGAAGCAGCTCTCCGTGATCGTCTTGCGGTCGCTCCAGATGACCTGGCGACCGCGGCTGTCGACGGTGACGAGCGGCCCTTGTGGCTGGACCAAGCGTTCCTCCCGTGCTAGGGTTGGGTAGGTCGGTACTACCAATCTACCACGAGAGGAGTTCCCACATGAGTCTTAATAGCGACGGTTTCCAGCTCCCAGTGGACGAGGACGATGACCTCGGTCACATCCCCTACTGCAAGCGAGAAGGGCTCGTCATCGCCAACGAGATGATCCCCTGGCTGCAAGTCGAAGAGTTCCGGGCCACGAGCAAGGAAGACCTGCTCGTCGTCTTCAAGGAAGTCGACGGCGTCACGCGCGAGCCGGTGGAGCTGACGATCGCGGAGAAGTCGGCCCACATCCTGCTGTCCCTGCCGCACATGATCGCCACCTGGCTGTGCCAGAGCAACCTGGCGGAGCTGGACGAGAAGCGCGAGAACGTGCTCAACGGTCCGAAGTTCAACTTCAAGAAGATCGCGAAGTCGTCCAAGGAAGCCTACGCGGTGGGGGGCTAGTCCCTCCCCCAGACCCGGCCCCACGGATCCATATAATAGGCGTGGTAGTACCGACCTTCCTACCCGCACCCAGGGGGCCAAGGAATAGCCGATGAACATCAAGCCGTGGCTGGAAGCAGAGGCCGACCGGATCGTGGACACCTTCCGCAAGGAGGGTGGCGACATCAACGACCTCATCGCCAAGCACGCCGCCAGCAAGCAGATCGAGGGCGAGCGGGTTCATAGCCTCGTGTGGCTCGTGAACCGCCACTCCTTCAAGCTTGCCAAGCAGCAGGACGGCCAGGACGAGTTCGAGATCGCCAACCCCGACGACGTCGAGCTGCGCCTGCGCCGCCTGCGCACCACCAAGAGCGCCTCCGCCGCCCCGGCCTACGTGCGCCCGGGCGTGATCGACGCCGACCCGATGCTGGGCGGCCAGGCGCTGGCTGGCGGCCTCGTCGCCAACAACGGCCATGTGGTCCACCTCCAGAAGCTGGCAAGCCGCCGCCAGGAGCTGACGCGGGACATCCGCATCGCCCGGGGCCGCGTGACCGCGGGGCTCTACCGCGCCGCGATGCTGGCCGAGAGCATCAAGCGGGCCGGCCTGCTCGACAGCCAGACCTTCCAGGCCGAGCACGAGAAGCTCGCCACCAGCGAGCGCGCCGTGATCGACGCCGTCTTCTGCCATGTGAAGGCCGCGCGCGTGCCCGCCCCCTCCCGTGCCTACGTGGAGCGCGCGCTCGCGGACTACCGCGAGCTGGTGAAGATCGCTGGCGAGGTCCGCACCGCCCAGCGCGACGAGGCCGAAGCCAAGGACCGCGTGGAGACGGTCGATGCCGTCACGGGCCGCATCCGCGGCCAAGCCCAGGAGGCGTAGATGAACTCCGAGACCCTGATGGCGGGTGGCACCGCGCTCGCGAAGGCCGCGGCGGCCCCCATGACGTTCGGCCAGCACGCCGGGCGCGAGCTGCTCGGCTTCGGCCTGGGCGTGGCCCGCGACCTCCTGCGCGAGCGGCACGCCCAGCAGCTCGCCCTGAAGAACGCGCCCGCGGCCGTGAACCCCATCCGCGGGTTGCTGACCAACGCCGGCACCCTGGCGGCCGGCACCGGCGCCGTGATGGCGGTGGGCGCGGCGGTCGACTCCTACCAGATCGACCAGTCCTACAAGAAGATGTTGACGCTCTACCCGGAGCTGGCGCGCGAAGACCCCAACAAGGTCAAGAACATCTTCGATGCCGTCACCGCCGGCTCCCCCGACCTCGCGAAGCAGCCGGTCATCGTGGGCAGCCTGGTGCGCCGCATGCTGAACTTCGACGGCTTCGACCACACCACCTTCAACGACCTCGTGTCGGCCCAGTCCTCGATCAACAAGAGCCGCTCCGGCGCGGCCCAGCAGATCATCGGCGTCGGCACCGCCGGGCTCAACATCATGCACAACTACGGCATCAACGCTCCGCCTCGGCGGTAGTCCACGTCATTGGCAACGCAGGCTCGCCGGCGGACCCTATAATAGGGGCAGCGGTCGACCGACAAGCACAGGAGGAACTTTCCCCATGACCACTCCATTCGACGTCTGGATGGACTCCATGAACAAGCAGGCTGTGGACGCGCTCGTCCCCGGTCAGGTGGGCACCGGCGTGCCCAACCCGGGCACCATCCCCTCGGGCGCTCCCGGTTCGCTGGATTCCGACCCCGCCGGCGCGAGCAACACGGACCTGGCGCTCCAGCGCTTCGCCCAGGGCTCCGTGCCCGTCCTGTCCGCCACCGATGCGGACGGCGGCATGGGCTACAGCCACCCCGCCCCCGGCACCAGCTCCAACATCCAGATGTTCGCGGACGTCAAGGCCGCCGCCATCATCCAGGAAGGCCAGGCGTTCGCCGACCAGGTCTACCTGGAGATGAAGCAGGCCAACGTGGCGAACATCGCCCAGAAGGTCCGCGGCGTCGCCCAGGACGTCAGCGCTGCCGCTCACCGGATGACCGGTGGTCGCGTCGGCGTCGGCCAGGCCCCGGTCGCCGAGCCCCAGGGCGCGATGGCCGCCCTGACCCAGGGCGTCAAGGACAAGGCCCAGCAGGCCGCCGCCACCGCCCAGGCGGGCGTGCAGCGCGTCGGTCAGCAGGCCCAGGAGGCCGTCGGCAAGGCGCAGCAGTACGTCCAGCAGGGCGCGCAGAACGCGGCTCGCCGTGGCGCCGAGGAAGCGGCCAACCACCCCTACATGGCGGCCGGCATCGGCGGCGCGGCCGTGGCGGGCGCGGGTGCGGCCGGCTACGCGGCGGGCTCCAACAAGCAGGCGTCCGAGGACCGCATCAACCAGGCGGCGCTCGCGGGCCAGGCTTACGCGATGCGCCTGCTCCAGGGCCAGGCGTAGGCCGGACCAACCGACCGACGTACCGGGTGGCGGGTGAGGGAACTCGCCCGCCACCTTTGCTAGGACACGCGATGCAGGACGCCGCCCAGGTTGTCGACGAACGTGATCAGCGCACGCTGGGCCATATGGCCGGCGGGGCGGTCATGGGCGGCATGGTGGGCACGCTGGCCGGCCTCGCCAAGGGCGGCATCCACCCGCGGATGCTGCACCCCACCGGCGGCCTTGCTGGCAAGTTGGGCCTGGTGGGCACGATCGCCGGGGCCGGCGCGGGCTACATGGCCGCCGACAGGGAGCAACACATGGCCGAACAGCAGCTCAAGATCGCCGCCCAGATGTTCATCGCGGGCCAGAATTTCGCGCGCGCCGTCCTGGCGCTGCCGCCGGCCGAGAAGGCCGCCCTGTTCAAGGAGCTGGACCAGGCCGTGGGCCACGGCGTGAGCGCCATGGGGATCGGCGCGGGCCGCCTGATGCAGGGCGTGGGCCACGCCGGCAAGGCCCTCGAAGACGTCGCCAAGAACACGAAGAACCACGAGGCCCTCGGGCGCGTGGCGGGTGGCGCGGCGCTGGTGGGCGGCACGGCCCTGGCCCTGCACGCCTTGCAGCGCCAGCGCGAGGCCGACCAGTACGCCTTGAGCACCTACCCCCAAGGAGGCACGCCGTGGATGCCATGAGCAAGTACGCCTACCAGGGCGTCGAGGGCCACGAGAAGCGCTCCCCCATCGGGCCGGATGACTACCTCGCCGCCGGCGAGCGTCGCGCCACGCCGCTGGTGCCCTTCCGCGGCGGCCTGGAGGTGGACGACCGCCTCTCGCGCGGCCGGGTGAAGATCGCCGCCTGCGACGACGCCGTGAAGGCCGCCTCGCAGGTCCAGCCGCAGCCGGGCCGCGTCTACGCGCTCGTGATCGGCCTGGGCTCCGAGGGCCACTGGGGCACCAACAACAACGGCGACGCCTTCCCCGAGGAGGCGCTCTTGGGCCAGGCGCCCAAGGGTCTCGCGATGGGCTTCTTCGACAAGTTCGCGCGCCGCATCCCCAAGGAGTGGGGCTACCGCACCTTCAAGAAGGCCCACGTCTTCCAGGAGCACCACAACTCCAACCCGAAGCTCGCCATCGGCGGCGTCGAGAACACCTTCTGGAACGACCGCATGCACCGGGTGGAGAACCTGGTCTGGGTCGACCGCGCCAATCCCAAGGGCATCAAGTGGGCCCGCCGCATCGACGAGAACGACCCCACCGTGGGCACCTCGATGGCGTGCCACGTCCCCTTCGACCGCTGCTCGATCTGCGGCAACCTGGCGCCCACGCGCATGCAGTACTGCGGCCACCTGCGCCGCGGCCACCCGGACTACGCGCTGCGTCAGATCCGCCCCGACGGCCGCTCGGTCAGCATGATCAACGACTTCCCCGACTTCTTCGACGAGAGCTTCGTCGAGGTGCCGGCGGCGCCCGAGGCGCTGCTGATCGCCAAGGTCGCCTCCCAGGGCGGCGCCACCAAGCAGAGCGAGATGGAGAAGCACGACCTCGACCTGTCGGTGGACGTCGCGATGGACGACCTCAACGGCCTGTACGCGCGCGAGCGCGGCCTGCCCACGAGCGTGCTCGACAAGCTGGCCGCCCACGGCCTGCCCGCGGCCATCACGGCGGCGGGGATGCTCGGCATGTGCCTGCGGCCCAGCGAGGTGTACCACATCGCCTTCGGCCCGGACGCCCTCGACCCCAAGACGGCCGCGGCGGTGGACGCCAAGGCCCTCCAGCTCGCGCCCGAGCCGTTGCCCGAGCATCTGGTCGAGAAGCTGGCGGCCTCCGCCAAGCTGCCGCTCGCCGGCCGGCCCGGTACGATCACGACCGGCTACGTCGTGGATCTGCTGCGCCCGTTCGCCCCCGGCCGCTCCTACCAGGAGCCCTACCTGACGCCGCGCCTGATGAAGAGCGCCAGCCGCCCCGTCACGCCCCAGCCGCTCACCGACAGCGAGCGCCGCGTGCTGGCCGCCTACCACGGCATGTACAAGCTGGCGTCCGGCTTCTGCGGCTACGGCGAGCGCCAGGCCAAGCTGGCCCATCTCGGCCGGTACGGGTCCTACTGATGCTCGACGCGTACCAGGTCTACATGGACCGCGTGAAGCGCGCCATGGAGCAGGAAGAACCTAAAAACGAAGCTTCCACGTTGAAGCACGTTCGCAACAACGTGATCTACGGCCTCATGAGCAGCCGCGCCGGCGGCCCCGTGAGCCTGGTCGGCTCCAGCGTCGGCGGCGCCTTGGATGGCGTCCTGATGAAGCCGGTCATCGACGCCGGCATCGACGCGGCCGGCAAGGGTGTTCGGTGGGCCTACGGGCTCAAAAACGAGCCCAGCGCATCCCTATAATACCCACAGGAGGGCCTTGACCATGGAAGACACCCAGAAGAGCGCCAACTACATCGAAGACGTCCTCGCGGACCTCTTCCCGAAGCAGGCCGCCGACGAAGGCGACAAGGACACGCGCGGGAAGGAAGAGAAGGCGCCACCCTTCGAGAAGAAGGACAAGGACGACGACAAGTCGAAGTCCGAGAAGGGCGAGAAGGGCGACAAGGACAAGGACGACGACAAGGGCAAGGACAAGGAAGCGTCCGCCCAGGTCGAGCTGTTCGCCGAGATGAACCAGCTCCACCCCGAGCTGATGAAGGCCGCCAACCTGGAGGCCACCAGCCGCGTCCTGGCCGACGTCAAGCAGGCCCAGCTCATGGACGCCTACCGTCCCGCCGCCGCGCCGGCCGCGCCGTCCGCCCAGCAGAAGCTGGCGAGCCTGGACGTGCCCGTCGAGCAGGCCCGGGAGCTGTTCAACGCCGGCTACGTCGACCGTCTGTCGAAGTACGCCGCCGAAGACCCCGAGTTCGCCCAGATGCTGGAGGAGGCGGCGAAGCCGGCCTTCAACGCCGGCTTCGCTTCCGTGGCCCGTAACGGGCGTTAGCCCGGGCCCCCACCAGAGAGGAAAACGCCCATGAGCACCCAGTACACCCCCGAGGAGCAGGCCGCGTTCGAGAACGCGTACTGGAACACGATGGCGAAGGCCGCCGGCACGGTGGAGGCCCAGCAGGGTCGCGACCTGTTCAACGCCGCCTTCGACGATCGCATCGCCAAGTACGCCGCCGCCGACCCCGAGTTCGGCGCCGAGTGGCAGGCGGAGCTGGAGAAGGCTGCCTTCAACCAGGCGGTCGAGGCCACGCTCAACCAGCACGGCCTCACCTGGAACCCGGGCGCGTAGGAGGGAGCCTCCATGATCGGTCAGGACCCCGTCCGCGAGCGCATGCTCAAGGAGGCGGCGACCGAGCTGTCGGAGGCGGCCGATCTGCTCGCCGAGCACGAGAAGGCCGCCTCTAACCAGGCTCCCACCGCCGACCCCATCGAAACCGCCAAGCAGGCGTCGCTCGCGCGCACCGCGGCGAACCTCATCTACGTCGACCACGTCAACGCACTCTTGGCGGCCAAGACCGCGAGCCAGGAGCCGGCAGCCGCCGGTTAGTCATGGCCGCCCCGCTGACCTCCGAGCTGCACAGCCTCCTGATCAGGCCCTCCAACGGGAGCCTGATCTTGGGGGCTGCGCACCATGCGCTGTACCGGCCGGCCAACGCCCTCGCCCACAAGGTGACGGGCCACGCGCTGCCGACGGCCTTGGACCCGGGGGAGTGGGGCGCGGCAGCCGCGCGCGCCGGCGAGAAGGTGGACTACCACCTCGCCTTGGGCGGCGCGCAGCGTGCGGAGACCATCCAGCTCGACAACGATCACCTCAAGCACATCGGCCAACACCTGGATACGATGGCGGCCACCGACCCGGGTAAGGCCCGGGCGCTGGAGACCGACCTCAATTCCGTGGTGGCGGATCATTATAATAGGGGGGAGACCATCCGGGGGTTGGTGGACAAGGCTCACGCCGACCAGAACTTCCGGGCCACCCTTCACGAAGTTGCCGTCCCCAGCGCCACTGGCGAAGTCGGACGCACCGCCAAAACCCTCGCCACCGATGCAGCGGGCCTCTACGGCGCCGCCGCCATCACGGACAAAGTCCGCCAGGCGATGGACCCGCAAGCCAAGGAGAAGCAGAGTTCGATGAGCAAGCTGAACGTGGCGATCGAGAAGATCCAGAAGGCCGCCTCGATCCTCGACCAGATCCCCGCGCGTGACGCCGCCTTCGCCAAGGCCGCGGCCCTCGCCGAGGAGGAGGTCATCGGTCAGCACGAGGTCGAGAAGTTCGCGGGGCTCTTCGAGCGCAACCCGCAGGACGCCGAGACCGTCGTCGCCGCCCTGCGCCGTGGCGAGGACGAGGCCACCAAGTTGGCGTCGTTCGGCGAGGTGGTGAAGAGCGAGCCCCAGAACGGCGCCGGTGCGAACCGTGGCCGCTTCGAGGCTCTGTGCCTGGAAAATAACACCCAGCCCAAGCGCTCCTGGTAGTACCAATCTACCGAAAGTCCGTCCGTCCCCTATGAGGAGGAGATTCCCATGACCATCTCGTTCGGCGTTCCCGGCTCCCCCCGCAAGACCTTCGACGACAAGAAGTTCGACTTGCAGGGTGGCGTCTACTCCAAGTGGCCCTGCCCGCTCCAGTCCGGCCTGCCTGCCGGCACCGTCAAGGACGGCCAGTTCCTCGCTCCAGACGGCCTGGGCGCCTACGTGCCCGCGCCCGACGCGGACCGCGCCCTGTTCCTGATGTTCACCGCGAACAACGAGGTGATCGTCAAGGAAGTCACCGCCGCCGACGAGTTCCCCGGCGAGGAGCGCACCAACACCCCCACCGGCCTCCAGGGCAAGATCAACGGCGTCTGGTCCGTGGATCAGCTCTTCCTGGGCGCCACCGGTGGCGGCGCGGTCACGCTCGCCGACTACGACGCCAACCAGGCGCTCACGGTCAAGGCCGGCAAGCTCTGCCCCGCCAACTTCGGCACCAACGCCGGCGAGAAGGTGATCGGCTACGTCGACACCCCCAACACCTGGGCCGGCGGCAGCCTCGGCTCCACCGCGGGTGCGATCGCCGCTTCCATCGACATCTAGGCCCTTCACCCGCCGCGAGACGTAGTATCTACGCCCCGCGGCGGGGATAAGCCTCCGAATATTCGGGGAAAGTCCCCGCAAGCCACGCCACACCACGTTCTACGCCCACAACCTTTCAGGAGGGTTTCACCATGGAAGACAACCAGGTCATGTCCGTCGAGGAAGCGCGCCTCGTCAACGCCGGATTCCTCGCGGCGGCCCAGGAGGGTGGCGCGAAGCTGAAGAAGGTCGCCAACACGGTGAACGAGGACATCATCCTCACGATTCTCCGTGAGGATGGCATCTCGCGTCGCATCATGCCATACAAGCCCATCTCCTCGGCGGAACTGTCCACGGACAAGGACTTCCCCGATGTGCCCGTGAAGTTCGTCCCGGTCGAGGTCCCGGTCAACGAGTACCTCGCCTTCGCGGTCGACTTCATGCAGCCCTCGAAGGACATGTGGTTCCGCTCGAAGGTGGCGCCGGTCTACTTCAAGCCGATCAAGACCAAGACGGTCCGGCTGACCGAGAGCCAGTTGCTGGCCAACAACTACCCCATCAAGAGCTACATCGAGAGCATCTTGAAGAACGACATCCTGGCCGTCGAGGACATCTCCTTGATCGGCGCCATCGAGCGCTGCGTCACGAAGAACATCCCCAACGGCAACGCGCTGGCCGCCGCGGCCCCGCTGATCAAGGATCACGTCGCCGACATCAACAAGCAGATGGTGCGCAACCGTCTGTCTACCGTGATGATCATCCTGAACGAGATCACGTACCAGGACATCATCAAGTGGAACTCGTCCGAGATCGGCAGCCTGGTGATGGAAGGCATCATCGAGCACGGCCCCAAGGGCGAGCAGCTCAAGTACAAGAGCTGGCTGGGCTACAAGTGGGTGATGACGAACAACGCGGACGTGGTGCCCGAAGGCACCCTGTACGCGTTGCCCGCGCAGCGCTACCTGGGCTCCAGCTACATGCTGGCGGACGCCGAGCAGTGGATCGAGTTCCGCGACGGCATCCTCTCCACCAACACCCGCGAGATCGTGGGCCGCAACCTGTTCAACCACCGCGGTCCCGTCAAGATGGTGCTGTCCTAGCGGTCTGACCGAAGGACCGTCCCGCCGCCTACGGGTGGCGGGACGCCCCGTTCGTTCCGCAAGCAGAGAGGATCCCCCACGTGTTCAAAACCGTTACCAACCTGTCCGAGACGGCCTCCGCCGTGGTTGCCGACCGCACGCTCGCGATCGGCGAGTCCAAGGACCTGCCCGCCAAGGCGGTCGACAAGTGGCTCGCCAAGGGCGGCCAGCGCCTGGTCGACAACGGCACCGTGAGCGTCAGCGAAGAGAAGGCCGTCGCCGCGGCGCCGGCGCCCTTCGTCCCGGCGCCCGCGCCCGCGCCCACCCCGGGTGACGAGGGCGCGGCTTCGGCCAGCCAGCCCCAGGGCAACGCCCAGGGCAAGCCGGATGGCGAGAGCGACGAGGCCAACCAGAGCCCCAACACCCCTCCCGAGGGCGGTGAAGAGGGCGACGCCGGCGGCGACGCGGGCGGCGAGGGTGGCGAGACCGCCACGGGCCCGAAGAAGAAGTCCGGCAAGAAGTAAGCCGGCAGACCATCTGGTTTCAGGGCGCCTTCCCGGCTCGGGCAGGCGCCCTCTGCGCGAGAGGAGCCCTCCATGGCCGTGATCGACGACTTCATCGCGATGCTGATCGACGACGCCAGCCCTGCCGTCATCCACGTCAGCGACGTGCGCGATCAGCTCCGCGACTACCCGGAGTTCAACGAGATCGTCCGCAAGGAGGCGGAGGACGAGGAGTACGCCAAGGCCATCATCAAGGTCATGGCCTCCTTCAACGCCATGAGCCCCTTCGACAGCGGCTACGGCCCCAAGGACTTCCCCGACCGCAGCCTGCTGATGGACTGGAGCGCCGCGCAGGTGCTGCGCCAGGTCTACACCTGGCACGCCCGCAACCAATGGAGCGCCTCCGACGCCGGGCTCCAGGTGCCCCTGCACGAGCAGTGGGAGGGCCTCCAGCGCATCGCCGAGGGGCTGATGGCCGAGGCCAAGCAGACCGCCCGGGAGCTGAAGACCCGCCTGAACATCAAGCGCGGCTTCGGGCGCGGCGTCAACTCCGCCTTGTGGTGGCGCTGATGCAACTCACGCTCGCGACCGTCTTTGCCGCCTACGATCGCGTCGCCTTGCGCTGGGACGCGGACGAGACGCTGCCGCCCGGTGTGACATATTCCCTGTGGCGGTCCGAGAGCGCCGTGACGGGCTTCCAGCAGGTGGCCGAGACCCAGCGCCTGGTCCACATCGACCGCGTCAACCTCTTCTCCAAGAACCGCAACATCCAGTACCAGGTGCGGGCGTTCGTGAACGGCAAGGAGCTGCGCTCGAACGTGGCCGATCTCTTCGGCCCGGCCGGCGACGATGTGCTCCGGTTCCAGCGTCGTGAACGCTTCCAACTGGCTAAGTACGACGGTGTCGAGGCGTTCTTGTACGTCAAACGTACCTTCGGTCCCAGATGCCCCCGCTGCGTGGTGCGCAAGGGCGTGGGCGACGCGGGCATCGAGTGCCGGCGTTGCTTCGGCACGGGCTTTGACGGTGGCTTCCTGCCGCCCATCCCCATCTACATCGCGCACCAGACGCTGGACCAGTCCAACGCCGACCTCCAGAAGGAGTACGTGAAGGAGGGCTCCAGCGCCCAGATGTGGACCAGCAACTGGACCGACCTCGCCGCCGAGGACATCATCATGGAGGCCGCGCCGCCCAACACGATCTGGATCGTAAGCGGCGCGCAGGCGTCGGCCCGCCGGCGGACGAAGAGCCGCCAGCTCTTCAGCGCCAACGAGGTGACGCGCGGGCATGTCGTGTCCCACCTGCCCGTGCCGCTCTTCCCCTGGCCCGATCGCAAGGACATGTTCCTCGTCGACCATGCCAAGCCCCCGCGGGACTTCAACACCGTCTTCGAGGAGCTGCTGACGACCTATGTTCAAGCTCAAGCTGATGGCCGTGCGGACGAGCCCGGCCCTGGACCCCACCACGCTCAAGCTGAAGGTGGAAACCGAAACCCGGCGAATCGCGTCTCTAGCTAGATCTGCGGCTGGGCCAGGGTCGGAGGCGGCCCCAGGTCCGACAGCGCCGCTTGATCCTGGCCGTTCCCCGTCTGAATATCAAACGCCTCCGACTGGGCCGTCGGAATGATCGTGGGGCTGGCGGGCACGATGCGCGAGCAGACGATCGAGAAGTTCTCGATCACGACGTTCTGGTTGGCGTCCATGCTCTTGGTGCCGCCGGCGTACATGCACTTCTCGTAGTACTCCGCGCTCATGGGCACCAGGTCGGCGGTGAGCTGCACCAGGTAGAGCCCGAACGGGTAGTCCAGCATGTCGGAGTCCGGCGTCACGGCATGGTAGCTGTAGTCCTCGACGCCGCCGGTGTCGGTGGGCGCCTGGAGCTGGTCGCGCGTCGGGTTGACGTGGAAGGCCGGGTTGCTCATGAGCAGCCAGCGGTAGAGCATGCCCATCAGGTTGCCCGAGCGCGAGAGGATGCGCGTCAGGCTGATCGAGTGCGCGTTGCGACCGCCCACATGGCGGTAGCTCTTGCTGCCCAGCTCGGGAACGGGCGTCATCTGCCGCTGGGTGCCGGCCTGCGCGCCTTGCAGCAGGCCGATGGGCGTCATGCGCCGAAAGTCCTTGCGGGCCTCCGCCAGAAGCGGAGGCCCGGAGAAGATGAAGGTGTACTGGGTCTGGGCGATCTCGCCCGGCAGGTCGTCCCGCCAGATCGCAGTGTTGTAGGGGTCCGGGGCCTGGCCGGCCCCGGAACCGTCGATCGAGCGGGCCGCGTCGTAGCGCAGCCGGGCGAGGAAGTCCGACGACAGCTCCGCCATGGCTTACTGCGGCGCGGCGCCGCCCAGCAGCGGGTCGCCGTTGCCCAGGCTGATGTTGAAGGGGCTGGTCGCCGGGTTGAGCGAGAGCTGGACGTTGTTGCACGGCACCTTGCGCGTGCAGACGATGCTCACGTTCTCCTGGACGATGCCCTGACCCGCCTGGATGGCCTTGCCCAGGTTCTGGATGTAGCACTTCTCGTAGTACTCGCGGCTCACGAGCACGCCGCCGGCCGTCATGGTGAAGGTCAGCAGGCCGAAGGGCACGCGGATCAGCTCCGACTCCATCGTCGTGAAGTGGGTGTGGCCCGCCACGCCCGGGTCTTCACCCGGCTTGCGGATGAAGTCGAGCGCGAAGGTGTTGCCACCCATCTTCGCGATCCAGGCGTACAGCGCGTGGCGCAGGTTGGAGTGCCAGGTGAGCACCTTGCTCATCTGGACCTGGTACTGCGCCATGCCGAAGGCGGTGCGCTTCAGGCGCGAGCCGACCTCGGGGAACTGCTGGACGTTGTTGACCTCGTTGTCGCTGAAGCCCTGCACCGACCCGATGGGGACCATCAGGTTCTGGAGCTGGGCCGCGGCCGTGGCGAGCACGGGCGGCACCGAGAAGATGATCGACGCTTCGCCCGACGCGACGTTGTTCGGGTCGTCGTCGAACTGGACCACGTTCTCCTGGAAGTTGTAGGTGCCAGGATCCGACGTGACCGGGTAGAGCAGGTTGCCGACGGGGTTGGCCCCGTTGGCGCCCCGCAGGAACTCGGCGATAGTTGCCATGGGTTAATCCTCTCCTTCCGTCGGAACTAGGCCACGACTTCGACGCGCGCCTTGATGTAGTTCAAGGGCACGGGGACATCGATCAGGGTGCGCAGGCGCACGGTGTCGACCTCGAACGGGTCCTCCACCACCTCGGCGACCTTGCCGGACAGGATCGGGGAGCCGATCTTGTCGAAGCGCTGGCCGAGCAGGCGGGAGTGGTACGCCTCGACGTCGTTGTTCAGGGCCACCAGGGTCCCCTTGAACACGTTGTACGGACCCACGAACTTCTTGAGGACCGCCTTCAGGCCGATCGAGTAGTAGTCCAGCGTCTTGGTGACGCTCAACTCCCGGCGCTGGATCGAGCTGTTGTCGGTGGTGGTCTGCAAGAAGGCGAAGGGCAGGCCGTCGTCGGTCTCCTGGATCACCAGGAAGCCACCGGAGCCGGCGATCAGCTTCTGCTGGTCGTCGGTGAAGTACTTGTGGCCGTAGCGCACGCTCTTGATGGCCGACACGCCGACGTTGGTGAAGCCCTGGTGCGGGGGGAAGCCCGCGTTCATGCCGCCGTAGGCCGCCGCCAGGTAGTAGCCGGGAACCGCGATGTCCGCGTTCTGGCCGGTGGTGGGGTCGGGCAGCGTGATCACGCACTCCGCGTTGGTGATGTAGGTGACGCGGCGGGAGTTGAAGCCCGACGCGCGCGCCGCGATCGCCTCCGCCTGGCCCTGGCGATCCAGCACGCGCACGACCTCCATGTCGAAGGCGTCGGGCGGGAAGTCCACGGCGAGGGCCGGGCCGGACGCCACATAGACGCCATCGGCACCCGCGTACTTCTGCGAGGCCAGCTTCAGCGTGGTGGCGTTCGTCACCTCGATGACCTTCCAGAAGCCGACGTGCGTGGGGTCGTTGGTGGGGTTCACCACGGCCACGCGCGCGATGGTCTCGACGAAGTCGCCCACGCGGACGTCGCGCGAGAACTCCGCGTTGGGGTGCTGGATGGTCAGCACGCCGCCGGCCCGCTTCATGGTCGCCGCCGACAGCGGCTCCACGGCGAGGGTCTCGACCGGGTGCGCCAGGTTGATGAAGGTGATGCGGAAGGCGCTCTTCTCGGGCAGCGACATCTGCTCGACGTGCGTGCGCACCAGCGACTGGATCGTGGGATCCTGGGTGAGCAGCACGATCGTGTAGACCTGCTCGCTCTGGAGGCGATCCAGGGCGGCGAGCCAGTCCACCGGGCTGTCGCTCTTGATGCCCATCGTGAGCACCGAGCTGACGGTGTTGGCCTTCGCCAGGAAGGCGCCCAGGGCCAGCGGGTTCTCGATGGAGACCACGCCCAGCTTGGTGGCGATGTCGTCGGTCTGGGCGATGTTGGTCAGCACCTCGGCGGTGAGCTGGCGCTGGGCGCGGTAGCTCACCTGGGTGACGCCCGACAGCACCGGCAGGCCGTCCACGGTCAGGGTGCCCAGCACGGTGACGTCGTCCGGCGTCGCGGTGAAGGCCGCGGGCAGCAGGAAGAGGTCGATGTGGGCGCGCTTGACGCGGAAGTCCACCGGCGTGGCGAACTCGGGCACGATCGAGAGGTCGCGGTCCAGCGTCAACGAGTTGGCGTTGTTCACCGTGATCACCTTGGCCTCGTAGGTCGTGGTGACGCCGGCGATGGTCTGGCTGGCGATGAAGATGTCGCCCGGCTGGACGTTCTCGGACACGAAGTCCGGGTCGCCGGGGTTGGGGAAGATGTTGGCCTGGTCGCCGGCCAGGGTCGCCTTGGTGGCGCCGCCGTCGAAGACTTGCAGGAACATCTGGGTCATCTTGACCTGCACCGAGGCGAGGTCGACGATGGCGCCGTCCTCCAGCTCCGGGTAGGCCGTGACCAGGTTGACGCCCATCGCGAAGTTGCCGCCGGCGCCCAGGTCCTTGACCTGAACGTTGGAACCCACGATGACCGTCGGCAGGTCTGGGTTCACGAGAGTCGGCGCGGTCTCCAGGAAGACCTGCTGAATCTCGACGCCCGGCCGAACAACTTTCTGGATCGTCATGAACCATCCTCCTCAAAGGCGTTTGGTATAATTGCCTGGTGTACCGGGCAGGACGGTCGTTCGGTCCTACCAACTGCGGACAAGCAAGGCGCTTCATGCGTATTATATGGAGCCAGCGAGGGCGAACTATGGGGCGCAACGTAACCGAGGTGGTCGACTACCTCAATGCGATCATCACCGAGGCGTCAAAGTCCTACGGGGGCAGCTTTCGCGACGGTTGCCTCGCCATCGAGGCCGGGCTGAAGACCTTGGACAAGCAGGGGGATGCGGTCCTGGGTTTCACGCTGGGGGTGAGCGCGGACGGCGTCGCCATCAACACCGTGGTCCTGGCCGACCCGGACGGCATGGTGCCGGCGCCGCGGCCGGAGGACCTGACCTTTGACGGCGTGTGGGCGGTGCTCTACTCGCTCGCGATGCCACGCCACAGCCCCTTCTTCAAGGACCCGCTGCGCATCAGCGCCATCACCATCTGCCACGGCCGGGACCCCTGGGTCAGCTACGACCGCACGCACGAGAACGGCTTGCCGATGGCGATGGATCGCCCGTTCGACGCGGAGAAGCTGGACCTCAAGCCGAAGGCCCCCCATTCATGAAGAACGATCAGCCGGAGGAGGACGACCTCGACTTCTTGCAGGTCGAGGTGCCGGGCCTGGACGATGCCGCCCCGATGGATGCGGCGGACGCGCCGTCTGACGACCGCCGGATCCGGCTGGAGCGGGACGAGGAGCGCGAGCTGATCCGCAAGGCCAAGGCCGGCGATCAGCGCGCCATGGCCCGGCTGATCAAGGCGCACACCGCCTTCGTCATGAAGGTTGCCAAGCGCTTCACACTGCCCACCTGGGTCAGCCTGGAGGACGTGCGCCAGGAGGGCATCATCGGCCTGATCGACGCCGTGAACCGCTTCAACTTGGAGAAGTACGGCAACAAGTTCCTGGCCTACGCCTACTGGCGCATCCACAAGGCCATCCTGGGCTACCTCACGGAGATGGGGTACTCCATGAAGATCCCCTTCCAAGACGTCATGAAGCTGAAGGCGGCCTGGAACCGGCTGGACTTCAACTTGAGCGTGGACATCGCGGCGGACACCGACCTGGTGAACGATCAGCGCAGCATTCACATGTGGCACCTGCTCTCCGGCTGCCTGCCCATCAGCCCCACGGACGTCTACCAGCCCAGCGCCGGCAACCTGGAGTCCGGCGGAACCGACGGCTTCCAAGACCTCACGCTCAAGCACGACGCCATGGACGACGTCATGAGCGATCTGCTGGCCCGGGAGATCGAGGACAAGCTGGGCGAGCTGACGGCTATCGAGGGCGTGATGTTGAGCATGTACCTGGGCCTCTACTTCAAGAAGACGCCGATGGCGATCAAGCACATCGCCGGCGAGCCCTCGAAGGTGGAAGACGTCGGGGAGCACATCCTCTTGCACCCCGGCGCGGCCGGTTTCGGTCTGGAGGTCGGCGAAACCTATAATAATTGCAGCCGGCTCATCAAGGAGAGCGAAGCGAAGTTCCGCAGCATCCTGAAGGAGTTCTACGGGAACTTGTACGAGCACTGGAGACAAGATTCATGAGCGATCTTCGGAACGACACCTTCGGCTTCTTGGAGCGGGAGTTGGACAAGTTCAAGCGCGAGAATCCGCGCATCATCCTGCCGCACGAGGTCCGCCGGGGCGAGGGTGCGCCGCTGATCCAGCGCATCGGCAGCCGCGAGTTGCCGGAGAGCCTGGTGGAGAAGGCCGAGCGCGTCGGCTTCTTCCGCGGCCGGGTCGAGGTGAAGGGCGTCATCGAGATGCCCGACGAGCGCCCCCGCGTGGCGTTCTACCACGCCGACAACACCATCACCTTCGACGCGCGCGAGGTGATGGCCCATGCCATCGCCGGCGAGGACGACGCGGCCATCAACACGGTGGCCTGGGGCGCCGACGGCCGCCAGCCCAGCCGCGAGGATCCCGACCTGTACGATCCGCGCATCACCAGCGCCGTGACGCAGGTGTCCTACCCCACCCCCGAGTCCGTGATCTTCTCCAGCTCGCTGCCTCCTGGCGTGGGCACTGGCCTCCAGCTCCGCGAGGTGGGCCTGAAGAGCGCTGGCGGCGTGCTGCTCGCCACCAAGCTCTTCGCCCGCTTCGTGTTCCCGCAGCAGGAGAAGTTCGACAGGCTGCGGCTTTCGGTCAACTGGCAGATCATCTTCATCTAAGGTACTACCGAAGGTCCGTTCTACCAGGAGGCGTAACCGGCATGATCACTGGCACCTATGGCATCTTTCAGGGCGGCGAGCTGTCTCTCGACACCGCGAACTTCCGCATCAACATCGCCGCCGCGCTGATGCGAGCCGTGTCGGAGCGCCTGATCGGGATGGGCGGTCCCGGGCGCCGCGTGAGCGTGACCTTCGGCGCCCTGACGCCTGGCTTCGGCTTCAACCGGCCGCGGCTCTCCGCCCTTGACGCGCCGACCTACCAGCTCGCCATCGGCCTCCAGGCGGGCGCGGCCTACCTGATCTACGACAGCGAGGTGTCCGACGACATCATGATGGTCGAGACGCCCAACGCCGGCGACATCATCTTCGGCAAGGTGAGCTGGCCGGTAGGCGCGACCACGATGGCGGACCTCACCCTCGACTTCACGGAGCGCACGGAGACGCGCATCGTGACGGCCGAGGATCCGCTCTCCGCCAAGGACCTCTACCACAACGGCATGCGCTTCGGCGATGCGAGCTTCAACCAGCCGCTCGCCAGCATGGCGGTCATGAGCGAGTTGCTCCAGGGCGAGCTGCGGGCGCGCGCGGGCGACAACTTCGCCGTGTCCCTGCTGAAGCGCACCGACATCGTGACGGCGGGCAACCAGCTCACGGTCAAGCGCTTCCCGCTGTACCTGCGCGACGTGGTCGCCGGCCGTGACGTCTTCAAGGTGATCGACACCAAGGTCGACGCCCTGTTCAACTTCAACGCCGCGGCGATGGCGAACCAGCGCATCAACATCTTCGTGGACCGCACCACGGGCCAGGTAGATGCCGGCCTGGCCTTCAACGCGGCCACCAAGGTGCTGGTGGCCTTCGGGGATGTGCCGGCCACGGCCACGAGCCTGGACGACGTCTTCTTCGTGATCGCCGCGGAATTGAGCCAGGCGAACGCCCAGAGCGGCGCCTCGGTCGAGCTGAACCGCCGGGCGCTGGCCTCGGGCTTCAGCACGCCCACGCAGCTCGTGCCGGTCGTGGGGGTGCCCAACGGCCTGGCCTTGGCGGAGAACATCGTGGAGCTGGCCGGCGTGCAGGCGCGCGTGGCCCCCCAGCAGGTGGCCCTGCCGGCCGCCCCGAACGCGGGCGATCGCCTCGACCTGCTCTACCTCGAAGTCCACCGCGTGGTCGAGCCGTCGCCGCCCGCGGACGGCAGCACCTATGTGGTGTTGGGCGGGGTGGGATACCTCGTGACGAAGGTACGTTTAGCGGTCGCCTCCGGCGTCACCTACGACACGCCCGAGCGCATGATGGTGCAGGCGCCCGTGGTGGGCCTGGGTGGCGGCGGCTTCGAGGCGGACCCGCAGGGCCACTTCACGAGCCCCTACTTCGCGGTGGCCTACGACGGCTACTCGTGGGCCGTGCCCGTGGGGCTGGTCTACCGCTTCAACCAGGCGCCGTGGGCGGCCAATAACCTGGCGGGCGGCACGGGCCGGCCGGACGGCAAGCAGCACGACCAGCTCTCGCCCGACGAGGTCATGAACGTGAGCCCGGTGCTGTCCTTGAAGGGCCTCAACCACCAGGCGCTCCTGCACGCCACCATCGACGCGATCCTGAAGGGCCGGCATCCGCATCAGTTCGGCGCGGCCCTGCTCTCGGGCAGCTACCTCTCCAAGACGCCCCTGCACGTCGACGCCATCGCACCGACGCCCACGGCCGGAGCGCGCATGCTGGGCACCCCGGACGGCGTGCGCCGGCAGTGGACGGCCCGGCCGCGGCCGTACTGGCTGGGAGCGAGCTTCCCGGCCAACGCGGACTACGTGGGCAAGAGCGTGGTCTACGAAGACGGCACCCGCACCCTGCTGATCCAGGCGCCCACGGCGGGCTCCTTGACCTTGGACAACGATCAGCCCGTGGTCGAGCTGGTCTGGCTGGAGACGGGCGAGGCGGTCGCGCTGACCGGCCCGTGGTCGGTGGGCGCCGACACGCGCAGCGCCCAGGCCACCCTCGACCCCCTCGACCCCCACTTCCTGCCGGCGGGCACCCTCTCCGCGAGCTTCGAGGTGCTCCAGGACGCGGACAGCTACCTGGGCGCCGTGCCGGCCCGGGCCTACCGCGCCACCCTCGACAACGCGGACATCGACTTCGCCGCGCCCGGTGCGGAGCGCACCAGCGAGGCGGGTGGCGTGGTGCGCCGGGTGAGCGCGATCGGCCCCGCCCTCAAGGGTGACGCCATGATCCAAGAGCGCATCTACGCCGCGGACGGCTCCGACAGCATCGCCATCCCCACCGTGGTGGACGGCCGGGTGGTGCTGGGCGCCGTGACGGTCGACCTCTTGGCCGGCGGCGCCGTGGGCATCCGCACCTTCACCTTGGGGCCGCTGGGCCATGTGCTGCGCCTGGCCGCGGCGCAGACGGCCGGCACGCAGCTCCGGGTGGCCCTGGCCCTGGGCGGCCGGACGTTCCGCTACGATCCGCGGCATCTGGGCGCCGACGAGTTCGCCGAGAGCGCGCTCTTCGAGGCCACCACCACGGGCGCCAAGACGACGCACCATGTGGCCTTGCCGCAGGAGCGCGTGCTCAAGGGCGTGATGGGCTACCGGCTCGACCCGGCCCGTCCGCTCACGGCGGGCGTGTACGTTGACGGCCGCCTGTACCAGGCCACCGTCAGCGGGCTGGACCGCAACCTCGCCACCATCGAGCTGGCGCTCTCGCTGGCGGAGTACGCGGCCTTGGAAGCCGGTCAGCAGCCCAAGTGGGAGCTGGTGGGCGGCGTGTACCGCCTCGCGGCCGGCACCTACACCTTGACCCTGCCGCTGCTCTGGAGCGATCCGCCGAAGAGCTTCGAGCACTTCGCGTTCGTCTACGACTTCCAGGCGCTGCCGTTCGTGCCGCTCCTGGGCGACGAGACCTTCGAGATCGCCCACCACGGCCGCGTGATGATCACCAACTCCAGCGCCGCCAACGACGGCACGGAGCCGTTCGCGCCCGCTACCGAGCGCTTCCCGCTGGTGCGCGGCGATCGCAAGGGCGTCGAGGCGCTGGCGGTGCAGACGATCTTCTCGGACGCCTTGGAGATGGGCCACCGCGCCGAGGTGCCCTGGGACGGCACGGCCCTCGCCATCGACGGCCGCTTCGTCTTCAACGCCGGCATCTTCGACGCCGGCGCCGGCTTCGTGGTGTGGATGTGCCTGGTCCGGCAGGGCCGCAACCTGCGCGTGTTCAGCTACATCGTGGAAGGGGAGACGCTCGCGGTCGACACGCCGGCCCGCGCCTTCCTGACCTACCCGCTGACGCACGTCGTCGAGTAGAAGGGGAGCTTCATGAGCATCATCGGACGTAGCCTTTGGGCCAACCGCGCGGGCTTGCGGGTCGTCGACCTCGACGGCCTCACCTTCGCCGCGCGCGTGCCGATCGCCGAGGGCACGCACCCGCCGCTCACCGCGACCGACGACCTGGTCACGGTGGACACCAACGGCCAGACGCTGTTCACGCTCGCGACCCCGCCGGAGCCCGGTGCCATCCCGGCCGTGCTGAAGGACGGGCTGGTGTACTTCGAGCCCAGCTTCCGCCTGGCCGACGGCAAGCTCGTGTGGCAGGGCGCGCAGCTCGGTGCCGGCGAGACCTTCCGCGTGGTCTCCTTCGGGGGCGGCCTGGCCGCGGGCCACATGCGCCTGGAGAAGGTGACGATCACCCAGAACGATCAGCGCCGCCTGGTGCTCGACGGCACGCCCGTGGGCCCCCACACCATCGTCTACCACAACGGCAAGGCGTACCCGGTGGCGTCGGGCCACGCGCGCACCACCAACAACGTGGTGGACTGGCTGGACCCGCTGGTCAAGCTGAACATCGGCGACCAGGTCTACGTCTACTACGCCCGCACGCTCGAAGCGGCCAACGACCTGGTGACGCAGACCTTCCCCCTCAACGTCACGAGCAGCCACATCTTGGAGCTGTCCACGGCGCCGACGCCGCCCGAGAACACCGTGCTGATGCTCGACGACACCCGCTACACCTACGGGGTGGACTTCACCGTCACGGGCCCCTACCTGATCGTCGACAGCGGCCTGCCGTTCAAGAACGGCCTCACGGCCACCGTGCAGTTCACCCGCACGGGCGAGCTGACCATCGTGCCCGGCAGCGGCAACGACCAGGACGGCGGCACCACCCCGCCGCCGCCCTCTGGCCTGCCCGCGATCTTCTTCTCGCGCTCCACGGTGGACGTCACCGCGAACGGCCAGACGGCGCTCTCGCTCGCCAACGCGCCGACCGTGGCCGGCAAGTCCATCGCGGCCGTGGACGGCCTGGTCTACGTCGAGGGCCACGGCTACACCCGCAGCGGCGCGGCCGTGACCTGGAACGACCCCGACCTGGCGCTCAAGGGCGGCGACAAGTTCCAGCTCTTCGGCTTCGCGGCGAGCGTCATCGGCAACGCGATCGCAATCCGCGAGCTGACCGGCTTTGCCGGCGGCAACCCCACCTTCGACCTGACGGAGCCCGCGAGCGGCATCGCCAAGACGCTCCTCGTGGTGTCGGCAGCCGGCACCAACGGCGGCCTGATCTTCTCGGGCGATCAGCTCGCGTTCCCCGACAACAGCCACGTGGCCTGGGCGGGTCCGATGCCCATCAAGACCACGGACCGGGTCTTTGCGATCTACTTCAAGAGCGCGGACGTGGCGAACGCGATGCGCCTGGAGCACCACGTCGTCACCGCGGGCGAGGCCGGCCCGGCCTTCAGCACCGATCTGGCCGCGACCCCGGGCGAGGGCGCGAACCTGTTCGTGATCTTCAACGGCTCGCTCCTGGCCCTGGGCCAGAACTTCAGTCTGGCGGGCAAGACCTTCACCTACACGGGCGGCCCGGTGACGGAAGGCGATCGCTTCGCCTTCCTCTACCACTAGGCCGCGGGCGGACGGCGGTCGAGGACGTAGATGCGCTCCACGATGGTCGTCCGCTCGCTGTACTGGCGCTTGGCGGAGTCGCGGTCGGAGCGGAAGCGCGGCAGCTCCTCTTCAAACGTAGCAACGTTTCCATATCGTTGCAGCGTCGAGAGGATGTCCTCGTGCGCCATCAGGCCCTCGTCGGAGTAGCTCAACATGACCACCTTGGCGTCGGCGGCCTGCACGGTCGCATCGAGGGACGCCAGCGCCTGGCGCTTCGAGCACCAGGGGCTCTTCTGGTTCTGGTAGGGGCGCAGGCCCGTCTTTCCCTTGGGGGTCCAGAGGTGCATGTCGTCGCGCGCGATGGTCTCCAAGATGTGGTAGTTGGGAGCGTACTGCCGGTGGTTGTAGGGCGGGTCGAGGTACAGCACGTCGACGCCCTGGAACTTGTCCAAGAAGTCGCTGATGTCCATGCAGGTGACGGTGGCCGCGGGCCCGCCGGCGGAGATCAGTGGCTCCAGCACCAAGGGCTTGCGCGCGCTGGCCTTGACCTTCTTGAGGTAGGCCCCGTAGACCGAGGCGACGTTCGCAACCCTGTCCGCGGCTTGGACCAGGGAGGCCACCACGGCCGCGCGCTCGAAGACGTTGAGCGGGTGCTCCTCGATGCGGCGGCGGACCGCGGCGATCGCCCGGCCGTTCTCGCGGCTGAAGTAGAGCCGGCCGCCCGCGCCGCCCTCGCAGTAGGCGTCAAAGAAGGGCGTCGAGTCCCAGCGGGGGTCGGCGAAGGCGGCGCGCGCCTCGGTGTTGAGCTGCTCGACGAGCCCGGCCATGTCGGTGGTGTGCAGGTGCGCCATGCCCACCGTGTAGCTGAAGTACAAGGAGTCGTTGGCGAGCACGGTCCAGCCAGCGCTCTGCATGAAGCGGCCCACGGCATGGGTGCCCGCGAAGCCGTCGGCGAAGACACCGGGCTCCATCTCCAAGGAGGCCACGGCCCGGGCCAGCAAGCCGCGTAACAACCTATCCTTAGACCCAATGTAATTCAATTTTAAAAAACCCCTTGACAGGTAGGACCGACGTTCGGTAGTATAACACTTGTCAGGCAGCGATGCCCGACGCGGGAGGTCTCCTCCCCGGTGCTCCTGCCCCGCGCAAGCGGAACTGGCCCGGGACTTTGGTGCCCTCCGGCGGTGCGCCCCGCAAGGGGCAACGGCCCCACGCTTGTCCTCACGGGCTTCGCGGTTCCGCCTCCACCGTCGCCTTGAGGGGTTTGACGCCCCACGCCCTTCGCTTCCGGCTTCCGCCCTCACGGGCTTCGGCCGACCGGCTCCGGGCCCTGGCCGCCGACCTGAACGGAGTAGCTGCCGTTCCGCCCGCTTCCGTCATGTTGCGGGTCTTACCCGGGTCCCCTCGGGTAGCCAAGGTCTCTCGCAAGTAACGGGTACGCGCCCCAACCGGACCTCACGGTCCCTGGCCGGCGAATCGACGCCAAGGTCCAGCGAGACAAGCACCCCCGCCCTCTCACGAGGCGCGGGGGTTCCTGCATCTGGGGCTTGCCAGGTGCATCGGTCGTTTGGTAGGATGGTCGGGCATGGGGATGTCACGGTTTCGACCGGGCGTTGATGTGCGAGCCTACCGGCGGGAGCATGAGGACGTTCTCCCTGGGCCTCGGCCCTTTAAAGCAGCCTCGAACCGACAAATGCCAACACCGTTGACAATGTCACCCCCGACAACCAGGCTGTGGGCCTGAACGCCCAGACCGAGGCTCTGAACCGCCTCGCTGGCTTCAACACCCCCGCTCTGGTCTAGGGACCACTGCCGCCCCGGCCTCCTTGGGGCGAGCGGTCACTCAAGGGAGGTGCCGACGGGCAAGCCGTCCGACTGCCGGGGAAGTCCGGCTCGTTGGTCAGAGACCTGTGGGTGGTCGCTACGGCCGCCGGGCGACACCGTCTGCCTCCGCATGGGAATGACGGAATGACCGGTAAATAAAGGCTTTCAGGTCTATGTTCGGGACGCGGGTTCAATTCCCGCCATCTCCACCTCACGTGACCCTGACAGGAGCCACGAGCACGAAACCCCCGGGGCCGCCATGCTCCCGGGGGTTTCGTGTGTCTAGTCCTGGTAGCAGGCGATGATGTCCTTGACGAGCTGCGATCGCACCACGTCCTCGCCGGAGAACTCGATGATGGCGATGTTGCCCCTGTTGGCGAAGCGGCCCACGTCGAAGTAGGCGCTCTGCTTGCTCGGCGGCAGGTCCACCTGGCTGGGGTCCATCGTCACGATCATCGTCGTGTTCTCGCCGGCGCGGGTGAGCGCGGTCTTGAGCTGGTCCGGGGTGGCGTTCTGCATCTCGTCGTAGATGCAGACCGTGTCGTGGTAGGTCTCGCCGCGCAGGAAGGTGGGGCTGACCACCTCGATCACCTTGCGGTTGATGAACTCCGGCAGCTTGCCCGGCGGCAGGAAGAGGTTCAGCGCCTTCATCAGGGGCCGCATGTAGGGGTCCATCTTCTGCTTCTCGTCGCCGGGCAGGGCGCCGATCGACTCGCCGCTCTCCACGGGCGGGCGCGAGAGGATCACCTGGCGCGCGGTCTTGTTGTTGAGGCGCCGCGTGGCGTACCAGGCGGCGATCATGGTCTTACCCGTGCCGGCGGGGCCGATCAGGAAGACGAGCTGGCACCGATCCAAGGCGGCCAGGGCGGCGCGCTGGGCGTCCGTGCGGGGGTGGAAGTCCCCCATGGCCGGCTCCGGCTTCGCCTTGGGGGACTTCTTCTGCTGGGGCTTGCTCATGACGCCTTCCTATGTGGGGGATCCGCCCTGCCTGCGGGGCGGCTTCTGCTCGGGCATGTTCTTCTCGACCTTGCCGCCGCCCGGGGGCTGCTGCGCCTGGCCGCCGCCGCCCAGGCCCATGACGCTGTCGATGCCGAAGTTTCGCGCGAGGGTCGCGAGGATCAGGCCCTGCACCGGGCTGTTCCGGGCGACCTGCTCCATCGTGGACTGCTGGTCCTGCGGGCTCATGGCGAGCAGCATCTGGATCTGCTTGCCGTAGGTCGTCTTGTCGGTGGCCGCCCGCGCCGACAGCTCGCGCCCGATGTCGGGGTTGGCCGCCCCGATCTGCTGGACCGCCATGGCCTGCTGGTTGGGGTCCTGGATGGTCTGCAAGCCCTGGAAGACCTGGTCGACCATGTTCGGGTCCACCGCGGGCATCGTGTTGAGCAGCTCGGGCGCCAGCACGTTCTGCAAGAGGGCCTGGATGACCATCATCTCGTTCGCGGCCTGGGCCTGGGCCTTGGCGTCGGCCACGGCCTGGCTGATGTTCTCCTGCGTGCGCTTCTTGCGCTCCTGGGCGTAGTCGAACTCGAACCACTCGCCCAGCTTCTCGCCGGAGACGGCCTGCATCTGCCAGAGCTGCAAGATGAGCTGCTTGGCCTGCACGTCGTCCGCCATCTTGAACTTGCGCAGGTCGCAGTCCACGTACTCCATCTTCGTGATCTGGCTGATGCGCCGCGTGATCCACTTGAAGCACTTGATGACCTGCTCGACCTGGTTCATGAGCGTGTTTTCGAGCATCCGCAAGGAAACGGAGCTACCCGTGTAGGTCAAGCCGCCGCGCAGGAACTCCTGCGGCACGTTCAGGCCGTTGATGATGTTGGTCTCGACCATCTCCATCTCGGCGAACAGCATCAGCGCCTTGCCGTCGCCGCCCATGCGGCCCTCGCCGACGGGCACGGGCGTGAGCATGATGTAGAGCGGGTCCCGCTTCCAGCGCGCCACCTCGGACTCCATCTGGGAGCGCCAGTCGGCCAGGTCCATCGGGATCGTGGTGCCGCTGCCGACGTCGGTGGCCGGGTACAGGTAGCGGAAGGGGATGATGTGCTCCAAGAGCAGCGCGAGCTGCGCGCGCTTCATCATGTTGATGTAGAAGATCTCGCGCAGCACGCTCACCGTGATGGGCATGCCCCAGGGGTTCTCGACGCCCGGGCTCGACGCGCTGTGGCGCGTGAGGTGGAAGATGCTGCCGCGGGTCAGCTTGACCTTCGGGTTGTCCTCCTTGCGGTTGTTCTTGTGCTCGCGGACGGCCTCGATGACGACCCAGGGGGTCTTCTCCAGCATCAAGGGGTTGCCCTTCTTGATCTTCTCCGCCTGCTCGTCGGGCACGTTGTAGTAGTACTCCTTGGAGCCGGAGTACGGGTCGAACTCGATGTCGATGTTGCCGGGGTGGAAGCGGATCAGGTTGATGCGCGTCGGGTCGGCCACGGGCTTGTCCTTGACGCGCGCGTAGCCCTTGAACTGGCACTTCCAGCACTTGATCTTGAAGGCCAGGCGCCCGGAGTCCCACTCCCACTTCACCTTGGTCATGATGTGGTTCTCGCGGCAGTCCTCGTTGCCGCAGATCAGCACGCGGTCGAACGGCGCGTACACGCTCGCGAAGGCGTTGCCGTACAGGTAGAAGTCCATCGACAGGCCCACGGCGAAGCCCTTGGCCTGGAGGTGGGTCTCGTAAATTTCCTCCCAGCGGTCGATCACGCTCTCACGCTGCTTGTAGGCGTCCTTGTACTCCTTGGAGTCCTCGGGCTCGCGGATGATCGGGCTGAAGGTGAACTCCGTGATGGGGTACTCCGACAGCTTCTCGATGGCGCTGTTCACCACCGGGTTGGTCAGGAAGGTCTGGTAGCTGAACCGGAACAGCTCCTTGGTGGTGCTGGGCAGGTAGAAGCTCTCGATGTGGAAGAAGGGGCTCTGGCGCAGCATCGTCTGCTGAAGCGCGGCCGAACCACCTCCGATCATCTGGAGGTCGCCCATCGTGTCGTCCCACGGGTGGTTGAACATCGCCTACACCTTCTTCAGTTCGTCGTGGAGCTGCTGGTGGCGCGCGTTGACGTAGGCCATCACCTCCGCGATGCGGTCGCGCTGCACCGCCGTCTCCGCATCGGTTGCGCCCGCGGCGTGCCGGCGGGCCACCGCCTGGCCGTAGTCGCTCGTCAGGACCGAGAGCCCGTCCGCGGCGAAGGCGAGGGGAGCGGGAGCCACCACGAAGCCCGCATCGTGCAGCAGGCCAGCGATGTAGGCCGCCACTTCGTGACCCCAGGGGGTAGCTTCGTCGATGTATCGCATCGCGTCCGCGGCCCAGGCCAGCTCCGGCACGGAGAGATCCTGGGTGTGGTCGAAACGCAGCTCGCGGTCGTTCAGGGCGACGGCGACCTTCTCGAAGACGTGCCAGTGCTCGAACGGCGCGGTGTCGTAGAGCACGATCTGCGCGGCCTTGAGCTTGGCGACCTCCTCGTGGCTGAAGCCCAGGTCCACGAGCGCCTCGACGTCGTAGTCCACGAAGTCGGCGCCGACCTGCCGCTCGGCCAGGATGGCGAGCGTGATCGCCGCGCGCGGCCGGGCTGCCTCCTTGACCGGGGGGTCCAGGGCCTTGAGGCCATGCACCAGGAGCTTCGCGCCCACGCGCTCGACCGCCTGCCGAGGCGTGGCGCTCTCGGTGGCGTCGGCAAGCGACTTCAAGGTCGAGACGACGGTGCGGACATGGGCCTCGCGCTCGTCGTCATGCGTGGGCACGACGGGGTCCATCTAGTAGCCCCGGAGCTGCTCGACGAGGATCTGCTGGGAGCGCTCGGGCAGGGCCTCCACGATCGAGGCCAGCTTCGGCATGTCGCCCAGCGCCGTGAGGGCCTCGGGCGCCAGGTCGCGCCAGACCTCGGCCTTGATCTTGGTGGCGAGCTGGTGGGTGTCGAGGAACTGGCCGGCGCACTTGGCGAGCGGCAGCGGGGTGTCGTCCTCGATCTCCCGGTTCATCGCCCCGGGCGGCGTGAACAGCTCGTCGCCCTCGAAGCCCGCGGCCTTGTCCAGGCGCGCGAACAGGTCCCAGAACTTCGCGTCCGGCTCCCCGTAGGCCATCTTGCGCAGCTCGGCGTAGGCGCCGACCAGGCGCACGTCGTAGGTCTTGAACTCCGGCGGGGGCTCGGTGCCGGCCTGGGCCGCCGCCTTGCGCGCCGGCTCCCAGCGGGCCGCCTCGGAGTTGGTGTGCTCGATGCGGTCGATGCGCTGCTGGATGTGGGTGAGCAGGTGCGAGCGCTTGGTGGGCGCCAGCTCCTCCTCCAGCAGCTCCGTGTAGCCCAGGCCGTACTCGGCGGCCTTGTCGAGGAGCTGACGGGCCACCTTGGCGCGCATGGGGGCCAGCTCGCCCACCAGGTTGCGCGGGAACCAGGCGATCGAGTCGCGCACCTGCTCGCGGGTGGCGGTCGGGTAGAGGCGCGTGACCTCGTCGCCGGCCTGCTTGACCACCAGGTAGTCGGTGTCGACGGGCTCGGCCGCGGCCTGCTTGGCGAGCGGGTTCTCGACCGCGATGCCGTGCATCTCGCAGCCGGCGCGGATCGCCTCCCAGATGTCGTCCCGCTTGTTGAACGGGATCTCGCTCGCTTGCTTCTGGAAGTAGCGCGCCGAGAGCCAGGCGTCGGCCGGCGTGTCGACGCTGAAGCGCTGCATGTCGTTCCACGCCCACAGCGTGCGCTCGCCGCGCATCGCCTCGGAGGGGATGGCGGCGCTCTTCACGACGAACTCCGGCAGCTCCCCGGTGGCGTGCGCCTCCTTCAGTACCTCGCGCAGCACGACGCCACTGGAGTCGTCGAAGTAGTCGAAGATCTTGTTCATGCAGTGCTCCTCCACCCCTATTATAGGGTCCTTCGGTAGATTGGTACTACCAGCCGACGAGACCAACCGCCTGGCGCAGCGCCAGCAGCGTGACCTTGTCCTTGACGTAGCAGGTGGTGGTGATCGAGGACTCGCCCTGGGCGTTGTGCATCGCGTTCTCGATCACGATGTAGTTGAAGCCCGTCACCGTGCGCTCGCACACCGTGCCGTCCTTGTAGCGCGACTTGGGGCCGTCGACGTACTTGCCGTCGGTCTCGAACTTCAAGGTCTTGAAGCACTTGGCGTTGCCGATGGTGAGCGTCTTCTCGCCATCGCGCTTGCTCTTGCCCATGTTGGGGTCGTGCTCGACGCCCAGGGCGAACTGGGTGCTCTTGGTGATGTGAGGCAATACCTCCGCCACCAGGTCCTGCACCCACTCGGGCACCTGGACGGTCTCGTTCTTGCTCATCTTGATGGGTTCCACGGATCCTCCTTATGTGCCCCAGGACGCCAGTCCCGGGATACCGAACGTGCTGCCGAACTTCCTGATGGACGCCACGGTCTCGTTCACGTCCACCGCCCCCGCGCAGAGGAAGAAGGCCAGCACGCACTGGTCCTCTTCCACCAAGGGGGCGTTGGGCGCGAACTCCGACAGGCCCTGCGAAAGGGCCCAACCAAGCTGGTGAATGCCGCCGAGCGCGGGCGGGATGATCATGGTCGCCATCTCCATCTCGCCCAGCTCCGCGAGCGTGCCCTCGACCGCCTCGTCCACCTGGTCGGTGACGTCCGCCACCGCATCGAGCGTGCCCGAGACCAGGTCGCCCACGCCGTCGAGCCCGGCCGTGACGATGTTGCCCCCGTCGCGGGCGATGTTGCCCAGGTTGTCGAGCACGTTGACGGCCATGCGCGCCACCCCGGTGGCGCCCGGGACCACGGCGTTGACGGCCGTGCCCACGGAGAGCGCCTTCCACGAGTTGAAGACGTCCGTGCCGGCGAGGTCCGTCACGCGGTCGAGCACGTCGGTCTCGTGGATCACGATCTGGCCCGCGGTGCGCGGCGCCTTGCGTCCGGTGGTGTCGAGCACCTTGACCGGCAGCGCGCCCACGGCGAAGTTGCTGAAGAGCCAGTCCTCTTCGAGCACCACGCAGGTCAGCATGTGCTCGTCCACCCAGACGGTGTCGCGGAAGGCCGTGCCGCCCACCTCCAGCACGTCGCTGTCACGGAAGCCGCTGCCACGCACGGTCAGGTTGATCTGCTTGCCGTAGACCACCTCGTCGGGGCTCACGGAGAGCGCCTGGTTCGGGTCGTCCAGCAAGGAGAGCGGGAAGCCCTTGTCGGCGAGCTTGGCGATCGCGCTGTTGGAGAGCACGTTCATGAACTCGCGCTGCTCGTTGTCCCACAGCGCGGGCACCTTCTTGCCCATGTCGTAGATCTTGCCGGCGAAGTCGTTGAGCGCCGGGCTCTCCGTCACCATCTGCTGCATGGCCTGGCGCGTGAGGTCCGGCTTGCCGCCCAGGAGCCAGCTCAAGGTCATCGCGACCGCGAGCACTTGCATCCGGCCGCCGGCCACCATGAAGACCACGCCGCCGGCGTACATGTTGTCGGAGAACAGGGGCCGGTTGGGATCGCCGGAGTTGAGCGCGTGGATCAGGTTGTCGCGCAGCACCGGGAAGCCGCCGAACTCGGGCAGCGGCATGTAGGCATGCACGCCGGTGGTCCAGGTGTCCTCGACGAAGCCCGCCGCCGCGTCCGTGAGGTTCTGGATCGGCGTGGTGGTCTCGGCGATGCGCTCGGTGTACCAGGTCTTCAGCCGGTTGGTGACGTCCTCGCTCTTGGTGGCCGCGGCGCGCACGGGCGCCAGGAAGTCGCGCGTGGCGTTGCCCGCGCCGTGGACGAGGTCCATGAAGGTCGTGTTCTGCGCGAACTGCCAGGCTTGGAAGTCCGCGGAGAGCCAGACGGGAGGCAGCGCCATCAGAACACCGCCGCGGTGCTGGGCCCGCTGGTGGTCCTCGTCAGCGTGGAGCTGTCGGGCTGGGTGTCGGTGGCCGTGTGGGTGTGGCCGTTGTGGGCGGTCTGGAGGGCGGCGACGTGCGCCTCCAGGAGCGCGAGGCGGGTCTCGACCTCGCCCAGGGACGTGTCGTGAAGCGCCTGCGTCCAACCGTGGAACTGCTCGACCAGGTCGAGGAAGCTCGCGGTCTCCGTGCGGTCGCTGCCGCCGGCCTTGGCCTTGTCCATCAAGCTGGTGAGCGCCTGGTAGAGCGTGTTGTCGTGGATGAAGGTGAACACGGTGCCCGTGGCCGGCAGGTCCGCGTCGGCGGTGTAGGTGAAGCTCGCCCCGTTGAAGCTGTACCGGTCCGCCTCGACCACGGTGTCCCCCAGCCGCACGATCAGCTTGGCGAGGTCGGGCGGGGCCACGGTCAGCGCGAAGGCGATCGTGCCGCCGGCGCCCGCGGCCGTGCGCTCGTCCGCGGCCACCGTGTGCTTCTGGATGCCGACCTTCTGGTCGAAAAGCGTCTGGACGTTCACGCCTAGCCCCCCGTGATGAACTTCAGGATGGCGGTGGTGGCCGGGTCCTCGCTGACGAGCACCGTGACGTCCACGCCGATGTCCATGCCGCCGGCCGTGTCCTTGAGCCCGCCGTCCGCCGTCAGGGTCGCGCCCATCTGGTCGCCCAGGCTGCCCACCGGCCCGTCAAAGCGGTAGATCAGGATCTCGCCCAGCTCGAAGAAGCCGGAGACGTGGACGCTGAAGGCTAGGAAGCTGTCGACCATGTGCTGGAAGCGCGCGAGCATCTTGTCGATGTCGCGGGCCCACTTGTCCCACTGCTCGATCATCAGCTCGATGGCGCGCTTGCGGTCCAGCGCCCGGCCGACGGTCTCGATGATGAGGTTCTGGAAGTCGGTCAGCGGCTGCTCCAGCCCCGCGATGAAGCCGCCCAGCATCCCCAGGAACGGGAAGCTGACGTCGATGGCCTCGCGGCCCAAGAACGTGATGTTCGCGCTGCCCGGCACCGGCACGGGCGGGTTGGCCGGCGGCGGCGGCGGCACCGGGTCGGCCACCACCGTGGGCGCCGTGTAGGTCTTCTTGTCGCTCTTTACGGTCGTGGGGCCCATCTTCACGACCGCCACGTAGTCCTTGCCGTCCACGAAGCCGCTTTGGTGCAGGGCCAGGGTGTGGCTGGTGCCGGTCTCGTTCTTGACCTCCAGCGTGTCCACCTGCTCGTGGGTGGTGGCGTCCTCGATCCAGATCTCGTAGGTCGTCTCCGTGACGCCCACGCTGTTGGTCCAGCCCACCACCTGTTTCTCGCCGGCCAGCTCCAGGGTGACGGCCGTCAGCGTGTTCGCCGGCACCGGGGGGTCCTCGGGCAGGGGCGGCACCGCGGGCGCGGGCCCGAACAGGTCGTTGAGGCCGCCGGCCGCGGCCGTGCCGTGGGCCACGAAGAAGACCGCGTAGACCGTCTGGCCGGGGCCGGCGTTGCCGGTGGGGATGCCGCCCGCGAAGTAGCCCTTGAACGCGGCGGCCATCTGGCCCACGGTCCCCGTGTAGTGGTACTTCGAGATGGCCGCGTCCACCGCCAGGCCCTTGAACAGCAAGATGAAGCCCGCGAGGCCCTGGAAGATGGCCTTGATGACGTCGACCACCAGTTCCACCAGGGCGGCCAGCGCCAGGAACGGCAGCATGAAGACGAACAGGATGATCTTCTGGGCCAGGGCGATCGCGTCGAAGATCAGCGTGAGCGGGCGCAAGAGGCCGATGATGGGGGCGATGATCTTGCCCACGCCCAGCACGGCCTTGATCTCCGGGAGGGCGGCGCCGATGGTGCCTCGAAACTTGAAGGTGAAGCTCATGGCGGTCCTACAGGAAGGGCGGCGGCGGGGGCGGGTTGAGCGGCGGCGGCGCGACCGGGAAGATGCCGGCGTGGCCGTGGGTGTTGAACGCGAAGTCGATGTGGCCGGCCACGGTGCCCAGCACGCAGCCGACGTAGCCCTCGATCACCGCGGCCAGGTGGTTGGCGAACTCCTCGGCCGTCTTGCCGTCGTTGCTCTTGGCGACCTCCACGAGCTGCTGGCGCAGCACCAGGCCCGGCGTGACGATGGCGACCGGCGTGTTGAAGGCCGCGAGCACCAAGGCGGACGTCGCGGTCGCGCGCGCGGCGGCGTCCGCGGTCAGCGGGTTGATCACCGGCGGCGTGGGCACCTTGCAGAGGCGGGCGACGGTCAGGGTAGCGGTAGACGGCATCTCGGGGCTCCTACTTCACGTAGTCCACGGTCTTCGAGAGCAGGTCGGGCACCGCCGGCGCCGGGAAGATGCAGCCGGGCGTGGTCGGCCCCGCGGGCGACATCACCATGAGCTGGTTGTTCATCCAGAACACGAGCGCCTTCAGGTACGCCACTAAGTCGTTGCCCATCGGCGCGGGCTGGCCGCCCTGGCCGCCCAGATGGACGTGCGGGCAGTTCAGGAGGTAGTCGACGTCGACGTCGACCTCTTGCCGGCCGCCGATGATGGTGCGCTGATCCTTGGTCACGGCGAGCGCGTGGTGGCCCATCACCTGCTCGACCTTGTCGGCTTTCAGCATGATGTGCTGGTTGCCCTTCTGGTCGGTCTTCATGGTGTAGACCGCACCATTGGGCCCCGAGAGCTTCACGTCGATGAAGCTGTCGCCGTCGCCGATGCTGGCCTCGAAGTCAAAGGTGCCGGCGTAGGTGTTGCTGGCCTTCGCGTTGCCGCGGATCACCATGCGCGTCTTGCCGCCCTCGTTGACGTGCTGGATCTCGCCCCAGTCGCTGAAGACGTCCAGGTTGCGGCTCACCAGACGCACGAGGTCGTCCACCTGGTTGAGCACGAGCTGGCAGAGGTCCGAGACCTTGATCCCGGCCACGCCGCCGCGGCCGGCGTAGACCATCGCGCCCTCCGCGCTGCGGAACCCCATGTCGCCCGAGAGGACGTCGCCCGGCCGGTGCGAGCGGAAGTTCTTGCCCGGGTCGCCGCCGGGGTGGTAGATCCGCGGGGTGCCGGTTAAGGAGAGGTGGGTGTTGACCTCGTCCGCGTAGTCGTCGCGCTCCGGCGTGCCGCTCTTGAAGAGCGTGGGGCCCGGCGCGAAGCCCTCGATGGCGTCCGTGCCCATGCGCTTGCCGGTGATGGCGCGCCAGCCGGGGCTGGGCGAGCCGAACCAGCCCTCGCCGTCCGGCCCCACCATGCCCAGCCAGGGCACGCCGGCCGCCGCCTCGTCCCGCCCGCCGTACACCGTGGCCGTCTGGCGCACGGGGTCCACCGTCATCACGGTCGCGGCATCACCGCCATGGCCGCTCTCGGCATGGCTGTGCTCGAACGCGTTTCTGGGGGTAGGAGGGGTGCCTTCCACGGTGCCTCGTGTGGTAGATTGGTAGTACCGACAGGCCACAGTATACCATAGGGAACGGCGCGAGATGGCACAGGATTCGACCTTCAAGGACTTCGTCGACGGGCGGGCCAAGTACCGCGACGGCGTGGTCAACGGCACGTTCCCGTCCTACGACCGGTCCGTGGGGCCGGCCGACCCCACGTCGCTCCTGGCGGCCGTGCAGAACGACGGGTCGGTGGTGCGCAAGGCGGCGACGCAGAACGCGGCCGACATGCTGCTCGCGAGCCAGCGTGCGGTGGACATGCGCAAGATGAGCCACCGCGACTACATCGACGCCTACAAGGCCAGCGCCGGCTTCATGGAGAACTACGACCGCAGCCGCCTCGACCGCTTCGGTCGGGGCCAGGTATAGCCCTCCCTATAATAGGCTCGGGAGGGAAACCGTGGCTTTTGGCTTCTCTTCGGGCGCGTTTGAATCCGTCGGGCCCGGCCTGTTCATCGTCCACTTCGACCGCGGCTTCAACACCGCCCACTTCGCGAGCGGGCTGGAGAAGCTCGCCTTCGAGGTCTTCTTCTGCCTGCTGACCAGCCAGGGCTCGATCCCCAACGACCCGGACTTCGGCACGCTGCTGCGGCAGTTCATCGGCCAGATGGGCCTGGGCGCGGACACCAACGAGGCGAGCATCTTCATCACGAACGAGGTGATCAAGTGCGAGAACCAGGTGCGAGGGCGCCAGGCCGCCCGCAACCTGCCCCTCGACGAGCGCCTCAAGCAGATCGTCCTCGACGAGGTGGCGATCGACCGCAGTGCCCAGAGCGCGACCTTGCGCCTGTTCATCGTCAACGAGCTGGACCAGACGGTCGGCTTCGAGATTCCTAGCGTGGGAGGTGCCCCTTGAACGACGTGATCCTGGCCCAGGCGAAGGACCTCATGGTCACGGCGCTCAAGGAGCTGGCGCCGGAGATGGACCTGTCGGAGGGCACGCCCCAGTACGACCTGTTCATCAACCCGCTCCAGTCGCTGGTTGCGGCCATCGTGGAGCAGAACAACGCGGTGGAGGCCCGCCGCAACGCGGCCCAGGACCAGTGGGCGAGCCTCACGACGGCCGAGGCCGACGCGGAGGCCGCGCTGAAGTTCACGGAGCGCTTCAAGGGCGGCAAGTCCGTCGGCAGCGTGCGCATCAAGTTCAAGAAGGCCGTGGATCTGCGCCTCAATCCCGGCAACATCGTGAAGGCCGGCGACCGGGTCTACCACCCGTTCGAGGCCGTGGCGATTGCCGGCACCTCGCTCGCGCGCGACCCCATCCTGGGCTACTACTACGCGGACTTCGTGATCCAGGCCGACCAGAACGGCAGCGCCTACGACATGCCCGCCGGCGAGGCGGTCGTGATCGACAGCTACGCGAACGACGACAACGTGCTGGAGAGCCTGACCTCCGGCCCGGTGCAGGGCGGGTTTGACGATGAGACGAATGTGGAAATGTACCAACGTGTCCAGCGCAACCAGACCACGCGCAACCTGGTGAGCGCGCTCGCCATCGAGGCCGTGCTGAAGGAGCGCTACAGCACCATCATCCGCCGGCTCCAGGTGGTGGGCTACCAGGAGCCGGAGATGCTGCGCGATCGCGTCTCCTTCGTCGACACCACGCTCAACGTGCCGCTGACGCTGAACCTGGGCGGCAACACCGACGTCTACGTCCAGACGCCCATCGTGCGCCAGACGGTCGAGGTCTTCTTGCCGGCGGGCGAGAGCGAGATCGACCTCGCGCCCTACCGCGCCGTGCTCAAGATCCACGGCGTCCGCGACAAGGACGAGCCCACCGCCACGCCGTTCTATGCCATGATCAACTGGGACCCCAAGCTGCGCTACAGCGCATTGGACCCGCTGAAGCTCTATGTGGACCCGGGACTGGGCGGGCGCACGCTCCAGCTCGACATGAGCTACGCGCCGGACGTCGTGACCATCAACGACTTCTGCCAGAGCGCGCCCGTGCGCCTCACCTGCGCCAACCTCCTCGTGCGCTACTTCCACCCCGTCTGGCTCTCCGCCAACATCTACGCGCAGGGCGCGGTGGGCCTGGAGGTGGAGATCGCCCAGGCCATCAACGGCTACCTCGCCACCGTGACGGGCGACGACCCGGTGGTGGTCTCGAAGCTGACGGAGGCGATCCACTCCGTCGGCACCGCGATGGTGTTCCAAGACTTCGAGCTGACGGCCGAGGTGCAGCTATCGGGCGGCCCGCCCACGACCACCAACACGGCCACCACCCTGAACGTCGCGGCGAACTACGACCGCGGCTTCAGCGCCCGCGTGGCGCTCTACATCAACGAAGGCATCAGGGTTACGGCCATCGTCTAACTTTTGTAAAACATCGCGAAGTCGGTCCAGCCTTATGGTAGATTGGTCGTGCCAATCTACCTAAAAGCGAGGGCCGATCGTGTCATATAACCTCACGGGAAACATAGCGTTTTCTGGTCAACTGCGTGGGTCCACCCGCAAGGAGGTTCATATGATCCAGCGTCTCTTCAGCTTCCGCCGCAAGCCCGCGCCGGTCCTGGCCGTCCTCTTCCCCGAGGTGTGGGCGCAGGTCGACGCGCTGCCGCTCAAAGTGCGCGCCGTGCTCACCAACGCCGCCCCGCCGAACATGCTCGTCGCCGGCATCCATCCGATGATCGACGACGGCATGGACGCCACCTACCGCCAGGAGACGGGCCCCGGCACCCCGGGCGTCCACTCCCTGATGGTCAGCTTCGTCCCGAACAAGCCGGCCTGGAACTCCGCCGACCAGCAGACCGTGGACGTCCTCCTGACGCCCGAAATGGCGCTGGCCGTCTACCAGGTGCGCGCGCAGCTCGGCTGCGGCTACCGTCTGGCCTGCCGGAAGAGCTGGCAGGCGGCGTCCCGCACGGTGAAGGTGTAGCCATGCAGCGCTACGATCTCGAACCACGCTGGGACGAGCCCAACAACCGGGCTGGCCGGCGCCACCGCTACGATCTTGACTACGACTACCACGGCGAACGGGGTGCGGGTTCCTGGCCTCCGGTCCGGCGACCCCGCGGCCGGCGGCCCCGCGCCCACCGCTCCCGCCACGACGTGCGCTTCCACCGCCCGCGCCGGCGCTTCGAGCTGGTGGTCGAAGAGGTCGTCCTGGCCCCCGAATGGGCCGTGGAAACGGCCTAAAAAACCGGTTAAAACCCCCCATATAACCTTACGGGAAACACTGCGTTTTCCGGTCACGATGCGGGTCCACCCGCGAGGAGGTTCACGATGGCGACTGCCACCAACAACACCGTCCCCACCGCCGCTGCCGCTGCCACCCCGGCCCCCAAGCAGCCGCTGGTCGCCCTGTCGGCGAACGGCACCCTGGTCTTCGCCCCCAAGGCGGTCGACGCCGCCAAGGTGGTTGCCAAGGGCGCCGCCCTGGCCGCCATCGGCTTCGGCCTGTCCAAGCTGGGCGTCAAGGTCAGCGACCTGAACGCGCCCAAGCCGGCCGGCTGGTTCGATGCCTTCTACTGGTAAGACGCACGTCGAGCGCCCCCATCCGGGGACGCTCCCTCGTGCGCCTTTGCACGATGTTACCCACGATGCGGGCCCACCCGCGAGGAGAAGAACACCATGACCCAGACCAACAACGCCTCCCAGCCCTCCGTCCACAACCCCAACCCCGGCACCACGGTCGCCCTGCCGTCGCTCCAGCCCATCGTCTACTTCGACGTGGAGGAGCTGATCGACGCGGCGGCCCGCAAGGCCAAGAGCGCCGTGGCGGCGGTCACGGACCCGGCGCTCCACCAGAAGGTGGGCCACGGGCTCGCGACCGTCGGCAAGGCCGCGGCGGTGGTGGGGCTGGCCGTCGGTGGCGCCGTGTTGGCGTCCGGCGGTATCCCCCAGAAGCCCGCGGCCACCAAGCTGTTCGGTCTCTGGTAGGAGCCCAGCCCGCCCCCGCTGCCTTCGGGCGGCGGGGGCGGGTGCCCCGGCCGCCCGGCCGCCTTTTTCTTACGTGCCCGCGGCACAGGAGGTTCCGATGGATTCCCCGCTTCTCACCCGGCAACTGCCCTTCGTCGACATCCCCGGCGGCAAGCCCGTCTCGATCACGCCGGACGGCGCCTTCACGCCCGTCACCAAGTACTACGTCCGCTTCCACAACAACGGCGAGGACTACGCCCTGGCGGCCTTCACCGACCACCCCATCGTGGCCCTGATCCGCGTGGGGCTCCAAGGCTTCGAGGGCTACCGCCGCGCGGACCTGGTGACGCTCGACGAGCTGCGTCTGGCCGTCGAGGTGGCGAAGACACCATGCGCCTGAACATCCCGCCCTATGGGGCCGTGACCCTGCACGCCACCCACCCCAGCTCCGGCCGCGAGCTGGGCCTGCACCTGGAGCGCGACCAGCTCAAGAACGCCCGCCTGTCCATCAAGGGCGTGGTGGGCACCGTGCGCAACGGCCGCTCCATCCAGGTCGCCCAGGGCGCGCTGGTCGTCTTCGACCGCGCCGGCGTCGGCCACCCCTACCCCATCCCCGCCGACGGGCTCGATGTCGAGCTGCGCGGCAGCCTGTTCGACTTCGAGAAGTTGACGGGCATCAAGGTTCCCCCTCGGTGAACGGGTCCTGCGGCGCTGCGAGCGTCGGGGGCGCCGTTGGCTGGCCTTCCGGCCGGCCCGCGGCGCTCCCGACGCCGGCGCCGGGATCCCACCGACCGTTCTTTTAGCTCCCCATGAAGGAGGACCCCGTGGAAGACCTGCTCAAGACCTTGCTCGAAGACCTCATGAAGGACAACTACGTCAAGCACACCTTCGGCAAGCGCATCGAGAAGGCGCTCAAGAAGCTCGACGAGACCGGCGGCGCCGACCCGGCCACCCTGGAGGCCGCGCTCGCGGCGCAGACGGCGATCGCCACGGTCGTGAAGCGGCTGGGAGGTGGCGCGAAGGCGCCCTCGAAAAGCCCCAAGCCCGCCACCGCCGACGACGTCAAGCGCGCCGCCAAGCCCCCCGCCGAAGCGGGCGGCGCGGGCCGCGCCCCTCGCGCCGCCGCCAAGTAACGTGCCGAGCTGCGCCAACTGCCGCATCGCCGGCACCTGCATCCTACCGCAGAAGGCCGAGGGCCGCGCCTGCGGCTTTCACAACCTCAACCTCAACAAGATCATCACGAAGGCCAAGCCGGCCGGCGTGAAGATCGCCTACGGCAGCGTTCCGACGCCGCCCACGCCCTCGCCCCAACCCGGTTCGCCGGCGCGGGACACCACCAAGAGGAGATGAAGGACAAGCCCCACGAGACCACCCCCGTCGAGGCCATCCAGCTCGCCGTCACGATGCTGGGCTTCGCGATCTTCTTCGTCAAGGCCCTGACGGGCAGGAGGTAGCGATGTTCTGGAACTATCGCGACGAAGAGCCTACCATGAGCCCCGCCGGCTTGCTGTTCTACGGCCTGCTGGTTCTGTTTTCCAAGTTTATGAAGTGAGGATGAACGTGACGACTGACATCACTATTCCGCCGGACTTGCCGCGTGCCGGCAGCCCCAAGGACGACGCGCGCAACATGGTGCTGCGCGATCTGGTCTGGCCGCTGATCGACGAGAAGAGCCAGAACAACATCGACAAGCGCCTCTGGCGCGGCGGCTTCGACATCGACAACGACGGCAAGTGGTACGTCGCCTACCACGACACCCCGGAGCGCTACAAGAACGGCGTGGCCCACGTGGCGTCGGTGATGAGCCGTCTGACCTTCTACGTGCCCCTGCCGGAAGACGGCTGCACGCTGTCGGGCGAGACCTGCAACTTCCTGCGCAACGCCACCGAGCTGAAGATCGTGGCCCAGGACGGCAGCACGGTCGACGTCGAGGTGCAGCTCCACGACAAGACGACCGAAGAGGGTCTGCCCGTGGGCAGCCTGGTCCCGCCGGCGGGCGTCAAGCTCTCGCACGCCGCCTGCCGCTTCACGTTCTACGGCGAGGACGTGGAGTACGAGGACAAGGGCCAGAAGGGCATCGAGGTCGTTATCTACGTTCGCCGCGGCGACTTCGGGAGGGCCAATGGACAGGCTGGAGATAGTTCCCATCGAGATTAAACGGGTGCCGGTCGACTTCGAGGACACCGTGAAGCGCCTGCGCACGCTGCTGGGCGAGCGCTTCATGATCCTCGGCGGCGCCGTGCGGGACATGTACTGCCTGGGGAAGTTCACCACGGACGTCGACGTCTTCGTCGACCACCAGGACTTCCCCGGCGGCGTCTCCGCCAAGCTGGGCGGCAACGAGTTCGACAACCGGGGCGTGGTCGGCCACGGCCGCGCCAACCCCTACATGCGCTCCGGCGTGCTGTGGGTGGAGGGCTACGTCACCAAGACCAGCCTGGCCTCGCGGGGCAACCCGGGATGGGAGAAGGGCATCCCGGTGCAGGTGGTGGTCACGACCGACCCCGTCCTGGCCCTGCACTCCTTCGACTGGACCATCTGCCAGTTCGGCTACCAGCCCGGCGTCGGCTTCTTCGCCACCCGCCAGGCGCTGGAGAGCTGGCACGACAAGAAGCTCTACCTGTTCAAGTGCCACGCCTTCAGCCGCACCGTCGAGCGCATGGTGAAGCTCGCCAAGCGGCTGGGGCTGGGCGTGGACGAGGCGAGCGTCAGCATCCTGCACCACCGGGCCCAGTCGGAGACCGACTTCGAGCGCCTCAAGAACAAGCCCCTGTCACGCCCGAAGGTGCCGGGCGACAAGAAGAAGCGCATGACCCTGGCCCAGATGAAGGATCTGAAGGACGCCAACATGCGCAAGGACGTGGATTCCGTCATCAAGGGCGCCAGCATGAAGGGCATGAACGTGGCGGCCGTGATGCACCAGCTCCGCCACCACATGGGCTTCGAGCTGGGGCCCCTGGCCCGCGCCTTGGTCGACCACGACATGCCCAACCTGCGCTGGCTGGTGGAGTACGCGGAAGGCCGCATGATGAAGCCCACCAACGACTTCGAGGTGGGGTTGACCGTGCGGCGGCCGGTGGGCGAGGTCACGTCGATGGTCACGGACTTCGACGTCTTCCACCTGCACGCGGACCACGCCCTCGCGGAGTTCCGGCTCTTCCGCGCCAACGTGCAGGAGGTCATCACCAGCTTCGAGAAGACGCGTGACATCGTCGCCGTGGCCCCGGAGCGGGATCGCTACCTCCAGCGCCTGGCGAAGATCGAGCAGGCGATGGTGGACCTGCTGGCTGCCCAAGAGGCGGACTTCGCCGAGGGGCTGGTCACGACGGTCCACGAGCCGGGCTCGGAGCGTGCCAAGATCGACCGGGTGCGCCTGGGCAAGTTCCTGGGCAAGCTCGTCGACCACCTGGAGAAGCTCCCCGACACCGTCTCCATCGGCACACTGAAGCCCACCGAGCCCAAGAACGGCGAGCCGCCAGAGGACCGACCGAAGGTTGGTCAGATCACGGCGCCGGCGGAGACCCGGCTGGCCCTGGTGGCGCGGGCGAAGGTGCTGTACCGCACCTTCGAGCAGCGCGGCCGGGCCTGGGAGGCGCCGGAGTTCGAGGGCGTGGACTTCGTGGTCAGCAACGACTTCACCGACCTCATGACCATCTCCACCAGCGGGCCCTGGGGTTCGCGCTGCTGGACGAGCTGCCAGAAGCTGGGCTCGGACATCGGCTACTACCGCTCCGTGGCCGCCAACACCCGCCACACCCTGGTGGCCTACCTGGCGAAGGGCACGGACTGGCTGGGCCGCGTGCTCCTGCGCGTCAACCCGCAGGAGCGCGCGATCGCCATCGAGCGCTTCTACGGCAACGACCACTACCACCGGGCGCTGATGGAGTGCATCCAGCAGCACCTGGGGGCCCACGTCAAGCCTGGCGTGGTCTATTCGGGCTATGACTATCTGCCCTACTCCGACTGCTACAGCCCGTTCTGGGGGAAGCACCTGGTGCCCAGCATCGACACCCGGATGGACCGGACGCGACGCGAGGCCCTGGCCGAACCCGAGGTTATCGGGATCGTGGACCAGCTCGCCGGCCCGGAACGGGACCCGGACGAATGGGACACGCCTGGCTACTACAGCAGCGTTTCGGAGAAGGGGCAGGAGGACGAGCTTTGGTTCTGAAAGGAGATCCTCCCTTGGACGACAACCCCATCATCATCGGCGATCGCCCGAAACGAATCGGTGACGCCAACCACGAGATCTACCAGAAGATGTCCAGCGAGGACGAGCGCAACATCCTGATGGCGCTTCTGGGCGAAGGGGACAACCCCATCGAGACCATCCTCGGCATCGGCGACGTCTACTCGATCGTGCGCGAGGAGTACAACAACGACATCCTGGACCGCTGGGCGGAGTACACGCGCCAGGGCTGGCTCGATGGCATCGAGTCGCAACTCCTGAAATACGGCTGCGAGCTGCAAGAAGACTACCACTTCGGTGGGGTACAGTACCCATTCGTCGTGGAGTTGACGCACGACCCCAGCGAGCTGGATGCCGAGGTTCGAGACAGCGTGGCCGACATCACCGGTCCCGTCTGCTTCTACACCCTCGACGACCTGACGAGCTGGTTGGTCAAGCGCGGCTGGATCGCCCCCGGGGACGGCCAGACGCCGGCGGCCCAGTAACCCTTCATCCCACGACCGGGGGACCACCCCCAAGAAAGGAATCTTTACACCATGAGCACCAAGCTGATCAACTCCATCATGTACGTCTTCGCCGCCGACCGCTTCGTGGACGCGCAGCGCGCCGCCGGCAACCTCACCCTCCCCTACACCTCGCTCTGCATCATGGGCCCCAAGGCGACCGGCAAGACCGTCGCCGTCAAGACGGCCGCGGGCGAGCTGGCGAGCCGGCTGGGCAAGACCCTGGTGGAGCACGGCAAGCCGGGCGACGACGAGTTCGCCTACGTGCGCATGAGCTTCGCCGGCAAGGACAGCCCCGGCGAGGCCAACGGCCTGCAAGAGATCGTCGACGGCGAGACCGTCATCCTGGCCCACAGCAACTTCCCGCGCAGCGGCCAGGGCATCCTGCACATCGAGGAGTTCAACCGCGTGCTGCCGCAGCTCGCGCCCCTGCTCCAAGAACTGCCCGACCAGCACCTGATGGACATCCACCGCCTGCCCCCGGGCTGGACGGTCATCTTCACCGGCAATCCCAGCTCCGACGAGGCCAGCGGCGACATGTACAGCGTCACCGAGGTCTTCGACGCCAGCTTCTTCAACCGCCTCTCCACCGTCACCACCAACATCACCCACGAGGAGGCGGTGAAGTACGCCGCGGCCAAGGGCTGGAACAAGTTCATGGTCAACTACATGGCGGTCAAGGCGCCGGACGACCGCCCGGCCATCGACTTGGAGCGCGCGCTGCCCGGCATGATCGTCGAGAACCAGCGCACCCGCCAGACGGTGTCCACCCTCTTGGAGGGCGCGCCCTTCGCGGCCAAGCTGGGCCTGCCGGCCCTGCACGAGGAGGGGGCGGAGCCCGAGCTGCGCTACCTGGTGGCCGGCGCGATGGGCAGGACCAGCGCGGTGGCCTTCATCAGCTCGATGAAGGTGGGCGATCGCCCGCTGGACGCCGTGGATGTCCTGGACGCCTACACCACCGGCACGGTGGTGGTTGAGACGGACTCCGACGGCAACCCCACCCGCACCAAGACCCACCGCGAGCTGGTGCAGGGCTGGAGCGACCCCACCAACCGCACGAGCCAGGGCATCCTGGCCCACATCACCGTGGAGCGCGTTCTGGAGCGCATGAAGGAGCACGGCGCCGACAACCGCCAGCTCGCCAACCTGGACCTCTTCCTGACCGACCTGCGGCGCGACGAGGTGCAGTTCTTCATCCGCACCGCCCAGGGGCAGTTGCCCGTGCTGGGCGACGCCTACCTCGACATCGTGCAGAAGCACAGCGAGGACAACATGACCACCCTCGCCAACGCCATGACCCGGGGTCGCGGCAACGGCAACCGCCCCGTGCGGGCGAGCTAGGAGGCGCTCCCCATGAGCAAGTCCCTGATTCAAACGCTGGTGATGCGCTTCGTCAAGACGGGCGTGGGCCAGGGTGACGGCGTCCACGGGCTGTTGAGCAACGACCTGGAAAAGGCGGTGGCGCATCTGGACGTCACGCCGCAGGAGCTGGTGGAGCTGGTCCGCTGGATGACCTGTAACATCCCGGCGGACTGCCACGGTAGCAAGTCCGCCTACCGCCAGTGGCCCCGCCGGCTGCTCATGCGCCAGCGGGCCACGGACATCCTGGCCGCCAAGCTCGGCCGCGAGCCCAACGGCGCGGAGGTCGACAAGGAGCTGGAGGGCCGCGAGTACACGGTCTACGTCAATCCCGACCTGATCGAGGAGCTGCTGGACTACGAGGCCACCGGCCGCGAGCTGTCCAGCTTCCCGATGGCGCTCTTGGAGAACGACCTGATGGAGGCGCTCACCCGCGCCGACAACACCAGCCGGGCGGAGCTGCAAGAGACCATGCGCTGGATCTACACCTACCTGGACAAGCGCTGCTACGGCGGCAAGGTCACGGTGGAGCGCTGGCAGCGTCTGGGCGGCCTCGAAGGCATCCGCGAGAAGGCCAAGGCCGGTGCCTGAACAGGTCGACAAGGCGGAGCAGCGCGCCGGCTTCGACCCTTTCAAGACCATATGGAACGTCCAGTACCTGGTCTCCGCGCTTCAGGGCTTCCGTCAGCTCCACCCGGAGCTGGCGGACTTCCCCGACGACCTGCTCGCCCGCGTGCAGGAAGACCTGTCTCACGACCGCCACTACGAGGTCGGGTTCTCCGACGGCGTGCCCCGCGAGATGTGGCACGCCCTAGAGCGCTACGCCTACGAGGGCCTGGAGCTGGGCAGCTTCTTGCAGGCGTGCGTGGCGAACGACCTAGGCAAGGCCATCCAGGTCGCCGACCAGACCAACCGGCGCTGCCTGAACGGCATCCTCTTCGCGGTCTGGTCGCTGGTGCCCGGCGAGGCCACCGGCAGCTACGCCGCCTACCACCGCTGGATCGACAAGCACAAGGACCGCCGGCCGCCGGACACGCGCGGCCCGCAACCCCCTTTTGAAGTACCGTAGGAGGGACCACCCTTGATTATTAAGGACGCGTCGTTATACGACCAATTCGAGGCCGTCAAGCTGGGCACGGCCAACCAGGACCTGGCCCTGGGCATGTTCTACGCCGGCCTCATCCGCCAGATGTGGGTCGTGATCCTCGACCACATCCCGGGCGGCACCGACGCCGCGGTGATGTTCAAGGGCACCCAGGCCATCCTGATGCTCACGCCGGCGTTCTTCAGCGAGCAGCCGTTCGCGGAGCAGATCACTACGCTCGACCACGAGCTGATGCACCTGGTGCTCAAGCACACCATCATCTACAAGGACTTCTGGAACAAGATCAAGCTGGTCGCCCAGAGCCCGGGCGGCCCGCCGCAGATCATCGACCTCATGAACTTCGGCGCCGACCTCGTCGCCAACGGCTACCTGCCGGCCAAGAAGGTGCCCGACCACTGGCTCAAGCACGAGCACTTCGGGATGAAGGGCGGCCTCTCCGCTCTCGACTATGCCAACGAAATGTTGGAACGTTTGCAGGGCGGAGGTGGGTCGGACGGCAACAAGGACAGCCTTCCCCAGTTCGACCCCGAGCTGAACGAGGAGCTGAAGAAGTTGCTCGAAGCGATGGCCCAGCACTACGGCCTGACGGAGGGCGAGGAGCCCACCTTGGTGGACCCGCACGTCGTCTGGCTGGAGGGGCACCCCGACATCGGCGAGGCGGACTTCGACCCGGAGATCGCCGAGGTCGCCATCGACCAGATGATCCTGCGCGCGGCGGAGACGGTGCCGGAGCACCTGCGCGGCAACCTGCCGGGCGTGCTCAAGAAGGTGGTCGAGCAGGCCAGCGTGCGTTCGGTGGTGGCCTGGCACCAGGTGTTGCGCCGCTTCAACGTGAGCGTCGGCTCCTGCACGATCGTGCCCACCATGGTGCGCCGCAACCGCATCACGGGCAACCGGCCGGGCAACCGCGTCAAGCCGCGCTGGAAGCTCGCCATCGTCCTCGATGGCAGCGCGTCGGTGGACGACTCGCACTGGCGCCAGTTCGTCACCGAGGTCCACTACGCCTGGAAGATGGGCGCGGACATCACCATCATCAAGCACGACGCCAAGATCTTCTCCGTCGCCAAGTACGACGGCAAGAACCTGGACTTCGACCGCACCTACGGCGGCACGGACCACACCGAGGTGATCGAATACCTGAACAAGCACAAGTTCGACGGCGCCGTGGCCTTCACCGACGGCGGGACCTGGATCTCCAAGCCCATCCGTCCGCGCTGCCGCTTCGCCTGGCTGATCACCCACGACGGCGACGCGAACGTCCGCCAGCACCAGAATTGCAACTTCGGCCAGGTCATCACCATGAAACCGCCCGCCTCCCAGGCGGCGTAGAGAGGGACCACCCTTGCACGAACAGAACTCCCTGACGGCGGACCAAGCCCGCCGTCTCATCTGGAACATGAACTACCCGGAGCAAGAAGCGCTCATGGCCCAGCTCATGGTCGACTTCTTCAGCGGCGCCAACCGCACCGAGGACCTCGCGGGCTCCGGCAACCCGCTCGTCGAGATGTGGAACAACGTCGCCACCGTGATCCCCGCCAACGGCTGCCGGTTGATGCTCGCCATCTTCCGGCGGATGGGCAAGGTGGCCCACGAGGGCGTCAACGCCACCTACGACGTCAGCCAGGCGCACCAGCTCCAGCGTCTGGCCGTGAACCCGGAGCTGCCCCAGGACACGCTCGACCAGCTCATCACCATGGGCGTCCAAGGCGTGGTCTGCCCGCTGCCGGGCGGCAGCTACCGCCCCTTCACGTCCCCGCAGATCGACGCCATCGTGCGGGGCCTGCCGCCCAAAGGGGCGCTCCTGACCTGGGTGCGCGACAACTACGGCGTCCTCGACATCAAGCAGCGCACGGCCTTCGCGCTGCGCTTCGCCCAAGACCCCTCGCGGTCGGAGCGCTCCAGCGGCATGGTGGGTGGCAACGACCCGGCCGACGTCGTCTTCCAGAAGCTGGCGGGCGATCCGTTGCTGCCGGAGGAGGCCGTGCGCGCGCTGTGGTCGACCTACACCGCCAGCCGCTGGATGCTGGTGTGGCACCCGGCCCTCGCGGACGACCTCTTCCAGGACGTCGTCGCGGAGATGGCCGACCCGGAGCGCCGCGCCTTCATCCCGCTCTTCGAGCAACTCGTGGCGGAGGTCTTCAAGAGCGACCGCCTGGATACGCGCTACCTGCACCTCTTCTTCGCCGACAAGGCGATGTGGAAGCACATCGCGCGCAACCCCAACCTGCCTATCAACATGGCCTACGTCATCCGGGCCGAGGAGAACCACGAGCTGCACCGGGCCCTGCTCGCCAACCGCGGACTGGACGCGGCGGCGTGGAACGACGTGCTCGACGACTTCCTCAAGTACGGCACGCCCATCGGCAACCTGGACGCCATGCTCAACCCGCAGATCAGCTACGACAACCTGCTCAAGCTGTACCGCAGCGAGCTGCGCTTCCCGCGCCAGCAACTGGAGTGGTTCTTCGTGAGCCCGGCAGCCGACGAGACGTTCCGCAAGGAAGTCATCAAGCGCCTGACCGGCACGGAAAACGAGATCTCCAGCTTCTGCGCGGACCTGCTGCGCAAGTACCCGGAGCTGTTCACGCCGGAGCTGGCGGAGCTGGCGAAGGAGAAGCTCTTCGGCAACACCTGGGAAGTCCGGCACGCCAAGGCCACCCTCGAACAGATGGAGAAGGCCCATGCGAAATGACACGGAGCGTCACCAGGAGAGGTTCTGGGACGCGTTCTACAGCCTGCCCAACACCCTCAAGATCCACATCACGGCCCTGCTGATCATGCAGACCTTCGGGGCCCACGTCGACCTCTTGGACATCTTCCGCGACAGCTACCAGAAGATGCCGGACGGCTTCGGGCTGCGGGTGCTGGTGCGCCTCTTGGAGCTGTACGAGCGCGACGCGACGCTACCCTCGCGGCTGGGGCGCGTGGAGCGCTGCTACCGCGCCCTGGCCGAGAACCAGAACCTGCCGCTCGACCTGGTGGACTGGCTGATCGACCGCCGCGTGGCCGATGTCGGCCGGACCCGCCACCTCGACGAGGCGCGCGAGGGGCGGTTGGCCGCCCGGGTAGACCCGCTCTCCGAGGGGGCGAGCACGGTGTTCGCCCACACCCTGGCCGGCACGCCTCCTCGGGTGTTCGGCCTGTTCTTCTTCCGCTTCTGGCGGGCCTTGGAGAAGTTCCCCAAGACCACGGAACCGGACAAGGTCGGCTCGATCATCGAGAACCGGCTGGCCCAGGATGCCGCCATGCGCGTCTTCCGGCGGTTCTGCAAGGAGCACCCGCCGGTGAGCGCGCGCACGCTGCGGCGGATGTACCAGACCCTCACCAACCGCAACCAGTGCGACATCCTGGGCCACCCGGGCTTCGACCCGGCGGACCTGGACGCCATCGCCCGGGAGTGCCACGGCCAGATGGAGGATCCGCGCTACCGGATGAAGGCGACCATGCTGATGGGCAACCCCAGCACGCCGGTGCGCCATCTGGTCATCTGGTCGAGCGACGCCCAGAACTGGCCCTTCTTGGCGAGCAACCCGTCCCTGCCGCCCAAGGTCGCAAGCGCGCTCGCCAGCTCCAACGAGCTGGAGGTGCTTCTGGACCTGGTGCGCTACCAGCCGGCGATGTCGGCGTGGGACTGGGTCTATCCGCTGGAGAAGCTGATGGGGCACCACATCGACATCTTCTTCAGGATGGAGCTGCGCGACCTCAACGGGATCCTGTCCGACCCCCGGCTGGAGTACCCCACGCGGCTCGCGCTCTTCAAGCGGATGTGCCAGCACATGACCGTGCAACCCAAGGCCCACGACCATCTCGCGGAGTTCTTCTACACGTCCTCCGATGCCGTCCCCGGGAAACTGGGGCGCGTGCCGGCGAACCTCACCGAAGCGCAGCTCATGGAGCTGCTGGGGGTGCTGCTCGCGACGAACATGAACGCCACGCTGGGTGCGGTGATGAACCTCGCCAAGGTGGACGGCTGGCCCAGCGACTTCATCCTCGCGATCTACGACCGCTACAAGCGGGAGCCCATCAGCCCCAAGAGCACCTGGCTCAACCTGGTCGCGCTCCTGTGCGACCAGACGCACGGCGACGCGCTGCGCAGCTACGTGCTCAACGGCCCGTCCCAGAAGGAGCGCGAGCAGGTCTTCCCGCACGCACGGTCCAGCCTTTCGGCGTAGCTACGTTACCGCGTCACTCGATTCCCAAAGGAGCCATCCCATGGCAAACATGCGTTACATACGACAGCGCGTCATCTCGCTCGCGCGGGTGATCGCCACCTCCATCCCCATCTACACCGTCCAGCGCGGCGAGGATGTCGTGATGCGCGAGAAGTACGCCGAGAACGGCGTGCTGATTGGCGTCGTCGCCCACCCCGAAGGGACGGGCGTGGAAGCCGACGAGTACTACATCACCCGCGACGGCGAGTACCTCAAGCTCGCGCGCCGGCGGGCGGACGGCCCCCGCGGCGAGGTCCACCTCCGCCGCGAGGTCCACCGCGTCACCCAGGGCGAGGCCATCGACGCCGTCGGCGCCGCCGCCGCCGGCCAGGCGGTGCTCGCCCTCATTCGTAAGCGCAAGAACAACACGGAGAGCCGCTTGCGCACCCTGACCCAGGCCGAGGAGGAGATGGCCTCCCACCTCGCCCGCCCCGACACCGTCGCCTGCGACGCCCCCATCGCCACGCTCGTCGTGATCGAAGAGCTAGAAGAGGAACTTGCCTAATGTTGTTCAACGAATTGCCGCCTGCCGCGATGCAGGATCTGCTCTTCAAGCTGGCCGAGAAGCATGTGGGGCCGCTGCGGCTGCCGCAGGTGCTGGGCACCGAGGAGAAGCCCGGCCTGCTCTGGTATCTGGCAAAGGCCGGCTTCTTCACCCACCCGGCCAGCTCCGGCATGAACTTCCATCTCGGCTGTCTGGGTGGCCTCGCCATGCACATCTACAACTTCAACTGGTGGATGCAGACCTTCATCAACGCCTCGTTGCAGGAAGAGGGCCTGGAGTCGGCCATCTGGGTGGGCATCCCCGACAAGACCATCCTGCACCTCGAAACGATGCGGGAGAGCGCCTTCATCATCGCCCTGTGCCACGACCTCAACAAGACCACGATCTTCAACCTGCCGGGCTACGTGCCCAACATGACGACCAAGGGCCAGAGCGCCTACAAGCCCTACGAGGTCAACAAGGAGCGCGTGGCCCTGGGCCACTACGACTCCGTGGCCCTGGCCGCGACCTTCATCGACCTCAAGGCCGACGAGGTCCAGGCCATCGCCTTCTCCGAGGGCAAGTACGACTACGGCTACCGCGCCATCGAGGGCAAGGAAGACCTGCTGACCCTCTACGCCGTCAGCGCCGACTTCTTGTCGACGAAGGTGCAGGAGCAGTACCCCGCTCACACGCGCAGCCATCTGACGCTCCGCCAGGGCATCGCCCAGGTGCTGGGTGGCCCGTTGCCCCCCGACGAGATTATGCAGGCCCTCCCGGCGCCCCTGCCGCCCAAGGAGACCGAGTCCGAGGTCGTGATCACGGCCGGATAGGAGCCCCATGAAATTCAGCGAGATCCAAGAGAAGCTGGCCCAGCCCTTCGACGAGGTGAAGTTCCGCGCCGGCGCCACCCGCGACGCGCGCGGCGGCGGCAAGGAGTGCAAGCCGCTGGGCTACATCGACGCCGCCGACGTGATCGACCGGCTCAACGAGCACTGCCCGGACGAGTGGTCCGAGGAGTACGAGCTGACGCGCCCCGGCGTCATCATGTGCAAGCTCACCATCTGCGGCATCACCCGCTGCGGCGTGGGCCAGGCCGGCAAGAAGGACGAGGAGCCGGAGAAGTCGGCCGAAAGCGACGCCCTGAAGCGCGCGGCGGTCAAGTTCGGCATCGGAACGTATCTTCGTCGCTGGGACCTGCCGTACCACCCGATGGTGCGCAAGAGCGACAACGACTACTACTTCGACAGCTACGCCTACGTCCCGCCGGCGGACATCCCGCTCAAGGGGCGCCGCACGCGCTACAAGCGCAACGCCGGCAAGGCGGAGGAGTCGACGGAGACCCTGATCCAGCCGCGCATCGAGCGCAAGGACGGACCGAAGGTCGAACCCGCGGGTCCGTCCACCGAGAAGCTGGCGACGGAAGCCCAGATCAAGCGCATCAAGGACGAGCTGGAGAAGCGCGCCGTGGCCGCCGGTCAGCTCGAAACCTACCTGGAGCGCTGCAACGTGACGCGGGTCGAGGACTTGCCCTTCAAGCACGCCAGCTCGCTCATCGACAAGCTCAAGGTCCTGCCGCTCAAGCAGGCCAGCCCCAAGGCATAGGAGGTAGCCTTGCCCAACACCGTGTTGCTCGTGCAGTACTTCGACCAGATGGCCGTCTACGTTAACGGCCACCTGGTCGTCACGGACTGCAACGCGGGCATCCGCCCCACCCCCTACCATCCCCCGGATCAGGTCGCGAAGCGCCTCGCCAAGGCGCTGGGTATCACCGTCAGCCCCTATGCCGTGCCCGACGAGTACGTGGCGCATCTGCGCCAAACCCGCGACTGGACCCGCGTCAGCGAGCACATCCAGAAGCAGCTCAAGGTCCAGGTCCCGCATGCCGGCTAATCGCAAGCCCAGTGCCCAGATCTCGATGCTCGTGGGCATCCAGGCCGACCGCATCGTCACCAACGACGAGGTGGTCGACGTGATGCGCCAGATCCTCGATGCCATCGCGGCGCTCTCCGATGGAGGGGCGCTGGGGCCGGTAGACAGAGCGTTCAAGTCCAAGCACCTCGTCATCAGCTCGCGAGGCGTCACCTACAGCCTCAACGAGAACAGCAGCGACCCCCACTACTACGAGAACGGAGTCCACGACATCATGACCCCAGAACAGCGCCGCGAGGCCAACAAGGAGCAGTGCCAGGAGGCCCTGAAGACCATCATCAAGAACGCGACGGCCGCGCTGAACGACAGCCACGCCGGCCAGCGCGCCATCCTCAACGGCATCCGCGACACGGCCCAGGAGGCGCTCGACGCCCGATAGGAGCCGCTTCACGAGCGGGACCACCCGCGAAAGGAGCTTTATGCTGTACATGACCAAGGCCGCCGCCTGGACCGCCGGCCACAAGATCACCCTGGGGCTCGCCGACCTGGTGGGCCTGCGCATCACCCGCAACGTCTGCCACGACGTGTACGCCCGCTACCGCAGCCGCCACGGCCGACCGGAGGGCCACCAGTGCATCGGCCACCAGGCCGTGCGGCACGAGCGCGAGGCCCTCACCGGCCGCGGCTACATCATCGACCGGGTCGAGCGCCGCTGCTGGATCTCCATCCAGCCCGTCACCGGCGACGACCGCGAGTGGCCCGGCTTCTGCCTGACCCAGGCGGAGTGGGCGCAGTTCTGGCGCGGCGAGGTGACGCGCGTCTCCACCGAGCCGATGGGCGACGTCGACCGCGCCTACGCGAGCTACCACTGGCGCGGCTTGGAGTTCGAGATGCTGGACTACAGCGGCACGTTCCGCCGGCTGCGCCTGGAGGTGCCGCGCGAGCTGGTGCAGGCTGCCATCGGCAAGGTCATGACCCTGGGCTACGGCGATCGCTACGGCCGCAACACCACGCGGCTCGTGCCCATCACGGAGCGCCACAAGGCGTTCTGGTCGCCTAATGCGCGCATCGTCTGGGAAGGCGAGGTCTACGACGCCTACCAGGCGCGCAAGGACTGGGCGGCGGGCTACGCCGGCAGCGACCGCACGCTGGCCGACCTGATCGAGGACAAGCTCCAGCAGGCCCGCAACCGCAGCCGCAGCCAGGCCGACAGCTACTCCGTCCACGTCCACTGGGAGAAGCCCAACAACTTCGTCTGGACGATCCTGCGTGACCGGGACAATGCCTTCGTGTACAACGGTGGCCTGATCTGGCGCGGCGACCACTATAGCTCCCACACGTAAGGAGGGGATGATGGGTAAGCACTACGACTACCTCAAGCAAGACCACCAGGAGCGCGTGGAGCGGGAGCGCCAGTTCCAAGAAGCGCTGAAGATCACGAAGGAACGCAAGGGGGACGCCATCCAGCGCGAGGGCATCTACTTCGTGGGCGTGTACAACCTCGTGAAGCAGTGCATCGAGCAGGTCAAGGCCGACTTGGGGATCACCTTCAAGACGGGCGACAAGATCGAGCACTGCGCCCGGCACTGGACGTTCCCGGAGGACTATTACGTCTTGGACGAGACCTACCAGACGCAGGCGTTCAGCGGCCCGCTCTTCCGCCATTGGGCCTGGGGCCAGGAGGTCCGGCTCGACCACCCGAAGCACTCGGGCCGCTACGTCAGCCTAAAGCTCGCCATTGGCCTGGGCCTGTTCTCGACCACGATGGATCCGTGGGACCCCAAGGACCGCCGCACCGACCCGTGGGACGACGATCTGTTCACCTACATGGGGCTTCAGATCTACGTCTACCACGACCAGATGGTCGACGAGCAGCGCCGCAAGATCGCCCCGCAGGCCCACTGGGTCGTCCTGCCGACCGAGGCCAAGTCCATGAAGCCGTCCGATCTCTTGGAGATGCTCGCGGCCTCGTTTGTGGTCATCACCACCTTGGTGGAGGATCTGCCCAATTACGAGACGTTCTGGTGCGAGCAGAACTTCGACAACGCCCCGTCCTCGCAGGCCCTGGAAGACGCGGTCGGTGACGCCATCGACAAGATCTTCCCCGACCACGAGATGCCGCTCTTGAGCTTCAGCTTGAGCGACGCCGAGCGCATCGTTCCCGTCCAGCCGGTCGTGATCACGACCTAGAGAGGTGAGCCGCATGCGCGTAACCTGGCGCCACATCCTGCGCCTGGCCGAATACCAGACCATCCGGGGGGAGTTCAAGCCCAGGCCGGACCGCCAGTGCTGCGCCTGCGGCCACAAGTTCCCCTTGGAGGCCGAGGACACGGATGATCACTACTTCGTCGCCTTCGACACGGACGGCGGGCGGCAGTTGGGCGGCGTGTGGTGGTGCCGGCGCTGCTGGCAGACCCCCGGCAAGGTGCCCATCATCGTGCGCGAGGCCCTCGCCACGATCAACGTGGAGCAAGGGGAACTGTTCACGGTCCGCCACTTCGGCGTCCTTCTGGGCGTCTGGAACAACAACTGCGCGCCCATGGAGCAGGCCGTTGAATCCCCTTGATTGCCTGACCTGCGGCTACCGCATCTACGACCACGGCGACGTTCACCGGGACGTCTACACCTACACCTTCTACGCCGACTCCGGCCGCCAGCTCCGAGAGGGAAGCCGATGCCACACCCACTGGATTCCACCCACCTTCCTGCCGGGCCTGCTCGCCAAGCTCACGCTCAACACCTGGAACGGCGAGATCCACCGGATCATCACGGGCTGGGCGCCAGAGCTGTGGAAGCAGGCGCCCGACTCACCTGGCGGGTTCTCCCGACCGCGGAAGAAACGTCGGAGTGGCACTGCACGTTCTGCTGGAAGGGTCTCAACGGCTACCCGCTAGTAGGCATCGCGGTCTACCAGTGGTGGGCCGACTCTGGACGGCGGCTGGGCGGCATCATGTGCTGCCAGACCTGCCAGCGCAACGGCGAGATGCCGGACTTCATCCACGTCAACCACGACCATCCCGGTCTCAAGCAGTTCTACGGCACCCAGGACGAGATCGAGCCCGTGCTCGGCATCGTCGCGTGGGGCCACCCCAGCCTCGCATAGAAAGGGACCACCCTATGACCACCGAATCCTACGACCCCGCGGCGTACTTCGCCGGCGCGCCCGCCAGCAAGATGGTCGACTACCACGGCCGCGGCATGGACCTCTCCTGGCCGCCCGGCCTCGACCCGAAGCGGGTGCAGCCGGGTCTCTACCGCCGGCACGGCCGCATCAACCCGGGCCACACCTTCCGCGTCTACGGCCTGGTCTACAACATGACCACGCCGCACGGCATGGGCGGGGACGCCTGGGGCATGGGCGCCAACCAGAGCGCGCCCAAGATCCTGGTCGAGGCCCTAAAACCGCGGCCGGACGACGAGCCGCAGTGGCAGATGTACGAGATCCCCCACTTCACCCAGGAGTTCCTCAAGGCCGACGCCAAGAGCGTCTCCGACCCCGGCATCCACTTCTTCGAGCGCATCGGAGACTAGCCCCATGAACCTCGCGGAGTTCAACGAGCGCTGGCTGCGGGACCCGGACTTCCCCCAGGCCGTTCAGCATATGAGCATGCCAGACCTGGCGCGTCTGGTGGATGAAGCATCGGCGGCGTTCAAGGGGCCCGACCCGTTGCGCGGTATGATGCCGCGGGAGTTGCTGTTCTACACATACATGCGGCGGCTGGAAGCGTGGCTGCTGGCCTTCGAGCCGCCCAAGGCCAACGGAAAGAAGAGGAAGGACGCCTGATGGGCAAGCTATCACCGGAAGATCGCGATCGCATCGCCGAGCTGGAGGCCAAGGCCAAGGGCCAGGACGAGGTGGCGGAAGCCTACCGGCGCAAGGGCGACGACTACAACGCGGCCGACTCCGAGAAGGACGCGCGGAACCTGCGCGCGCACGCGGACTTCATCCGCAACGGCGGCCAGCCGCCGGCCGAGGACGACTTCGGCGAGTACAGCGACCTGCTGCGTGGCGGCAAGACGCCATGAAGACCACCATCTGCTTCGGCTGCGCGCGCGTGGGCGAGCCCGCCACCCGCACCAAGATCGTGGGCCTGGCCTCGCCGCAGGAGACGCAGGAGCGCTACTGCCCCGCCTGCGGCCGGGACAACGACCTGGTGGACCTCGACCCGGAGAAGGACCCGCTCTCCTACGCCCAGGACGTGGTGAGGGACTTCGCCACCGCCGTCGGCATCGGCGACCACTGGACCGGCCCCAACTTCCCCTCCGCCCAGGTCAAACACGACGTCGAGCAGGCCATCCTGCGGCTGTACGGCCTGGCCCCTACCGAAGGAGATTCCCCGCATGGATAAGGTGAACCGGGCGTTCTACGTGGGTAACAGCTACTGGAACGCCTCGCTGCAACAGTTCTGCGGCACCAACACCGAGTTCTCCATCACCTACGCCGGCCGCGACGTGCGTGCGGGCATCGGCGAGGTGGTCGTCATCGCCCCGGCCAAGGACAACCCGGCGGCCCCCGCGATCTTCGTCTTGGACAGCGGGACGGACGAGACCGTCAGCTTCACGCGCATCCGATGAGGATCCACAACCCGAAGACCGGCCAGTGGGTGGAGACCCGCTGCACCGGATGCCCGTGCCACTGGCACAGCGCCATCGTGATGGGCGACGGCCTGGACGACGGTTGCTGCCGTGAGTGCGGCTGCCCCCGCAGCGAAGCCGGCTGGGCCTACTACGTCAAGGAGCACCCCGACCGCGTCCGCGGCCACGAGCCGGAGCTAGGTGGCGACACGCCCCGGCCCGGCGACGCCCCGGCGCTTGAATAGAAAGCGAGACCCCATGAGCGACAGCGAGACCATCGTAGCGCTCGCGCGAGCCAAGCCTTGTCCGTTCTGCAACTCGGTCCTCTTGCGGATCGAGTACGAGTCCATGTCCCTGCGTGTCTGCTGCCAGACCTGCTATGCCAAGGGTCCCACCGCCAAGAGCGGCGACCCGCATCGGCTGCATCACGACGGCCGCGAGTACAAGCCTGCCGTCGACGCCTGGAACCAGCGGCGCCGCAAGTACAAGAACAGCAAGCTGGCCTGATAACACCAGTTCTCTGGAAAGGAGGTTAAGCCTTGAGCATGGAGATACCGTCCACCCATTTCAATGGGCGGAGCCTGCACGAGCATGCCGAAAAGCACTGGATGCGAACCACGCCAGAGGTGGTCTTGGAATACATCAAGACCCAATATCCCGTGATGCCCAACAAGGACATCTCAAAGGAGATTGAAAAAAGGTTTGGTCAAGTCATTCCAGAGCACGAAATTATGCGCGCTGGCAACAAGTTTGGGTTCACGAAGAAGAACAGGGGGCGCAAGCCTTCCGCCACCAAGCTGGAGTGGCCCGCGGAGGTCGACAACCTGCTGCGCAACTGGGCCGCGCAGGGGATCCCCCTGCGCGAGCAGCCGGCGCTCATGGATGCGCTCTTCCCGGGTCGCTACAACTACTACAACATCAACCAGCGGCGTAGCCTCTTGGGTCTCACCAGACGGTCCCCATGGGAGGGGCGCCCCACCGAGATCCTTGAGGACCGCTATGGCGTGTGGAGCACCCCGGCCATCGTGCGCGCCATTGAGCGCGAAACGGGCCAGAAGTTCACGCCGAAGGCCGCCCACGAGCGCGCCCTCAACCTGGGTCTAACCGCCAGCGACGCGCGCGGATGGTTCAACCTGAACGCCGCGTCGGTCGAGGTCCAGACCGACGTGCTCACCTTGGAGAGGTGCTGCAAGAAGCTCGGGGTTCCACTTCGCGGGCGCGGCACGTATCGATTCATCGACGAGCGCGGGATGGCGACGTTGCGCGGCGTCTTCCCCGACCTAGGGGAACCCGTGTTGACGGTGGACACGGCGGCGAAGGCACTGAGATGCACCGGGAAGGCGGTTCGCGCGCTAATCCTTGGTGGGCACCTTTCGGCCAGACGCTGGGGTCTCCACAACCAATGGCTGATCCCAGAGCGAGAGATTGCGCGCTACAAGAGCAAGCCAGGCTGGTTTCGTGACGATGTCCGCTGGACCATTTTCGGGCATCTACTTGACCATCATCTGTTCGCGGCGCGATCGCTAATGCCTGTGATCGACCGCCGGGATGGCGTAAGCCTGGTTCCGTCTCCGACGTGGGAGAAGACCCGCTACCGCAAGGGCGATCCAATAGGTCGAGTTATTGGGTTTTCAGCAGGCGTGCTTCATCTTGAGTCGCTGTACGGCCCGGTCGTGGTTTCCCTGGACGATACACAGCCAGAAAGTTAGGCATCTCATGTCAGAATGGTACGTGCTTATGACGGACAGCGGGAGGCCAGTTAGAGATATTCTGGCATTCTCTGTAATAAATGCGCTTCGCCAGGTTCCAGGCTACATGGTGGCAGAAAGAATGTTTCCGCTTAGGAGTAATATACCAATTGGGGATTATGAAGATGACGACGAATAGATGTCAAAGAATCCCAACCGGCGAGAAGTGGGAGTTGGAGCGCACCAACCAGTGCAAAAACTGCCCGTGGAAGGTGAACTCCAACCCGTTCGAGATTCCAGGCTACGACCCCGTGATGCACGCCGGCCTGGCCGACACGATCGCAGACCCGGACAACGTCGACCTGATGGCCCTCACGAAGCCCTTGCGCGCCATGAGTTGCCACGACGAGGAGGAAGCCTACTGCGTGGGCTGGCTCTACAACCAGCTCAACCAGGGCAACAACGTGGCCCTGCGCGTGCGCATGTCGCACTGCACCAACGCCAGCAAGCTCCGGGTCTTCGGCGAGCAGCATGAGACCTTCGAGGACACCATCCCCACGCGGAAGGAGTGAACGCGCCATGCGAGCGTACAAGACCAACATCAAGCAGTTCGAGGTCGTCGGCTTCCACGACCTCCCCAAGGTGGGCCAGGCCGTCCCCGTCCTGGTCGAGCGCTCGGACTACAAGGGCCACCAGGGCCAGGAGCAGTTCGAGCAGTACGGCCACGTTTTCCGCGTCGTCGCCGTGGATGCCGATGCCATGACGGTCGAGCTGGAGCAGATGGAGACCAACCCGCTGATGAAGATGCAGCGCCCGCTGGTCCACGGCGAGCAGCGCAGCGCTTGGGGCAAGACCGAGTTCAACGTGCTGGAGCAGCGCCAGAAGGCGACCAGCACGGAGGAGCACTCTTGAGGCCCGAGGACGACGAGCCCACGGAGGCAGAGATCGAGGAGATCCTGCGCGAGGGGCGCGAGAACCCGCTGCCCCTCGACGATGCCAAGCGCCTGCTGCGCAAGGTGGGCGAGCATCTGGGCATCCCGCCGGAGGAGGCCGACCGCATCGCCGAAGAGCGCGAGCGTCTGGACCGCGGACATGACCAGTGATCAAGGGCTTATTTTATATATCGCCCGTCGCTCCGCCGACAAGAGCGGAGCCCCAACATTAAACGCCAAGGAACTTAAGTGGATTCTCGGCATCATTCTCGACCGACCAATTACTGACGAATGGCTGAAAGAGACAATGTCTGGAATGCTTAATGAGTTAAGACAGTAATTCAGAGAACCATTCTTACCAGGAATTTCCCGCGAGCGGAGCCAGAAACCCGCATCGTTACGTGGAGGTAAACCACCTTGGAAAACATCACCATCAAGACCGTGGTCTTCCAACGCCCCGAGCGGGACGGCGGCACCACGGCGATCGCCCACTTCCACATGGTCGACGACACCCGCCCGCCCCTCGCGCGCCTCAAGGAGGCGCTGACGAAGTGGGTGGCGTTCACCAGCGCCGGGCGGGACGCCTGGAAGTCCAGCAGCGAGGACTTCAACATCGGCGACCTCCGCGATTGGTACGGCGACTCGATGCTGCACTACCTCAACGAGGAGGGCATCACGAGCATCGTGTTCGAGGCCGTGCGCGACAACAACGAAGTGGTCGCCTACGACGAGCGTCTGGTGAACGACGACGAGATCGACTTCAACGAGCCCGTCGGCATGGAGCAGGGGTAGATGGGGAAGACCGCCAAGGATCAGATGGAGGCCAACAAGGCGTTCGTCCGCAAGCACTTCCCCCTGGCCCGCTCCGTGGTCCAACACAACGGCGACTACGCTACCTACGAGATCCTCAACATGGGGACCACGGGCAGCAGCGCCAACAGCACCACCGACGAAGCGACGGCCTGGTACTACGCGGCGCAGGCCGTGCAGCGGAAGCTCGACCGCGAGGCCAAGCTGAAAGAGGGCAGGTAGATGGCTTCAACCCTCACTGTCACGCCGGCGATGATAGATGCCCAGAGGGAGGACATCGCATGCCTCGAAAGGCAGCTCGCTCGGGCCAAACAAGAACTCCGCGACATGCAGGAGGCATGCCGCAAAGGCGAACCCCTCCCCATCTAGGAACGCAGGAGGTACACAGGGTGACATTCAAGCGCTACGGAGGCTGCCCCCACTGCAACATGGGCCTTGAAGGTCGCAGCAAGTGGTGCAAGCACTGCCGGAAGTCGGTGAAGCCTACCCTGGCAACGCCAGCGTGGGACAGCCCGAACGACCATGCCGACGCACCCTACGATGTGCGAGAGCAGTTCTCGTGGTGGTTCTGGCTGACGGCCAGGTTGCGTTTCCGCAGGTAGGAGCATCATGTCGAAGAAAACCAAGAAGAGCGAGGGCGACAAGGAGTTCGTGCTGGCGCGCTTCCCGGGCGCCAAGGCCGCGCGCCGGAAAGTGTACGCCGGCACCAAGACCTACGGCTGGGTCATCGAGGGGGTCGGCGGCCTGCCGATCGCCCCACAGCAGCGCGGCGAGGATGCCGCCTGGGCCGAAGCGGCCAAGGCCATCCGCAACTACAGGGAGCAGTAGCCATGTGGCATCTCATCACCGTCGACGGCTACGTCGAGGGACCCTACAAGGGCAAGGGCGGCGTGGTGGCCGCCAAGGACGAGGCGATGAACCTCGCTCTGGATCCGCGCCGCCGCGAGTCGGCGTTCAAGACCCTGCGGGAGGGCGAGTACGAGCATACGGTCTACCGCGGCTACGAGGGCAACCGCTGGCCCTGCTTCTACGTCGTGAGCAGCGACCGCCTGAAGGAATGGCCGGCGGCCTGGGCCCAGTACCAGGAGCGCATGAAGGGCCCGCCGCTGCCGACCTATGGCCTGGTCAACAAGGACGGCCTGGACGTGCTCCAGGTGGGCGGCCTGCTGCCGAACGAGCCCGGTCAGCACGACGTCACCAACTGGCACGCCCTGGTGGACGCCGCCGGCATCCGCGCCTACTTCGGCGAGCCGGAGCTGGCCCGCTTCGTGAGCCATGTGCTCGATCCGGGCCTGTGGGGCGCGCTCACGGACGACGACCGCCGGCTCTTGCAGGCGGCGCTTGACGGCTCCAAGTAAGATCATGATGGAGAAGGAGACCGGCATGGCCGACCAAGACGTTCAGGGCAACCCCTTCGAGGCCATGTTCAAGGCCGCCAAGGAAGACGGCGGGCGCACGCCGGTGAAGGAGCTGGCGCAGCGCTTTGACGTCACGCCGATGTACTTCGTCACGCAGGTCGGGCGCTACGCCCGCTCGCAGGGCCAGTCCATCCCCATGATGGACTGGAAGACGGAGTTCATCGCCCCGGACGACCGCCAGCCCGAGCAGTGCTTCCGCCGCGGCTACTGTCACGGCTACCAGCAGGCCGTCGAGGACTTCGAGGCCCTGCTGGCCCAGGCGTACCCCTACCGCGAGGCCAAGGTCGCGCGCATCGTCAGCACCCTGGGAACCTTCCTGTACGAGCGCCTGACGCAGTTCTGGCGCTACCACAAGACCCAGGAGTTCCCGGTGCCGGTGCCGCATCTGCTGGACGAGGCCAACCGGCCGCTGCGCAAGCAGGAGACCACCTGGTGGAAGCGGTGACGCACTTCACGGACGAGCGCGAAGCCTTTGACGCTGGCTTCGCCTTCGCGTTTGACTGCCTCCAGAAGCTGATGGGCTTCGAGGGGCCGGAGGGGGTTCTGGCGCTCTTCGATCAGCCGTCCCCCGCCGATAGCCTTGCGCCGGCACTTGCCCGGCACGAGAAAGGATCACCCCATGCAACTTAAGCCAGGCGACACCTTCACCGCGGACAACGTGCAGCTCCGCATCGTGGAAGGCCCCGACGGCACGCAGAACCTGGAGCTGGACGACACGTCCGACGCCGACTTCTACATCCTTGACGAGGACGTGAGCCCCGACAAGCGCTACGTCAACTGGGACTCCAGCACGCGCTCCTACGAGGTCGACGACCCGGAAGAGGACGAGGACGACGATGGGGCTGAATAACCGGGAAACCCGCGAAGAAGCCCGAGAAGAGTTCATCGCCACCGGACACACGGAGTACAAGCACTTCTCCATCGCCAAGGGCTTCCGCGAGGGCGAGGTGATGATGTTCGGGGTGCATCTGGGCACCTACGAGAACATCGACAAGGCCCTGGACACGCTCGACGCCTACGAGCCGCCGCTCAAGATGTCGATGTCGGACTGGGGCCTGATCAACAGCCATGGGTGAGCCGTGATCCGCGCGCCCGTCGAGATCCACTGCGACTCCTGCACCGACTGGATCCACGGCTACACCGACATCCCGAAGAAGGCCCTGGAGGAAGCGAAGCGCCAGGGCTGGATTCGGCGCAGGGACCCCGACACCAAGAAGATGCAGGACGTCTGTCCGAAATGCCAAAAAGGCAGGAGTAAAGCCAAAGATGGACCTCATCATCAAGATGAACCTAGATAACGCCGCCTTCTCGGATGGCAACTCCGAGCACGAGCAGGCCCGCATCCTGCGCAAGCTCGCGGACGACATCGAGAAGTTCAAGGACCCCAGCGCCCTCTGGGACCTGAACGGCAACCGCGTGGGCACCGTCGAGTACATCAAGTAGGAGCAGCATGAAGAAGAGCTTTGAGATCACCGTTACCATCGAGCTGGAGACCGTCGGCGAGGGCGGCCTGGCCGAGCACGAGGGCGGCAAGACCCGCGAGCCCTCGAAGGACGACGCCATCGCGTTCGTCGGCCGCGCCGTGGAGTACTACGCCGGCCGCGGCATCGAGGACGACCAGAACGCCCCGACGCGCCTGAACGACGTGCTGGCGCGGGACTGGAAGACCCGCTAATGAAGCAGGTCACGCTCCCCGACTTCCTCACCCAGCGGCAGATCGACCACGCGCTCCAGCTCTACAGCGGCAACCAGGGAACGGAGCGCCACAAGGCGATCCGCGACCAGGTGATCGCTCCGGCGATGGAGGAGATCAACCGCAAGCTGGGCCAGGAGAACGACCCGGACTACCTCACCTACATGGTGGAGTACGTCTTCGGGGCTGCCAGCAAGTAGCGGGGTAAGATCACCAAGGACGTATATCGCGGGCTCGCTTGTTGGCGACCCGCGTTATCACGACCTTTCTCGGCGGCGGCGCCAAGATCGCCATGTTATCTGGAGCCGAAAATTCGGGCCGATCCCGAAGAACCGCTCCAAACCCGGAAAGCTAGTAAATTAGCCATATAAGGCTGGTTATCCCGACAATTCGATTTATGTCCAGCAGGAGGATTTACAGATGGGCGGACCATCCGCGGACACCCGCAGCGACATCTACCGCGTGGACCGGCAGAAGGTTATCTTGCTCTTCCTCGCCGGCCAGGCGCTGACAGAGCGGCCACGCACCCGGTACGAGTTGAGCCACGACGTCATCCGTGACGGCGACGAGCTGCGGCTCGTGATGTATGGCGAGCACGTCGTCGCCACCCGCAACTTGAGCACGGGCGCCATCACCATCGACCACTGCGGCTGGCGCACCAAGGAGAGCCAGAAGGTGATCGAGCCCATCCTCGTCCACTTCTTCGGCTACGTGCTCACGCTCTTGGTCAAGGGCCGCGGCCGTGGGAGAAACCGCGACCGCGAGCCGGTCTGGCGCATCGTCGGACCGACGGTCGATGTGTCGATCGAGTTCGACAACGCCGTGACGTTCACGCCGGTGGCGCCTTCGGTCTGGGACGTCTCGTCCGAGTTCTCCAGCGAGTTCCGGCGCTTCAACCTGGCCGCGCGGGCGTCGGCATGAGCTGGGAGATCGTCCAGGAGCGCAACGGCACCGTCGACCTGAAGCGCATCCTCTACGACCGGCTCTCGGGCGAGGACACGGTCCACGCCACGGCCTGGATGGTTGGCAAGCTGGAGCTGCGCGGCCTGGCCGCCTACGCCTGCATGTTCGAGCACAAGTACTTCGACTCCGAGCGTCACAGCCAGGAGGGCGTGGGCGTGGTCATCATGATCGAGCCCCAGCCCCAAGAGGGCCGCTTCCACATCAAGGTGATGGACGAGCGGGAGGGGCCCCTGGCCTACGACTGCCCGAAGGAGGTGCTGGACCTGCTGACCCCCACTGACGACCCGAAGGCGCTGGCCTGGCGTGCCCGCTGCAAGGAGCGTCTGGGATGCGCTACCTAATCAAGGACCTGGCGGACCTGCTCGCGCTGGGCTTCATCGTGGAGCGCGACCCCGACGACACCTACGGCGCGGCCTATCCGCACGCCCAGCACTGGTGGGACATCGAGCGCAATCCGCGGGACGAAGGCGTGTTCGTCGACGTCCGCCTGGCCGACTCGCCCATCGAGTTCGGCGTCGCCATCGAGCCCTGCCGCAGCATGTGGGCCGACCGCATGCGCGACTCCGGCAAGGGGCTCCAGCACGTCTCCTGCTACCGCGTGGAGGAGCGCCGGCAGTTCGTGGGCGCGTTGCCCGAGACTTGGAGCGGCTTCAAGATCGAAGAGGCCAAGAACGGCGGCGTGGACATGTTCTGGACCCGGCCTACCGTCAACACGGACGGCCTGCTGACCATGCTCAAGTTCCGCCGGTGCTGGTCGTTCACGGAGATGAAGGTCTACCTGCCCAACGAGACCGGCGATGCCTGGCTCGTGCGCACCCACCACGCCGACGGCACGCTGGACTACCGCTTCTGGGACCTGCGGGCGATCGCCAACCGCATCGTCGACTTCATGGAGGACCCCTTGGCGTGGGTGCAGATCGACCACCCGGATTCCCCCGATAAGTTCGCAAAGGAGGTGGCGCATGCCCGAGATATTGGCGCCTTCAGCAAGATTCCAAGCCGACCTTGAGCGCCTGACGGCCCAAGGCTGGAAGATCGACTACCACGAGGGCTACCGCAAGTTCTACGACGCGGTGGACTTCATCGACCTGGCCGAGATCGAAGTGGGCCGGGCTTACATGAACGGGCCGCTGGACGACGAGGTCGAGCTGGTGCGCATGGAGCTGGGCGATTACGGCATCATGCTGTGCAAGAAGAAGGCGTTCAGCCTGGACTGGCAGCCGCTCGTGGACTCCGGCACGCGCGAGTTGGGCGAGTTGCAGGAGTGGGAGAACAAGAAGCCACCCGAGGCCGCCTGCGTCGCGTTCCGCAAGGTGCTGCGCGACATCGCGGAGTTCCACCGCCGCGTCGGCAAGGCCACGCCCGACAAGCCCGATGGCCTGCTGGAGTCCCAGGTAGACGGCTACACCGGCTACTTCTCGTGGACCTGGGACATGGTGGACCAGCTCTACGTCTACGTCCACCTGCCGAAGGCCGGCTGGGAGCTGGAATACGAGGACCGCTGGTTCCACACCCTCACCGACCTCCAGGCCACGTTCTGGGAGATGATCGACAAGTACATGGGCCACGACGCGGAGTCCCGCGGCGAGGACGACGACGACCACGAGGGCGACCTGATCGACCGGAGCTGGGCGGCGAAGGTCCGGCCCACGGACCCGATCATCCGCCCTGCCACCCGGAAAGGGGTTCGAGAGCATGTCTACTTCGAGTAGTCCCTACAACACGCTGGGCGTGAAGCGCAACACGGAGCACCACCTGCGGTTGCTCGTGGGCCTGGCCGCGGACACCGGTCGCGTCTACTTCACCCGGCCACACAAGTGGCGCATCCGCATGTTCGTGGTCAACGAGAACCGCGAGCTGGTGGAGTTCGAGCCCACGGGCAACCCGATGAAGCTCACGGGCGGCTCCCAGGAGGAGCTGGACGTCCACCGCCGGCAGGAGGCGAAGCTGATGGGGTTCTGCCTCAAGAAAAGAGCCCTCTTGGCGGCCACTGTGGAGGCCGCCAATATGCCCGCGGCCACCTTCGGCTCCCTCTGCCGGGTCGCGGGGGTTCCCGTGCCCAAGGTAACATATCACAGGCTCGACGAGTAATGGGAGCGATCGCCTACACCCATGACGGGGACGTCTATTGCACGAGCTGCTGCGAGGCAGAAGAGGACAACCCGGAGCAGGGCGCCATCTTCCCCTGGAACGAGATCGACCACCGCGGGCTCTTCTGCGGCCAGTGCCGGCGGGCGATCGTGGACCCCCAGAGCCCTCCGTTCGTTCGCCTATTCGTGGCCGATTCCGGCCGCGCCTTCCGCGAGGAGAAGTGCGGCCAGGGCTGGATCCCCTCCGGCATCCCCGACCATGTTGCCGACGCCATCAACGATATGGACGATCACCACGTCATCGAGTTCCTGGACGATGACGGCCTCCTCAACCTGGCCGTCGGCACGGAGGTGCGCCGTGCCGGGTGAGGAGCGCATTCGCGAGCCAGACCCCCACCTCTTGGAGGGCTGGGAGGTCTACGTCGAGACCATCTTCTACAACGACTCGGGCCGCTTCATCGGCTCCAAGCACACCTGGTGGCCCGAGACGCCGGCGGAAGTGCTCTACGCCTTCATGGACAACCAGTATGTCGCCGACATCGCCCATGAATGCCTACCTTACGGCATCTGCGCCGACATCTACGCCAGCAGGATCGAAGGGAGAATCTGCAAATGTCCGCTACCTGTGAGGCGCGCGCCGGGACCGCCCGGTACGTGCGCCTGTGGCGCCAATTACGGGTCTTCAACAAGTGCTACACCATCCAGGAACTAGACGAGCGGGTGCGTGATGCGGTCTTCGAGAGGATGCGCAACGACCCGAACCAGTGGGACTACCACGACAGCGAGATGTGCAGCGAGGACGCCAAGCACACCCTGGAGCGGTTCGGTTACGAAAACCAGGAGGTGAGCTGGAGCGCCGGCTTCTGCCAGGGCGACTACTTCAACTTCGCCAGCGGCACCGTGCGCGACCAGTTCGTGATCCGCCGGGTGATGGGCAAGCGCGCGCGCCGGCTGGAGCGCTTCTTCGAGAAGCGTGGTCGTGACCTCTACCGTCTCATCGGCATCAGCGTGAACGCCGGCTACCGCGGCCTGGACCGGAACTCCCGCGAGATCGTCATCTCGCTGGACGAGCAAGACCTGGTGGTGGGCGGGACCTTCACCGCCCTGGCCGATTCCGGCCGCAAGCTGGAGGCCCACACGTTCACCACCTACAACCTGGGCAGCGGCCTGGCGCGCGAGCTTCAACACGAGGTAGAGGGGAACTGGAGCCGTTGGGGCGAGGATGGCGCGGACCCCGTCGTCCGCAAGGTGCGCGGGTTCTGGTACGTCGTGAAGCCCATCACGATGAACGAGTTCATGGAGAAGTTCGTCTCCGATCTGGAAGCGGCCGTCGAGGCGGACTGCGACCGCATCTGCCGGAACATCCTAAGCGACATCCACGACGAGATCATGTACAAGTCCAGCGACGAGTACCTCGCGGAGGAGTGCGAGGGCCGCGACCTCTGGTTCGACAAGGAAGGCGAAGAGGTAGACCTGCCCCATGGATACCCCCGGTAGCGTCTGCCGGCAGTGCGGCCGGCACTACATCCAGTGGCTCCACGTCCGCTTCTTCGCCGACGTGGGCAACCGCGTACTGGGCTATGTGGCCGGCCCGGCCATCTGCTTTCCCCCGGCCGTCCAGAAGATGGCCTGGAGCGCCATCAGGAACAACTGGGGCTTCACCAAGGTCCAGTTCCTGCCGGAAATGGCCGGCCGCCTGGTGCAGGTGAAGATCGGCAGCGCGATGGACCACTGCCTGCTCTGCACCCTCACCGACGATGGCATCTTTGCCAGGAGCTACCGCAGCATGAACGGACTTGGCGATGACGGCAACGGCTGACGAATACGAGGCCGCGACCCAGCGGGACCCGCTCTCGCGCATCTGCTTCCACTGCGACCGGAAGTTCTCGCCCAGCTTGGATTACATCCGCGCCGCGGACAGCGGGCGTTCGCTCCACCAAGGCGGTGGCCCCGCCATCATCCTCACGCGCCACGAGCGCATGTTGCTCGGGCGCTTCTCCAAGTACAACACGGACGGCACGTCCAAGCTTCACAACGTCCCGCACAACCAGATGATTGATGGTTGCTGGTACTGGGGCGACATCCACCTCGAAAGCTGCTGCTCGACCTGGTGTCAGCGGAAGTGGTACGAGGAGAACCACGATTAGGAGATCGACATGATCAAGCTCTCCAACGGCCTGATGGCCGACATCTCCACCCTCAAGCTCGACCGCTTGCAGCGGCTACCGCAACTCCCGGGCGGCATGGGCGTCAACACCCAAATGGGGTCCGGCTGCTTCTTGGAGCCGCCGGGCCACCCCAGCTATTTCATGCGCTCGGTCGGTGGCGACTGCCGCGCCTACGTCATCAGCATCGGCGACGGCGTCTATATCGTCGACGGCGAGACCTACAACGGTGGCTGGAAGGACGTTAACTGGGTCAAGTACGGTGCGCCGAAGGATCGCCAGGAGCGGCTCAACTGGCTCTACAGTCCGCTCCCTGTCGACCACCCGCGGGTGCGCGCCTGGATCGAGCAGCTCTACCGCCACCAGCGCAACTGCTACCGCATCGAGGGCGAGAAGGACTTCGTCGTCTTCCCGACGCAGTCCCACGACTTCATCAAGATGGGGCTGTTCGTCCCCGAGCCGTCCGGCCGCGAGGCCAAGCTGGAGGGTGGCATCTTCGACCACCTCTCCGAGGAGACCAAGGAGCGCTACCGCGTCACGCAGGCCGGCCTGATGGCCGAAGCCCAAGAGACCGTCAAGATCAAGCGCGAGGCGTTCAACGCGGAGCGCGCCAAGGCTTGCACGCCCGATCGCCACCTCGCGGTCTTGAGCGTCCGCAAGTTCTACCCGGAGTACCAGCCGGAGCTGGACCTCATCAACGCCGAGCAGGGCGCCCGGCCGGCCGACTGGTGGACGGTCCTTGCCACCAAACCCGATCCGTGCCCGATGGCCCACAAGCCGCATATGCGCTTCGTGTGCCAGTACTGCGGCGACAAGAGCGACGGCACGCCGGGTCCCAACGGCGAGGTCTACAACAACGCCAAGGACGGCAACAAGGAGGTCTACGCCGGCTACGTCTACCACAACGAAGCCGCCAAGGTCGAGGCACCTCGGGCATGATGACCATCCGCGTGAGCGTGGACCACGGCGAGCTGCGGCGCGACGAGTTCTCGTTCTACTTCGAGCCCCTGCGCAACGAGTTGCGGCTGTCGGGGTACGAACGCCAGACGCGGAAGAGCAAGCGCGCCAAGTTCGTCGCCGTGGCGGCCTATCCCTCCAGGCGCCCCTTGGAGGTCCTGCGCGAGTATCAGGTGCCGCTCACGGCCGCCGTGATCGCCGAGGCCCACCAGCAACTCGTGGACCGCGTGCGCGCGGCCAAGCTGCCGGAGCCCAACCCCAACTTCCCAGAAACCCCATGAACACGCCCATCGACGCGAGCCGTCACTTCGTCGATGGGTGCGACCCCTGTATGCGCGCCCAAGAGGATGACACGACCTACTTCGACCGCTGCACGTTCTGCAACCGGCTCGTGACCACGTATTGGTGGCTTCACGACGAGCAAGCCCACCCCGCCAACGGCAACGAGTGCGAGGTGTGCTTCTACAAGGCCGTATGCGATGCTTGTGCGATCGTTATCGACAGTAACGGTGCCATCCTCTGTCCCCCATGCCGTGATGCGCGGCATGGCCGAAAGGTTGCACCCGGTGGAAGACCATAAAACCTTTGTCATTACCAGCTACCCCAACGCCTTCGCCATCTTGGTCGGCGACACCTGGCAGGTGTGGAGCGGCGACGCGGCGGAGCTGCTGATCGCCGCGGCCGAAGGTAGCGAGGACGTAGCCTGGCAGGCCGCCGCCAAGCTCATCAAGGACAACCAGGTGGCGGCCGTGAACGCCTCCTACCAGGAGGTACATCGCTGCGCCAAGGCCATCGAGTACGAGGCCCAGCGCATCATGCACGCCGCGGAGATGCGCCGGCCCCAGGACGTGATGCACCACTTCAACAAGCTCCAGGACTTCTACACGCTGCTCGCCAACGAGCGCGTGATGCTCGTGGCCTACGAATAGGCCGGGAAGGAATCGCATGAACAGCAAGGACTTGGCCGAACGTATCGTCGAGGCGATGCGCGAGAACACCTTCGCGCTCTACCAGAAGGACACCGACAAGGACCGGGAGCTGAAGGCGCTGATCGCCGGCATCCTGGGCGAGACGCCGGCCGGCCTCTTGTCGGTGGATGTGCGCGACGAGGCCATCGTCTCGCACATCGACAAGGAGATACTCAAGCGGCTCGCGCCGGGCGAGTTGCGCCGCGTCCAGGCCGACATGATCGACACCCTCATGCGGCTGGAAGAGGCGCTCCAGAAGGAGTGCGGGCCCGATGGAGGCCGGGTGATGGGCATCGGCGCGAACCTCAACGTCAACGCCTGGCTCACGATGCCGGAGCTGATGGGCACCGGCGGCGACATCCGAACGGCGAAGATCGTCGCCTGCCTCCACGATATGAACGAGGGCCACACCATCTTCGAGGACCACGGCCCAGAAGACCCGCACGAGGACGACACCTACCGGTGCGACGAGTGCAAGAAGTCCGGCCCGTGGTCGGAGACGGCGGCCGGCCACTGCCCGCACTGCGACATGCCGGCAGACTTCGTGCCCCACGACCCCTTCGCGCACAAGGACAACCCGCCCCCGCTCTACGATGACCAGCCGGAGCCGGACGGCCCCCAGGCCAACCCCTGGGTCGCGGAGGCGGATCTGGAGCGCGACCGGCAGATCTACCCGGGCATCCACCCCGATGCTTGAACAACCCACGCCGCGCGAAGCGGACGAGGTCTCCGACGAGGACCTAGAAGCCGCGAGCGAGATGCTCGACGGCCTCGTCAACGGCACCCACTACCCGCCGGCGGGCTCGACGATCGGGCCCTTCACCGTGCGTTACATCGGAGGTTAACCCAGCCATGACCCACTTGGACCGCCAGGTCATCATCCACCTCTTCCAGGGCGGCGCCGTCGTCGCCCGGGACAAGGACGACAAGAGCAAGGAGACCAAGAAGAAGATCGACGGCTCTCTGCCGGTCTTCTCCGTCGACACGATGGAGGAGGCTAACCAGCTCATCACCTTGCTCTGCAAGCGCGGCTACGACAACGAGTCAATGCTGCTGCCGTTCTCCGGCGAGTACGAGCACATGATCAAGGTCTCCGAGATGATGGAGGAGGTGTACACGCTCAAGAAGCGCGGCTACACCGGCGAGGAGCTGTTCGCCCCCTTCGTCCGCTACAAGAAGGAGACGGGCTGCGAGGTCAAGCTGCCATGAGCGGCAACACCCGCCTCTTCCGGGTCGAAACCTCGGAGCTGATCTACGCCACCGTCGTCCGCTACGTGGAGCTGCCGGCGGACGACGTGGAGCCCGAGTACAACGCCGCCATCAAGGCCCGGGAGGAGCAGAAGAACGACATGGCGGAGGTCCACCCGGACGGCCACTACGAGCACCTCGACACCCGCGAGGTGAAGGAGGTGACGGGCGCGGAGGCCGAGGCCATCCGCAAGCAGGCAGCCAAGGACAAGGCGCGCATCGAGCGCTTTGACGTCACTCGCTAGACATGAAAACGAAGAAGAAGAAAACCTACCCCAAGGTTCACATCACGGCGGCCGATCTGGCCGCCCTACCGGAGTACTCCGCCTCCTTGCCTACCGGCACCTATTTGGGCAAGCGCTGGAAGCGCGATTGCGGTCCCGACCGGGATTCCGGCCGCAAGACCTGGTTCATCGGGGAGTTCTACCCCATCGACATCCCCGGAGAGGTGGGCATCCGCTGGAGCGAGGTGTGGCTGGTGCCCGCCTACGGACCGACGGAGATCCACCCCAAGGAGGCCAAGACCTGCCTCTGCCACACCGAGCCCTACAAGTTCGGCGTCTGCCACGTATGCGCGGCCTGGCGCTGGAAGCACGAGCGATAGCGAGGACCCATGCCCTTCAAGCCCATCGACCCGGTGGACTACACCAACAACCCGGCAGACCCGCGGCGGGAGAAGCTGGGGAACGCCGGCGCGGCGTTCGTCAACCGGCTGCTGGAGCGCGGCTGGAAGCCGATGGTCAACCCGCAGACCAAGCACAAGGATCGCATCGACATCCGCGACGAGCAGAACGTCACGGTGGCGATGCTCCACGACTACGACGACATCAACAGCCTGGCCGAGGCGCTCCAGCCGCCACCCAAGGAGTTCTTCCGCATCATGAGCGGCTTCCAGAAGGCGCTCGCGGACGGCTGGACGCTTGAGACCAAGGACGACAAGATGTTCGCCTGCCGACCGGCCTGGGCCAACTACAAGCTCCAGAACTACACCGACCTGGAGCTGTGGCTCCACGACGCGGGCTACGCCCATGGGTGCTTCTAAGATGGGCATGTTTAGCTGGACTTGCCCCAAGTGCAAGCTGCCCGTACTCTCACCCATGGTGACGGGCGGCGACCCGCGCGCGGTGAAGCTCACGCGCGTGGTCTTCCTGCTGCCCGGCGGCAGCCTCATCCGTGGCGACTACGACGGCTATGGTGGCACCAACCAGCACCCGATGCTGGTAGCCGACCTGCCCGTGGACAGCCAGGTCAAGGTGCAACACCAGGGCTGCTACACCGGCGAGAGCTACGCCGACGCGCCCGACAGCCCCGACGAGCCCCGGCAGGGCTTCATGTACAGCGAGGAGGAGCTGGAGCGTATCTTCAGCGGCACCCCCATCCCCGACGACGAGCCGAGCCCCATGGACCGGGCGCTGGCCGACGTCCTTGCAGAAGGAGAGACCCGTTGAGTCAGAGTTTCGAGCTGATCAAGGAGCTGCTCGCGAGCGATCGCGGCCCCGAGGCGATGGAAGAGATCGTCGAGAAGGCGCGCGCGCTGGTCGCCGCGGCCGAGATCGAGGAGGAGGACGAACGGCTGGACCAGCTCGTCGCCAACTTCGAGGGCAACATCGCCGACCTGGAGAGCGTCACCAACCGCCTCGACAACCTCACGGGCGACGGCCTGGCCGGCCCCTGGGTGCCCGGCTGGCTGGAGAGCCTGGGTGTGGAACTCGACGAGGTCGAGGACATGAAGTCCACCGCCTACGACCTGCACGAGAAGATGGAGACCTGGCGCGACCAGATGCAGGAGCTGCGCGCGGGCGTCAAGGGACGCCGCACGGTGCTCGCGGCCTACCCCGGCGCGAAGATCGTGCAGCCCAACCTGATGCTGCCGCACTTCGTGGCGGAGATCGACGGCGAGGAGGTCGAGGATGCCGTCGGCACCACGGAATGGGAGGTCTGGGAGGTGCTGGCCGACCTGCACAAGGAGGGCAAGCTTTTCCCGGTCGCGAGCGGCCAGGTGGACCACTCGCGGCTGTCCACCAACCAGACCAACTACTGCGAGGACTAGGCCATGGACCCCAAGGCCAACCTCGACGAGCAACTCGCCCTCGCCAAGCGCGTCCAAGAGATCGCGGGCAGCCAGCCAGCCTACATCGAGCTAAACGAGGAACTGTCCGCCGAAGTGCGAGAATCGGCGTCTCGCCTCTCCGAACTGGTTCTCGCGCTGCACGAGTGGCGCGAGAAGGGCGGATTCGACCCCTACCAGACCGCGCCGACGATGGACCTTGAAGCCCGTAACCCGTGGGGTATCTACCTGACCAACATCGACACGGAGCTGGGCTACCAGCGCCTGACCGACGAGCAGGTCCGCAATCTGCGGACGGAGCACCCGCGGGCGGAGATCTTCCACATGAAGACCAAGGACCTGTACGTCTTGGAGCCGGACGACTGGAAGGACATGGGGTTCAAGGAGAACCCGCTGCCCAAGCGGGCCTTACCCTAGAAGCGAAAGCGAAAGGAAAGCGAAAGCCCATGAGCTACAAGCGCATGCTCGCGGTGATGGTCGTGGAGGCCGGCAAGGAGCCGGAGCTGCGCGAGGTGGAGATCGAGCCCCAGTTGGACTCCTGGGACGCCCTCAAGAACGTCTACGCCATCACCGGGGACGAGGGCAACACGGAGTACTTCTCCCTCCCGCCCGCCTACCCGGACGGCTACAAGCTGTTGTCGGCGTGGGACTGGCGGGACCTCCGCTTCAACCGCCTCATCAATGCCGAGCCCTACTTCGGCACCGTGGTCATCGTGGCCCAGTGCCGGCTGGGCTCGCAGTGGGGCGCGCGCAGCATCATCGACGAGGAGTTCGAGTTCCTATGCCAGTGGCTGACCATGAGCAACCCGCGGTGCTTGACGGCGTGAACGAGCCCACGGTCTTCCGCGGCCCGCGGATGGAGGACTTCCCCGACACGCCCGAAGGGTCGGACGCCTACGGCAACGCGTACTGGAAGGCGCGCTGGGACTTCATTCACGCCGGCCACTCCGAGCGCTTCGAGGAGCACTGCCTGGCCGAGGAGGACGGCACCACCTACGAGTTCCAGGTGGAGCAGCGCACCCAGAGCGGCACCACCGCTTCCGACCTGCCGGTCTACGACGACGTGGACCAGGCGATCGCCTACCTCGAAGCGGCGCCGTTCGCCGGCATGGTCCAGCGCTACGTCAAGGGCGCCAATTGGCTCACGGCCGGCATCGCCTACGAGAAGCACCGCGGCATCAAGGACCTGTGGCTCGCGCGCAACGAGATGCCCGACATGCCCCACTGGCACGGCGAGCGCCAGTGCGACAGCGGGCGCTACTTCTTCGTGCGCTGCGAGCTGTGTAAAGACCGAGCCGACACCCGGACCCCGTAGGCTCGCCGACCAGACAGGGAATAGTTAGAGTAAGATTGTGATGTACCTCTGAAAGGAGGCCCTCCCCATGTCGAAGCTGATGACCGGTGCGCTCCTCGCTGCCACGCTGGCGGGCTGCACCTTCAACGTCGTGAACCCGAAGGTCTCCGGCCTGGTGGCCGAAAAGGGCATCAACGTGAGCGGCCAGGTCAACGCGGTCGCCAATGTGACCACGCAGACGGCCGCGCCGGCGACGGTGCTTTCGACGGCGGCGCCCGCGGTGGCGACGCTGGAGGTGCCAGCCCCCGCGTCCACCCCCGTCCTCGCGACGCCGGCGCCGGCGGTGCCGACCGTGGTGCCCACGCCCCGGCAGACGCCCGGCCCCGCCAAGCTGATCTTGGACGGGTTCGAGGCCCACGCCATCTCCGTCTACGGCGGCGACGGCAGCACCGACGCCAAGGTGTCCGTCTTCCAGCCCGGGGACCGGGTCGCCATCCGGCCCCTCCTGAAGAACGTGGGCGGCTACCCGGCCACCGCGCCCCAGGTGGTGCCGACGAGCGACGACGCGCGCGCGGAGGTCTCGCTCTGCTACGGTGGCGAGCAGGCCCCCCTGGCCTACTACGACATCCCTGTGGGCGCGACCCAGGGGCCCTGGCACGCCGGCGGCGGCTTCTGCCTGGACATCTCCAAGCAGTGGCCCCATGGCAAGCCCATCAGCATCACCCTGCGCGTGCAGGACGGCAACGCGAACACGTGGGGCCTGACGCTGGAGATTCCCGTGCTATGACCCCAGAACTCCTGAAGTCGCGCGTGATGAACATCGTGCGCGAGGACTTCCGGCTCACCTTCGAGCTGAACCCCGAAATGCGGCCCCTCATGCGCGGTCACACCGTCAGCATCGAGGGGCTGTCTGGTGAAGACATCCTGCCAGAGCTATCCCGCGCCCACATCGAGCTGGTGGTGCTGGACGGCGAGCGCTGGGAGCGCCGCGGCCAGGTCGACTCCGACGAGGCGGCCGTGCGCGTGGCCGGCTACGCCACCTACGCCATCAAGATCGGCTACGACGCCGGCCCCGAGGTCGGCGAGATAGGCGAGGGCTGGAAGGTGGTCCACGGCCTGGAGGGCATCGTGGCCCACCTCATCAAGGAAAACGACGAAGTGGCGGCGGAGCAAGAACGGTTCCGCAGCAGCGAGTACTTTGGGGACCACCCCGACGAGGAGGAATAACTTGAAAACGTGGCTTGATGAATACATCAAGTTCTCCGCCGAGACCTGGGACATGTTCATGGTGGCCTGCAAGAAGGCGATGGGCACCTACCTGAAGGTGGACTCGGTCTGGGAGAAGGCGTTCATGTGGAACCAGATGGCCTTCATGACCGACGAGACGGTCGGCATGAAGAGCGACGGGTCGGCGGTGCTGCCGCGGGACGTCGAGATCTTCCGCCGGTTCTACGTGGACCTGCTCAACCGGCTCTCGCCGTGGAGCTACGTCACCTTCGAGAACCTCTCCAACAAAGCGATCTACTACTTCGGCCCCTTCGCCGCCCAGGGCCACAAGGAACCCCTGAACCTCCAGATCGCCCCCGACCTGGCGGAGGACTTCCACGGCGCCCACGCGCCGGAGACGGAGATGTGGCGCGAGGTCTTCGACCGCCACTCCGTGGTGTACCTCGACTTCCCACCCGGCACCTACACCTGGGACGACCAGTACGAGGTGCGCGCGGTCTTCGCCACCAACGACATCATGAGCGAGCGCGACCTGCGCTTCGTCTGGATGAAGCACGGCGAGCCGATGCTAAGTCCGCACTACCCCAAGCTCAACGTCATGGTGGTGCTGATGGAGAAGGGCAAGCTGTCCTTGGACAACGTGTTCCAGTTCGGCTTCGCGGAGAACGAACCCTGGAGCTTCTACGGCGGCCTGGAGCAGTGGAACGCCCGGGCGATCGCAGCCAAGGGCCAGGACCCGGTCGAAGCCTACAGCGGCACGATGCAGCACGTCGTGGACCTCATCAAGCTCTCGATCCTCTACCAGCAGACCAAGGAGAGCCCCACCGTCTTCCTGCCCCAGGTCGACATCCAGCAGGTCGAGGCCCTGCGAAACCCCAAGAAGCAGAAGACGCGCTTGCGCGAGAACAGCCTGTTCAAGGTGGCGCGCCTGTCGAGCCCCAAGGGCCGCTTCGGCCGCACCAACCAGGAGGCCAAGCCCCACGAGGGCTACCAACTGGGCCACCGCGTGGCGGTCCGCGGCCACTTCCGCATGCAGGCGCACGGCCCCGGCTGGAGCGAGCGCCGGCTGCGGTGGATCGATGCCTTCGAGAAAGGACCGAAGGATGGTCCTATCAAGCCCCCCAAGCAAACCCTCCATGTGCTCAAGAAGGAGCTATAACCCCGTGTCCACCACCATCCCCCTGCCCACCCTGGCCTGCGACAACCCCGTCACGCTCAAGAAGCGCGAGTCGGACATCATGAACGCCCTGGTGGACCACCTCAACGACCTCTTGGGCGACGCGAAGAAGCGCACCCACGTCTACCGCTTCTCCACCAGCGACCGCAAGGGCTTCGGCCTCTTCGTGGTCGACAGCAAGGGCGAGCTGAAGCGCATCGACCCACCCTTCAACCCCCGCGACCTGGACTACGACAGCATCCCCGAGAATGCCCACGACCGCAAGGCCGAGGTCCAGGCCCTGATGGACGACGACCGCGCCTACGCCGCGGCGTTGATGGGCTTCGACCAGCGCATCGGCGGCTGGCCCTGGCCCGAGAACACGATGTCCGGCGAGGGCCTCGAAGTCCTCAAGCACCTCTGCTTCCTGTGCGGCTGGGACGGGGAGGACACCAGCTCTATCGGCGTCGTCAGCTTCCCCGTCCACTAGAAGGAGATTCCCTCAAATGCAGATTATCAGCCTCTCCGCGGAGAACGTGAAGCGCCTGGTCGCGGTCCACATCGAGCCCAAGGGCCCGGTGGTCCAGATCACCGGCAAGAACGCCAGCGGCAAGACCAGCGTCTTGGACTCCATCATGTGGGCTCTGGGCGGCAAGGAGACGATGGACGCCGACCCCATCCGCCACGGCGCGGCCAGCGCGCGCATCAAGCTCGACATGGGCGAGCTGGTCGTCACCCGCGTGATCACCGCCTCCGGCAGCGAGCTGCGCGTGGAAGCGGCCAACGGCACCCGCGTGTCGAGCCCCCAGAAGGTGCTGGACGGCCTCTTGGGCGCCCTGACCTTCGACCCCCTGGAGTTCACACGTCTGAAAGCGCGCCAGCAGTTCGACCGCCTGCGCGAGATCGTGCCCCTCGACATCGACCTGGACGCCATGGACGCGGCCAACAAGCGCGACGCGGAGGAGCGCACGGAGGTCAACCGCCACATCAAGAGCCTCAAGAGCCACCTGGAGGGCTTCCCCGAGTTTCCAGAGGACCTGCCGGCGGAGAAGGTGTCGGCGGCCTCCATCTCGGAGGAGATCCGCAAGGCGCACGAGCACAACCAGGAGGTGGCGAGGCTCGAAGACATGCACGCGCGCCGCGATCGCAAGATGGCGGACCTGAAGGACGAGATCGCCAAGCTCGAAGCCAAGCTGGCCGAGGCCAAGGCGGAGCTGGCGAAGGTCGAAGCCTACAGCCTCGACGACATCCCCTTCAAGATCGACGTGCAGCCGCTCGTGGAGCGGATGAACAACATCGAGAAGGTGAACGGCCTCATCGCCAAGCGCTCCGAGGCGCAGCTCATGGCCGAGAGCCTGGCCCAGTTCGAGCAGCAGTACGCGGAGCTGGGCCGCGCCATCGCCAGTCGCGAGGAGGAGAAGAAGGAGGCCATGGCGAAGGCCAAGATGCCGGTGCCCGGCCTGGGCTTCGGCGACGGCGTCGTCACCTTCAACGACGTCCCGCTGGAGCAGTCCAGCACGGCGGAGCAGCTCCGGGTCTCGGTGGCGATCGCCATGGCGGCCAACCCCAAGCTCCGGGTGCTGCGCATCATGGAGGGCTCGCTCCTCGACGAGGACTCGCTCGCCATGATCGCCCAGATGGCCGCGGCGCAGGACTACCAGGTCTGGGTCGAGCAGGTGGACAGCACGGGCAAGGTCGGGGTCGTCATCAGCGAGGGCAAGGTGGTCGCCGACCACCAGGGCGTGGTCCCTACAAGCGACCAAGCGACCGAAGTTCGCACCGTTGGTGCGGCTGCGCCGGACAAGGAACCCGCGGTCGGCGGCGAGATCCCGTTCTAGGGTCCCGCCATGCACGAGCCCTACCAGCCCAAGCGCGGGGGCCTCGTCGACTTCATGAACCGCGACGCCGCCAAGACGGACCTCGACCGTCTGGTCGACCGTCTGGCGGTGGCGACGTGGTGCCAGAAGGGCGGCGACGCGCACAACATCACCGTCTCGGAGTGGCGTCGCGACGGGGACTGGGTCCACGCCGCGATGTACCGCATCAGCCTACACGAGGGCGACGACGAGGGCGTGCTGCGCTTCCCGGCGGAGCTGCTCGATGCCCGCCGCGACAACCGCAAGCCCCGGGTGCCGGCGGCCGTCGCCCTGGCCTGGGCCCAGGACATCAACCCCGGCAACCCCTTCGTCCAGAGCTGCGCCCAGCATCTGGCGCGCAGGGGCTTCCTTTCCCCGGGCCAGATCACGGCCCTTTGCCAGGTCGACTACCGGCGTGGCATCATCCCCCGCCGCCGCCGGCGGCGCCAATAGAAGGAGCACCATCCCCATGGGACAACCCGACGACAAGCTGATCGAGGAAGCACACGGCTGGAACCCCAACCGCCCCGGCATCAAGGAGGTGCTGGCCGCGGGCAAGAAGGGCCCGAAGCTCGTGGAGACCCAAGGCGCCAACCAGTTCGTGCAGGGCTGGTTCGTGCGCGTCGACGGCGGCTGGGCCGGCCCCTACACCGACCCGCAGGAGGCCAAGGAGCACTTCGGGGTCGAGGCCAACGCGGTCTACTTGCGCGAGCTGGCCCACAGCCGCATCTACGCGTCGATGGGCCGGCTCTTGGACCCCATCCGCGGCTGGGCCAAGCCGTCCCTGGCCGACCTCCAGAAGGAGCCGGCGCTCTTCGACCTCATTAAGACCTTCCCGGTCAAGGTGGCCTTCGGCATGGCCGTCGAGGAGCTGGCCCGCGAGGTCGAGACCGACGACTGGGGCGTGCCGGACCAGCGCGAGAACGAGGCCATTCGCAGCCGCGAGCAGCTCGCCTGCGCCCTGCATGCGGCCGACTTCTTCGACCAGCGCATCAAGGCGCGCGCGCTGGAGGCGAACGACGAGCGCTTCATCCGCCGGAGCGGCAGCCTGCACCAGGCCCACACGGTCTACGACTACCAGAAGCGCGCCGAGGCGCGTCGCATCAAGGTGGTCGATCTGAAGGACACGCCGGTCACGGCCCTGGAGCTGTACCTGCGCATGGTCTGCTCCAACGTGGTGCTCGCCTTGATTCTAGAGGCCGACCTGCCGGCGGAAGGCACGGCGTGACCATCGTCGAGATCATCGCGGCCTACGAGCACATGATGGCCGCCTTCCGCGACGGCGCGCGCAGCGTCGAGTTCCAAGAGCGCACCATCACCCGCACGAGCCCGCCCCAGGAGGACTGGAACGAGGTGCTGTTCACCGTCGACGACGGGCGGCGCTTCGCCGGGCTCCCCGCCACCATGGACTACATCCTGCACGGCCGCAAGTAGGCCGGGCATCCCGATAGAAAGAGGTTTTACCGTGTCCCTGACCGTCATCATCACCCATCCGCAGGGGGTCTACCGCGGACCCGTCACCAGCCGCCAGAACATGGGCACCGACCAGGCGCCCAACTGGTACGTGGAGTTCACCCACGATTCCAAGAGCGCCGGCCGCACCGGCGACCCCGGCTACTGGAAGCAGGCGCTGGACGGCGGCACCTGCACCTTCGAGGAGGTGCCCCTGGTCCGTGACGGGGAGGGCAACCTCACCAACTACGGCCTGCGCCAGGCCATCCTCGCGTCCGCGGAGCGCCAGGGCTACGGCACCGACAGCTTCCGCTACGACCTCTCGACCGCGCTGATCGAGGAGAACCGCAAGCGCAACCTGGAGGCGATCGGCCAGGTGCTCGACGACATCGGCCTCCACCAGTGGAAGCCCATCTTCATCATGAGCCCGACGGGCGTGGTGGAGCTGTGGGCGATGCTGGACAACACCACGGACAGCACCCTGACGCAGCGCACCTTCGAGGTGGTGTCGCTCGTCAACATCTTCAGCGTGCCGCGCGCGAAGAACGAGTACGAGTCCGGCGCCGGCGAGGCGATCATGCGCAAGTTCGTCGAGCAGTGCTTCACGCTGGCGGCCATCAGCTACGAAGACCTGCTGCCGGGCGAAGACCGCGTGGCGAGCTAAGAAAAGGACGGTACATTATGAGGGCAACTCTGAAATTCGCCCCGGGCTACGAAAGCTCCAAGGGGTACGAGTGGGCGTCGTCGGCGCTCTTCCAGGCGCTGGAGCGCTGGCGCTGCCTGCCGACGCACGTCATCCTGCTGCACAAGGACCACCCGGACTTCGGGCGCTTCAACTTCGTGTTGTTCCCCGACGCCACCTACGGGCTCTGCCCCAGCGGCTACAGCAGCTCCAACATGGTCAGCGCCGTGGCCTTGGCGTACAACCTGCCCTTCATCTCGCAGGCGCTGCACCGCTACCCGGCGGAGGACCGGGCGTCGCAACTGCGCGAGCAGCTCTGCCTGACGGCGGCCCGGGATGCGGATACGCTCAAGCTCTGCCTGCATGTGGTGCTGGAGGGCAGCGAGTACCAGGAGCTTTCGCTCGCCCAGGCGGCCGACGAGCTTCGTCAGCGCGACGTCTCCCGCCAGGCCCATGCAGTGGCGAGGGGTATCCGCGAGGCGACCCCTGGGGATGAGCTTCCCACGTGACCACCCAGTTCGTCAAGCTTCCAGACCCGCGGGTGGACGCATGCGGGCGCTGCAAGCAGTATAACGTCTACAACATGTGCCTCTTCGGGCAGGAGGCGCCGTCCGACGGCACCTTCCCGCCTGGAGCGCCGCACTGTGTGGCCGCTTTCCCCTCCAGCCAGTGCGATCTGTACAAGGCGCTGGATCGGTAAAGGATCACAGACGGCGATCCTGTTAAGCAAAACTTAACATGCAAGGCATGGTTGGCTTCGGATGGTGTTCTGTCGGATCATGTCGAACAAACGATCCAGCCGGCCCGAAAAGGTCTATATTGCCGAGCCGGGGAGGAGGTGCCTAGAATGGATCCGTTGGTCATACCAACCTGCGGCATGGCCATGACCTTTTAGGAGCCAAAACCCTGGTGTAGACCCAAAAAAGAGAACTGCGAGGGCCCGTCAGCCCCCGCAGTTCGCGTCCAATGAAAGATTGCGAAGATGATTGTACCCTGCCTGGCCGGGTGCGTCAACCCTGTTTGGGGGTGGACGCGATGACGCCCGATCGTGCTGAAAACTACCGCCCCGCCCAGACGGAGGGGACCGTTGTCGACCTCCCCGTGCGGCGCAAGGTGCCGTTCGAGAACTGGAAGGCGATCGACATGGAGATCCTGAAGGCGCTCTCCAACCCCACCTACGGCTTTTCGGGCCTTGAATACCTGGTCCTCATGAACCTGGTGCTGCACGCGCCTTACGAGGACCCTGCCAACCTGTCGATCGGCGACCTCGCGAAGCTCGCCGGCGATCAGGATCGCTCGAACATGTCCAAGCTCCTCAAGAAGCTGGAGGCCCAGAACGTGATCGGCCGGACGCCGTCCGAGTCGCGCATCTGGATCAACCCGCGGACCCGCATGTGGATCACCAAGGACGCCATGAAGGAGGCCGCGAAGGCCACCAAGGGTGTGGTGCCCCAGCACCCCACCCCGACTGTGGTGCCCGAACACCACACCGGGGTGTGCGAGTACCACGGGGTGGGGTGTCCCAACACCACGGAAGTGGGGTGCTCCAGCACCACAGGGGTGGGGTGCCACAACACCACACCGGGGGACGCCAAATCCAGTGAGGGCGCGGAACCCGCGTCCCCCCTAGATCATGGGTTAGATTTACTAGAAACCCATGGAGAAAATATTTTTTCTTCTGGGGGCCAACGGGCCAAGGAGGAGGAGTACGCCGAGAACCGGCGGGCGCTCCTGGAGCAGTGCGGCAAGCGCATGGCGGAGCTGGGCTTCAAGCTCCCCGAGAAGCAGTTGATGCTGGGCGCTCCCATCTGGCACCAGCTCCGGCTGGTGATCGAGCGGACCTGCCTCAAGAAGGCGATCGACCAGGACAACGGGTTCGTGCGGAACGAAGTCGACTACTTGAAGGAGTTCCTGCTGCCGGCCATCGAGCACCTGCCGGTGGAGTACCGCGGCACCTACAGCGCGTGGACCAAGCAGTTCAACTTCAAGCTGGCGGAGTGCCGCAAGCTGGGGGCGTACATGAACCTGTGGGAGGACGAAAAGAAGGCCCGTAGCGGCTCTTCGGGAACCTACGGAAAGGTCTCATCGGGATTCGACGCCCCGGACTTCGTGCCGGGCGTGGTCTCGGCGGACGAAAAGCGCCGGATCGCCGAGGCGGCCCGGGCGCGGCGGAAGGCGCAGTAGACTGATGTTGCAGCCCATGCCCAACCCCCAGAGGGTGACACCGATGGAGCCCAACGACTACCCCAGCCCGGAGGGCGAGCGCAGCGCCGCCTGGATTCCGGTCAACCCCCTCACCTCGCCGCCGCCGCCGGACTGGAAGCCCGAGGCGCCCTTCCGCGGCAAGGGCGGCACCCCCGCCAAGAACGCCCAGGGCCAGCCGGCCGGCATGACCCGATTGGGCGGCCATCTGGGGGGCATCGAGGAGCGCATCCGCAAGCTCTCGCAGCGCTCCGACTCCAAGAGCCGCATCCTGACCCGGTCCCAGGAGATGATGGATGCCTGCACCAAGGGCGCGGAGCCCTGCGTGACGGTCCAGCCGGACGGCCAGGCGCTCGCCACGGGCTTCGTCGAGGTTCCCGGTGCCGACGGCAAGCCGATCGTCGGGGCCCGCTTCCAGTGCAACAAGAAGACCATCTTCTGCAAGCACGGCGCCGCGGAATACGTGATCGCCTGCAAGCAGTATCTGCTCGCCATGCGCTTCCAGGGCAAGCTGGCGGAGGCGTGCTTCTTGCGGGAGCGGGAGCACCCGTCAATGGTCGAGGGCGGCAACCCCTTCATCCGCGACCAGTTGAGCAAGGAGGTCTACGCCTGGGCCGTGGAGGGCGGCTGGAAGAAGAACCCGCTGCTGATCCTGCACGGCAAGACCGGCCCCGGCAAGACGCACTGCGCCCTCGCGGCCATGGCTCACCTCAAGGTGCAGCACCAACTCGAAGGCAAGGTCTTCAACGCCGTGCGGCTCTTCCGCGGCAACGGCACCCGCGACGCCATGCTGGACGAGGCGATGGGCGCCCAGGTCCTGATCCTCGACGACATGGGCCAGGAGGTGAACAGCGACGTCAACCGGTCCAACCTGTACATGGTCATCGACAGCCGCATCGCGAGCTACATGCCGACCATCATCACGACGAACCTGATGATCGACGAGATCGTCCAGCACTACGACGAGCAGCGCATCGACGACCGGTTGCTGACCTTCCACTCGGTGACGACCAACCTGCCCTCGAAGCGACTGTCGACGTGAAGGCATCCCTCGCTGCTTATCATGTCCTCGGGGCGCTCCTGATCACCGTGATGCTCGGGTGCTCGATCAGGTACTACCGAAGGACGGTCATGCCCATCAACCAGCGAGGGAAGCGGATGTCGAACGTCGTGGTGTACACCGGTCCCATGTTCAGCCGCAAGACCACGCGGCTGGTCGAGCGCATCGCGGAGGTCAACAGCCCCAACGGGCTCGTGTTCAAGCACGCCTCCGACGAGAAGCGCCTCAAGGGCTGGTTGAGCAGCCACGACCCGAAGGTCACGGGCCGCATCGAGGCGATGCCGATCCAGAGCCTCTACCAGGTGCTGGAGTATGTGGAGCCCAAGACCACACACGTCTTCATCGACGAGGTGCAGTGGTTCAAGCCCGACGAGGCGCGCAAGTTCTTGGAGAGCATGGACAAGAACTACCCCGCGGTGCAGGTCGTGGTGGCCGGGCTCAACTTGGACTACCGCGGCCAGCCCTTCGAGGCCACCGTGGCCTTCATCAAGGCGGCCAGCGAGGTGGTCGCCTGCACCGGCGCCTGCGGGTGCGGCCAGACGGCCACCATGAGCTACTTCAAGCTGCACGCTTCCTGCCTACCAGGCGTGGGCGGCATGGAGAGCTACGAGCCGCGCTGCGAGCACTGCCACGCCGCGGGCATGGCGGGCGGAGTGGGTTCGTGAGATGGCGGCCGATTACGACGAGCTGCTCGTCGAGAACGAGCGCCTGAAGAGCCAGCGGGACATCCTGATCCGCAACAGCAGCGACACCCACGACATGCTCCGCGAGGCGCAGGTCCGGCTCAAGCAGCTCGAAGCGGAGAACGGGCGTCTGGCCCAGTCGCTGGTGAACCACGTCACCAACGGCACGCTGAAGAACGACGCCATTCGCGAATTGCGGATGGAGCTGGCGGAGGCGCGCAACGACGCCCTGGACACGTCCTTCTGGCGCGATCGCGTCAACACGTTCAACGCCCTGCCCTGGTGGCGGCGGCTCTGGAGGAAAGCATGATCGAGGGATCCAAGGCCAAGCTCAAGGCCCGCATCGCGGAGCTGGAGGACGAGGCCGGCAAACGCAGCCAGTACATCAAGACCATCCTGCGCCAGCGGGACGAGGCCGACGAGCGCGTGCGCGTCCTGGAGCGCGAGTGCGGCGAGCTGGAGGCCCAGAACCACAGCCTCCAGGCCGACCGCAACATGACCCAGGACGAGCTGGACATGTACTACGAGCTGTTTGGCGCCTGCCGCAAGACCTGGTGGTGGAAGCTCTTCGCCGGCCCCATCGTGGAGCGCGTGCGGCTGGCGTATGCCGGTCGCTACGTCCAGAGTCCGTTGACCAGCCCTGACAAGCAGGGGTAACATGCGGTCAAACCCCCGTCCGTTTCCGGCTCGGGGGGCTCGACAGCCGGGTGGTCGTCTCGCTGGGCCCAGCGAACGTGCCTGCCCGGGATCCGGTCCGGCATGCTGTCCCACGGGGCCGCGAACGACCGGCGGGCTGGCTCGGATCCTAACTCGTCAACCGGCCGGGCGACCACAGCCTTCTCGGAAGAAGGCGGAGCACATCCCGGGGCAGTCCGACGAGGGCGCCTCGCGGCGGGTACATCATATCACGACAGACAAGCGTAGGGAGGCCCCTGTGACAGCAACACCAGCCAAGAAAGATATAGCCCCACTAGACCCAAACGAGGCCGTGCGCCTCGCGTTGGCGCTTTTCAAGGACGCGGATGGACGCGCCAAGGAGCTGACCAAGAAGGTCGAGGGCCAAGAGGACATCATCAACCGCCTCACCAGCCAGTGCCAGACGCTGGAGGGCGAGCGCGCCAGCTTGGAAGGTGACATCGAGCTGAAGGACCTGGAGATCCAGGATCTAAAGGACAAGATCACCAACCTCAACACGGAGCTGGCGGAGGCGCGTAAGCTCAAGGTGCCCGAGCTGGCCGACGACGTCCAGAAGGAGTTGGGCGCCGCTCTTTTGGCCTCCAGGCAGTAGGGACGAGCCACCTCCTACTGCCAACCTCCCATCGGCGATCTGCAAGACCATCCCGATCGCGCCCAAGCGGCAGGTCAACTCGGTCAAGGACATCGTCGACGAGGCCGTGGCCTTCAAGTCGTTCGTGGAGAAGCGCGTGCCGCGGCTCTGGCAGGCCGACGCCCACCAGGCGCTGACCGACCTCCAGGCCAAGCTGGGCTTCTCGCCCGTCGACGCCGGGCAGCTCATCAAGCAGCTCGTGCGTCGCGTGACCAAGGAGAAGCACCTGCGCGATCCGCAGGACCAGAAGATCGTGTTCAGCGCCCTCATCGAAATGTGGGTGGATCCGCATGGCACGGGCGAGATCATGCCGGCGGACTACGGCTACAAGCACATGTTCCGCAAGATCCGACGCGGCAAGCTGCGCATCCACTACCACGTGGTCGACCACAAGCCCATCATCCTGTGGATGGGCTACCGGAAGGACGCCTACACAAAAGCGGCGGCCCGGTCGAGGAAGTAGCACCGGGCCACCCCGTCCCCACCTCCTTGGAGGTGATCGAGCAGGGCCCGCTCCTCGACGGTCCCGCTCCCGACCCCAGCTTCGGCCAGGCCGAAGGCACCGGCCGGCGTCCGCGCTGCCGCAATTGCCAGGTTCGCGTTCCCCATGGTCCACTGCGCTGTGACGCCTGCGAGAAGTACTTCGAGCAGCACGGCAGCGAGCGGCCCCAGGTCCTGGTCAAGTTCTCCCGCAAGTAACCCTCGCCCCGGCCCGCGCCGGGGCTTTTTCATGGAGGTTCCCATGTCAGACCACCCCCAGGTCGACGTCCGCTTCACGGGCGACGTGAAGGTCGTCTTCGTGATCGACCCGGCCACCCTGGGTGAAGGCGAGGGGCTGGCCGCCTACGCCGACGCGTTGAAGGACGCTCTCGCGGCCAACAAGCCCTCGCTGCACCTCATCGGGTATTGGACCAGCGGGATGGACCCCAACGGCCCGCCGCGCTACCTGAAGCCCTTGGAGAACGACGCCTACGGCATCACCATCGGCGGAACCACCACCGTCGAGGTTGGCACGCCGCCGGAGCAGGTGCGCGAGCTGGCGGAGATGCACATCCTCGCGGCCCTGAAGTCGCTCTCGATGCTGCACGTCGTCGGCCGCTACACCGGCACGCCCAAGGCGGACGTCCGGCTCCAGGGCCAGAAGGAGCACGACCCCCACCGCGCCTGGTTCGGCTTCGACGAAGCCTTCACCGACCCCAGCCGGTGGTGTGCCGGCTTCGGCTACCACGAGACCTGGAACGGGTGGGCCACGCCCTACTTCGAGCTGGAAGAGGCCAAGCGGGTGATGGCGATCCATAACCCGCCCACCCCGGAGGACGGTCCCAGCTTCATGCGCTTCGACGAGGAGCGCCAGGTCTTCATCTACAACTTCGAGGGCGAGCCGGAGCAGACGATCGAGCCGCAGCCGTTGTTGCTGCCCGGCGAGAGCGAGAGCCGCACCGTCTACGAGTTCGGCCTGGGCATGTGCTGGAGCGAGGAGCCGTGGAACGAGGGCGTTCGCCCGGTCGCGAGCGCCGAATCGGCGCCAGCGGAGGGTTAGGCCATGGATAACACCTGGCTCGACACCCACACGGCCCGGGAGCTGTTCGAGAAGCTCCAGAGCGAGGGCTGGCTGCACCCCAAGGACGCGGCCCCCTTGAAGCGATTGGGCGCCTGGCTCGAATCGTTCGAGCAGCGCACGGAGGCGCTGCCGCCCCAGCACGAGTTGCGCGAGAAGGGCATCTCGACCTACAACTGGCACATGGCTGTCATCCGCGATGCCAAGGCCGCGATGGAAGGCCGCGAGGTCCAGCCGCTGGGCACGGTCTACGTCACCAAGGCCAACCACCGCACCGCGGACGAGGTCATGGGGCTGACGGAACCCTGCGGCTACTGCCGCGAGCCCCACAAGAAGGGCCAGACGTGCCCGCGCTGCGGCTACCCGGACGCCCACGGCGACTGGGCCCGCGAGTGCGGTCGTTGCGGCCGTCACCCCAGCAACTGCGCCTGCGGAGTATAGAAAATGAACCAACATTCCCAAGTCGAAGCGGACGCCATCCCCGGCGTCACAAGCCAACCTTGCCAGTGCTTCGGGTCGGTATGGGTGCCCACCGCGAAGGACTGCATCTGTACCGCCACGGAGCGCTTCATCCGGGCTCACTCCCACGACGCCAAGGGCGAGCTGCCGCCGCTCACGCCGGAGCAGCGGACCTGGATGCTGGACCAGATCGGCCAGGTCGAGGGCTACAACCGCGCCGACCACGAGGGCGAGACCGACCAGCAGCTCGCGAGCAGCGTGCTGTACGCCTGGCGGGACTACTGCCGCGACAAGGGCCTGCTGTAATGGACGAGGAGCGGAAGGAGGACCTCCTGGGCGCCACCTACTACACCTGGCGCAAGCGGGGTAAGAAGGACGTCCACGCGGTCGTAGGCAAGGGCACGCTCTGCACGGTCTCGGGCGTGGGCGAACGGATGGAGCAGACGCCGGTGACGTGCGCCATGTGCCTGCTGCACATCGAGGCGAACCAGATGACGATGGAGACGACATGCTGATGTTCTTCTTGGGGTGGCTGGCCGGCGTCGTAACGGTTCCGGCCGTCATCGCGTTCATGCTCTGGTGGTGGGAAGAGGCGCCCTACATCTACAACCCGGAGGCGATCGGCTACCTCGGTCAGGACAGCCCGCCGCTATGATCGCGTGGCTTCGTGCCTGGTGGGCCGCTTGGGTCTACCGCAACCTGCGCACCATCTGCCTGGAGGACTACGGCGGCGAGGAGTGGCTCACCCAGGAGGAAGCCGACGCGCGCTGCGTGGCCGGCAACGTCCGCCGCATCGAGCCCACCTTGCCACCCCCTGAAAGCCTGGAGGCACCATGACCCACCATCGGTCCGACCAAACCACGGTGCTACCCACCCTGCGCGTCTTGAGCCTGGCGTTCGACCTGACGGTGCCGGAGGACATCGAGGAGAACGGGCAGCTCTTGGCCTACGCCGAAGACGACCTGGGCCCGCGGCGGCTACACGACGAGTTGCGCGAGCACCGGCGCGTCACCCTCACCTGGCTCGACGTGTGGTACGTCGAGCAGTCCCGCGGCAACCAGATGACCGGGACCTACCGCGCGCGCACGCCGGAGGGCGAGCGCTGGCTGGCCCGAGCGATGTGCGGGGCTACGCCGTCGGGCCAGACGGGTCTGGAGCCGGCGACGCGAGCTTCTTCTGGATGCGCGCCTTGAGCTTCTTGCTCACGGTGAAGCGCGGCATCGCGCGCGGCGGCTTGGTGTAGGGGGTCTTCTTCTTCGGGTGGACGAAGTGCTGCTCCGGGTAGCGCAGCACCTTGAAGCTCCCGAACCCCATCAGCGTCACGCGCTCGTCACGCTCCATCGCATCGGCGATCACGATGATCGTCTCGTTCACGATCTTCAAGACGTCCTTCATGCCGATCCCGGTCCGGGTCGATACGATCTTGGCAATTTCCGTCTTGTCCATGACGGTATTATCGCCGTTCGGTCAGACCCGGTCAAGGTTCCCGGCCCCCTGATGGTTGTCTGCGCGTTATGTTCGTTTAACAAAACTTAATCTGGTATGCCGAGGTTTATCAACAAATGCACACATATACATGTTGACCCGACATGGATAACAGTCGTAAGATAGAGCTTAAATCCCCCAATGCAAGGAGCTTCGCCCATGAGCAACGATCAACAGCGCGGGGGTCCGGCCGGCCGGTCCCGCAGTCGTACCCGGTCCGAAGGGCCGGCCGCGGCCCCGGTTACGAACATTCCAGCCACAGAGTCCGCGGAGCCCGCGGTGGTGATGCACGCCGATCGCGCCGTAGTGCGCAACGGCCGCAGCCAGTCCATCACGATCCCGAACCACATCGCAGAGGCCATCGGCCTGGAAGTGGGCGAGACCGTGCGCATCTCCGTGCGTTCGGACGGCAGCCTGACCATCCAGGCGATGGAGACCGTCCATACGGGCGGCATGACCATCCTGAAGCCCAAGAAGACCAGCTTCAAGCGCCCCATCGGCGTGGTGCCCATCATCCCCGAAGGCCGGACCATCCGCAAGGCCAACCGCCTGCACGCGGACATGCCCCAGGCCAACCACGGCTAGTAGATCGTCGGGCCCTCGCCCTCCTTGGGCTTGGGCGTGATGAACTCCGCGGCCTTCCTGGGCGTGAGCGCGATCTTGAAGTTCTCCAGGAACGCGTCCGCGGTCTTGTCCAGCTCGTACTTGAGCATCAACTCTGCATACGCCCGGGTCTCTTTCGAGCAGTCCCGGGCGTGTCGCATGAGGCGGTCGAAGCGCTTGATGCGCTCCTCGGGGACGTTCTCCTGCACCAGGCTCTCCAGCTCGGGCTGCACGAACGTCATCATCATGTTGTGGTAGATCTTCAGGCCGTTCTCGATCGCCTCCTTCGGGGCGACGCGGGCGGCCGTTCCCTTGTCCGCGATGAACGCCAGCTCCTCGGGGCTCATCTGCATGGCGTTGCGTAGCAGGACGGCCATGTCCTGGTCGAACGTCATGATGCGGTCGAGGTACATCAGCTTCTCGGTCGTGCCCGCGAACACGGTCACGTCGAAGAAGCAGTCCGCGTAGGTCTGGACCTCCTCGGGGAACGCCTTCAGGATCTCGGCCGTCTTGGCGACGTCGCCGGTGGCGAACAGCAGGATCTCGTAGCTGGCTCGCGCGGAGTCGCTCAAGAAGATGCTGTACGCCTTCTGGTAGAGCCGGGACTTGCTCTTGCCCTTGAGGACGGCGAGCAGCTCGGTGGATTGCTTGTCGAGGGAGACGCGGAAGGAGAGGCCGTCGGGTTGGAAAGGAAGCCCTTGCCTCTGCGCGACCGACACCCAGCGGTGCCGCGGCGAGCGCATCGGGGACTACTCCTTCTTCCGGGCGCCCTTGCCGGGTGCCTTCTTGCTCGCGGCGGGCTTCTTGGCCGTCTTTTTTTTAGCTTCCCGTGGAGCCTCCTCCCACGGTAGCGGCTCGTCCGGCGGCGGGGCGGCCGTGACCTTCTTGCCGCCCACGGTGATGCCGGTCACGCCGCCGTGATCGCGCTTGACGGCCGTGATGTCGTCGAGCGAGACGTCGCCCACCAGCATGAACTTCGGGATACCGGAGACGTCCACGCCGTGCTGGTTGAGCTTCTTCTCGTGGATGATCTTGCCGGCGTCGCGGATGGCCTTGTCCACGCCCGTCACCTTCTTGGCGCGGGGCTTGGGCGGCGGGGCCTCGGGGATGACGATGTGCTCGTCGTCGCCCGAAAGCCCCTCGATGGCGTCGTCGATGTCTTCAGACCGCGGGGTTTGAACCCTGTCGCTCTCCTCTTCGACGTGCTTGTTCAGCTTGTCGAACATCGAGCGGCTGGCGGGCCAGGGCGGCTGCCAGGGGCAGGTCGGGCTCTTGGTGTAGGTGACGTAGAGGTAGGCCGCATCGTCCTTGATGCGCATGGGCAGGTTGCCGTTCTCGTCGGGCCCGGCCTCGAAGTCCGGGCTGACGAAGCCGGTCACGATCTGGAGCTTGCGCTCCTTGATGGTGATGCCCTGGCCCACGAAGGACAGGAAAGCGTTGTAGTCCGCCGCGTGCCGGGTGTTGAGCAGGTTGAACAGGCAGTACTCGACCTGCAAGGCGCGGCGGAGCAAGAACATCGGCTACGCCGCCACGGCGATGCCCTTGAGCAGCATGTCGGCGTTCATGAGGGCCGCGCGCAGCTTGTCGGATTCCTCCAGGACCCGCTTCGCCTCGGCCTCCGTGATGAAGTCGACCTTGCCCAGGCGCGCGAGCAGAAGCACGCGACCCACCAGGTCGCACACGTCGTCCAGCTTGTCCGTGAGGCGGTTGTAGATGTCCGCCAGCTCGTCCGGCGCGAAGGTGCCCGTGGCGTAGCTGGTGAGGATGTCCGTGATCTCCTGCATGTTGGGGATGTCCGGCATCAGGGCCGCGCCCGTGTTGGCGAGGTTGGGCACCTGCGCCGGGAGCTGCGGCTGCTGCGCGCCGGCCGGCTGCTGACCGCCGGCGCCGGCGGGGCCGGGGCCGGAACCCGCGGGCGCCTTGTCCTCGCGGCCGGGCTTGACCTTCTCGGAGTCCGGGCCGTCCTTGGCCGCGGCCAGCTTGCGGGTGAAGTCCCACAGGAGGGCCGCCACCTTCATCACGGTCGGCCGGCCGCGCATCGGCGCGCGCCGCGGCTCCTCGATGGGGGTCGCGCGGAAGCAGGTGTCGATGTGGGCGTTGGCGCGGCCGACGTGCTCGATGGCCTGGTCGGCGGTCATGCCGTAACGGCGCATCAGGATGGCCGCGAGTTGCCCGCGGTTGAGGCCGTCGTAGGGCGCGTGGCCGTCCTCCTTGAGGCTGAACACGCCGCCGCCGCGGTACAGGCGCACCGTCACGGTCTTGTGGTCGCCGAAGTTGACCGGGATGCCGCGGCGCAGCAGGCTCGACGGCGCGAGGTCCTTGTCGGCCATGGCGAGAGGCGTGAAGCCGCGCTTGGGCATCGCCACCGCCTCGGTCTTCTTGCCGTTGGCGTCGGTGTGGGCGCCCATCGCGTAGCGGTGCTGGTTGGGGCCGAAGGACAGCCGGACGTGCTCGGCCTCGCCCAACAGCGGCGTGACCAGGATCTCCGCCGACCCGCCATGCTGACCGCCGCCCACCACCTGGTAGGGGATGCTGGCCTCGCCGCTGCCGTCCTCGATCATGAAGCCCAGCTCGTTCGGGCGCAGGTGCGCCACGCGGTAGTAGTCCTTCAGCTCCACCGTGGTCGGCGGCTCGCAGCTCTTGCCCCACAGCTCCTGGCTGAAGATGTAGCCGGTGGGGTGGACGGCCAGCCAGTACGTGCAAGGTCGCCCGTTGAGGTAGCTCGTGCGGAAGGCCCGCATCTTGAGCCCCTGGATGATGTACCAGCCGGGCTCCTTGACGGCCTGGCCGAAGTCGGGGAACTCGCGCAGCTCCTCGTGGTTCCAGACGCCGGCGCGCTTCTCCGCGGGGCGCTGGTCGATCACCACCAGCTCGTCGGCCATCAGGTTGGCGACCTTCTCCGGCAAGCCCAGCTCGCGCAGCACGATGGCGGCGTCGGGGGCGGAGAGCTGGCGGGCGGTCTTGGGGTCGCCCATGTGCATGTAGAGCACGCCCGTGCCGTTGGGCTCCAGCGTGAAGATGGCGTCGGGCGACGCCTTGGCTTCCTTCGCCAGCTCGACCAGGCGCTCGCGGTAGTAGTCCGCCACGTAGCGCAGGGTCTCGGGGTTGACCTCGGCCGCGGCCTTGAGCATCGCCTCGGCGCTCTCCACGGTGGCGCCGCCCATCTTGACCGGCTTGGTCTGGGTGAAGCGGCCCGGCACGTTGTTGCGGTTGCCGTTGAAGCCCTGCTCGTAGACGGGCTGCATGTCGAGCGCCACGTCTTCGTCCACGCCCGGCGGGAGCTGACCCTGGGAGCTGCCCATCGGGATGCCGCCGGCGGCCATGATGGCCGAGCCCTCGTTCAGCGCCGTGAAGCGCTCCTCGCCGCCCTCGACCGTGATGATGAGGTCCAGGGGCGCCAGCTCGAAGCCCTTGACCGTGAACGGCACGAAGCCGGTGCCGTTCATCAGGGGCACCACGCCGAAGCCGTCACCTTCCGGCGACGGGGGCTGGATCAGGTGCGCCATCTGGATGTAGGGCTCCAGCGCCGGGATCTTCTGCACCAGGGACTGGATCACGATGACGCCCCACTGGCTGGGGTCGGTGGGCAGGCGCATGAGGACAACCTCCGAAGCTATTCTAGCATAAAGGTCGGTTGGTCTGACCAACTGACCGACACCCCTATTATAGGTATAATAGGGTCAGCAACCGCGTTTGGAGGGGTCTGTCTCATGCGCAACGGTAGGCAGTACCTGAACTTCATCAGCGACTTCTGGACCAGCCTGTGGACGGATACTTCGACCCTCTCGCTGCTGCTGGGCGCCGAGGTCGAGATCCTGAACCGCCTGTATTTCCAGGCCATTCAGGTTGCCGCGCTGCCGTACATCGAGCAGATGCCGTTGTTCCGCGAGGACTTCTGGCACTTCATCCTCATCAACGAGACCGACCGCATTGACGCCACCAACAGCTTCACGCTGGGCCAGTACTACGAGAGCATCCCGTTCCTCTACGACCGTATGTTCGAGCCCATGGTGCGGCTCCAGCAGGGCGCGGGCCACGACTACACGGTGATGCGCCGGGACGGCGCGAGCATCATCACCTTCGCCCAGGACCCCTTCACCGACGCCAAGAACCCCATCCGCGACGCCGGTGATCGGCGGCAGCTCCTCTTCCTCGCGCCGCGGGTCATGGTGGACGAGAACGACCTCTACAACTTGTTCGGCTACCTCACGCGGGTGGTGCAGCCCACCAGCGAGGACTACCGCCAACTGGTCGAGGGCGTACTGCGCATCTATGTGAGCGGGCCGGTGCTCAAGGTGCTGAACGCGGGACTCAACCTGGCCGCGGGCTACCCCTACAGCCGCGCCGCCAGTGAAGACCGCATCATCGGCATCACCAACGACTTCGAGAACTACTACCTGCACACGGAGCAGGGCTACGTCTACGATGTGCCCCTGATCGCGGAGCTGTCGGTCGCCGTGGGCTCGAAGCTCCAGCAGTTCGACACCTTCATCCGCGACATCCGCGTGATGGACTACCTGTCGGAGCCCCAGTGGTGGCGCGGCGGCCCCGCCAACAACGACCCGGACCTGCGGGTGGTGAAGTACATTGGCGAGGACCTGGCCCCGGAGCTGGCCGGCGAGCTGCGCGACAACGTCGACGTGATCGACTACCTGTTCGACACCTACTTCAAGTTCAACGTGATCGGCCTGCGCGTGAACACGCTCGCCATCGGCAACTTCAACGCCATCGAGGACTTCTTCCGGGTGCTCTACGAGATCAAGCCCGCCTGGCAGAGCCCCTACACCAACGCCTATTTCCGCGTGAGCGACGTCTGGAGCCTGCCGGAGGAGGAGGTCGAGCTGCACGCGGTGATCGACCTCACCACGGGCGTGGCCGCGGACGACTTCGGCGACGGCGCGGAGCACTGGTTCTTCGACCACCCGCTGGAGTTGGGCGCGCTCGTCCAGGTGGGCGCCGACCTCGGTGGCATCCGCGCGCGCTCGGAGACGGCCCACGACGACGTCTCCCTGGCCTCGGCCATCGAGCTGGAGGAGCCCGTCGGTCTCTCCGGCCACGAGTGGGTGCTGGGCGGCCTCGCCGTGATGGGCGGCTTCCCCGAAGGCCACGTGGTCGAGAAGGTGGACTTCCACGGCGTCTTGGAGCTGGTCGACAGCGTGGACACGCCCCAGGACCGCTGCCAGCTCGTCAGCCAGTACGATGCCGACCCGGAGGTCTTCTTCGGGGACACGCTGGTGGCCTAGATGGCGATCGGACGCACCGCGAGCCTCATCGCGCAGTTCTTGGAGGACATCGGCGTCTCGCTCGACGACTCCTTGCCGCCGCGAAACCTGCTCTACGACAACACCCTGGCCGACCTGACGGCCACCTACCGCTCCAACCGGACGATCTGGGACAACGACGCCACCACCATCGAGGGCATCGTGGGCGCCATCCTCGCGCCGCCACCGGTCGAGGTGAAGCCGGCGGCCCAGGGCGGCGCCGGCACGGACCCGACCGTTCCGCGGCACAACAACTGGGACTTCGGCAACCTGGGGGCACGCGCGCGCAAGGTCATCAACGGCATCACCTGCGTCTACATCCCCAACGCCTGGGTCTCGGCCACCATGGCGAGCCGGGTGCTGGCGCTCTGCCAGGCCGCGGAGAAGAAGTTCAACTGCAAGGTCTTCGTGTCGAGCGGCATGCGCCCCGGCCACACCGCGAGCTGGCATTCCATCGGCCGCGCGGTCGACATCCAGTCCACCGGTGGCCCGGGCCCCACGATCCTCAAGATCACGCCACGCGCCGGCGGCGGCAACGGTGCGATGTACATGGACGTCACCGTGAACAAGTGGCTGCGCGAACAATGCACGGGCTACGGCCTGAACAACGGCGCTTCCTTCAACGATCCCTTCCACTTCACGCCCATCGAGCTGGGCCCCTCGCACTAGATGGCGACCTTCACCGGCTCGACGGCCGCCTTCCTCGAAGACGTAGGCTACGCGCTGGACGACAGTATCCCGCCGCGCAACCTGCTCTACGACAACACGCTGGCCGACCTCACGGCCACCTACCGCACCCTGCGCGAGACCTGGGACAACCAGGCGCTCGCCATCGAGGGCATCGTGGGCGCCATCCTCGCGCCGCCGGCGCCGCCCACCCCCACGGCCGCGGCCCAGGCCGGCGCCACGGCCTCCCAGCAGCCACCGGCGAACACGCCCAGCATCGGCAGCCTCACGGCCGCGGAGACGGACCTGATGCTGCGCATGATCATGGGCGAGGCGGGCGGCGAGCCCTACGACGGCCAGGTGGCCGTGGTGGCGGCCGTGCTCAACTACAAGAAGTACGTGGGCTGGGACAAGCGCTCCATCACCCAGCTCCTCAAGAGCGGCGGCTTCAACGAGAGCTACATCAACCCCAATACCCGGCACTGGTACAGCGTGCCGCTCAACGCCATCCCGGCCCTCGACATCAAGCGCCGGGCGGTGTCCGACGCCCTGGCCGGCCGCCACAAGATCGGCAAGCGCAACCACTGGTACAGCCTGGATCTGGTCAACCGCCAGGGCCTGCCCTACTTCGCGCGCAAGGAGAGCCGACTGACCATCGGCGGCCAGGTGTTCTTCAGCGAGAAGGGTACGCCGTTTTGAAGATCACCATCTACGGCCGCGCGCCCAGCGTCAACGAGCTATACCGCAAGGCGCCGGCGGGCCACATCTACCTCACGCCGGTGGGCCGCCGCTACAAGAAGTGGGTCAAGGAGCAGTTCGAGAAGGCCGCGCGCTCCCTGCCGGCGTCCCTGCGCGGCCAGCCCCTGACCGTGACCTTCAAGTTCTACTTCCGCCACCTCTGGCACACCGACCAGACGCCCGTCATGCGCGACTACGACGGGCCCATCAAGATCGTCCAGGACGCGGTCGCCGAAGCTCTGAAGTTCAACGACTCGTGGATCTTCAAGGGCATCGTGGAGAAGCGCCAGAGCGCCCGCGAGAAGAGCGTCATCGTGCTTACCCCCTACGTCTGGGAGCCGGACGAGGACGACGCCTGATTCCGTTACCCTGGTCCGAACATTCCAGAAACGTATCTACATTTGTGCATCAACTTCGGCCGTCAATCGGCCAAGGGTGGCCTTGAAGCGGTCGCCACTCAACGCACACTGGATGCAGAAGCGAGGGTTGCCCTTGGGCCGCCAGACCCCGTCGACCAGCTCGCAGCTCGTGCGCCCTAGCTCCACGGCTCGACCGCAGTCCGCACAGTGGATCGTGCATACGGGTCCCCCAGGACAGAGAGTGCGGCCCAGATGAGCAAAAGTCGAGCGTTCTTCGCCGCGTGGGGGAGGTGGTTCCAGCACAGTTGCAGGTCGTGGTTTTCGAGGCCGGCCGGCATGAGGTAGTCCGCGTCGCAGCGGCTCGCATCGCAACTCATCACCGTCCACTTGTCCGTGGTCGGGTGATCGATGCTCTCGGGGTTGATCTTGGCGGTCCGCTCGTCGAAGAGTTCCTTCACCCGCCACTTTTGGAGGTGGCGCGCGTGGCGGCCTCCTTCAGCATCAAGGTGAGCGAGTGGATCCGGTTGCCCCGGCCGGCAGAGCCCAAGCAGCTCCAGCACTTGGTCGGGTTCCGACCGCTGCGGCCGGAAGGCGTGAAAAACGTCTGGCTGCACCCGTTGCAGGGCATCACCTCCGCGCCTGGTGGGGTGGGGTGCCGCTGGGGGTCCAGCTTCGCGATCGCCTCGGCCTGTTTCTCGAAGGCGCCCAGGTCGTCCTGCCGGGTCGGGGACGGGGTCGCCTGGGCGGACGACGGGGGGCGGGACACCGCCGTGTTGATGACGGGCGAGCGTGCCGGCGGCGGAGGTGGCGGCGGCGGAGGCGGGCTGGGGGCGTCGGCGCGCCGCCGCAGCACCGCGATCTTGGCATCCACCTCCCCGGGCAGCGTCACGCCCAGATGCTTGCCCAGCACCTCGTGGAGGTCCTTGAGCCGGGTGGTGAGGTCCCGGGCGTCGTTGCGCGCGTCGTCGCGCTGCTTGCGCACGGTGTCGAGGTCGTTGAGCGGGTTGGTGGGGGTGGTGGGCTTGCCCTTCTGGAGCTGGGCGAGCAGCCCGGCCCAGTCGCCTTCGCCTAGGAGGCCGGGCAGCTTGCGCTCCAGCCGGGCCAGACAGGCGAGGTCGTCGCCATCCAAGGCCAACAGTTGGCCCAGACGCTCGGCGGACCCGATCATGGCCGGTTCGCCATGAAGCGCGCCAGGTGGGACTGCGGCTTGGCCGCGAAGATGCTCACGGGCTTGGCCGGCGCGGGCGGGGCCGCCTGCTTCAGCTCCAGGGCCGCGAGCGCCATCATGACCTCGTCCCAGCCGTAGGCGGCCACGTCGCCGGAGACGTAGTTCGCGACCAGCAGGTGGTACTTGCCGATGTGCAGCATGCGCCCGGTCTGGACCACGGTCGTGTAGACCAGGCCCTCGGCCAGCGGGTTGATCGGTGGCGGCGTGCTCATGGGCTCCATGATAAGGCGCGTGCGAGGGGTGAATGCCGGCGCCGGCGGCGCTGCGGCGGCCCGGAGCCAGGCTCCACGCGCCCCGGCGCTGGTCGAAGCCGTACCGCCCTACCCGGCGGACGGGGCGGGGAGGTCCTTGATGCGCTTGAGGTCGTCGTCCTCGGCGATGGGCGAGAGCCGCAGGTTGGAGACCAAGAGCGGGTTGACGCGCGCCACCTCGTGGTACATCTCCGCGGCCACGCGCCTGTAGTTGATGTGGCCGCCCGGCCGGCTGCGCAGCTCGACCAGCGCGTGCAGCTCGCGCACGTTGAGCTTGAAGAGGCTGCGCATGCGGTAGGCCATCGGCACGGCGTACTGCGCGACCGCGGGCCCCAGCTCGCCCAGGAGCACGTTGTACATCGCGGCCCCGGCCTCCACGCCGGCCCAGTCGCCCATCAGCCCCATATCGAGGATCTCGCCCGGGGTGTGGTAGCCCAGGTCCGGGCTCAAGAGCTGGTTGAACTGGGTGGTCATGCGGTGGCGCTGGAGGTCGCGCCAGGTGCCGAAGTCCATCACCAGCTCGAAGCCCAGGGGGTGATCCTCCAGGGCGCGCGGCGTGCCGTCATGGTCGCCCCGGTCCTCGAAGAGCGCGTTGTAGGCCGCGGCCATCTGCACCTCGTCGAGCCGCGCGAGCCGCGCCACGATCTCGGAGTAGGGCGCGTCCGTGAAGGGGAAGAGCGCGTTGGCGAGCGCGCTGATGTGCGCCTCTTCCAGGGGCCGCGGCTCGATGAAGAGCATGTGCGGGCCGAAGAAGAAGGGGCTGCGGCTGCGCGGCACCAGGGAGGCGGCGAGGCCCTGGAGGCGCTCGCGGTAGCTCGTGAGGTAGGGCTTGACGGCCGCGTACTTGAGCAGGGTGGGGAACTGCTCCTTGAGCGGGGGCAGCATCTCCGCGCCCACCTGGCGCATCTCGCCCAACTCGTGCGAGAGCAGCTTGCTGACGTTGTGCTCGAACGTGCGGGCGTTGGAGACGTAGCCCAGGTTGGTGGTGGCGCTGGCCGGCAGCATGCCGCGCGCGACGTCGCAGCCCTTGGCGTGCAGGTTCTTCAGGAACGCCTCGCCCGTCATGTGGGCCGGGCGAGGCGTGGCGGCTTCCAGGGCCATCAGGACCTTGGCGAGCACCATCTCGTACTGGGCGAAGAGCTTGTAGCAGTGCCGCACGTAGTCCCGGCGCAAGGTGGCGAGCACCGGCGCGTCCAGCTCGGGCGGCACCGCGAAGTTGTGGCGGCTCCACTCCTGGTAGCGCGTGCTGGCCTCGATGTAGCTGCCCAGCCGGCCGTCCTCGATGGCCTTGGCGCAGAGCATCGAGACCTTCTCCACGCACACGTGGCCGGTGGCGCCCTCGGCCACGCTGTTGTGGCCGTAGCCCAGCACCCACTTGTCGTGGAACTTGCTGGCGCCCTCCTCGGTCACGAGCCCGGCGTTCACGTCGAACGGCAGCGGGCTGCGGCTGGACTTGGCGAGCGCGACCGCCACCACCTCGGGCGTCAGCGTGCGGCCGTCCTTGGCGAGCTGGTAGACGCGGCGCGGCGCGCGCTGGGCCTCGTGGAACGGGCTGATGTCGCGGGTCGTGTCGACCCAGCGGTGGAACTCGGAAGGATCGTTGGGCGCGCTCACGCGGCGACCTCCTGCTTGGCGAGGTGGTGGGGCTGCTTCTGGGTCTTGAGCAAGGTGTTGACGGGCTGGCCGCTCTCCAGGGCGCGCTTCACGTCCTCGTGGCGGAAGACGATCACGATGCTGGGGAAGGGCGCGGAGTCGTTCTTGCCGGTGGCGCGGTTCTTGAAGCGCAGCCGGCCGATCACCGTGCGCACCTCCGAGGCCCAGTCGGCCACGTTCTCCACGTACCAGGCGGTCTCGGAGCGGTTCGGCACCAGGCAGACGCCGGAGGCGCCGTTCTTGGTGGCGTCGAGCGCCTTCTTCATCCAGTCGATGATGCCCGGGACGTACTCTTGGACGTGGTACTGGGGGTCCTGGCGCATCAGCGCGAACTCGGCCGCGGCGACCTCGTCCTCCTCCAGCTTGGCCCACGCCTTCTTGGCGTCGGCCAGGCCCGTGGCGGCGCGCGCGGCGCGGTCGAGGCACTTCTTCTTCTTGCACTTGGCCGCGTCGCCGCAGGGGTGCTCCGGGTCGCCGTAGGGCGGGTTCATGAAGAAGACGTGCTTGCCCCAGTCCTGCTTGAGGCCGTCTTCCGCCGGCGTGAAGTGGATGTCGCACTTCGCGTTCTCGTGCGTGCAGCAGGGGTCCAGCGTGAAGCCGAACTCGGCGTGCAGCATCTGGTAGAAGGGGTCGTCGGTCTCCCAGACCGTGTCGGCGCTGGAAAACATCACGTCGGTGTTCATGAAGTAGCCTCGATGGGGACGGGGATGGCGATGGCGACGGTGAGGTGGGTGGCGGCGGCGGTGGCGTCTTCGGCGCTCGCATGGACGGTGCTCCAGTAGCTGCCCGGATGCTCCGCCTCGAACTCCTTGACCTCGCTGAACCTACGGTGCAGGTTGACGAAGAGCTGCATCGTGTTTCTCCATGGGGAGCTGGGCCTTCCAGACCCGCTTCAGGTAGTCCAGCAGCTCGACCTCGCGCTCCTCGGGCGTGTCGGTCCGCAGGGCCAGCACGCGGCCCATCAGTCCCATGCCGTTGAGGCTCGCCAGCACCTCGCGGTCGACGTCGCTCGTGAGGCGCTCGAAGCGGATGCCGTTGCTCTCCACGCCCTTGGAGTTGGGCGGCACGTAGATGATCAGGTCGTAGCGGCGGGCGAAGAACTCCACCATCTGGCGGTAGGTAGGCTCCTGCTGGTAGGCCGGCACCGTGAGCAGGTAGTAGGCCATGTAGTCGATCACGCCGCGGTCGGCGAAGAAGCCGCCCGTGTAGGTGCGCTCGGCCGCGACCTGCTCGAAGAGCGAGAGCATCTGGTGCAGGCCCTTCTTCTCCGGCGGCACGTCGCCGCTGCGCTCGTAGCCCATCTGCTGGGCCGCGGCCGTGGGCCGGCTGTAGGTGATCTCGGGCAGGCCCAGCTTGGGGGCCATGCGCTTCACGAAGGTGGTCTTGCCGCCGCCGTGGGTGCCGGCGCAGACCACGTAGTTGGGCACGTTGTAGCCGTAGATCCACTTCTCGTCGCGGTGGGTCTCGATGAAGTTGACGGGCGGCTTAACCATGCTGCACCCCCTCCGCCTCGTCGGCGCTCAAGAAGTCGTCGGCCAGGGCGGCGACCTTGATCTGGCACAGCTCCGCGTCGGCGGTGCCGCCCACGGCCGCGGGGATGTGCAGCACGACGTGGGAGCCCGCCGGGAACTGGAGCCGGATGTGCTGCTTCAGCTCCTCGACCTCCATGCGCACCAGATAGGTCGGCTTGGCCGCCGGCAGCGCGTGGGCCGCCGCCATCCCCACGGAGAAGCTGGAGTAGACCGGCACCAGGCTCGCGCCCGCCATCTCCGGCGTGGCCTGCGGCAGCGTGTCGCCGTTGACCTTGAAGGCCACCAGGCCGAAGCCCTCCTGGTACAGGCGCACCCAGCCCCAGCCCGTGGAAGGGGTGTCGTAGCAGCAGTGCTTGAACTTCTTGCCGCTGCCGCACTCGCAGATTCGCTTCAGGCCGAAGTTCTTGGTGCTGTCGTGCCGGTTCTGCTCGCGCCGGTTCGCGGTGCGCGCGTGGGTGATGTTCATGGCGTCTCCTGA